TGGTCAGTCTGACATATTAAAGGGGTCAATCGGGTCGATTAAAGACCTACAAGCTGTCCTTAAAGAACAAGACAAACTCATCGACAAGACTCTTAGGGCAGGCGATGAGAAATCTGCAATGCGTATCATTACAGCCGCAAAGCAAGCTCAAGAAGCACAGGTTGAGGCGACTAACAATCTTAGAGAGGCAAAGGAAAAGCTCCTCAAATTAGATCAAGAGGGTAATGCAAAAGGGAGGGACGCACAGCTCAAGGTCGTTGGGAAAATCAATCAAGAAATAAACAAGTTGGCTAGAGAAGCTAAACTGATGCAGAAGAATGCCGCTGAGTTTGGTAAGGGGGCAGAGCATAGTCTCCTACAATACTCTAAAGTGCTAGAGAACCGAGAAGAGCGTATCAAAGAACTTGGTAAAACTGGTGCTATGATAGAAGAAAAGTTCTCTAACAGGTTTGAAGCGTCAGTTAGTGCTTTCACTTCGGGAGCTAAGGATCTTGAGAGTTGGGGTAACACTTTTGCAGGAGGTCTTAAATCATTAGGTGGGTTTTTATCTGAGAAAGCAGGTGAAGCAGAAGAAAAGGCGGGGGCAGGTAAAGGAAGTAAAGAGTTTGCGGATATGCTCGGTGGACTGTCTAAGGTAGTAAGTACGGTTGCTGTTATAGGTGGCTCAATCATGATGCTCGTAAAGCTCTTTCAGTTCGTAGAGGGAACTGTCCTCGAAGCAAATAAAGCTCTCTTAGAGGGTGGTGTGGCGATTGACGATATTAAATTAGGGACAGGAGACACACAGAAAAATCTTGAGAAAGTAAGAGACACCTTTAGAGATAAAGACTTTGCCAACGCTATGGGTATACCCCTTGCAGATACGATGGCTCTAGTGGCTGGTTTTAATAGTTTGAATATGGGTATCAAACAGTTTGGGGGTGAAGAATCAAGCATGGTGAAAATGAAAGAAGCCATGAAGTCAGCTAAGGGTATGGCTTTTGGTCTTGGTATCTCGATGGACGAAGCCCAAGGGTACATGGCTAAGTTTTCACATGACTTAGGGGTGTCTGCTAAAGACGGTTCTATTATTGGCAAAATGGCAGGAGACTTTGCCAACATTAGAGATATGGCTTTACAATCAAGCTACTCTACAGGGAACTTTTTCAAGAAGGTACAAGAACTCACTGACCAACTTGAGAACATGAACTACAGAACAAAAGAAGCTGGTACTTTATTCCTTAGATTCGCTTCTGTCCTTGGTAAGAGTGGACTAGATAAAGCTCTACAATCTCTGTTCTCTGGGTTCAGAAGTGAGGGATACCTTGAACAAATGAAGCGTAATATGCTGGCCAAGTCAAAGGAAGTCAAAAAGACATTAAAGGTAGAAGCGATTAAGTTTGGGAAATCCTTTAAGGAGTCTTTCGGGGGTGAGACTGGGAAAGGGGGCATGATGCAAAAACTTATGGAGGATAAAACGCTAGGTGCGGAAGATGAAGCAGATCTGATCAAAAAGTTAGCACATCTTGATAATAAGGGAAGACAGGACTTATTTTCGAGGATGAAAGAAGTAGGGGGGGAGGATGCAACTGGAGAGTTCACCGATCAACTATATAAGTTCATAAGGCTTGCTAGAGGTACAAAAGATAAAGCGACATCGGCAGAGGTGCAAGGTGCTCAAGAAGAGCAGGGGGCCTCGGCAAACTTAAAGACTAAGTTTTCTATGATCGAGTCTAGGATTGGAGACAAGGATTTAAATGATGCAGGCGTGGTTACAAAAGAAATGTTAACTAAGTTTGATGTCACTAAAGAGCAAATAGAAGCGTTCGCCCAACTTCAAACAACAATGAAGGGTGATATGAGGAAAGCCGAAGAAATCGCTAAGGTGGCTAATAAGGACGATAGAAAACTTACTTCAGAGGAAAAGACCTTCTTAGCGAAACAAGGGTTGGAAGCAAAAGACGGTAAACTTATTTCCTTATCAACTAAGACGGCTGTTGATAACTTCTCTGATTACTTGCAAGCACAAGACGAGGCTAAGTTTGAAGGACTCAAACCAGAAGAAGCGGCTAAAACCCAAGAGCAGTATTTATCTGAAGGAATCAAAGCAACTACCTCTGTATTCGATGTCTTGAATAACACGATAGCAGGGATCTTGAATGACATTTCGGGTGGGATATATAATATGGTGTCTTTCTTCTCTGGTAAGGGGGCTAATCCTGCTGAGAAACAGAACAGAAAAGATGCCTTAGAACTCGTGGGAGAGCGAGTCCAAGCTCTATCTGAGGAGAAAAAGTTAGAAGAAGCTAAGATTAAGGCTGAAAAAGAAAGACTCCACAGTTTGTCTTTTAAAAAGAAAATGGACGGTAAGGAGAAGAAAAAGTATGAGGCTGACCAAAAAGCACTAGCTCAGAAAGAAAAAGATCTAGTTGAGTTAAAGGCAAGAGAGGGTAGATCAAGAGAACAGTTAAGGAACTTGCAGACCACCTCGTATCATTTAGGAGTTGGAACTCAGACCAAAGAGGAAATGCTAAGATTGAGTGGCGACACAGCACTAAAAACAAGAGCGAGGACAGGTAAAGAGGAGGGTGCTTTAGGGGAAGCAGTGGATAAGATCGCTAAACAGTTTGCCCCTATCGCAGATATTATAGGAGGGGGTACGCATCGTGATCTTATGAAGTATATTACTACTACAAAGAGAGAAGAAATGTCTCCCGAAGTATTGAAATTTATGGCACAAAATGAAATGAGATTGGATCTTTCTTCTAAGGGTATGGCGATGGGTCAATCTACCAGGAAACTAATAGGGAAGGATAAGGAAGGAAAGGATAAAACTTTAGTTGAAGATGTATGGGATAAGGAGATTGGAAAAAACATAAGTGAAAAGGATGTAAATGCAGAACTATCGAAAGAGGCAGTCGCAGAGTTAAACGCTCCATTAAAGAAATCAGACCTCCAAAACCAAGCGAAGGTAGACGCTAAAGCAAGACAAGAGATAGAGGAAGAAACTGCAAAAAATGCGTATATTCAGGCCCAAAAAGAAATGGAAGATAAAGAGATACAAGAGATGCGAGATATGCTTGGTTTAGGTAAAGAGGCTTCCGCTGGAAAGGTCTATGACGCTTATCAAAAGAGAAAAGGAGAAGAGGGGATACAGCGTATGGTTAATAGTAGGGCTTTAACTGGCAATCAAGCGGCAAGATCTCTATTAGGCTTTAACTCTACACCTGCTACAGCAGGAACTCCTACAGCAGGTACTCCAGCAGGTAACACAGCAGGTACTCCAGCAGGTACTACAGCAGGTAACACAGCAGGTACTCCAGCAGAAACTAAAGCTAAAAAAATAGTAGCTAAAGCTAAAAAAAAGAAGGACTTTTGGCTTGATGGACGAGGCAATCTTTGGAGCATTGACCCTCAAGATCTCCCCTCCCCTTTAGGTGGTGGTGCAATGGCGATGACCAAACCAGGTGGGGCTGTCAATAACTATGTAGATCAAGCCATCTCTAAATATGGAGGTGGAGGTGGAGGTGGGAACTTTAACATCTCAATCACTGTTGATGGATCAAAGAACCCTGTGGACACTGGTCGTCAAGTTGTGAACGAAATCAAAAAAGCACAAGATAAAATCATGGGAGGGACTAGATGATTAAATCACCCATACCACATAAAGACATAGCCGATTCCAATCTAGGTATTAGACCTTTTGTCTTTGATATAGTCGCTCCCGATGGGGTTACCTCTTTGTTGCCCGATGATGTGAAGATGACCTTACACGCAAACCCGAAGAACATCTCATTCTCATACGAGAAGAAGCATGAGATTTCTCCCACGCTGAGTGGTTGGATTGAATACTATTGGGGAGATAACCCTACGACCATATCACTTGAAGCATCTAGTGGTGCTTTCATCAGACCCTATACTGGTCTAAGTGCAGTGACTGGCCCAGTAACAATCCCCCCTAACTCTCAAACATCGACAACTTACACTGATTTCATGGGTCCTCCACCACTTAAAGAAACAACTATCGGAACAAGTATAGGTGGCACAAGACGAGAGACAATCACTTATGATAAGTACCTCGACCTACTCGCTCTCTTTCATAACAATGGGTCGATCTATGATCAGACAGGTAGGGTCATCGTACAAGGTAAGATCAAGATGATCTTTGACGGAGGGGTATGGTTCGGGTGGTTTCAGTCTTTTAGTGTGACAGATGACGCAAACACACCTTACAGTTTTAATGTGAGTTTGGCGATGCAAGTGGAGAGGGAGTATCATGGAGTAAGAACTCAAATGCCTTCAGAAAGGTTTTAGTCATGGCTAAAGCAACAGTAGACACAAAGCCCTTTGTAGACTTACCAACCACAGAAGAGTTTATTTTATTCCCCGAAGATAATCCAGGGGCGATCCCTTTAGAACATGGTCGTATGGAACATTTAAGATCCATGTCTCCTTTTGTATTGAGGCTAAACCCACCTTACATTGGTGAGTATATAAAAAACCCTAGTGGTCAGCCTTTTAGTGGTGTCAGTCAGTCTAGGGGCAGGATTTCTTCAATGCAGAATAAAGAGGTGGCGATGTTCAAGCCTAATCTCCCTACTTACGCATTAAGACCAATAGATGGAGCGAGAAGAGATGAGAACAATGAGTTAAGACAAGATGCTGGGTTTACAGACCGAGATCAGATCCGTTCAATCATGGCACAACACAGGCGTATGTTAGACTTGCCCCCTATTGTATTTGCTATCAACCCTAACTCTATTTCTTTTAACTATACAGATCGGCAGAGTTATGGAGATGTAACTCGCTATGGTTTTATCTTTCATCGTTGGGGAGAGGAACAAACCGAGATCACAATCAACTGTACGATAGGTGCATTTATAGCAGGTAGAGATAAAGTAGAAGTACCAGACTTTGACGGGAACATTCAAGGCATATCTGGCTTACAATATGTGAGTCGCAGAGATAGTTTAGCGTTCAGAAATCTAACATCCATCCTCGCTTTATATAGGAACAGTGCGACTATTGTAGATCTTCTTGGTAGGTCGAGAGCTTATCATGCAGTGGGTACACAATGTATTCACTATGATGGACAGACTTGGGAAGGTCGTCTTAAGAGCATGGAGTATTCTTTAAGCGAAGATCAACCACATGGTGGGATTGAGTTTAGTATGAGCTTTACGGTGTTTAAGCACACCCAAGAGGGCTTTGAATATAAGTCTCATTTATTGCCTATGAAGCCACCTTCAGCGAGTGCCGATCAAGTGGGTAGCATAGGTCAGATGGGTGATGATCTCAGTGATATAGGAAGCAGTGCTAGTTCGATTGGTCAAAGTACCCTTGACGCTTTATCTTCTATAGCAGGCGATGTTGATCTAGGTGGCTTTTAAGGAGTTAATATGAAAGTAAGTAATAGACCATACGCAGGAAACTGGTCAGAAGACTTTGTAAATAAGTACCGAAAGACTCGTTCATGGACTCCCGATGCCATCGTTACTTTTAATGGTGAAACAACATTACCTGGTTGCCCAACTTGTAGGAACAAGATTGATTTCTCAAGATTCATCACTACAGTGAGTGCAAGTGGTGGGGTAGATGGATCTAACGGTTGTGATATATCTTTGAAGATCCCTTGGGCTTATGGAGACTCTGTATATAAAGACGGTAAGTTTATCCTCGTATCGGGGATTGAGGTTTTCGTTTATTATAGGGGATTCTTCCAAGTAAAAGAGCTTGCCTTAAAAGCTGACAATATAGACCTAGAGAATGGAGAAACATTATCAGCACCAGATACTGAGATTCGACCTTATTACCCTGTCTTTCATGGAGTCATATCGGGAGTTGATGTCTCACTAACGGACGGGGCGTATGATGTGTCTATATCCACGAGAAATATGCTCTCTTTTTGGGATAACCAACAGATCAATACACAGCAAGGATACTTTGCCGCTGATCCTACGATGTCTCGTGGTTCAGTTAATCTTAGAGGTCATGTATATACAGGGATGACCCCTCACCAAGTCATTTATGATTTGTTCTTAGATTCAGGAGGTAGTGCAGAGGGTACTGGTTTCGCTTTATCAAAGAAGTCGAACATTAAAGCGAGATCGGGTACAGGACCTCAGCTTTACTCATTGATGATTAGGTACTTAGAGCAACGATTCAAGAATGGTATGTATGGGCTTCGTATGTATGGTGCATCGGGTCGTATGTATTCAGCGATAGAGACACAGATCGTAGCGAATAAAACTGTGACTAAAGGTGAAAAGCAGGCTGAGTTTAGGGGAGTAATTAAACAACAACAGAAACCTTATTCACAAGAGAAAAGTAAAGGGATTTCTTTCTCTCGAATGGTTAAGGCTGGTTTGATAGCGTTTGAACATAACAACGCAACACAGGGTCGTGTTCAAAGGACAATGGACGCGAGGTTATTAGGTAAAGTAACAGAGAAAGATAAGAAAGGGTTGAGTGTTTTCCAACTAAAACCTTTCGTACCCGACTTAGGTTCATTTGGTCAAATCTCTTTCTTTGAGTCAAACATGGAGAGTAAGAAAAGCATAGCGAATCGTGTATGTGAAGCAACTGGCTATGAGTTCTACCAAGACATGGATGGAGACTTAGTATTTAAACCCCCTATGTACAACATGGATACCTCTTCTGATCGAGTCTATAACATTTACAGAGAAGATATAATCGACATTAGTTTTACCCATGCTGAACCCGAAGCGACTTATGTTACTATGAAGGGATCTCACTTTAGGAACTTTAATGGAGTCGCCCCTACAGGAGAATGGGGTGTTAAGGGTGTCTATGTGGACTACGCTTTGGTCGCCAAATATGGTTGGAAGGGTCAAGATTTTGACTCATCTTTTTACAGTAATGGAAGGCAAGCATACTATGCGGCGGCTGTAGAATTAGACAAGCAAAATAAGACGACAGAGGGGTGTAGTGTGACCATTCCTCTAAGACCCGAAATGAAAGCAGGATATCCTGTCTACATTGAGGAGAACGATTGCTATTATTATGTGGAATCAATCAATCATTCATTCAGTTATGGTGGCTCATGCACGACATCGCTTACCTTAACTTGTCAGCGTAAAAAGTTTATTCCACCAGGAGATGCTTCAGTTAAGTATAGGGATGATCCTTCTCGTGCAGTAGATCTAGGTCGCACCGAGTTACCCGAAAGATATATTTACAAGAGGTATGATCGAACAGATGAGGGTAGCAGACAAATTAATGCTCAATCACAAGACAGTGATGTTGCTTATAAAAAGATCACTGGATTCCCCAATGTGGTCATGGCTTTTGACCACCAGAACATTAGTCCAAGTATGTTGTTCTATACACCAGACTTCCATAACATAGGAGGTAAAAAACCAAAGGAGCGTGTGCGTTATAGGAACATGATTATCAATGAGGGTATGCGATTGGGTATTCTCAATGCAGAGCCTAATGTGGATCTTCGTAAAGGCCCTTGGTTTTTAATGGTCCCTTCAAGTGATGGGTCTGCACCAAGAAAAGTAGTGCTTCCTTTAGTGAAGGGTGAGATTGCAGGCACAGCAGAGTTAAAGACGATTACGGATAAATCTCGTAAGGACGCAGGGAATGCCGCATTGGCGATAGGGAAAGGGGGTCAATCCGCGAAGGTTGAAAAAGCAAGGAAAAAAGAAGCTAATAGATTGGAATCAGTACAGGGCGACATCCAGAAGGCAGTAGGTACAGCAGGTGTCTATGGTGAAGCAGGCACAAAGAAAAACCCCAACCCTACAGGGGAATCTAATACAGCTACGATCCTTGACCTTATTTACCTTATCCAATCACCACAGGGTCGTAATCCTAGCAACTCTCCCTTACAGAACTTGATGTCAGCTCTCTCGGATAAGAAATCGAGCTTTGTTCCGAAAGCACAGGGTTACTTTAGATACTATTCATCATCACACCCAAGTCCCGAACATCAAGGTCCAGAGTTGACTGAGTACAACATAGACACACAAAGAGAAGTTCCCGAACTTCGTTTCAATGACAATGTACCCGACACTGTTAAGGATAATGTAGTCAAGGCTAAACCCGATGGAGATGGGGATACCGTTGTCTTCGGCAATGATTCATCCACTCGTGGACAGATCGTTAGGGGTTTGATGACGAAAACAATGTATTCTAATGGTGTAGAGTATGTGCCGACTAAAGACATCACATCTTTGTCTTTTCAAGTTACTAGTCAATTCTCTGTAAGTAAGTCAAAAGGCCCTATACTTAAAATCTCACAGGTTTGGTTTCAAAGGAACTATAAACCAGGAACTGAGTATTGGGAGGGTTTGTATAGACATATTAAAGGTGCATTGCTTAAAGCAAAAAACTTCAATCAAAATACAAAGGCTGGTACTATCATTGAAAGATTCTTCAATGCATCAGCAGACCCTAAAATAGACAAACTGAAAGTACCTCTTCTTAGAATCGACTTTCCTGTAGCGAATTGGGATAGTGCAGAAGCAAGTGATTACTTTGCAAATGGTACAGAGATCTTTGCAGGAACAACGGAAACCTTAGCCTCTTCTAAAAAAAGTAAAAGTACAGGACTAGACATTAAGTTCCCTCCAACTGCTAAACGGAGTCGGGCGGGTAAAGTAGTCACAAATACAAACTCGTTGGCCAGCCACTTTGCTTCCGTCATCGTATATGCTCTTAGAAAGTTGACTAAAGAGAAAGTAAAGCTTGCGTACAATGAAGATAAATGGAAAGAGCTAACTGCAAACCCCACAGAAGCAAATGTCAAAACGCAAGAAGAGTTAATAACTGCGGTGAGGGGTTTTGTATATAGAACGATTAAACCAAATACGATCCTCCCTACAGCAGATTTGGGTACGGTAGAACTCAGTGGGACTACATACACAACGAAAAAAGATACGACTCCTACCATCACACCAATCTTCCCTATTTCTGATGCTAAGGGGTATGAGGTATTTGGGGCGTATCAATATGGTCGTGGTTTAAGCCCCTCAAGAGGCACATTATTTGACGCTCTTTTAAGGCAAGATCCCTCACAGGTATTGACTCCGAAAGGGTTAGATGAAGCGATGGATAACTTAGATGAAGCCAGTAACCAAACAGATTTTAGAAAGAGATTGAAGCAACAGTATATACGCAGAGTAATGTCTCTATCAGCAGAAGATAGAGATCGTCTTAGGGTTGGGTTAGGGTTAGACGCAGAAAAACGAGATACAGATGATAACGCAATAACCAAGGATGATGCGAGTGTGTTAGCGAATAGGTTAATGACTCGTAGTGATGAACAGATCATTACGAACATCCCTTCAGCTCTTTCAGAGATTTACCCTAGTGAAGATGGGAATGTGGTTTGCGAATGTAGAATACACAGCACAGACGCAATCTTATTGGAGGGGTCATTAGACTTAGACAACTTCTTAGAGATTGAGAACCCAGCACTGAGAGGCATTAGAAATATGACCGAGAAGAAATCAGTTGAATGGAGAGAGCATCAGACAGCTTTACGAGGTGAAAATATCGAGAGAGTGCCACCAGGTCAAGGGGGTTTTGCTACTTCAAGTGGTTTTGGTGATGGATTTGATTTTAACAATCGAGGTAACAATCGCTTGCTATCTTCATTTACTGAGGTAGATGAAGACGCAGATACCTTACAGACATCGTTTAGAAATCCATTTGCAGGAGCAGTTTCAAGTGCAAGTGCAGGTTTAGATCAACTAAGTGATCAAGCAAAAGCAATTAAAGCCGCCTCAAAACGAGTAGGAGGAGATGATAATGACTGATGTAAATTTAATGAGGGAACAGAAAGCGATTGAGAGTAAGTCTGCTGATTCAAGTAGGGGTTGGTCAGCTCTCTCTATGTGCATTGCACAGATTGTAGAGATGCATTGGGAGGAGATGAGATGCACTTTAGAAATCCTTAACGGGAGTGGTGCGGACACGAGAGCTTTAACAGGGGTTGAGTTATTGATGCCCTCTATGGGCAACCGACACTTTATGGGAGGTATACCAGAGATAGGGGATCAGTGTGTTGTGGGTTGGTTTGCGAATGACACGAGAGCAGGTACAGCGGGTAAGACACCTGCGATATTAGCGTGGTGGCCTTCAACACCTTGGGTTAGACATGATTGGCACATGACTCAAGGGTTTGATCCTCAAGAGGGTGTCCTAGAGGACAATAAGAACAGACAGATTGTCCAAAACTTCCATCAGCGTGTTCGACATAAGATGAGACATTTCTCACCTGGCAATATAGGAGCGAGTTCATCTCAAGGGGCTGATATGGTACTTGATGAGAGCGTTCTATTGAGTAATAGGAGAGCCAATGAGATCATCATAAGGGATCAAGACCAAGCGATTGTGATGAGGTCTTTACAACAGTTCCATGCGATGTCGGGAGCTAGGGTGTACGCAGGCATGGTTCAGAGAGATGCTAGAACTCTACCGAGAGAGATGTTCTCTGACGGGATCAAGTGGGATGCCGACATACAGATAGACTCTGAGGGTAATCCTTATAACCCTTTCAGTGGTGGTGAGGGTTTCAAGAACCCTTTAGAACAAGGAGAACTACAGCCCCACCCAGTTTTTCAAAGAGAAGATTTTGACGGGTTAGGTGTAAACATTGAGGGAGAGCGTACTGGTTTTAATGGGGATTTCCCTACGCATTTAGATCCGTATGTATTCTTGTATAACGCAGGGTTTGTGGATGAGAACTATGATGAGTTAAACAGAGAAGGCGACATCATTTATGGTGGGAAGTCTATCCTTCGTGTTGGTAATGAGTTTGGTAAAAATGCTTTTAATAACGGTCTAGCCTTTACCGAGTATCGTATAGAAATGAATCACACGGCAGATGGAAGTCTGCCTGTGACAGAACAGACAGATGGGTTTGATTCCGATAGGGCAAGTAATCGACCTGATGTAAATAACGCACCTCCATTTATTGAGTGGGTGTTAGGAACACCTGTAGGCAACGATGCTTTTTCAGCGAAGGGTAAAGAGGACTACGGACTACCTGTCGTACCTTCTTTAACAACGCTTGGTGTGGCGAATGAATCTACACCATTCTCGGATCATGCCGCTACTCTTTTAAGAGTTACACCTGTCGTACCTAATATAGCCGACTCTTTTGTGTCCTTCACAAAAGGAGGGAAGTTCAAGGCTAACATTTCTAGTCCTTCACAAGATGCTATGGAAGCTAGAGTAGAGGGTGGAGCGTTGTTAGAGGTTAATAATGACCTGCTTGTGCAGAGTGATAAATCAACCTTCGCAACCACAACAAAGACGACCATTAGCTCTTTAGGGGCTGTTGAAGTCAATGGTTCGGGTAGTGAGGAGGGAGATCCCTTAGATGGTTCGGATGCTTCAGTATCAGTCATCATCAAAGGAACTAAAAGGATTAGCATACAGTCGGGTACAGCAATAGCGTTCAAAGCTCCTATTGTAGATTTCTCACAGGTCGGTCAAGTAAGGTTAGCTTCGTCAGATCAAATGGAGTTTAATACTGGTGCAGGATTATCACAGACAGCAGACACGATTAAGCAATCCTCAATGGGTAGCTTTGAGCAAGTGTGTGGAGGACCAGCAGGGTTTAATGCGTTGGCATCACCAGCTCGTAAAGTAACAGTAACCGAGTCTCCTGTAACGGGTGGTGCAGGTTTACCCTCTGACTCATACACCAATGCGTTTGGAGGTAAGTCAGAAATATACATTGGGCCTGCTACGAACACTAAGACGATTGCTGTAGGTACAGAGACTAAAACCATTGTGGCAGGGTCTGACCAAACAGTTGTGGGAACGACTGTTCAAATGACTGATCCTACAGGCACTAAGTTCCTTGCTCCTGCTGGTGCAGTTGTAGCCACAGCAGGTACAGTCATTGCGATGACAGCTAATGTGGTTGCGTTAAGGGGAAACGCTAATGTGTCTATCAGTGGAGCATCTGTAGTGATTGGTTCGCCAGGAGCGTCAGTTGGCCCTATCATATGTGGGTCGGACATCCATCCAATTTTGGGGATACCTTTCTTGACCTTCTGCCCACCTAGAGGTCAGAACCTAGCGATCACCCCTTAACATTATAATCGAGGTTGTTTACGATCTCCCCTATGGAGGTAGAAATTGAATCCAAGGAAGAAGACCCAAAGACAGATGAACCACAAGTTTCTGTACCATAGGTCGTCACCTTCCTTGCAAATCTCAGAGTTGAGTTGTGCGATTCGCTCAAGGTTATCTTCTGTGAAAGGTCTTTCCCCTAACTCTTGACAGATGGGTCTGTGGCGGGGGCGATACATTTGACCAGTCGTTGTTGACTGGTACCTGTGATAACGGGTGTGATTCCCGTTGTACCTTTTCCTCCCCCGATAGTAGACAGGCTCTTCGATACCATCACAGACATACATCTGAGCTTGGACAGATCGGTTGATCTCTCTAATCTCGTCCTCGATCCCCCCCAAATCATTATTGAATGTGTCTATGCAAGACACAACCATGACCATCGGGATGATCACTAGCATGATGGCTGAGGTGACTGAGAGGCTGGATGCGATTTTGGTTTTTAGAGTATTCATTTTGTTCTCCGTTTGGGAGTGGTGTGGTCGGTTATCGACCCCTTATATTATCTCATAGATAAGGGGTTACACATTACTCTATCTCCTCATAGATTATCTATCATCAATCCTTATATGAAGGAGGTGTCTATGAGAACACTAAATGAAGCCATAAAAATCGTTAAGAGCTTGTTTTCTGCCCCATTGGGTAGTTTCCCTAGAGGGGGGGTAGAAACTGCTCTTAGGGTGCGTTTAAACCTCTCCCCTACCTCCATCACATTGATTACCGAGCGAGGTTTGAGTGTGGTGCTTAGGAGGGATGCCTCAGAGTGGGTTGTTGTCTACCTTGAGAATAAATCCACACACGAGTCTTTAGATGAAGCGATCTTTGCTTTAGTTGAACCTGTTCTTCGAGATGAGATCTCCCTAAGAGTTGAGGGCTAACCTTTAACCCTTAAGTTGAGGTGTGCGTTCTCTGAGGCTTTTACTTGCTCGGCTCGGCATCCACAAATCATCGCCCCTACGATGAATGAACCATTAGAGATTCCAACACCCATATCTTGTTCTACATAAGTCTTTAGACCAAAGCTACTGTACTTAGTGTTCATCAGTTTAGTTCTACGAGCCTTATTTGAGGTTCTGAGCCACTTTATGACAGTAGCCACCTCTACACACCCAACATCAGTTAAGAGAGATTCTCGAAGCATTTGGAGTCGTTCTTTGCGTTGAGCAGGAGACTCCCTCTTAGTGTACAATATGGGCAGTGAGATACCCTCAATGTTCATGTTAGGGTAGGCTTCCATTATGTCTTGGATTTTTGCTTTGATCTCTTTCATTTTATGTCCTCCGATAATACGAGGTTCGCATACCTCTTTTGTATTTGATGAATCTCTTCTTTTAGGTCGAGCAGATTTTGAACTAAGGTAGGCAATCCTGTCCACGCCCCATAAAGTATCCCCTCACTTAGAGTTGGTGAGGTGCAATTTTTATAGTGATCCTCTAGTTCAAGACCATTCATTTCAGAGACCTCACGGGGGTCATATCCATCAAGGATGCATTCCTCGATATATTCTGTACCGTACTCCCCCTCATAATCAAAGGGGATGAGATCTTTGGTCATGTCGAGGGGGTCAAGTCCTTTGAGGACACACCCACCACATAGTACGATGTCTCGACTGTCTTCCCAAGAAGGGACTATCCGACCACCTCTACCCGAACATGAGGTGCAAGAGTTGGGATGCAACTCTTTGATCTTAGATTGTGTCTCTTTGATCTTTGCGTCAATGGCTTGCTGGTTCATATTCGGTTCTCCTTTATATAGTGATATGAATAAGATCCTTGCTTAGTCGATGTAGATGATTGTGCAGTTCCCACTTACACCTGCACTAACAGGCTTAGTAGTGTCGATGTGTTTCCATTTTCCGTCTACAGAGATGACATTCCATCGAGCAAAGTAGCCATCGCTGTTTTGCTCATTGCTTATCTTTCCTGTGCTGACCCCATGAAAGATAAGCAAGGGGCCAGAGTAGCACTTGACCTCTGCCTTATTCCCTAAGACAGCGTACTTATCCCAAGTAGCATCGGTACAGGCAGTGGAAAGAAGAAGAAAAAAAAGTGTAAGTGTTTTCATAGTGTTGTCCTTTCAAGACTTAATAGACAAGGGGTTACAAACCTAATCCTCGATGAAGAGAGTTTCTACGCTTTCCTCGACAAAAGGGGAGGGTTGCTCTTGGTCATGTGTGAGTAAACGAACCTCAAGACCTTTACCAAAAAGTTGCTTACGGGACAGAGATTTAACAATCGTCTTATCCCACTCGACCACACCGTAAAGGTCAGTGTCTTGGAAGTCGAACATATCTGTGTGTACGAGTGCGAGTTTGAGAGCTTCCGAAGGATTATCTGCAAAATCTGTGCGAATGATCTTATACTCGTCATCTTCATCAGACTTAGAGGACAGACAGATCCCGAACGCATACTGTGATCGGGGCATTGATTTAAGGAAGAAACTTGAACCTCGCTTGGGTCTAAAGTTATTACTCATATTTTCATCTCCTGTTTCTCATATTGGAACAGTAGTGGTTTGTAGATATCTTTCTTATATGATTAAAGGCATTAGTTAGCCCCAAAGTTGCTCTTCGGGTTGGTGATGTGCTGATACAGGTCTTTCCATTCCTGTTGGCTGATTGAACTGTTCTTAAAGTAGTTCGTCTTGACCATTTTATATGAGGATTCGGGAAACGCTCTCTCAGTCGCTGTGTTTCCTTGAGACTTCTTAAGTTGCTCCTCGAACTCTTCAAATGAGACACCAGCCATAGTACAGATGACCTCCAACGCTCTCTCTGCGGGTGTTTTATTTCTACCTCTCGTCATGATTCAAATCCTTTTGTAATTTGTTTATTGGTCACCATGTTTATATGATTTAAACCCAAAGGAGAAAACCATTATGAGAAGATCAGCATCAGAAATTATCCATAATCTTGAAACAAGGGTCGCTCGTCTTGAAAAAACAGCAGGGTTCAGTTCTTGGAAATGTATGGCTTGTGGCAAGTCTATCATTTCCCACTTTAAATGGGACACAACACCCCTACCTGTTATCCCAGGTGTTCGTACTCCAAAACAACCTAAAGCATGGTCTGATAAGTCTAAATGGATGAGTGAGTTGGTCGTTGTCCACCCAAACGGCAAAGTTGAGATTGATGAGGCTTATGACGGATACTATAATATGAATGGTAAACGACTACCTCTCGGCAGTGCGAAAAATGCTCCTTTTTCAGTTTTCCACAAAGAGTGTTGGGGAAAGTCTGGTAAACCTGGTTATGTGGGCGAAGCTGAACACGCCGAAGATCAAGGGTGGTTTTTGAGAGAACCAAGATCGAAACCTAAAGCTATGGGTGAAGATAAGGCAAGAAGAAGAGAGAACTATAAGAAACAAAAGGAACTTGATAACGAGATTTCTTCTGATAATTTATCAAAAACAGAAGCGTTATCCAGATCGGCTTACCAAGCACTTGAAAGTAAAACAGGTGTATCTAACTATAATGAGATTGGTACAATGTATTTAGAGGGAGTAGGTTCAAGAGCAGGTCAGTTCCATTTCTTTGTTCTTTGGGAAGATCAAGATACAGGTCTTTTTGTGGGTGCAAGTGCTTATGGTAAGTTGGCGAACCCAGCAGGTGTTAAGGCTGTAGAAATCGCTAGAGGTGAAGTTCTAGGTAAAGTAGAGGGCAAGTTAGGTACAAAGTACAGAGCTAAAGTTAAAAAGTACCCTGTTGAAAAGAAAAGATTTGCTAGACTTGACGATGGTTTTGTTAGAAGACCAAGCCCAATCACTAGACCTATGAGAAGACTGTATTATTAAATCCACCAAGTTGGATGTCACATCTCCTACCAGATGATCCAAAAGATCGCTTACAACTAGTTCGGCAGATTAAAACACCCTCTTGATTGGAAAAGGTTATTCGATTATTTTAAACCTTAAATAGTATAATAATGTCATTAAACCTTAAATAGTATAATGTCATTAAACCTCTTCTTAAAAAGGTAGAACAATGACATTAGAACTAAACACTGAAAAAGAAACGATAGCATTCTTAAAAGAAACAGATCGACCTCTAATCTTAAGTTGTAGTGGGGGAAAAGACTCTACAGCAGTCGGGTTGTTGTTAAAAACACATAACATACCTTTCACTCCAGTGTTTTGCGACACTGGGTGGGAACACCCTTTGACATATAAGTATGTAGATACCCTTAGTGATATTTTGGGGGTTGAAGTAGTCAAACTTCAAAATGAAAAACTCAACTACCAAGATCATGCTTATGGTATGGAGAGTGCTGTATTACAGAAAAAAATGTTCCCGAATGGACGCTTAAAATGGTGTACTAATGAGCTTAAACTTGTAAGTTATCGAACTTACGCAGTGGAGGTTTTCTTAAAGAACCGAAAGTTCCCCATTAACATCACAGGTATTAGAAGAGGGGAGTCGATCAGAAGATCTACTTTTGGATATGTAGAGGAGCAAGACGAAGCGACACAAATCAGACCTATTTTAGAATGGTCAGAAGAAGATGTGATTTACATTCATCAGAAAAACGGTGTTTCTCCAAACCCTCTATATCTAAAGGGTTCTAGTAGAGTTGGATGTTGGCCTTGTATATACTCCAATAAAGCAGACATTCGTAATATGGCTAGAATAGATCCAGATCGTATAGACTACTTAGAGAACTTAGAGAAGAGAGTATCTGAGGAGCGAGGGAGTCAAGCCACTTTCTTCAAGAAAGGAAACATAAGGCAAGCGGTATCTTGGGCTAAAGGGAAACAAGACGGATTACAAGAACTTTTCACAGATGAACAACTAGGAAGAGATGAAATCGGTTGTTTTAGGTGGGGCTTGTGTGAAACCAATGATTAGTAGTTTATTTATTGTCGTCATCTTTTAGATGAAAGGTGTGTCCATTATGAGAAGATCAGCATCAGAAATAATCCGTAATCTTGAAACTAGAGTCGCTAGACTTGAAAAACGATCCTATCCAGAAGACGAGGAGGGCAATCCAGAAGACGATGGCTATCCTTATGACTATGGCGACTTAAATGAACAGAGAAAATATCTTTTATCGTATGCGAGGGGTGTGGACATTGAAATACAAAAGACTTTCCCTAAACAAATGATGAAAGCACTTAAATCTAAAGGTGCGACAAACATTAAAGTACACAACTTCCATATGAACAGCAGTGATATGAATATTGGGACTATGTATAACGAGAAAATTTCTCAAAGCATACTTGGGGGGGGTGATGTTTCTTTCATGATAAAGGGAATAAAATACGAGATTGATTTCTGGTTAGAGCTAGACGCTGAAGATTTTGGTAAAGGGTCTAATATATGTCTTTGTATGGAATCAAAAATTAGACAATTACGAGACACTTTGGGTCGAGTCAAGAGTACACGCAAGGGGTTAGTCTCAGAGGTTATTTTATCGGAGTATTTTACACCTGCTATAGCTGAGTATAGAAAGAATTGAGAATGACCCATGAGAAGATCAGCTTCAGAAATCATTAATGACCTTGAATCAAGAGTCGCCAGACTTGAAAAGTCAGCTCAGTTGCTACCTATCTCTAGTGAGATGTACTTTGAGACAGCTTCTGAAATAGAAGAAAATGTGATTGGTTACCTCAAAGAGAACAACCCAGGTGTTGATTGGGATGTCTCTAGTGTTGAGTTCAAGAAGCAAGACGGGAATAGTGGGGAGGTAGAAATCACTGGTCGTTTTAAGACTAAGGACTATGTGATGGTTCATTACGATGGCAAAAAAGTAGTTTCTCTCCTAGAAGAGAAACAACCTTTTACAGACTGCCATTTCCAAAACTATACTTTTGGACACTCAAACATTGGTCGTGGCGAAATCTATCCGAGCAAGGGTTTGAGTCTAACGGAAATGATCGAAATCGAGTATGATGATTTTAAAGGTAATTGGGTTGTGAGTTCCAGAGACAGGAAGTTTAACTTTGAGTTAGACACGAACTTTAAACCAGAGGATGACGCTTCTGCATTAGTTAGGGAGATCAATAAGCGTTTAAGGTGATCTGCTAGGTGGGTACTTCTTAACATAGACACCATATCTTAGACGGCATATCAAACCCATTTGCTTCACCACACCTAGCTCTTGGGCGATCTGATCTCTGAGTCGAACACGAGACTTTTTGCTAGTGGGTTTTGATGTTTTAACCTCGTTGGTTTTGAGTTTATAGTCTCCACCCAAATCTCTCTGTATGATATAAGCGTTCAGACAGTTCTCCACAGTCTGTGGTTGTGATTCACTTTTAAAGTGTATCACTAAGAACTCTCTTATATCTTGTCTCCGACTTTTAGGCATGGCGATGTTCACACAGAGAATAAATGGTAAGCGTAAATGTGAGCATCCTAATCCTCACATACACTCATGGGATTACCTTAAAGAAGTGTTGTCGGATTGTGGGTTTGCTATAACGCAAAGTGCTTCACCTAAAGAATACATCATGAAAGGGTGTAAGGGACAAATTTTAATCTATGTGAAGTTTAGCACAGACACTCAATGTAAAGTTTTATTTGTCAGTGATGATGAAAGCCATCAGTCGCTAGACATGGCTTGGACTCTTCGTAGTCGCTTTCGAGAGAACGGAGATCTTGTATTAGTAACTATTCGACAGGTTTGGTCCTCTCATCCCAAACTTTCCGAATGATGTCGAAGAAGTCTTTAGAATCCTTTATGAGGTAGTGACTATGATTATTGAATCCCCAAGTGGAAGTATTTGTATTAACTAAGATATAGATATCCGTATCAGCTAAATACCAACGCTCCATTCCAGCATACTCTCCGTTCTTTTTGAATCCACTCTCTATTAATCCTACAGAGAAATACATGAGACACATATTACATTTGCCTTTTTGAAACGCATCTAAGGCTTTATCAGACCATCCTCTTTTGAAGTCGATTTTATTTGTAGCAAGAGAAATCATAGAGCTGTGTTATCTTCTTCACCATTCTCATAATCGTCAAGCAACGATTTATAATAAGGTTCTGGTCCTCGATCCCTCAGTTTGCTAAAGTCGGGTACGCTTGAAGCAACTCGGTCAACAGTGTTCGGAGCAGGAGGGCCTTCAATCTGATCTATCTGTTCTTGATCCATAGCCTCAAAGTAGTTGAGATCTATGTTGGTCACGATGTGTGAAAGATGTACCTCATCAAGTTGTATGTTAGGATCATAAGGAGCTAGTTTAGACGCAGTGCCAGAAAGAGCGTTAAATAAGAGATCATCCCTCTCAATTAAGAGTTGTTCTCTTAAATCACAGAGCTTGATGATCCTCGCTTCTAGGTTGTTCCTTAAATGAGATATTTCTTGTGTCGCCCATTTACGAGCATGGTAGATCACCCCACCTATCTCATCGGCTCTAGGGTAAATGCTTTTATTACTACCACCTAGTCTCCACCCTGGATACTTTAGTAGAGGTAACCAACCCGATGTGTCTACTTGTTCGGATTCTTCAGCCGTTGCTGTTCTAGGCCACAAAGTACCACCATAGGGCAGATCATAACTTTTATACACATTTTGTGTGTTCCCTTGAGAGTCAGTGACTGTACCTTGCTCACTACTTGCCTCTACCTCTCTCTCTACCCATTGATAAGAATCTGGCTTTAAAAACATAGAGATGTCAAAAGGATTTCCACCCTGTGCGATATATGCTTTTAAGAGTTTGCCGAGAACCGAGTTCACGCCAACTTCAAGACCCACTCTTTTTTCTGTTACTCTTTGATCCTCGCCTTCACCTACCTTTTCATAAGAGATGCGTATTTCTCCTATATGACTAATCTCTTTATTTATGTAGTTGATACGATAACCTACATTCTGTCTTTGAAGAAGGACAAAGCGTCTAAACTCTAGCCACTGTCCTTTACGAAACATACAGTTCCAACCGAAGCTCATTATTCCTCTCCCTCTCCACCCATAAGGGCGATCAAAAAATCAATAAGTATAGTAGGAACACCACCTGCAACCACCATTACACCAGTCCCATAACCACTAGTACCTATGTCGGGCTTATCTTCGGACTGTTGTAATGCTGAAACAAGACCCGCTGTACCATCAGCTAAATGGAATGTGCCATATAGACCAGCAGGAAATCTGAAGCTCAGTATTAAGTCTATGAGAGCTTTTATTCTCGCTATGATCGCCTGCACTTGAGCTATCCTAGTTTTCAACATATGGATGAACTTCAGTATTTGAGCGACAATCCCCTCAAGACCTTTAAGAAATCCTTCCATGTACTTTTTAACTGTGTCTATAAAGTTAGTCAAAGCACTTAGGTCGGAGTCTCTAAAAGGTCGTTGGTTTAGCCATTCCCCTCCTCCAACAGAAGGAGGGCTTAGGGTCACCACTCTTTGTGCGAGTCTGAATGTTTCTCTGAACTCTTTGTGGAAGATGAGGTGACCTACAAACCCAGTCATGGCATCGTCAAAGATCACAGGTTGTTTACTCTCTGGCCATTTATCGTGCATGAAGTCTGAAGCCTTATACTTTGGTTTAGTACCTGCATACATGAACTGTGCAACTCCATCGTAGTTAGAAGTTATAAGTTCCTGTTCTATTTCAATGTTTTTGATGCTATCTAGAACCGACCTAAGATCTGGATAAAGATCTAAATCATGATGCTCTCCTTCTACCTCATTCTTTACCAGCACCTCCAAGTCAAGAGGGAAACTGTTGATCTTATCTAGGCTATTAGATAAAGACCTAAGAGTCGCATCTGAGGGCATACCCTCCTTAAACCTAATCATGATCTTTCTTAGCCATTCTTGGATACCTAAAGCAAATACTTTACGACTCTGCTTATTTTGATGGAGATGTTTTCCTTCGATGCTTTCTGCGAACTCTTTTAAGAGTGTTTCCTCTTTACCCACAGGATTTTCATACCCAAGTTTTGCTTTGTGGCTTTCAATATATGGCTGTGCCAATAAGTGAGCGAGGAAATAAAACTTAACTGCTTTGAGGTATTTTTCTCGTATCTCAGATGGGCTTTTAACTACTACTGTGGCTGAGGGCTTAGACAGTTCTCCAGCTTCTATCCCTAGATAATATTTGTTCCCCCACGGCTTATTAATAAGAAATTCGCCTGTTTCTACTAGTTCGTGTGTGCCTACTCTTATGTTCAGCCCCCCACTTGGCAGATCCTTCTTTTTCTTAGATATAGAGTCATAGTCGTTTGATTCCATTGTGAGAGAATATATCGTGATGAAATACTCTGACGCTAAACTGTCATTGATCTTTAGGGATTCTAGGGGGATGTCGAAAGAGAAGTCATTGTCTCCAAACAATGCTCCCCCACCACTTCCATATACGAAACACCTATAAACATCAGAGATTTTCTCCTCTCCAATCTTGTTGAGGTAATAGTCATCATCTCCCTTTAAGATGAACGACCCTAGAGTGCCAATCCCATCGGGCATCTGATCAAGTCGTTCAAGAACTTTAGACTCATCGAGCTTAGTGAACTCACTGTCAGTCTTGATGAGAGGCCATAGTCTAGCGTCTAGATCCCCTATTAATTCTTGAACGGTAGACTTTTCTGGTCCGAATGCGTCTATACCCACCTCATCATAAGGATCTCTCGGTTTTCTGTTGATGTAAGCGATTCGTTCGGTTGCCTGTCGAGTAGCCACAGAGAATAAGAAATAATCTGGTAGTATGAACGACTTGGGCAGGATCTTATTTGTTGAGGGAGGGGGAGGTAGATTCCATTTAACCCTTACCCCATCGGGTTTATACACATTTGGTATCTCGATGCTACCTACAACATCATTGTAATAACCGACCTGTAAGTTGATGGGGGCTTCAGCCTTATCGCTCGGACCTTTAAGGGTGAGGAAAAGTTTAAGTAACTTCTTTATAGCCGAAATAATCGCACCTAGTGATGATGCGTCTGCTCCTGCAAAGAAGGTCATTGCGAACACTTTACTTTCGGGAGAGAAGTTAGGTCGAGTAGGATCTTTGATCTTTAACAGCTTTTCAATTATTCGACTTTCAAATGCAGGATATCCACCGAGTAGTTTTTCAGCTGGGTTTTTAAACTGTTTTTTATCGTAAGTAAGATACCAGCCAAAGTTGCGAAGGTCAGAGATAAAAGAGTCTAAGAAAGCGATGATTGCTTCAATGATGGGCTTCAAAGGATTAGTGAAGTCAATCAGTAGGGAAGCAATAAAATCTAACGCAGAGTTGACTAGATCAAAAACAAGATTGACGACCTCAAAGACAGCATCCGTTTTCTCTTTGGTTTCGTCTAAGAGCTTATAAAAATCGTTGTCTTTTGAAATACCGACATTACCCCAAGTGTTAAAGCCTGGAGCTTTGACGGTAAAAGTGGGGTTGTCCTCAGCCATTGGGGTCTACCTTTCTATTTCTTTTTTGTAGTTCCCACTTAGCGAGTGCTTGTTCAAGAACAGCTAAGTTACCTAAATCCCCTTGTAGCTTACCCTCGTAGTGTGCTTGAAGCGTCTTTAAGTTATCTAAGAGCTTCCCTACCTCTGTGCCATTAAGGTTTGGCTCTTCGGGTGTTCTAGTCCATTTATTTTCATTACTCATTTGATGTCCTCCAATGCTGTGTCATCGGGGTTGTTAAGATTCACCCTACTAAGTTTAGAGAGAGTGCCGTTTACTTGATCGGTACGAACAGAAATCCATGCGTACCTATTATCTCTAGCGTTCATAGAAGATATATCATTTTCAAGCACCGTTGGGATGCCCTCTTCGGGTGTCCCATACCCCTCTTCTGCCATCTTCGGGTCTTCAATCAACATTCGCCTATCATATACAGATAAACAAGTTTCATTGTTCTCAAAAGGATTGGGAACTTCATTACCTAAGATGTTTTGTAATAAGAGATCATTAGATGGGTGACTGAGGTCTGCAACACCTACGCTATCAATCAAGTTCTCGGTTTCATATTGCGACCATGTGTATGGCTGAGTAGGGAGTGCGTTGAAAGAACGAATAACCTCTACCCATGAAAGCGTCCTCTCCCTAAAGAACAAGAACGAACCTGCAAGCGACTCCCCAAGAGTGGTCTTCCGTCTAAGGATACGATAAGAGAATGGATGGATCGAGTGATTGGTTGTCGCATAGGAGCTACCGACTATACTAGAAGTCTCACGCAATGGTTGAGCGTCATCCCCATTAACAGAGGGCAAGAGTTTATAAGTTGTTCTAGCAGTTCCACTATCCCCTGCATAAAACTCAACAGCAAGTGTGTTAGCATCATCTACAGATACCACCTTGTAAGCTCCCCTATTGTCATCAAGAACATGAGATGACCCTACAGTACCATCTCCATTATCTCCTTTAGGTGGTGATCCATATTCGGTCGGGTTAGAACCTGCCAACTCTCCTTGAGGGTCGATAACTAAGAAATCACCTGTTGCTACACCAAGTGAGATGAAGTCAGCGTTAGTGTCTGTAAGTATATTCTCAAACCCGACAGAGATACCAGCCTGTGGCGTTGTAGAATGAACCTCTGTGAAGCCATGTTCAATAAACTGATCGAACGCTTGTAGTTCGGGGATAAGAGGAACACGAGTGATGATCTTAAAAACATCACCGTTGGAAACAACGGAGACTGAACCTCTGATTGCGGAACATTTGAGCGTAGAACCAACTTCAAGGATTCTCAAATAAAGAGTCTCAAGGTTAGACGCATTAACGCACTGTACTTGATCTCCTACAGACACAACATTTGCAAAGTCCCCTACCTGTGTATCTGTACCATTAACATCAGCAACACCCTCACCATCAACCTTGAGTGGTGTAAGGGTAATCACACCATTTGCGTAAGCCACACTATCTACTCGACCAACTCGTTGCTCATAAAGGTATCGAAACCCCTCGAACGCATAGATGAGCTTCGAGAACACATCTGTGAAGCGTCTGAGTCTGCGAACAGTGAATGTGACTTCCTCATACCAATCCCATGCGGGTAGATTTGTTAGGGTAGATTGTATAGGGGATCTGACTTGGCTTGTGCCATCACCAAACTCAACGGGTGCAGTGCCATTATAGTCTTCTCTAAGGAGTAGAGGGAATGTTGTATCAAGGTAAAGACCTGCGTCCAACTTAACAGTTAAGGTGATGGTGTCATTAGGAGATAAGAAAGACTTACCGTAGGTTTGACTCCCTGTATCTGTAATGACTGGATAGAGATTAGCATCGCTGACATCTAGTGTTATGTGTGAGACTAAACCTTTATCGGTTCTAACTACTTGAGTCTCTAAGAATGGATTAGCTGGCGTATTTGAAGCACTTGCTGAACCTGCGATACCACCACCTACGATCATCTGTAAGGTTAGGTCTACCCCAAAGGAGGCAGATAAACCATTACTTGCTAAACCTGTTGCCTCTAAGTTGAAAGGTATCTTATTCACCCCGCCAATGACTTGGTTATAACTCCCTAAGATCGTATTCAAACCAGTAGCGTTTGCGATACCTGTTCCATCTGCATATTCACATGGGAAATCCAAAGTGATCTCTGACCCTGCGATGTTAGTGTAATCGACCTTAATAATAGAGACACCAAATACTGGGTCTTTAACGAGAGCTGGAGTAGAGTCTAATGTTGGAGTGGGGGTGTTAGTGTAGTTATCATTTAATATGATGTAGATAGAGCCAGCATTGAGGTCGCTAAAGTATTGCGTGAGATCAGCTACATCTGTAGTTAAAACTTTTGTGCCTGTGTCTAGGCTTACAACTTTAGGGAACACTACGGGTAGGACTTGGCTTGACCCCAAAGTTTCTGTGATCTCTGAGCTTATATCAGTCTCTATGACATCTAAGACCCGATGTGTACCCGCATTGTGACCACTCTCAATATACAGCAGATCACCTGTGTGGACTTGAGCCGTTGTACCCTGTGTAGGGGACACATTACGAAGTATGCCTTTACCTTTATCTTCATTACCCGCTGAGTTGACAAGTCCAGATCGAGCTGTGCCTTGTAAAATCGTATCTGTCTCATCTACCTCTGACCCAATGAAGATTGACATTGGATCATCTGACCGTGTGATACCGTCAAGAGATAGTGGTCTTAATGTTGTGTCGTTAACAGACGAGAAATAAAAATCCCCATCATTCACATCGGAGGTGATTGTATCTGTTCCAACTCCGCCTTCCTCTTTAACCCCTAGCGTTGTTCCATCAATGATTAGTTTTTGATCTGTATTAGAACCACCTGCATAAATAGGATCTTGTATGAACGCATGAGGAATGAGGCTCATAGGGAACACGACATCCACACGATTATCTAAGACCGTAGCATTACTCTTAACAGAAATGCGATAATTTGAGGGAGTCATTGACCCCCCTTGTCGTTGTGTGAATATATATCCAGTAGACCCACCAATAGGGGGTATTGGATTATAGAAGTGATTTACACCGTCCCAATAATCTTCAAAAAGCCAAGATCCCATATCCGCAGAGTCTGCCCAAGTTTCTGTAGAGGGATCGAATGGGTTAGGTACGGGATCTTGAACGATTGTTAGCTCACTAGGGGCTGTAGCTGAAACTGAGAGATTAGGTACGATAGTTTCTGAGGGGGTAAGCTCATTTATTAAAGCAACTTCCCAGTTAGCTCCGTCATATCTAAAACGAAATGAGTGAGCGTTTATGTTTGGGTTTGTCACATTGTCATCAAAGTTATGAATGTGAACTGTGATCTCTAAATCAGCTTGTGGGTTGTCAAAGAGTTCTTGTATCGAGTGTTGAAAAAAGTACATCTTCAACTCGGATCTATCATGGAGACCAGTTACTGCGTTGAAAGGCCAATCTTCCTCGATGAAAACACCATTAGAGAACTCTCTAAAGTCTGCCATCAAGTTTGGTATCCTACATGACACAGCACCAGGTGTAGTGTATGTTGGGGGCAAGATCTCAGACCCATTAATAGTTGCGATCTCAAGGACACCTGTAGAAGCATCGCTTGAATCGGGCTTCAATATAAGCAGATCACCCTGTCTTGGTGCTTGCTCACAGATCCCATTCAAAGCAGAGAAATCTTCGCTTGTTGTGATGATCCCATTCGAGATACTAGCTGTACCTCTAGCTTCATCTGGATAAGCATACTCATCAACACCCGATATGGCATTGGTGGTCTGTACTTGAAGTCCATTCAAAGCAGGAGGTATTTGAGGTAATAAGTCCCTCTCATTAAATCTGCTCATATACGGTATAGACTCATCCCCTGTGTCATCTAAAGAGTCTCCGTCTAAAGCAGGGTATCTGAACGGTGTGGTTTCAGTATATGTGAAATCAACAACCCCTTCTAAGGCTAATCTACCACTAGGCACTGTCTGACCGACTATCTCTTTAATAGGCCAATCGGGGTCATTAAAACTTGGGAGGCTTATATCTACCAGTTCTCCTGTGCTACTCTTAAGACCTATATCAGAACCAACTCTAAATGTAGTGTTCGGTGAACTTTCATCATCAAGATCACGAGCGAAAGATTCAATAATAGTATCTCCACGCTTAGGTGGGTTTTTAGTCAAAGACTCACCATTAATCTTTAATGTAAATGCGTTCCCATTGAGAACAACTAAACAACCTTTCAACACACTAGAAACCGTTGCATTACGAGGTGCTTCTTGCTCTAAAGGTGGGAATAAACCTAAGTCCACAAGAGTTGCTGTTCGGGCTGTGTTTAGGATTGGATAGAAATCCCCACCATTACGACTTAATTTAATTTTAGATAAAGGATTAAGACCGTTAAATGTCCTGTCAACATTACCCACAACAACATCAGCGAGATCTCCTCCCTCAGACATGAACTGTGCGGTGTCTACAATACCAGTCGCACTATTAATAGGGAACTCATCTAAAGGTAAAGCCGAAAGGATAAATGTCGGCTTCCCACTTGATCCTGCATCTATGCTAGGGAATCCTGTAAGAGAGAAGTCATAGACCCTAAACCTAGCTGACCTACGCTTAATCATAGGAAGCGAAGTGATGTTCTCTATTTGCCCTAGAGCGTTGTTTTGAACATTGGCTATGGTATTACCATTGGTTGAGGTGTTAAGTGTCCCAGGTGAGCGATATGAGTACATTCTCGTACTTGTTGGGAATAACCGACTGAACCTATGTCTTTTCCACATGGCTCGATAGACAGGTATATAATCATATCTCAAATATAAGTTTAAAATGCCTGCACCAAAGTCGAATGATGTCTTCTCCCTTTGACCTATGAGAACATAGTCATCCATCTCATTCTCGATCAAATCCCTCTGCTGTAATAACAACAAAGATAACCGATCCGACTCTGGAGGTACTCCTCCAATCAAGATAGTATCTTCAGGTGTTGGAAAAGGGTTTAATGGATTAAGAGGAGTCAGATACTCCATGCTCACATAACGAGGGTAAATCTCTCTTGTGATGTGATCCTCCATACCTGGTGCGATCCAATCACCCGAACTCAATAAGTTAAACTTAAATGATCCATCTGCATCGCCCACCACTTTACCCGTTGTAGTAGAGATGATGTCATCCACAGGTTGAACATAACCATTGTAAAGATTGATCCTTGATCGAGCCACAACATCATTCGCTAGTAAGTCATATATCCCTATCGCCTTACCCTGTGAGGTAGGGGAAGAAATGACCAACTTACCTCCAGAACCTGTACCTTGATTAAGACTCTGTTGAAGCTCATTGGCGATTTCTGATGAGTAAGTATCATCGTCTGCTATGCGAATTTGGAATGTATCTGGTGAGGAAACAACACAACGGACATTCAACCCCAAACCATCATAAGATTTAGGCGTTGTTGATTGATTGAAAATCGCTTTGTATGTGGGCTTACTTACCCGACCACCTAAAAGAGTAAAAGGCTTGACACCACTCAAAGCTGTGTGGAGCAAGTAATAACTGACTTGAGGTCTAACATCATGTCCATTAGTGAGGTTGATTAACCCTGCTTCTGAGTTGAACTTGTAGTCCTCATTAGGAGTTAGGAGGCGACCCCTACCCTCTGTGTGGCTGTACTTGATGAGTTGAAAACTCTCAGTGTCTACAATACCAGTATTTAAAGTAAGACTCGTAGCACCCTCAAGAAGAACAGGTCTAAAAGAAATGTGGAAGTCGTTGTTAGATGTAAAGTCATGACCAGAAGTGAACCCTTCTATAGTAACTTTGGTCATACCTGTTGCGTCATCAAGACCTACCACCTTGACTCGGTACGGAGTTCCTTGAAGAACCACAATGGATTGAGCCTTAATAAAGTCCCTGTAATCTCCCTGTATCAAAATGTCTGGACTCTTCGGCTTTGCCGTGATGTTCGCATTATTCACCGTTCTAAAGGCATACGAGCTAGTTGTTGCTCCATATGTGAATGAAGGCACATTGAGATATGCAATCATCTCGGACTCTATATTTACCCTCGCAGGTGGACTCACTGTAATGCTACTCGCACTCACTGACCCAACATTGAAGATCTGTGTGCCTACATAAATCAAATCTCCAACACCTAAGACACTCGTAAAGTCTCTTTGAACAGATAAAGAGGTCGCTCCCTTATCAATCTTATATTTAGGGATCACCATACCACTAGATGTCCGAACTGTTCCATCTCCACCGTTAGAGGTTAAGGTCGTATAAGACACTTTGACCGATGTCGTACTCGACACCTCAAAAGAAAATCGTATTGTGTTTTGACCAATACTATAAAGCCCTGCGTTAATCTGCTCTGGACCAACCAATACTGTGGGTGATGCTAATAACTCTACCTCTTTACCTGTAGGGTTGTAAGTAAACTCAAAACCATTAACCCTTGTAGCCTCTTCTTGAATTACCACAAATCCCATCGCTTCAATGATGCGTACCCCATCAGGATCATCTGTTGGCGTATAAGATACCTCTACACCAACACCTACCTCTAAAGGATCTTCAAAACTAATCGCTCCACTCGTTGCTTCAAATCTTGGGTTCGCTAACAACTCTAAGAAATCATCAAATGGGTCTGGGTCAAATGGGGTCGTCAGCGTTAAACTCAAATCCATCTCGGCTGTATCAACCAATCCACTACGAGGTTTCCTTACAAAGATCACCTCACCATCTACCCAACTGCTGTTCGCTACTCCCATAGGGCTTTCAAAAACAACCCTGTTATCTGTGACTGTAAAACCCTTCTCTACAACCTCACCTTCTTTGGTATGGCCTACACCTGCTTCGTATTCTATTTCTCCTACCTTAATGCGATATGATCCACTCGTGTAGTGATCACCACTCAACTCATAAGGGGATAACAACACATCATCCCTCAAGACTGTCAGAGGATAAGAGTCATCTCCCTTACGGATAAATAAAGTTGAGCTAGGCAACACCTTGTCAAAAGCAAGCGTTCCATACACCTTGTATATCTCTACTGCCTTACGATCCAACACAGGTAGGTCATCTAAAATCTCTCCCACTACCTTTGTAGGATCGGGTGTCTCGGTTTCCTCCAACCCCTCTCTATAACCTCTGTAAATCTTCCATCTCCCAAGCTGAATACCCAACGCTGAACTAAGTGTGATCACTGTGCCTGTAATCGCAACGATCTTAAAATAGTTTAACCCGTCATAAAAGAAATCTCCCTGTCTCACTTGCGTAGCATCCACTCCTACGGATAAGTCTAAATCTACACCTACTAATGAACCAACCTTTTGCCCCGATAAAACCTCTGAACCTAGACGACTGATTAAACGAGCTTGACCCTCTAACCCATCACTCGGCAAGTCATAGTCAACTCCCTCTGTTAAAGGCTGAGTCGATATAGAACCATTCATCTGCTCTTGGGTGATCGTGATAGATGTTGTGCCTACCCTTAATCCAGCACCTAAAGCCAAGCGTGATGTCTCTTGGTTCACCTTAGAACTTACTGTACGACCTACAATCCAATGGAAACCATTTGGGTTGCCACCAAAAGCTGGCTCGATGTCCGTATCTCCAAGTACCTTATCTCCTATCTTGAAAAACTTGCCAGATTCATAACCTGAGAAATCCACACGAGGCTCAAACTGTAAAAACTGAAATGCTGTGCTACCACTTATGTCCGCTACCTTCTCCTCATCAAAAGAATAATAACCCTTAACTGATGATCGAGTCAGAACAAACTCAAGACCTGTCTCAAGACTCGAACTCGGCACAAGACCAATAGACCTTAATGACTCAAACTCTTCTGTCGTTGATGGATGATCTACAATAGATCCAGAGTCCACTACCAAATAACCGTCTACTACAGATACTCCAGATCCAACCACATTCTCCCCTGTAAACGATACCACTGCACCATCCACCTTAAATGAACCAGTACCTGTGAGCCTCAAAATACTCATGTGCTTTAATCCCCCTCTGTTTAAAGCTACATGACCACCGAAAATCTTCTTCGTCTGATTAGACCAAGCACGACTCAATACAACACTCGTTGTGCCTTGTACTAAATAACCTCGATGTACCGATAACCTCTTAGGTAGCCTCTCTACTAGCTCCACTGGTAATGTACGACCCGCCTCCACTAAACGAACATACATTCGCTCATATCTGTAATCCCATTTTAAACCCACACCTGTCGGATCAAATGAACTCGCCACACCACTAGGCTCTAATCCCGAACCATCTGGTATATCCATCTTCTCTACGGGTGTTAATCCGTCTACTCCTGCACCCACCCCAATAGGGGCATCACATAAAACCAAACCATCATAAATCACAGGTTGCCCACTAGACAAAATACGACCACTATCCAACGCCACCTTCACTTTCCCATATTCAGCATCAACCAATTGAGCTTCGGTAGCCACAAACTCTACATCGCTATAACCATATCCAGCCACTCGCAATAAAGGTCGCTCATTCAATCTCGGCTTCGGAGATAAATAATCCTGCTCCCCTACAACATTCGATTCAAAATCACCAAGCGTACCAGATATATACAAGATCTCCTTACCAACATGATCACTCCCTTCCTTAAATAAAACCTTGCCCGATGGGTTTAAAACTACACCCTCCACACCACCATTAAACGCATCTTCCTCAGATCCCTCGGACACCACAGGGAACACTCCCTCAGTGCCTATCTCATACACCGTAACAGATACTTCCGCTACATTACCCCCACCTATCCTTAACTCACCCTCTAACCCAGCTATAATGTCGTCCTCACTACCTACCTCTCCAACTATACTACCAGCACCTCCCCTCAATAATGACCAACCCCTGTTCTCATATGAAAACCTAGTCCGACTCACATCATTACGACTCCACCAAAATAAACCACCACATACTCCTGTACCCTCCAAATTATCTGTGTCCAAATCTGAACGAACTGAATGAACCACCGTCCCACCAAAGAAATGATCTAAGACTGCACCATTCTCATCCCTTACCGAACTTAACCATACACGACTGTTCGTTAAGTAATAATAGACTCCATCAATCGCATCCTCAAATAACTTCTCAAAACTAACCCCCACACTCTCCGAACCTATCTCACCATCCCCACTAGAAATCAGAGCATAAGACTCTACTGCTCCGCAACTACTACCTATCTCATATAGATCACGACCCACACGCTCCCAACGACCATCTACCTCTACCACACTAGCATCTACTACCCGTAGACATAAACCCGTAGTACTGTCATTACGCTCTCCACTACGAACATCTAATATAATCTTACTCATATAAATCTCCCTACAAATCCTGTGGCTGATGCTGAGGGACCAGGAACTCCTGCTACTACACCATTCGCTACGGTTGTTAAAAAGTGTGAACTGATCCCTTGCCCTAAAGCACTACATATACGAGGTACTTCTAATCCTACAATACCAACACTCGTGAAACTACTCACTAACAACTGTGTTAATAAAATAGGGTCGCCCACTATCCCCCCTACAAATGAACCAACACCTACACCTGCTACTGCACCTCCAAAAAAATAAGGCTGACTTATGCCAAGCATAATCGGAACCCACATGACAGGTGCAAAGACACCCACTAACAGATTACTCTTAAAGGCTGTCTCCATTAAAGGTGCATTAGGCACTACCACCATTGAGCCTACACATACACCACTACCTACTGTGCCTTGAGCCACACCTTGTACTGTACTCGCTAATAACCACTGATATAAACCAAGCTCTACACCCTGTGCTATCTGAGCCATTTGTGGGGTCTTACTACTAGAGGAAGCCATGATCGCTCCACTCACTGCTCCTGGTACTGGCATACTATGTGAACCCCTATTAGAAGAAAACTTAATGTTGTCAGACTTACAACACACGCAAGATGTATGTAGGTCTGTGTGTTGTGGTGCATTCTACCACACAAACAATAAAACAACTATTAAGATTAAACCCAGAAAGATTTTGGGTTTTAAAATCTGGAAATGGGTTTTACGGTAGTTATTATTTAAATGGTGGGCGACTAAAAATTAAAGTCTCCACACATCCTTGCTATATCTATTTGAGAACTGATGTCGTATCTGCCCATCTTGCGAACGATCTTTTTTAGCTTGATAGTTCTGTCCTGTAGAGCGTAGTTTTTTCTTTGTTTAGCAGTTAGGATCTCTTCGATCTTATAGTGGTCAACAGATTTTATATCGAGTTTTGCTTTTTGACCATCGAGGTCATAGAGATATTTTTTATCCCACTTGATAACACACTCATCTTGGAAAATATCTTCCGAAGGTATGACGACCTCAGTCCTTCCTTGAGGTTCGATAATCTGAAAGACGATAGTGGTAAGGTACGAGTTACAGTCTTTCCCTTCGCAATCATCTGGAAAGAACTTGGTCTTTGTATCGGTGACTTTAAACCCTTCACCTTTGAGTTCTATGTGTAGATCTTCTTTTATGTGCCATACTCTGAACTGCATGGCAGAACACTCAGGCCAGGAATCGAAGTATGCACACGCCCCATTTCGATCATTGGGTGAGTCGCAATCGAACGCTGATTCCTCCCAATCGCCCCATTCACAACCACCCCGACCGAAGGTTCTAAAGTCTTTCATTTATTACACTCAAACCTAGAATTTTGAAGGTTAACATTTCACGAGTCTTGCCTGTTGACATATCTCTTAAACGGGCGAGTCGTTTGATTTCGATGAGGGTATCATGTTCATCTGATGTAAGGATCTCTTCTACTCGATACGGTTCACTAGGTATCAGTCTTGCTTCATTCCCTTGTAGATCCTTGATCCTTCTGTCAGCCCATTCGATGCCTACTCGTTTATCGTCAACAGTGATAAAGACATGACCTTTAGGATCAGTGATCAACCATTCGATTTCGATCTCGTGTTGTTCAGATATGATCTCATCCTCAGAGTCATCGAAGAATGGCATCTCTTGAGACTTTTGCTCTTGGCTGATGATGTTTACGCCTTCGGTCTCAAGAACATATTCTTTCTTTACTCTACTGTAAGTGCAGAGATTGAAAGTCTCTGATTTGAACACATTGAAAAAAGTCTCACCACCTGTCTCCCATGAGTTCATGTCGAAGTTCATGTCGAAGTGTTCTTTAGAATTGTTTGAGTTCCACTTTAGAAACTCTGGCTTGATGATGTTTACCATAACTGTTCTCTCTCTTTACGAGTAGTGTTGATATCTCTAACGACTTGAACATTGAGAATCGGACAAAACTTTTAAATACTTTTTACCAGCCTCGATTGGCTTTACTTTTCGCTCGGTTAGCTTGTTGCTCTTTCTCTTGGAGTAGTCTCCATAGAGCATGAGCCTCTTGCTCATTTAACTTTTCGAGCATTGAGGTCAGTGTCTCCCTCTGGCAACGCTCTCGGTAGAACAGAACTGATAGATGTCTTTTGATGCTCATGCTTTTACTCCCATTTGCGAGGATACTTCATCGAACATTGACTCGCTCTCTTTCTTGAGGAGACTGAGAGCTTCGTTGATAGCGAGGTCTGTACAGCCTTTCATGTTCTTTTCGGTGATGTATGGGCCGTTAACAGCCTCATTCAAGTGCCACAGCATCGCCTTGAGAGGTGTACCCTCTAACTTATCGAGTTTAAGGCTTAGGGGTGTTCTAGTAGTGGTCATTGTTTCTCCTTTAAAGAGTTGAGGATCGTTCCTCATGTATGGTTATAGATAAGGGGTTACAGGTTCTTCGTGCGATAGTAGCTGACGATGAAAATCCCGATGAGGCAGATGCTCGCTACACCCGCGATGTCTAAGATCGTTGAGAGCATTGTTCTTCTCCTTTAGGCAGAGCCGTTCTGATAATCATTAGTACGATGAGCTTGAGCGTCATGTGGTGGCTCTCTTACTGAGGGTTGTTGTTCTCATCACGATCCACAGTCTCGTCATGCTCTTGGATCTCATGACGGATGTAGCGTGGGAGGTTCAAGTTAGACTCGATGCAGTTTCGGATCGCTGTGAAGAGATGGGTTGGAGTCTTCTGTGGGTAGTGTCCATCAACGATGACACCTCGGACAAACTCTGTTCCGTTTTGGTCGATGAAGTGGGGGCTTCCATCTCTGCGAGTGAGCTTGCCACTGTAGCTCTTAGGACGGTTCGTATTATTCCCATTAAGAGAAGCGATGGTGCTAGGGATAAGACCCTTGCTACCAAAGATCACCTTGTCCACATCCTTAGTCGTGCAGGCCACACCTGCCTCATTGATGAGGCGAGTTGCACTCTCAAGGCTGTTCTCGGCAACGAAAGCGTTGAGGCGATTAAGACGCTCGTTAAGAACCTCTTTGTATGAGATGGTCATGTCGAGGATGACAGAGTATTTGTTGTCTCCGTTGATTCTTGACAGTTTTACTCTTGGGTGGTTAGTCATGGTGGTTCTCCTTTATTTAATAATCTTGGTGATAAGGCTGTGAGGAATTTCCTCTTCCTCTTTCTTTATAAAAGGGTTGGGGCGAGGCCCTGGTCTCAGTGAGACAAGAGTAGCTTTAGCGACCTTCTTCAAATGCTTTGTTGGGAAGTTTTTCATGAAAGTCTCCTTTATGAGAGTTGGGCTTGATTGCCTTCATGTTAAGTTATAGATAAGGGGTTACGCTTCCCCTTTTTCGCACCACCAATCCAACTCATCCCAATCATCGGGATAAGAGTCAATGAGAAAAGGCATTGAGACAGGAGAGCGTGTGGTTTCTTGAAACCAAACCCCATTGACCAGATGATGATCCTGTATGAGCCATCCTGACTTGGAGCGGGTAAAAACATGGTCATAGCCATTCGCTCCGCTCAAGATGGAAAATGATTGAATTTCTTCATCCTCCTCGATTAACATGAGGAGCTGTGCTAGAGCTAGAGCGTTATCCACTTCCCATTTTGCCTCTCCACAAGAGATCTGATACTCATCTCCCCCGCAAGAGAGGAAGCCACTTTGTTTGTGGTCGGTACTCTCTATCTCGTCTAGTCTAGTCTTTGTTTGTGGTTTCATTTTTTCTCCTTTGGGAGTGGTGGTGGGGCTTGATTGCCTTCATGTTAGGTAATAGAGAAGGGGTTACGCTACACGCTTTTGCTAAGTAAATCAAATACTTGACTGAAGCGTAACCCCTTATCTATACCATTATATGAGGAACGATCCTCACCCCTAACTCCCAATGGAGACTAAAGACATGAACGCACTTTTAACCTACTCAGAGGCTTCTAACAGAATCAGCGACATCATCAGCTCTCTCAGCTTCTCTCTCTTAATGGGAGAGGCTGAGGAAAAGCCCACAGTTAAGGCAGTACGATCTAAGGTGTCTGCTTACTATGCCTCTCTCAATCGTGAGAACAAACTCGATGTCCTCCACTCTTATGAGGCGAAGAACAAGGCAGAGCTGATCGAGAACGCTCAAACATCTCTGTTAGAGCGAGTCGGGGGAGCGTAAGCTGTAACCCCTTAAATATATCCTAGTGTGAGAGGCTAGGAAACATTTACCAGCAATCATATAATCATTTCAAACTGCAAACCACATCTCTTGAAAGGAGACTCCCATGCAGAACATCACAGCAACACCAAACACAACTTTAACTTTCACTACAACCAAGTCGGGCAAGGCTGACCTCAAGAAAGACGGAGGCACTGTCAGAGGGAGGCATACTGTCGAGGTGTCGATGCTCGTGGGTACTGACCACAAGACCATCGCCGCTATGGATATGGTCAAGGTAGAGTCGGCTGATCGAGCCAAGCTCAAGGTGGATCTTGAGGATCGTGGGTTGGTCTTTACCGATCTTGACTTTGATCTCGCTCTCGATGGGGATCAGCCACGCAAGAAAGGTCTGCTGACAGCACTCCGTCAGTCAGCCACAGGGTCTAACGATGACAACTCTCATCTTGAGGCTTACAGCGATCATCCAGCAGGTGTGAAGGGTGTCTCTATCCACGATGGAACAGGTGATGTCCATGTTCGTGGAATCATCATCGGAGAGCGTGTTCTCTCGGCTGATCCCAACGGAGATGCGAGAAAGACTAAAAGTGGTCTTCATGTCCAAATCAAGAACGCTATCAGTCGTGAGTTAGACCTCACCAGTCGTAAATGGAGACAGTACAAACTCCCTGCTTCAGCGACTGTGAATGGGATTGACAACCCTACCCTATAGTCCTCATCGGGTGCTTCGCTGTAACCCCCTATTTATAACTCTATGTAATCAGCCCACACTCACTAAGGAGAACAACATGGCTACCTACACAAAGCAAGACATCGAAAACCTCAAGACTCGTATCCGAGCTGAACTTCCTGCTCTAGTACAGGCGAACCCAGGCGAGAGTACAGGACAGTTAGAGACACTGTACTGTGATGCTAATCCTGTTCTCGTAGATCAGTTCGGCATGACCAAGAGTAAGCACAATTGGTCTGTCGTACAGGTCAAGGTCTATGACTGCATACAGGAACTTAAAAAGAGTGGTGAACTTATCACCCATAAGCGTGGGTACTACCACCCCGACTTTGACCTTACCACAATCCCTGCTAAGGCTAAGGCTAAGGCTAAGGCTAAGAAGGCTAAGGCTAAAAAGGTTGAGCCTGTGGTCGAAACTGTGGTCGAGCCTACCCTTGAGGTCGAGGAAACTCAAGAGGTCGAGGAAACTCATGTCCCTGTTGAGGTGGACAACCCAGCTGTCATCGAAGCCCACATCGACACTACCACAAATGAGTTGGTGGAGAATGTCGGTGGGTCTAAGGACTACCGCATCTCTCTTGATAAAGTAGAGGATGGGTACATCACTTCAAGTGTGCAGGTAAGCACGACTACACTTGAGCCTGTTGCAGAGCAAGAGCAAGAGCCTGTTGAGGTTGAGGTTGAGGTTGCTCCTGTAGAGCCTGTTGAGGTTCAAGAGGTGGTAGAACCTACCCTTGAGATCGAACTGCCTGTAGAGGGCAATATGGAGACTCAAGAGGTAGAAAAGGACACTCAACCGAGCTATGATCTGAGAGAGCTTCGCAAGAGTGCTTCCTTTGACCCTATCGAGATGACTTTAAATGAAGTGAAGGGTAGCTATGAGGTGTACCGAGACATGGTCGCACGAAACATCGTGTTGACCCAAAAGAAGCGAGAGGATTATGTAATAATCCCTGTGGATATAGATCAAGACCGACTTGATGCTCTTAATCAGATTGACGGTCGCTATACTAGGTATGCCTTGAAAGCAGTAAGACTCTTTGAAACAGAAAAGAACCATAAGGACGGTTGTCTGTTTCATGTCAAGGCTCTCATCTCCTGTACTCACAAATGCGATCATACCGATGACTTTGGTGGTCTAGTTGAGCCTTGTATGAAGCCTCTTGACTGTCCACTACAGAGCATTTGGGGAGGGGTGGCGATCTATGTCAACAAACTTTACCACAAGTACAACCCTCAAGACTCATAAGGAGACTCCTCTCACGCTGTTAAGCGAAAGCCGACTAGAGAGATTTTTAAAGACAATCGCTCCGACACTTAACAGCGTGAGGTTGGAGAACAAGTTGCTTACCTTAAACTTTACCACAAGTACAATCATACTCCCCCTAACATCAACGATGACTTGGGGGCAACTTACAAACTCCTTAAAGGAAAAAGGACTTATCCATGAGTCTAACTAAAAGAGATCTACAAGAATCAATCATCATCATAATCGAGCGAGATGGATCACACCATGTAAAGATCCCAAATAATGATGACCTAGAGTTTGATCCGAAGGCTTATAAGGCTATGGTAAATACTCTGACTGTGCTGGACGAACCGAGCTTTGTCCTCAAGACTGTTCTTTGGGTAGAGCGTAAGATCCAAGCACTTAACACCATGCTCTTTAGAGCGAGTGCTTGATTATGAAAAGATACACACGCAAAGTGAATGGGAAGATTGAGTGGGAGTATCACAAACTCTTACCTGATGAAGAGGCTGAAGATTTGATTAGAGGTGCTTGTTTGGAGATAGGGTTTGAACCGATTGATTCTGGAATCTACGCTTTAAAGACAGACGAGGGGGTGTTAAAGGTTATCCAGCAAGGGGAAGAAAGACATGGCTGGATAGTCGAAATAAACAACTACTCCGAGATGTTTTTTACACGCCAAAGCTTGTTCGATACCATAAGGTCGGTATGGACACATGAGCGTAAAAATCCTTTAGGGTTACCAGTTGTGCTTTCTTCAAAAGAGATCGAAGAAATACTAGGTGGTTAAGATTTTAAAGGTTATCATCGAGCCACGAGAGGTCTAGCGTCCACTGATGTTGGGATCTCTCGTTCCATACTTCAAAGACTCGGACGATGTAGTCCTCAGTCTTTTGGGGTGTAAGGTTATTAATCGAAGCGAGTTGATGTAGTACCTGCGATTGAACTTGTGGGGGTTCAACGGATAAGGTTCGTCCGATGTGCTTTGCTTTGTGGCAGGTGGGGCAGAGAGAAATCAGACCCTTGAGAGTTTGATTTTTGTTCTGGTCATCATAGTGCCAAATCTCGTGGCACTCTACTGGCCACTTAGATCCTTTACCCCCACAGACCTCGCATTTGTACCCTGCTTGCTTGTAAGAGGCTTTGCGTAGCTTATCCCATTGAGCTTTGGAGAGGTTGGCTTCAGAGCGTAGGTTATTGCCCCATGAGGATTGAGGGACGAGTTCAACAGTGAGTTTCATATAGACCTCGTATGGTTTTTAACAAGAGTCCAATTGCATAGCTTAAAGAGTTAGAATCAACAGGGTAAATATAGATTTCTTCAGTGGTATCTGTGGAGATAGTGACCAGATTTATACTACTGTCAAAGCTAAGGCGAAGGTTGGAGTCCTTGTCGTGTTTGTAGTGAACTCTGTCTGGATATAAATTTGCGTTATGCTTAGGATAAGGGTCTTGGTCGTCTACAAACCCAATCTCCGCAAAAACATCTTTCCAATCAGCGGGGGATAGGTGTTGGGTCATTTCTATGTTGGTCATTAATGAGGGGTTGGGGATCATTCGCCCCTCGCTGTCTCTACTTAGGTATGTCATCATTTTTTCTTCTCCCTCATTTTGAGTAAAGTTTTAGTGATTTCTCCAGCTTCTACTTCTCGTGTTTGGTTTTTATCTGGGTGACAGAACATGAGGAGGGTTTTGATAAGGTTCTGATCAAGAGGATGCTTAGGGGAATTATCTCGTGCATGAATCAAGCAAGAAATCTGCATCTTAAGCTGGTTCATCTGTATTTTAAGCTGGTGGTTTTCAACCTTTAGGATGTTGGCTTGATGGTCGGGGGGCGTTTCTTCTTGTAGAAGTTTATGTATGATCTTTTGTAGGGCTTCATATTTTAGATCCGACTTTATCCTCTTATGCCCTTGCGTATCTCTCCAGCAAGTCCAACAGATGTTAAAATGACTATCCTCCATAGGCCAGTTACATTGACCACAAATTTGAACATCCATAACTTAATACTTTCTTTATCTCTATCATACTACAGATCATTTATATGAAAGGCATAAACAATGTATGACAAGCTAGCGTATTTAAGATTAAGAATTGCTTGCCTCGAAAGACAGGCTGACTTAACACCAGGTCTTGGCACACAAGATCCCTGTATCATTCTTGAGAGGGCGAAGAATAATAAGGCTAACATTGATGAGCTAAGGTATGTCAAAGATGTGTTAGAGGATCTTAATGTCGTCACACACCAAGATTCTAATCGAGAGGGGTTAGAAGACATTTCTAATAGAGATAGGAATGATTGGTATGGTCTGACTTACCCTAGAAGATTGAGGGAGAGAGTAGAGGGTGAGGAGATTGTATACGGAAAAAATAACAAAAAGATACCAGTCAACATTCCACATATCACTTATTCTCAACACGCTCAGTTTAGAATGGATCTGAGAGGCGTGACTATGAAACAAGTAGAGGCTGTTGTGAAGCACTGGCATACACAGAATGCCTTAGTAGTAGAGGGTATGCGAGATTATGACCGACTTAAAGAAATCGCTATGGCAAATAAAGAAAAGCATGAAGAAATCAAAGCTAACTGGGAATGGTTTGAAAGAACTTTGTCTCGTGATCAACTCAAGAAGCAGATGGACGATATGAGAAGGCGTAATCGAGAGATGGAGATCAACCATAAATATATGGGTGTCTTCGTAGGGTTTGTTCCTCAGAGAGATGGGAGTGTAGACATCAAGACCGTCTTTAATCTGAAGAAGGAAGATCAACTTTACAGTAAATACAACTGCAAGTAGGTTTTACTTCGTTGGCTTAACAACCACCTTGTGGAAAAAGTTCCGAGAGCTTTCCAAGAACCTGTTGACGAACTCAGCACCACCTGCTTTTTTAGGGTAGACTACTTTATCTGAAGTATACCCGTACTCGAACAGGAAGATGCCTTTTGAAGGGTCGAGTTGGACGCTGAACTTATCGTCTTTTGTATGTGTCCATACATGATTTCGATGAGAGGCGATGAAGCCACATTCTGCCACGAGCATTTTGAACAGTTCTTCCTTAGTGGCAAGATGCTCAGTTAGCGAATCTATATCGGGATTAACAATCCTCTTATCGTCTTGCTTAACTGTCAGCATCTTCATAACCCCGTAGTTTAATGATCTCTCCGATAGCTTCATTTATATGTGGAACAACATCTTGAGAGATTTTATTTTCTAAGAGCCAGTCTAGCATTTGCCCTTTCCAGACATGAGGGTTATTGGTCTTAAGCTCATAAAGTTTCCGACTCCAACTGTACATCACTTGAGGCTCGATGATACCTTGAGCTGTCTTTTCTAAGAGACAGTCAAGTAAAGCGACCATATCTTTGGGTGGTATTTGTTCTCCTTTCTTTAGGAAAGAGATCTCTTGTTCGGTTAAGACCTCTTTAGCGATCTGACTCGTGACCCCACAGGCAGAGAGCTTGCGACCTGAACGGTAGTAGCGAGCTACAATCCGATCTTTTTCTTCTGAAGTGAGGAGTGTGGCCTCTGTGGGTCTACTGTCTTTAGGTTTTCGACCTCGTTTTGCTGACTTTCTCAGTTCTTGAGGGAGTCGCTGATATATTGTTTGTTTAGTCACACCATAAAGTTCACCTAAGACCTCAAGCGTACCCCCGTGGTACGCATCTATGATCTCGTCCATCGGGATTGGTACTTTTAAGTGGTTATAGTTAGCCCATCCAATCTTAGGCTTCGGGTGTCTGAGCGTCTGTACGACATCAAGCTCAGTTAGCTCCCAGTCTTGTGCGATCTCAGCAGGAGTCTTACCCGCTACCATGCCTTTGTGGAAGGCTCGTCTTTTGTTTTGATGGATCATGTAGTTCTCCTTTGGGAAGTGATTTATAAATAAGGGGTTACTAAGACCTCTTAAACTTGACTTGGTAGGTCTGCATCGTTTCGAGGTTGGGTACAGCATAGAACGCTTCTTTCACCTCTTCTGGAGCCTCTCTAAACTCGCTCCAACGGATCGTATAACTATGAGCGATGTATTGATCAAAGAGATCTTCACTGATAGCGTCCTCGATGTCGCAGATGTCTACCGATTCCAACTTAGGTGTGGGGGGTTGTTTTTCTACCCTCGTGGTGTATTTACCCGATGCCGACTCGATGATAAGATCTTGGTCATCTGCCATCTCGATCAGTTCTGACTTGAAACTTTTAAGAGACTTGTTAAACCTGTTCTGTGCTTCCCATAGTTTACTTGCCGCTTCGGTTCGTTGGTTGATGTCGAGGTTAGTATCGTTCATTGTGTTCATAAGTGTGTTGAAGTTCATTGTGTTCTCCTGTGCGAAGTTTATTTTAGGTTTAGTTCAGTTAGGATATGTGTTGAAGTTTCTCCACCGACCCATTGGACGGATACTTGGTGAAAGCCATTACCGTCTAAGTTTGAGTTTTTATGAGCGTCCTCAACAATGAATCCTGTCGATGAGTTTGTCTTGAGGACTACATCTTTGCCTTTAGTGAAGTGAGGGGCTAGAGATTTGCACACTCTATAAGTCTCTTTTAGGGTGTGTCTTTCACCTGGCTTAGGGATTCGTACTTTAGTTGCAGAGTCTCGAACCATGCACGATTTATTGGTCAAGACATCATAGACAAAGAGTGCCTTCCCCGATCCTTGAAGTGGTTCGCGGGCGTGAAGGATAAACCCTTCGATACCACGCTTGTCCATACTACCCTTTGTGACTTTGACTGGAGTATCGCACATAAGAGTTGCGTACATTGCTTCCATCTCTGACTTTAGACCTTTCTCAAAAGCTCTCACTTGAGATTTAACTAAGTCTCCGTCCACAAGGTTTTGGATCACTTCGGTGCTGTGACCCTCATAAGGATGGTCTGAGTCTGCAAACTCGATTGGTAGTGGTTCGCCTTTAAGGGCGAGGTGTACGCTCTTAGCGTAATCTAAGACTTGTTCTGTAGTGTTCATATTTTCTCCTTTTACGAAGTTAGTATTTTATAGATTGTTCATTGCTTTATATGAGTCTCCAATGACTTTCTTTACCATACCCCAACTTGGGATATGATAGGCAACCTCTCCTGTGAGGATCGGTTCTCCCGACACGACACAAGAGGTGTCAGCTAGTGCCTCTATATGCTGTGTCTCGTGAAGTCGTGCCGACTTGGGTACTTTGACCTTAGTCAAGTCATACCCTGCGAGAGAGGCTTGCTCTAGGGCTTCCTTTCGGGCTTCCTTCGCTTCTCTTTTAGCGAGGGAATCTTCACCCTTCTTTTCACAGCAAGAGTCAAAGAGAGGACAACCTTGACACATCGAGTCTGATTGCACGACTTTGCCAAAGCAAGGGGTCGTAGCCACGAGGCGTATCATTGTTTCCTCATCGTTGAGATTATAGAGACTTGGAGTAGACTGTACGATCTCAAAGTCACCGAAGAGGTCATCTTCATCTTCTAGTTCCATCATCATCTCCATTGGTGTGTTATCATACGAAGGAGCAGGTGCTTCTTCGGAGCAAACCACATTCCATCGCCACTCCCAACATTGAGTGGTCATCTCCCCTGTAGACTTGAGCGTTTTAACAGCTTGGCTACAGAGGTTATTAAACTTAGGTTGACCCGATGGGTAATACCCAAAGTCAGCTTCAGTCATACCCACATGGGTAAGGACTGCTTGTCGAGCCTCTTGAAGACGACTTGGCAAGATGTTTGGGAACACCTCTCGCATAGCGTTTAGTATTAAGTTTTTTTGTTCCTGTGTTGTCATAGAGAGTCTCCTTTAGGAGTGAGTAAGTGAGCAGTATCACCTACATGATATAATAGATAAGGGGTTACGAGATGCACCATCCGACCTTAGAGGTCAATAGGGCAAACATCAGATGAAGATTGGCTTTGAGCGTCAACCACATCTGATCTCAAGTAAGGGTCTATAGCACCCTCAAAAGCGTTCTGATTGTGCTTCATATTTAAATGACCTTTTATGGTCACAAACGAACGCTTGAGTGCCTTCTTAAAGTCAGTGATACCCAAGTCGTTCATGACCAAAAGACAAGCATGACCCCACTGTTTGGCCTGTCGTAGAGTGATCTCAAGTCCCATATCTTGTTCTTCAGCCACCTTGCGTATCGCTCGATTGCAATCCACTAGGAGCTTTACTTGATCGGTATCAAACTGAGGAAACTCAGCCTGTACAACCATTCTCTCAAACTTAGGTGTGGGAGGTGGTGCGTAGATACCAATGAGCCTAGACAAGAAGCTGGAGTCTTTCATTTGAGTGATGTTCCCTCCACCTTCACTTCCATCTGCACCACTATTAGCGGTGAAATAAAACCGAGTATTTGGCAACACTTTGAACAACCCTCCCTCAATGGGATTGGCGATCATCTCTTTACCATTCTCCACAGCCTCCCTCAACAGTTCAAGCATATCGGGTAAGGCTCGGTCAGCATCCGAAAAGATGACGACTCCTGGGACAGTGATGGTGAGCATACCATCGTTATTGATAACGGTGTACCCATTACCCTCCATGTCCTTGATGGACTCAGAGAGTTGGAGTGGAGTTGCACCTGTAAAGTCTCGCTTACAAGTGACCCCCCTACACGCCTTTAAAAGCTCCCCTTCGACCTCCTTCGTTTCAGTACCTCCATCGACTGAAACGAGGGTGGTTCGGGTCACCCAATCGGTAGGTGAAGTGCCTTGCTTGAAGGCGAACCTCTTACATGGGATATTGAAAGCGTGGCAAAACGCTTTCACCAAATCATCCTTACCTGTGCCTGCTGGCCCACTGACGATCATGTGATTCACTTTTAGAAACATGGATGCGTCCTGCATCCATCCCTCTGAAGAGTCCTCAACATAGTTGTTGGGTCGCTCGGCAGGAGTCCAACCTGCACTTTTGATCTCTGTATTTGTGAGGGGAGACATCAGTCTCTTCACTCCACAGAATGAGTTGCTTTTGAGAGTATTTAGATTTGGTGCTTGACGAGCCATGAGGTTCTCCTTTGTCAGAGTGCGAGTTGATTACAAGAGTCTATAAATAAGGGGTTACAGGATAATAACCTTATACGATTTTCGGGGGATTGTTCCCCCCTACACAATACTAATATATAAGGGGTTACAGTTTTTATTGGCAATCCTATAACAGAAGCGTAACCCCTTATATATTAGTATTGTGTTCTCACTTTTAAATAAACTCACAGGAGATGAATATGGATACAAACCACGACCCATCACAATATGCTAAAAGAGATCCTTTGAGCTTCGCTAAGGGAGCGTTCGAGGCTCTTACCTTAATGCTGAGAGGTATCTCTGTGCAGAGACAAGGTGGCACATTCGCTATCTCAGCATCCTTCCCTTGGCTCGTCTTTGGTCGAGCTATTCAAAATGTTAGAGGGAAAGACTTCGACTCGTCTGATAAAGCAAAGTGGTTAAAGGCGATCTATCAAGACGCATTATATAAGTTTCAGAGTGGGCCAGAGAAGGCGACTTTGTACCTCCCTGCACCCTCAGCCGCAGGTGTGACCACAATCAATGCTTCCGCAGGTGTCGGTGGTGGAATCCATGAAGCAGGTCATGCCATCTGTGATTGTGCGAATGGTCGCTTCCCTACCTTTGCTGAGTTTTACACTCATGTTGGTCGCCACTTAGAGATGGAGATCCCATACCATGAGTCTAACCTCCCTAAATGGGTTAATGTGACTGCTGATATGAGACTTGAACCAGGAATGGCACTCTCTTATCCAGAGGTCGAACATCGCTTTCATGCAATCCAAACTTGGTGTCATGAGCTTGAATCTGAAGGGAGAGGACAGGAAGTTCCTAGTGACTTTCTCATGGCTCTTAGAGACAGTGGGAAGGGTTGGGTTTCCGATGAGTCAAAAGCTGTCTATGCTGAGTACAAGCAAGAGGCTAGAGACTTGGTGGACTACCTCAAACCTATATGGTCTGAGCTTAATCCAAAAAACACTGATTGGGAGTCTTCGGCTCACCTTCCTGTCTATGTCGCTGTCGAGGTCATCAACGCTCTTCATAAGATGCTGAAAGAACCACCTCCCGAAGATGGTAAAGGTAAAGGCAAGGGTAAAGGCAAGGGTAAGTGTAAAGGTAAGGGTAAGGGTGAAGACCCAACCAAGCCTAATGAGCAAGGGGATGATAACAAGCCTAATGAGCAAGGGGATGATAGCAAGCCTCAACAAGAAGCAGGTAAGTCTCCCATGAGCCTCAACGACATCAAACGACTCTTAGACGGTGAGGGTAAAGCACTTGATCCTAATAGTGCAATGAAGCAAGAGGTCAATAAGAATAAAAAGCAATTAGACCATGAGCTTTATATCCCCAATGGATCTAAACCGATCTATCGGAAGTTCCTTTAATCATTTGGGGGGTACGAAGTAACCCCTTATCTATCCTATTAACTCTCGAAAGGAGAAAGACAATGCCAAACCAATATGACACCAAAGTCCTCTCGGCTCTTGGTCGAGGCACTAATAAGGTTCGCAGAGCCTTAGAGGTTGCTAACCAAAAGGCTGGTCAAAACTTCATAGGTGCGAGACTCAACACTCGCTCCACAGCTTTAGTGAATACGCTTGTAAGCGTAAGAACTGGACAAGTGAATAAAGATCGGCACATCAAGATGTATCAGAAGCCACAAGTGAGAGCGGCTTTCAGTTTCGCCTGTGATGGGAGCGACAGCATGAACTATAGCAATACTACTCCTAGTGGAAACTATTGGAATGAGTGTATCAGCCTCATAAATGGACTCCATACTTCATGTCAATCAATCGGGGTTGACTCAAGCTCTGCCCTAGTCATGTACACCTATGGGGATAGAGATGTCCCTATGGCAAGTTCAAGCTACAAGCCTGTAGCTAACATGATCAAAGGTCTTGGTGATAAATGGCAACGAGATAATCCTGATAGGCTTCGTAATAAGCGTTGCAGTGGTGGGACAAGTATCGTCTGCTATGCCGAAACTGCAATCGACATGGTGTCTAAATCTAATGCTACTCATAAGATCGCCTTTTTCCTCACTGATGGTGAAGACTACGAGAAGGCTTACTTAGAATCAATGAGACTCCAAGCCCAAGCCCAAGGTATCAAACTAGTCGGTATCGGATTAGGTGTACAGGGGGATAACTTGCCTAACGGTATCAGTGGTAAGTCTGCTCTTGAGATCGCACCTCGCATGATGGATCATCTTGAGAAGATCGTCAAGTCATCCACAGGAGTAGAGGCTAAGAGCTACATCTAAGAGCAACGATTAGTCCATGCTGTAACCCCTTAAATATAGGATAGTGTAAGGGGAGCAATCCTCACCAACCCTAACTCCCAAACGGAGAACAAAATGAACACAGTAAACATCACATCCGACAACTTCCTTCCAGCTCTCCTCGCCCCTTTCGGTGGCAAGGACACCCACAGCGAGTCGGGCGAGGCTCTCCCATCAACCTCAAGCAAGGCGTGGACATTCACGCTCCACAACAACGAGCGTGATACCCACCTCACCTTCAAGGCTCGCCGCCCTCGTGGGTGGACTGTTGAAAGCCCTGTCCTCATCGACCTCATGGTCGGCAAGGATAACTCCTCAGACTTCGGCTTCATCGGCTCGGTCAGCCCAAGAGGGTTCTACAAGGCAAGCCCTAAGAGCGTGGTAGATGCTGATCGCAAGACTGTGGCAGATCGTACCCTCGTGTGGCTTATCACGAAGCTCAACAATGGGGTGGAGCTTCCAGACGCTCTTGAGATCAAGGGTGCTTCTAAATGCTGTCGGTGTGCTAAGAAGCTCACCAACCCAGACAGTGTGGACGATGGCATGGGGCCAGTATGTCGCAAGAAGGCTTCATCGAGCAAGGTAAGTCGAGGGGTCTAAGGGCTAGGGTGGGTTGGGGGTCGGGAGGCTCTTAGAGGGGCATTTAAGAGATCGTGAGGCTTTGTCTATCTTCGGGCAGAGCCTTTGACTTCGATGCCTACTACCCTGGGGCGAGAAATCTAGGGTGGTGTGATGCTATTGTAGTGAGCTAAGTACGAAGTCGTAACCCCTTATCTATAAGACTATGTAAGAGGGGTGCAGAATAATCACGCACCCCATCACTCCCAAATGGAGAAGCCAACATGAGCTACTACCCCTCACTTCAAGACCTAAACTTCACCTCCGAGCAACTCACTGAGGCGATCCAACAAGACCTCAAAAAGTTGAAGTCAGCTAAGGCTTCACTCGAAGAAGCTAAGGCTCGCCTCCAATCCTCATCCTACGCAGACGCTGTAGAGTGTCAAGAGTGTGGCGGAGAAGGTCGGATAGGGCGTATGTTTCAGGTCGGATATGACGACTACGAAGCGGACCCAGAACTGTGCGAGTGTTGTCTCATGGATGGAGTGTACCCTTGGGATGTCAAACGCTCATGGTTTGATGAGGAAGTGGCTAAGGCTACCCTTGATCCAAACTTGGATGAGGACGAGCGAGAGGATGAGTTAAGAGATCTTCTTGAGGATCAGGCTTACGACCTTGACCTCTCTCCTCCACTGGAGGTCAAAGAGTGGAAACAAGCCTTACATCACTATAGCTTCCTTCCTTACAACCTCCACCAGAACCTATCCATTCTGAAAGACCACAACGAGACTGAGACCCCCTCATGGGTAGACAAGGCTCTGATAGAGGTCGAAGCACTAATCGAAAAGGAGAACCCATGAAGCAAGTCGAGATAAAACCTAGTGAGTTCCTCGCTCACCTTACAGCCCCTTTCTTCGGGGCGACACATGACCATAACGGTGTCGCCCTTCCGTCCAAGAGAACCAAGTCCTGGGTGTTCACCTTCGGCAACGAGCGTAAGGACAATCACCTCACCTACAAGGCGACTCGTCTAAAGGGGCAGACCGTCAATGAACCTGTTGAAGTGAGCCTTAACCTACATGGACTTAACAGCTTGTATGACCCTGTGTATCAGACCATCGGGACAGTCGATGAGAGAGGTACGCTCCGAATCCAATGCGGACTGAACCTCAATCAGCCCCGACTCGACATCGGCTACGAAACCCTCGTCTGGCTCTTAGGAGTATCTACTGACCAAGACTTCGAGATGCCCGATAATCTACAGATCATGTGTGAAGCCAAGTGTGCGAGATGTGCTCTCCCCCTCACTAACCCTTCGAGCTTAAAGCAAGCTATCGGCCCCATCTGTCGTAAGAAGATCAATAAGAGTAGTCCAGCTCATAAAGACATCAGTTATTGAGAGTCCTTAGTAGCCCAAATCATATAATAAATAGGTACTCTTAAATATGATTCAAGGACACTAAAATGACTAGAGAAATGATTACCACCGACCTTATCCAGTTGCTTCGTAAGTCAAGGGAGACACGCTCAAGCTGGCTTCCAATGTGGGAAGACTTAGCAAGAGGTCATTACCGAGACTTGAGAAATCGATGGATGACCTTTAATGCTAAGACCTTAGTTGACTGGGGAGAACATGAAAAGCAGGTACAACTCCTCATGTGGCAAGGGGGGAACAATGCAGAGGATTGGCTCAAGTTCGCCTATCGTTTAGTAATGGTCAAAGAGGACGCTCAGATTGCCCTCTAAGAGCATTAAAGGAGCAACCCTAGCCTAGACCCTTCACTGAACGCTACGACATCTTAGAAGTTCGTTTCACGATCCTTGAGGTTGATTCTCATGTCCTCGCTATAAGTGATTACAAGCTGAGGTTGATGGTGGCTCTTATGAGTGGTGGCTTTACCCTTACGAGCGTTCCAAAAAGTCTTGGTGGTTGAGGTCATCTTGATGCTGAAAAGCTTCACATGATCCGACACACCCTCAAAGCCTTTGGCGATTGCTTCCACGATTGCCTCTCGATCCTTCGGATCACAGATGACATCGTATGTAGCCACCTTCAGTGCGAGTGGTGCGATGGCGTTATAGTCCTCATCTTCAAAGTAAGAGGGGTGTATATCGAAGCTCAAAGATTTGATCTCTGCACCTGCTGTCGGGATCATACGATCAAAGGTTTCGTCATAAGTCTCAAAGCCTTTGCAAGCTTCGAGGATGATGATTGTTGAGAGTAGGTTTACCATGTTGTCTCCGTTGAGAAGTGGGTGATTGATATTTACTCTTATATAAGGGGTTACGACCTCGTATTCGTATCTAAAGAGGAACTCACTTTAGAAAGTAGAGGCCATCCGTCCTGCCAATTGTCGATGAGTGAACGGGACTCCTGATTCTTCATCATCGTGGAAACTACATACTCACTCTCCATAGGCACACCTAGATATTCCCACTCATCTGGGATCACTCCAAGCACCCTGTCCATCAAGTCTCCCTGTGGCGAATCTCCTGCAAGGAAGCGTTGAGTAGACTCTGGGTCAGTGCTAAGAGTCACATCAACAATCTTATCGTCAAGGGTGATCCACGCATGGAGGATAGGCATAAAACCAGTCCACACATAGCCCTCGTGATACTTGACCCTCTGGTGGACTCGGTAGCTGTCGGCAAGGGTCATCATCTGAGCATTATGGAAACACTGCTTAGGGAGGCACTCAATCATTCCTGTGATCATTTTGAGGTACGAGTACTGCTCCTCTGTTAAAGTCTCACTAGAAGCCATCTCAGCACCCTTATCGAGTACATACTCTTCTTGGGTCATAAGGGTGCCTCGACCACCTAACTGACCTAGAATCTCGGCTCGTGTTTGGATTTGTTCTCTTAGTGTCATTTCGTTATCCCTTACGCTCTAGGTTTGCAATCCTTTTAGCTTCAAGGGTCGCTCCCCTATCAGCCTTTCGTCTGGCTCGTTCTTCATTAGCTGTCTTAGATCTCTGTCGCTCAGTTTCCTTAGCTGTCGCATAAGAGACCCAGAACTCAGTTCTCGCTGATGCTTCAAGATCTCGCTCTGCTTCAGCGTTGAGTCGGTCAAGACGCTCCCGCCTGTTGCCAATCTGAACCCTCACAAGCTCAATCAAGACACCCAGACCAAGCCAAGCGAAGAAGAAGATGATCCAGTTATTGGCGACATCTTGAAGCCTCTCAGCTTCAGCAACCTCAGCCTCACTCGACATGAGAACCTTCACGCTCTCACAAATTTTATGCTGTGCCTTATTAGCCTTGATCTGAGCAAATGTGACAGTATCCACATACCACCACCTACGGACACTCACTGTCCCAGTGTGACCCTGGTACTGCACAGGATTAGGGTTGATTGAGCATTGGCTGTGGTAAACAGCCCTGCCCTCAAAAGCCTTTTTACCTGCGTTGATGCTGGTACCAACGAACACGAGTGCTGATATAAAGAATATGGTTTGTGTCGCAGTCATTTTTTTCTCCGTTTGGGGGAGTGAGAGTGATTGATGTTACCCTATAAATAAGGGGTTACAGCCTAATGGTAACCCCTTATTTATAGGGTACTGTAATAAAAGGAGACTGCTAATGACCTTAACTCAGAAGATCAATGGGGTTCGCAAGATGATCCCGACACCTCATCACAAGACTGCATACAAGACCAAAGGGTCTATGCAGTCGTGGTATGACCGACACATCAAGCTCTTCACTGATCTAGCAGAGGAGATAGGGTTTAAGGTGATCCCCAAACCTGCCATTGAGTTGTCGGGTGAGGTGGATCTCGTACTCCGAAAGGAGGGGTTTGGCGACTTCTTCCTCACCTTGACATGGGCTAAGGATGGAGCGTCTACAGTGAGTCTATATGGCAACTGTACAAACTCTATAACCTACCCTTATCAGACATGGAGAGGACACGATAAGCCCCAGTCTCATAACGATGCTCATCTTGGCAACTGGTTCCTCAAGTTGGTTCGGTTGGACTGGGTCTCTGATAACCGACCCAACAAGAGTGAGATCAAGATCGGTGATGAGATCGTGTTCAGTGGTACGCCAGGTGGTGGTGGACAACGCACACGAGCTAAGGTCATCGGGGCAGGGGGAGCATGGGGTCGCAACTACTATAGAGTCGAGTTGCTAGAAGAGCGAGGGGTGAAGAAGATCAAGCGTGTAGGGTCTATGGTGGAGGTACACTATGACTGCATCGTTCACCATAAGGGCAATACGAAGTAGTAACCCCTTATTTATATAAAGGTGTAGAAGGAGGTCAACATGACGACCATAGAAAAACAACGAGCACAATACGCCACCATCCGAAACAGCCTACCCCAACCTTTTCGTGGGGAGTGGAGAGAGATCGAGCGAGCCTTTGCTGATCTTGATGTTCCTCCTACCCCTAGCGAGTGGGTGGCAGAGGTCAGTAAGTTCAGCACTGAGGTGGCTCAATATGAGTCAGCTCTTGGAGCTTGGATCAACCTACGATCAGAGAACCCTCAAGGTTGGGGTGAGGATCATGACCCAAATCAAATAAATGGATGGGGAGATCACCAAACTATCCGAACTAAGACCTCCCTCTTGCGAAGGCAGTTTAATGAGGATATACAAACGATGGCGAGCTATGATGAATGGCAAGAAAGTAGAGACTAGTAATATGACGACATACGCTAATAACTGTGGACACCTACAAGACCTTATCTCCGAAGCTCACAGTGAGAGATTAAGTGAGAGCGATGCGAAGATATGGGCTAAGTCATTCATAGAGGAACTTGAGAACTATGAGGAGGTCAAGGACATGGCACACCACTATGGCATCTCCTCAGTCGAGGTAACCCACCACCAAACGATCAAAGCACAGATCTTAAAGAAGATGGTCGAGGAGATGCTCGACTTTGACAGTGCCGATGATGAGGATGAATACTATGCCCTAGATGATGACGACTATGGCGATGGTATGGAGGGCGAGCTATGAAGGCACTCATAGGGCTGACGATCAAGAAGGCTAAAGAGGTAGCGAAGCAGGAGTTGGGCGTTAAAAGAATGGGCGATGCTCGTTTTAAGATGGTCCTCGACCAATGCATTAAGAACGGAGACTTTATTCTTGACGGTGACATGATTAGAAACCCAGCCGAAGCAGACCCCTTAGATCTTTTTGGGGATGTTGTCGTTTGGAGTGAGACTTCGGAACCAGATAATTCCGAACCAGTCGAAGAGCCTATTTCCGAACCAAACATTCCTACTAAGACCCCTCATCCAAAAGAGGTACACACCGACCCCAAGCTCTCAAGCTCTGACCTACCACGAGCAGGAGACATATACTATTACAGATCCTATACTGGCGAAGTGGTGCAAGGAGAGGTAGTCTCTGTAGTTTGTTTCGCTGAATGTCAGAACCCAAACGGAACATGGCAGAGTGTTACCCTTCAAGACCTCCATCTCAAGAAGAAGGGCGTACCGAAAGAAACCATGATCAACCACCTCAACGCATACTACCAAAATAATAGTCACTTGAAAGCAGAGCGTGATCAGCTCCTAAAAGAAATAAGCGAGCTAAAAGGGAAAACCGAGCCGAAGGAAGATACGGATGCGAAGTAGTAACCCCTTGAATATAAAGGTCTTCTCGTCCCTCAAAGACAGGGTTAATCAACATTCTCTCAGAACCCCATCAAAGACTCTATGGGTTTTTGGGGGAGTCCCGAAAACCCATATTGAAAACGCATACAATTTGACATCCCTTGATCTATAACCATGTTTCAACCACCTTTACCAATACAGGGAAGACAAATGACTTGTGAAGAATACATAAAGAGACATGGCTTGGAACTACCAGTCTCCAAACAGGAAGCTGTGGAAGACTTATTAAAAATGACTTCTTCTGAATACTTGAATCTAGGGCGATATTGGGGCAAAGAGCTAACTCTTTGGGGAGATTCGGATGAGATAGAGCAAGCGAATGCGGAGCAGATTGAGTCATACAAGCGTATGGGGGAGCATGATTACAAGATTATGTATAAAGGTTAAGTCCAGAGAGGGGGGGGTCTTATATATGAGCGTTTTTGAAAAAGCGATGTTGGATAAGTGATTCTGTATATTATTTGGGTTTGTGATTTTTGGGTTCGAGTTTGTAACCCCTTATTTATAATCTCTTGAAAGGAGACTTAAATATAAGTCTCTTGAAAGGAGAACCGATATGAGTTTGATAAGATACTCACACGATGCAAATCAGATAATGCCTTATGCAAAGGTGTATACGATCCACCCTAACTTTATAGACCTATATCCAGATATTACCTTTAACCACATACATGGTTGGTTAAAAGAGAGGGTAGGTAGCGGAGCTTATGACGGGAAGTTCTTTGAAATGAGTGATTGGGGGAGCATTTCTTTTTATCATCATGTTTTGAAGAGGGCTAAGGTGAACTACACCGACTTGGTACATGAGCTTAATGGTTGGGGTTCAGCATTTAAGCGTGAACCTAAAGTAGAACCTAAAGTTAAGGTGTTTAGACCACATAAAGAGGTGTGTATGGAGATGTTTGGATGGTCTAAGGTTAGAGTCGAGCAAGAGTGCTTTTCTAATCCGCAAATGACAGGAGAGGAGGTCATTGCTCTTTATGGGCTTGAGGGTCTTTCAAGTGATGTGCTTGACAATCTATTTAAGTTAAGTGATGAAGAGCATCATAGGGTTTTAGGTGCAATAAAGAGGATTGGGGGGTAGTTAAGTCTCCTATGGAACAACCCCTTATTTATAATCTCTTGAAAGGAGATCCATATGTTATTAACAGTAAAAGAAAATGGAGTTCGGGTAGCCAATAGTTCTTTTATTGGAACTAGGGTTAATGCAGATCAGATACGCAATAGTTATGAGAACTTGCTTGGTGAGTTAGGTTTTGTTTTTGAGCTGAAAAGGAAAGATCAAAGTCTTGTGTATGTTCACCAATCCACAAGTCCAATGAGTCCATCTTCGCTTTGCGTAGTTTGGATGCAAGGTAAAGGAGAGACATTTGTCTTGAGGGTCCTGCGAGGAGAATTTTTCATGGATCATAAAATCAACTTAGAAGGCTATGAGATGTATGGCTTTGTATCGGAGATTTTACAGTCTGTAAGGGATGTTTGGGTTGAGGGGGGCTTGAAAAGATGATGAACAAGTATCTTAAGAAGCATGATGATGATGGACAAGTGGATTGGTCTAAGAGAGGTTTTGAGATGTTGAACGAGTTTCAACAGATCATGGAAGACGGTATTGATTTAACTTGTCGTAGGCTTTTAGGTGATGTACTTGAGAGTCGTGGTTTCGTAAGGGTCATACCTTACGAGAGGTTTGAGTTGTCGGACGGAGAGGGTCGTGTTGTGGAGGTACTTATGGACGATGAGGCTTTACGAGTCGTCCGAGATGGGGTGATGTACCACTTCCCTATGCACTATGAGTTGGGTAGTGATGAGTTATGTGATTTGTGGGAGATGATTCGTAATGCTTGGGAGGCAGATTAAGACGCTTAAATATGCGAGTAAGTTCTCCGAAGTGTGGTAGTTCTTAAATGATTTGGGGTGTTATAGACGAAGGGGGTTAAACCATGCCTTATGTCTATAACAGAAAAGATAAACGAAAAGAGAGTCTGGTCACACAACTTTTTGTTAGAGTTTGATTTACTCTCTATTGAAGACCGATATACGAGTTTAGTCTTAGGGTTAGAGGAGTCTGGTTTTATTAAGAAAGACTATACCTCATATTCTCCATTGAGTAAGGTGACTGATCTACAACTAGAGGGAGTCGTTGTTAGGCTTTATCTGGTAGATCTGAACAAGGACACTGTAATTTGTTATCGTGTTGGTTTAGTTAATCGAATGGACAACGATGACACGGACACGATTTTTAGGTTAGGTTTGGACACGATATGGGGGGATATTCGTAGGGTGTGGGATGGTTCAAAGTAATAGTTTTTTTATATATCGTCAGTATGGTGAATAAGAAGCAAAAAAAATCTAGGAGTATATTGCCATGTCCGAGTCTATGAAGAACGCACTTGAGTGGGGTTTTAAGGTGTTATCTGTTTTCCTGATACCTGTAATCATTTATTTGTTCAACATGAGTACTAGTTTGAAGTTAATGGAGCAGAAATCGGAGTCTCAAGCGAGAGTTGTGGAGAAGTTAGATAGTAAGATTGAGCGTATTGAGAAGGATTTGAATCAAGTCCAACTTAACAGCCAAGAGTTGAGGCAGATGAGGGCTGACTTAAATCAACAAAACGCTATGATGCGAGAGATTTATCAATGGGTTTTACGCCAGCAGGGTAAGAATCCATGAAGAAGTTAGTTTTATTAGTAATGGTGGTTTTTTTTAGTTTTTTTTTAGTGAGTGGTCTAAGTATAGAGGGCAGTAGTTCAAAAGAAAGTGTTGACAAGGTGTTTGAAACAGATAAAGGGGTGGTACAAATAGAAAGTGTAGCAGTAGAGCAAGCTAATATAATTTCAGATATGAGATGTGAAGTAGATGATCTACTTCACATGACTTGCCAAATCACCCGTATGCTTAAAAGCACAGGAGACAAAGATGTCAGAAGAGAATGTAAACCAAGAGCCAGCAATCACCAACCAACCTGTAGAAGTGGGGTCACTCACAGAGGAGGAGATGTCTACCATCTCACAACTACGACAGAACGCTAATCAGTTATTGAATCAGCTTGGTCAGTTAGAGCTTCGTAAGACTCGTATTGCATTTCAGATAGAGCGTAATGAAGCACAGGCACAGGAGGTAGTCTCTGGAGCAAGAGATCGTCTTGGTATTTCAGAAGGTTCACCTTGGCAGATTCAAGAGGATGGAACAGTGGTAGCGATCCTCAATGAAGAAGCAGATGCTGACGAGGGTTAAGTCTCCGACCATCTAAAGAAGCGATCATCTTCTTTATGTGTGATCCCTTTACGCTTCACTTTACCAGCTTTCTTTCCACGCACATAGCGTTCAAAAGAGGTAAAGTGTTTACGCTCTAAGTCCGAGAGATCATCAACGGTGATTTCTTCTTCGACCAAGAGCCAAAACCTGCTACTGGCTTTAGCTACCCAGAAGGCATCTGCTTGGTGATTATTCCATCTCTTAGCCCCTTGACCATCGGTAGCTTGTTTAGCCGCATCTACCATATCACCTTTACCCATCTTCCAACCTTTGGGTCTATTGAGGAAAGCGGCCGCATGGGCTTTTACTTGATTAGGGGACAAATAAACCGTATCGCATTTCTCAAGCATGAGTGCTTCATTGCTATATAGGAATAGACCATACATCCCCTCTGAGAAAAGGTCATTAAATATGGGGGACTCTATACCTACCCTTAAAGTCTCCTCTGGGTGGTCTGCTCTGACTTGTTGTACGATTTCTCTTAGACCTTCTCGCAGGGTGATGTAGCGTTCAACGAACATGGTTTTGGCATCGGTTTTCATTGTGCCTTTATCCAAGAAGTGTCCGTCATCACGAATGAGAGTCCAACCGAAGTTTCTGAGTGAGGGGTCGAGTCCTAAAATCATTTGTAGTTCCTTTATAATCATCTTTAGATATCGTTATATGATACCCCTTTAAAGGAGAGAACCCACCATGAGACATGATAACAGTTATCGTAGAGCAAGACGCTCTTATCGGCAAGCATCAATGAATCGTCAAGCTACAATGGAGCGTATCGCAGGACTTGAGCTTAAAGTTGCGGCTATGGAATATCAAGCAGGAATGACAGACTCATTAAAAGGTCTTTTCCTCAAGTATGTCGCAGAACCACTTGATAAGTATCGTAGGCATCTTAACCTTTTCTCTATGCCTGTTGATGATCTCATGGATGATGTTATCGAAGCAATCGCTCCAGAATATGCAGAAGCTCTGATGGAATCTGAAGTAGACGCTGACTTTGAGGAATTTGAAACAGGTGCTAAACTTAGGCAAAGCGAGAGAGAACATGGTCAATCTTGGTTCTCTCCGAGAGGCAAGTCACCAGAGTTTTACGAGGGTTATACTTGGGGTGACACCAATGATGGCCCAATACCTAACGAAGTAAAAAAGCGTATCATTCAAGAAGCGGCACAAGAGCATGACAAAAAGGTTGTTGAGAGAGCATTAAAGAAAGCTCTTAATGTCATCAACCCTATTGAGATCATCAAACACGCTTACCATATCGTCAAGTCAAAGGGTTGGGATCCACACGCAGATGAGATTTGGTATAAAAAATGGTCTAAGCGTTTCTTTAAGGTTGTCCTACTAGCAATCGCAATGGCTATTGTAGAAACACTCGAACATTATGTTCTTCCTGCAACAATGGTAAGCATAACTGGGAACCCTGCATGGTGGGGTCTTGCTTCTATACCTCTCCTAGAGATCATTATGCCTATCGTTCTTGCGTACTTCAAGAAGTCTAAAGTAGATGAACCTGGACACCTTGATTGGTATGAAGAGAACTATGGTGAAATTGAGGAATCTCTTGAAGACGAAAATGCTTTTAGAGGTCGTAGAGCTTACGACTTTTAATAGTTCTTTTATATCTTCTCATAAGTGATCTCTTTAACCTTAAACAAAATGGAGAACCCTTATGAGAAGATCAGCTAGTGAAATTATTAATGACCTTGAGAGTCGTATCGCACGACTTGAGAAGTCAGCGAGTATAACCGATCTGATGGATAACTTTTCGTTTGATGAGAGTGACTCACCTAGAGAAATAGCTATTAAACTTCAAAATGAACTTGGAGAGCTTTTTCAAAATGTGAGCTGGAACATAACCGAAGCGAATGCAGACTCGGATGAAGTTGAGTTTAAGGGACAGATCAGTGGCATCATACCCGCTGAAATGATCCCAACCCCTTTCTCAGCAGAGTCCATCCTCCTAAAACTTCAAGATGTATTTGGTGAGAACACTGTAGATGTTATCGAATCTTTCGATTCTTATGCAATGATTCTTGTAGACAACGAGGTCGCTAAATTTATTTTTATCACCCTATCTTTTTATGCGGGTAAATGGACTCTTAGTATTGAGGACGAAGGTGACAGTGGTGAGATCCCTGATAGTTTCTGGGACTTTGCCAAGAGCGTTGGGTTTGAAGTCAAATCTACAGGGAGTGTTTCTGAAGATGTTGACTTACTCACTCGAAAACTCAATAAACTCCTTAAAGAGTTCAAAAGGTTCCGAGGGTGACTACAATTCGTCTGTACTAAAACCTAATCCTTGTCTAAGACACAGATTCCTCGACTCACATTGTGGATGACGGGGAAGCATTTCCCTCCTGCTACAATGACAGTTCCCAACATAGAGGGGTCTTTAGGGTGAACCACATTATCAGTGGTAATCACCTCATCTATACCTAGCTCATTCAACCTTTGTTCAGCATCGGTGAATGAGCCTTGTTTTATGCCCCACAGCTCTTTTTCACTACGATCTAGTGCAATCCCTAGCATAGCTTCTATAACTTCCTTTACAGAGGCTTCTATGCCCCATGTAAGTACAGACTCTCTATTAGATGGTTTCTCTACCCATTTAAGTAAGGTTTCACCTTTAGGGTCACCTACGAGTAAGGGCATACACTTAGGAGGTACATCTACTTCTAAGAATAAGGGTGTTTTGTCCTTCACTTTTAGTTCTACTATTTCAATCATTTCCATCCTCAGTTTCATCGGTGCTCTCTGCAAGTACCCATAACAGTGCGGCTACATCGGGATACTTACTAGCTATATTACCCATGTCTCCTTCATTGATGAGATTATCAAACCCTAACTCGAAATCTTCTTTGATTTCTTGTTCTGTTTTTTCTGATTTAAAAAAAGGACAGGTGTTTGGAACAGAGGGATCACATATCACCCCGTCCCACTCTTTAGGTTTATCTGCATCTAGTAGGCAGACATAAAAAAGGGGATCGTTAGCGTTGCCTTTGACTTGACCAGAGTGAGTGCAGTTACAAGGCTTCTTCGACATACCGTTGCGTATGGCTTTCTTAAGCAGTCGATGTTTAACTTGCTTGAGTTTATGTCTTATAGATCCTTGTTTTTTCATTACTTGATTCTCTTTAAGGTAGCACCATTTTTACTAGGGGATATTTTATATCCTATATCACAGTTATCAGCTATGGTTGCGTCATGTGTGATACACAATATATCCATATCCAATCGTTGACACAGGATTTTTAGAAACTCGACTAAGATCTCTACTCGATTTTCATCCACAGCAGGAAATGTCTCATCAAGAATAAGTATTGGTCTAAGATTTCTTTTAAGGATAAGAGAGATTCTTAACAACAGGCTTTGGATAGTGGTCACTGCTCCGCCAAACGCATCTAAACCAGCCCCTACTATCTCAAGCCCATCTTGACCCTTAAAGGTAGTCTTGAGGTTAACAGCTACCTTCCCTCGCACCTTTGAGATCTCGGCTGTTAGCCCTACCTCTTGTTCGGGGAATATCGCCTTTAACCCCTCTTCCAAGAGGGATATATAGGTCGAGACACCACGCTCTACTTCATCTTGAGCGAGAGTGTCGAGAATGACTCCTGCTTCTGTCTTTTTATCCTTATCAAGCTCAAGGAAAGCGATCTCATTTTCAAGATCGTCTATGCGTTTCTCACACGATTCTTTGAGAGCCTTTAATCGGTAAAATCGAGAAGCAAGATCATTCATCACATTAAAGCATCCAACCTATAATAGAAACAGTCTGTACACCAGAGTCTTGGTCTGACTTAAAGAGCATATAACCTTTATTGCCCTCTTGAGAACATCCAAAGACGATGTTATCATTATATATTTCCACTGCTTTTTTGACCGAAAGATAGTTAAAATCGAAAGTGGCGATGTCATCACCTTTACCTTTTTCTTTAAGGCGAGTAGCATACATCAAGTGAGAGAGGTCTGTGATCTCTTCTAGTGGCTTCTCAGCGTCCTCAAAAAGAGGCACTTCAAGATTGTACGAAATAGTCTTACTATTAGACGACTTCATCTCAAGACTTGGAGGTAATAAAGCCTCATCTTCTGGGTCTTTAAAAGAAACCTTAAAGTTAGTCTTATCAGCAAAGGCTGATAAGAAGGTAAGACCATTCATAAAGTTTTCCTTAGACAACATCCAAACCCTACGAGGAGTCCAGTTAAAGGCATCAGCATATTGCTGTGTGATGGGAGGGTAAGTATATGGCAAGTCCATCACAGCAAATAAAGCACTGTCCTCAGCCTTAAAGAAGGTAGCTTGTCCTCCACTAAGAACCTCAATCATACCTCCATCATACGCCTTGAGGAACTTCATCAATGGTGTAATGTCCTTATAGTGAACCTTCACATTCATTCCTTGAAGATCATCATGTCGAGACATATTAAGCATGAATCCATCACAGGCAATGGCTTTTCCGTCTTCAATCAAGATCATAGCAAGCTCTGGTCTACGACTATCATCTTGTGATACATACTGTCTATTGGTATTGAGCGTATCATATAGAATGGAAGCAGAAATCTCTCCTACTTTAGTTGCTTGACCGAACTTTTCAACCCAAGGGGGAAAGGACTCTGGGTCGAGCGAGATTGTAGTTGCTTCTCCCTCACTACCTTTTAACGAAACTTCTTTATCCTCCTCATTATACTCAATCTCTACAACACCTGTCATAACATTAGTTGCTGAGATTAAACGCTTCCCCTCAATAGAAAAAGAACCTCCGTCTTGAACAGTAGCACCGATGACAGGGATCTTTGAAAACTGACGAGGGGGAGAACAAGCCATAACGCTCACTCCAGCATTCTCAATGGTGAAGATAAAGTGTGAGGTGATGTCTTGGTTTGCACCCAATGTGTTTTGGGCGATTGAGAGAGTTTCCTTTAAATCTTGTGCTGATACTGTGATTTTCATATACCGTCTACTCGACTTTCAATGCGTGTGATGACTTGCTCTGCATCCAACAGAGCTTCATTAAGTTTAGTGATTGCCTCTTGCCTTTCAGCTTTAAGGCGATTTATTTCTTCTTCAAGAGTGTCGGGGTTAATACCCCTTTCGACTAACCTCTTATCAAGCTCTAAAAGACTTGACTTAGCGACTTCTAGTTTACCTAGCAAACGCTCCCTTCGTCTTTCAATGTCGATTTTTTTATTAACCAGTTGTTCAAGATCCATTTGAACTCTCCTTTGAGTGGTGTGTTTGTGATACCTCTTTTATATGATTCATTTCATATCAAGGTTGATAACCCCACCACCTTGTTCCGTTGGGTCGGGTGTTTTTGTTTTACCCATACCACGCTTCGCCGCATTACGCTTCTTCTGTGCTTGTCTAGGTTCACAAATGTTCTCGAACTTACACCAAGTACAATGCTTCGGAATAGGGTTAGGCTCAAAGACACCTCTATGGATAGCACGATTAGTCTCTATCGCTTCTTTCCCTAATCTTCTTATATCATCTTCGGTGATCTTCACTTCCACGAACCCAGTCCATTCTGCGTCTTTATCTGCAAAGTGTTTTTCAGGGGGGTTTGATCTAGGATACCTAAAATAAAAGAACCCTAACCTGTCGGGTACTTTCCCATACTGTAATCTAAAACAGAGAGCATACCATCTTAACTGATCTTCATCCTCATATTTCATCGGAGTGGAAGCGTTCTTCCCGTCAAGAAGATGAACTTTGCCTTCTTTATCTCTATATACGAGGTCGGCAATACCACAGACATTAAAGTATTTGTTCATCGCAGGGGTCATACGCAACTCGGACTTAGCGTAAGGACCGAGAAATCTATGCTCTTTCAAAATCTCAAGAAAGTTCTGAGCACCTCTTTGGCAGATGTCCATCGCTTCTTCTCTAGTCATATATGACCAGATTACATAATGGCGTTGCTCTGCTTTGGTAAACGCTTGGTCTACAATGTCCTTAATCTTTGTCTGTATCGTTTTAGGATCTCGATACAGTTCATGATCGTAGACTTCTTCAACCACAGTGGATAACACAGTACCCATAAGTTGATGGTGTTCAGAGTCCTTTGACTCATCGGGTAAGGGTTTTCTTTTACCTTTCCCTGCTCCAAGATCGTGATCTGGATGCCCTTTATGCCATAGGTATTGTTGAGGGCAAGCTCTCATCATTTTTAAGTGCGACCAGTATATGTTTCTCATGGGATCGTCCAATACTTCGGTGTTCGGTTCACCCATATTGTACCTCCTTAATGCTTAAAGTTGACGACCCCTCTACTTATATGTTTGTAGACTTTTTATAACCCCCCAATAAATAGACACTGAGCATTAAGGATAAAAAATGTTAGATAGAATAGTACAACAACATATGGTTAGAATTGCTTGTCAAGTCGCCTACGATCAAAGTCCGAACTTGAAGAGGGCAACCTCTTCGGATCTTTCCATTGAAGCAATACAAGTTATTGCTAAACACTTAACTGCGAACAGTCGCCAAGACTTCACTCAAAGAAAAGCATTTATGAAGATAGTGAAGAAGGTGAAGAAACTGATTACTTTGTTTAAGAAAGCACCTCAAGCATGGCAAAAGTTTAAATCTATGTTAGGGGTCACAGCCACAAATGTGTTTTCCATGATTAAACAAATCGACAAAAAGCTAGGTGACCTTCTTGAAGAGGGTAAGAAAAAGCTCAGTAGTTTATCCACAAAGATATTAAAAGAGCTACCTTTGCTTCGTCTTCTTGGAGAGGTGTTAGAAGAACAGAACCGATGGGAAGATTTAATAAACAAGTATAAGAGTTATGTTCCAGACTCTGTAAAGTCTGCACTAGCAAAAATAGAACAAGGTACAACCAAACTAGGTGAGTTCCTTGATGGTGTTCTTGGAACTTCAAGAACCCTTAAAGCTCTTTCTGCACCCATCAAGATTTATCTCTTTTTCCAAATCTGGGATTGGTTTGCAGACTTTGATTTTAAAGCTGTCGTAGCAGGGCTTTTAGGTACAATTTCATTTAGCAACTTAGTGGCTATGTTGCCAGGAGAAGGTATCGAGATTATCTTAGAGCTAATCCTACCTCCCCCTGCCAATGGAGCTTTAGTTAAACTTATCGCTTCAGTAGGGATTTCATCCGTTTTCGCTGTAATTTTAGTACTAGAGGTGAAATACCTAATGAAGATCAATAAAGTCAAAACTACTTCTGGACTTTTAACTGTACTCGAAGCGAACGGTTAAGGCTACTTAAAGAGATCGTCAAGTTCGTCCATAGCTTTTTGACCATCCTCACCGAGATTGCTAGATACCTCTTCCTTCATTTCGGGTTCTTCTTCGTTTTTCTTAGAGGTGAGGTAACCACGAACTTGATTGAACATGGAATCTAGCCAACTATCGGGAAGCAACTTTCGGAAGCCATCAAGACCTTGACCCTTATGTTCACTACCTGTGGTTGGATCAGCCCATGTATACCAAGCACCACCCTTCTTAACGACTCCAACAGAAATCGCAAGGTCTAACACTGTACGCTCATTGTCTACACCGATCCCATTCATAAGGTAAAACTGACACTCGTGTTTGTAAGCGTCAGAAACTTTACATTTATCGAGTGTAGCACGAACGATATTTCCTTTAACAGTTTCGATCATCTTGTTCTGTAGACCATCCCATTCTTTACCACGATCTTTGCCGACCACACGAAGCATAATCTGTAGAGATGAATAATACTTCCACGCTTGACCACCTTGTGGTTTTCTCTGAGGTCCAGATCCAAATCCACCCATACCACCAATCGCTTCTCGCAACTGAGAGATACCGATAACGCCTGTATTAGCATCTGCGATAACACGCTTGAACAGGGGTAGGAATTGCGACCATTGACGAGCCAAAAGACCAACTGCGGCTTGTTCTCCTGCTTCTTTAGCAAACATCTTTTCGGGAACGCCTGCACCTACAGAGTCAACCACGATAAGATCTACACCTGCCGATGCGAACTTAACCATGAGTTTGAACCCTTGCTCCAAAGTTTCTGGTTGGAGAAGCATGAACTTAGACTTATCTGTAACAGGAACACCGAGCATTTGAGCGTATCTAGGTTCAACCTCATTCTCCCAGTCAATATAGACACAAGTCCCTCCTTCGTCATTACATACGGAGGCCGCTGTCTGTAAAGCAATCGTGGTTTTACCTGCACCAGCCAAACCATAAACATTTGTTATACGACCTCTTGGAATACCAGGACAAGGACGAACACCTTGAGCATTTTCTTTGCCCCCAATGAGGTAGTCAAGGGCGACAGATCCTGTACTGATGTGGGGCATAGAATTAGAGAGAGAATCAAGATCAAGCTCTACAAGAGCCGAGTCTTTCATGCCCTTTTCAGCATCGTTGAGGACACTTGCGAGATCAACCCCTTTTAGGGCAGACTTCACTTTTGAAGATTTAGATGCTTTAGATTTGGCTTTAGCCATAAACGCACTCCTTAAGAATGAGGTTAGTAGGACGACTTAATCCCTTATATGATGATCTCCTCATTTATAGTCTATTTATAATTTATTTTATATGTGAGAGGAGATCATCACATGATTTATAACACTAACGCACATATTGGGGATACAATCCCCTGTCAGATTTCTTGGGTTGGATTTGATCTCAAACCACTCAACATACAGAATGTAGAGACAACCCTTTTTCACTATGTGGAGGATGTGCGAACAATCTTAGATGGGCCAAACGCTATGGTAGCCACAGATCAAGCTCACCGTTTCGTTTATCGCTTCACCATACCTGATAGTGTTTTAGGACAAACTATCTTTGTCGAGTTTAAAGCAGAGATGGTCGCTGACAACGCTCTTGTTTACGGAGAGCAAACCATATCTGTTTCCTCAAGAGACACTTTTATTGAGGTAGTATAGTTATGTCAGTGATCTTTGTACAAAGAACCCAAATGGGTCCAAATGATTTAAGAGTAGAAATCTTCGGCAATCAAGGCAATGGCTTTGATCCTTACTTAATCTATTATTCGTTCTATGGTACAGATGAAGTTAGAGGTGAGTGGCGAGTGGGTGTTGAAAAAAGATACCCTGTAAAAGAAGAGACAGGCAAATACTATGTAGGGGAAATGTTATCTGCGGGATTTATTCCAGGATCTTACTTTGTCCAATGGGTTATCAAACGCACTGACTCCTCGCCTCTTGAAGTCATTAAAAAGCAAGAGTTTGCCTTTATAGGATATTAATTATGAAAAACACACGATACCTCTTATGTATATTTGGATTATTAGTTTCTTGTGAAGATATTCCAAATGAAGATAGAACCCTTTGTGAAAAGGCAGAAAACCATATTTATCAGTGTGTTGAATATATCCCTGCTTTTACTTGTAATGATGAATTAGCAGATAAGATATTAAACACACCTTGTGAGAACATAAAAAGTCTCTGGAGATAAACCCATGCCCTTTGATCATGATATTACTATGAAAGAACGATACTTAGCTATCGTTCTCTTAGATTTGATAGGGTCTACTGCTTTCGTTCAAAGGGTGGGAGCTAAGGTGGCGGCTCAGTGGTTTCAAATCCATGATCGTATGGCTAGAAATCTTGTTTATCGGCATGAAGGCAGAGAGATAGATCGTTCTGATGGTTTTCTATTGTCTTTTGACCGACCTGTAGATGCAGTTAACTTTGCTCTCGCTTATCAAAAAACAATCCCACCAAAAATAAAGATCAATACTCGTATCGGTATACACTGGGGTAAAATCATTGAAGTAGAACAAGATGATGTCTATGTTGGAGCTGGAGCTAAGAGAGTCGAACTTGAAGGACTCTCAAAAAACATTGCCGCTAGAACAATGTCTCTTTGTCAAAAAGGTCAAGTTCTCCTCACAAAGGAGGCAATGTTAGCCACTCGAAACAGAACGAATATGCACACACCAAAAAGCACCCGATTTGCTTGTGTAGGTATGTATAAATTTAAAGGGGTGAAAGAACCACAAGAAATATATGCGGTTGGTGAAACCATTGAATCGCTACAGCCTCCTCTAGGATCTGAGAAAGTAAAAAGACTAGGTGGGCCTAAATACATTAAGAAAAGAGCAAGAGATAGAGTCTTGAAAGACTGGGTTCTCTATGTCTTTTGGAGGGCTGGGTTTATAGCGTGTTTGTTCTGGCTTCATATTATTTTTCAACTATCTACAAGACCTGTTGCAAGATCTCTGATCGGACTTCCTTACCATATGCCCAAGTATGACGCATTCATTTCTTTCATTTCAGAGTTCTTTAAGAATCTGTTCTAGGGTTTTACGATGTCTAAAAAACAAACAAATAAACAGTTCACTCAATCTGAAAAGGCGAAAAGAGGTTGGTGGGCTTCTGTAGTCTTCATGCTCTTGATCATAGGTTTGATATGGTTCTTAGCGAAGCATGAAATAGTAGAGAAAAACAGAGATATACTTATTGGGATCATAGGTATGCTCACAGGCAGTATCTCATCTATGTTAGCCATCGCTAGTGGTAGAGACCCTTCCGAAGTAGAAGAACTCAAAGATAAACTTGCGTCTGCTAATGGGGATAGGGAAGCATTAATCGCTAGGTTGAGAGATGCACAAATACAGATGCAACTTTTAAGAGAACAAATATTTGAGCTTCAATCCGCAGTCATTGACAAACTTTCTCTTTTTCATGGAGAGAAAGTTATTAAAACTACGACTGAAGAGCAAGTGAAACTCAAAGGTGTCGTCAAACAATGGATAGACCCCAAACAAGATGCGGAGGACGAGGGTGGAGAAGAAAAGGTAGAGATCACTTTTGAGGGCGATGATTAATTGAAGTGAGAGAATAATAAGTCATTTATAATCTCCCTATAAGTAAATATCGCTTACATGGGAGATTATTATGGCACAACATGGTTGGTACGACAGTAGAAGTCCTTGGCCTGTACCACCAAGAAATACGAGTGCTGTCTCCCCTTTCGCTAAGGGTGAGATAGATGTCCATTGGGATAACCCATCAATCCTACATGGAAATGAGGGTTGGATTGTTCGTGGTGTGAACATATACAGATCGGGCAACTCTGATCGTGGCCCTTATCGTAGGGTGAACATCACACCTATCGGTGGAACAATATACAGAGATCGAATAGACACATGGGCAGTTAATGATGAAGTCATCCCAGCAGACAAGTGGATTTCTAAAGGGGATCAAGGTGAAGATCCTTATCGGTTTCAAGTGGAGTACCCGATAGCGAGACAAAATAGCATCAATGACCCTGCTGATTCACCAAGAGATGTTGTGGTAATGATTAACGGTGTTATCGTACCCACATCGAGAGTGCTTGGTGAGTTTGGTGAGGTTACTTTATTCTTTACAGGTAGACCCAAACCCGATGCCATCACTTTAACCGAAGATAGCTTACCTCCTTCGATAGATGACAATACGGTGGTCACTATAAGTTATATTGCTTATGACCCAGAGAGTCGCTTAAGACTTGGTACAGATAAGCGTGATTTCTATCGTATAGCGACAGTAGCAGAAGACCCAAAAACAAGCGTATTACATGAAACCCCTTTAGAGCATTGCAAGCCCTTCTCAGATAGAGAGCTTGAGCGTGTAGATTATATGTGGAGAGAAGGGATAAGGCGTAATAACTGGATACTTGAACAAGGGGGGGAACGGGTTAAGTTATTTACTCGTAGGATAGCAGGGATACCTTGTTATTGTACCTCCTTCAATAAAGAGACCCTTAAATATGCGAAGCAACCAGACAGTCTTTGTACGATTTGTTTCGGCACAGGTATTAAGGGAGGTTATGATGGACCTTATGACATCATAGTCGGCCCTAATGACAGTGAGCGTAGGATTAGTCAAGAAGATCGTGGTAGGCGTAAGGAACATTCCTACGAGGTGTGGATCGGCCCTAGTCCTATTGTGAGTCAGAAAGACTTTATAGTTAAACCTAATAATGAACGGTATTCATGTGGTGCTGTTAATATGCCATCGAACAGAGGTAATGTTCTTCAACAGCATTTCAACATAGCGTATTTGGATAGTGGTGACATACGATATAGATTCCCTATTGAGGGAGTTCCTGTGTCATGGCCTGAGACTCGTTATGGTTACTGGCCACAGAGAGATACCTACACAGCTAGAGCAGATGCTGTTTATCCTGTTACACCCGACAGTGCTTACCCTATGGACTCTGATAAGGCTACGGTATCTGATGCGTTGGAGAAGCGTGGTCGTACAGCGACTTGGGAGAACCAGAACTATTGATAGTTTATTTATAGGTTATCCATAGGAGATCTCTTTATTCTTAACCCACAGGAGAATGACCTATGAGAAGAACAGCAAGTGAAGTCATCAGAGAGCTTGAGATGAGAGTTGCCCGTCTTGAAAAACAAGCTACATCTTCATTGAGCAATGAAGCTAAAAGTATGATGTTAGCTTTGGCTAACCACTCAAGAAGAACCCCAATGCCGAAAAAAGGTAATTTTAACATCTTACAAGAGGTGCTTGAAGCTTTAGGCTTTAACTTTGAAATGAAAGAGGCACAGGATGCAAATGATAATCTCAAACACAAGACTGCCTTTGAGGATTTTGAGAAGCTAGGTCAAAGCATTTATTTTATACTAGTATCGGTAGATGAATACCCTACATTTGAAGAGGCATTTCAAAAGTACGAAGAAGAGATTGAAAGGATTAAAAAAGCAATCCCCTATGTAGACTTTGTAGATAGAAAACCAAGTAAACCTACTTTTGGTCGTATCTCGATTATTTTGACCAGTATGTTTTATGAGAAAAGAAAAGAATGGTGGAAGTTTTATTTAGAGGACGCTTTTGTTGGTATCAAAAAAGTAACCACTTCTAAAAACGGTAAAAAGGTGGCGATAAAAATTTCACCTTACAAACTAGATTTAGAGAACTTTGATCTAACTAAGATTACAAAGTTTGCAGTCAAAGAGGGTGCAGTTGAAGACGCAAAAGACTTTTTAAGACTCGCTCCGCAAACCGAACCCGAACAGACTTTAGAGGAACAAAATAAAGGTACTTGCCCTATGTGTTGGGGAGTTTATGCCAAAAGAAGAGATGGTAAGTTATTTAAGCATGGTTATAGAATACAACATGGGTGGAGGGAAACAATTTCTTGTTATGGTTCATTTGAACACCCAATAGAAACATCTCCAGAGGGTCTAAAAAATGTTAAGCGTAAAGTAAATGAGGAGATCGAAGAGTTAGAGAGGAGACAACCATCAGACCCTATACATCAGCGTAAAAAAGAAAGAAGTATAAGCGTTTTCAAAGATCTAATAACAAAGTTAAACCAACAGATAAGGTCTTGGAGACCACAAGGTTAATACCCCCCCCTCCTACTTTTTCCCGAATCTAGAATTGATTGTGTTTTTAGGGGGGTTGCGATACAAGACAGCGACTTGGGAGAACCAGAACTATTGATAGTTTATTTATAGGTTATCCATAGGAGATCTCTTTATTCTTAAACAAATGGAGAACCATTATGAGAAGATCTGCATCACAAACCCTAAAGTTTGTAGTTTATTTATGATAGTCAATAAGTGATCTCTTTAACCCTAAACCAAATGGAGAAATGATATGAGAAGATCAGCTAGTGAAGTGATTAGAAACCTTGAGGGTCGTATTGCTCGTCTTGAAAACAAATCGGCAGGTTGGGATAATGATTCATCCTTTAATGCTCGTGTTGTATCTGTAGAGCATGATATGGAGAAGGATGACTTCAAAAAGTCTGTTAAGGGTGTAAATGATCTACAAGCCATTTTCTCTTACTGCAAAGATAAGATGATGGATCAGATTATAGCTAAAGGAAAAGTGCCTGGTGATTTTGATTTGTCTTGGATGGGTGGAGGTGATTATTTTGTATTCAACTGTCGCATTGACTACGAGGTTGAGAGTGGAAGTTTACGAGATACTGGTCTCGTGGCTTATCAAATTGAGATTGAGTCAGCAGGGATCGCCAGCTTGATTATGAAGAACCCTAACTTCTTTAAAAGAATTAGAAGCAACGAATAGTCTTAAGACTTCCACCAATCATCAAATGCACCCCCCATTTGATTTGTAGTTTATTTATGATAGTCAATAAGTGTTACATTAAACAAAGTGGGGAAACTCTTATGAAAAGATCAGCTTCAGAAATAATAAGAAACCTTGAGATGAGGATTGCTCGTTTAGAGCGTCAGTCTGCAAGACTCACCCCTAAACATTTCTTAGAGATGATGGAGAGTAAGCACGAGGATTATTTCTTGGGTCTTGACCATCGCAATACATACACCAAACAACTTTTAAACTTTGCTAAGGAAAGAATGGTAAAGGGTTCGGAAGAAGATAAAGAAAATTTCATCCTTAACATCGAGATACTTTCAAGATACCTCAACCAAGAGTCTATGATCAAAGACTTGGACGGAGCTATCATAGAAATCGTTTACTACATGGGCATGAATGGTGTTTCTTTAAATAACTTAGAATACACATGGAAAGTCGGTTTGACTGATCGAAGTGAACTGCTTTATGAGTACAAAGCGGGTAAAGAGGCTCAAGAAAACTACTAATCGTTGTAATCACTTTTTCCCAAAGCGACCATTGATAGAGTCTCTTAGGCTATAGCGAGGTGATTTAGGTGCAACCCTTTTAGCGTCAGACCCACTTCGACCTGTATACCTTCCACCTGTAGCAAAGGTTTTACCACCTGCCATAGGGTGTCTGAATTGTCTACTTCCTTTAGACCCTGAAGCGAAGTATCGCCCTTTGCCGATGTTATTAGAGGCGAGCCATGCCATGCGTACAATTGCGTCCGACATATCGTCATGTTTACCTTTAGTTTGTGGAGCTTCGACAGTTATGAGGTGTTTACCATGCACCGTTTGTTGAAGCTCTAAGAGTTCTTGGATATACGGTTCATGTCCTTCTGTTTCATAGTTAGGTCGATTGTAGAGTTTGACCTTTTGATCCCACATCATGTCCTTAAAGTTCTGATACATTTGTGAGGTGATCTGTTTAGTCATATTAGTAGATTTGAGGTTTTTTAGACCTCGCTTTTCAAGTGCCTGTTGGAAAGGAATCCCTGCCCATTGGTCAAACATTCCCTCTTGAATATAAAACTTCTTTGTAAACTCTAGTACCCAATCCGCGACATCATCAAACTCCAATCGTTCTTTATCGTGATAGATACCCTCTCCTGCTTTAATTTGAGCTACGAGATCTACAACGATTTCTTCACCTTCGAGATGTCCAATAGCAATTGCGGTTCCGTCACCTACAAGACCCAAGTCGATTCCCATAAAGTGCGGTTTTCTAGCTGGTGCTCCCATTTGTGGTTTTAACTGAGGGTCAATACAAGATAATAGATCACGCTCGTCAGTAATCCACCCTCTTGTTCTGTCTGTGAACTCCCCACCATACTCTGTGAAGAAGACTGCCGCATTCTTGAGGTAATGCTTCTCGAACTCTTGTGCAGGTACAGTGGGATTTACTTCCCAAGTAGGTGCTTGGACAGCGAGGATATTATCTCCTGCCCGACCACCACCCATACCAATCATAAAGAGGTTATAGAACAGACCTTGTTTACCCAAAGGTGAAGAGATAAGAATGATACGACCCTCTACTTCACCAATAGGGATCGTTGGGTTCTCTGGGTCTTTAGCTGAATAAGCAGATGTCGATGGTACAACAGCGTTATATACTTCCTCTGCTCCCGATTGACCCGTTTCAGTAAAGTGAGCAACCTCATCAAGAATGACGCATATATTACCTGCACCACGAAGACCTTTAGCGACACAAGATCTAAAGGTGATTTTAAGAGTAGCTTTAGCGTCTTGGTTCTCAATGTATCTACCATACTTCTCTACATCTGCTGGTGTTTGGAATCTGGCATAGGAGAGAGTATTATTTGCAGTGTAGGGGCCAAAAAAAGCACAGGAGCGATAATGACCTGATACTTCTTGGTAAAGCAAACCTGCTTGGTCTTTATCTGTGGCGACCGAGATGATTTGGATATTATTACTTGCGGGTAGTCCATAAAACTTTTGTGGGTTTTCTTTTTTGATCAACTTGTAGGTTTCATAAGCGGCGATACAGGCTGAAATCGTAGTATTATGGTTAGTGAACCCATTGCCGATAAACATTGATCCATTAGGCACATTCAGATCAAAGACATGAGCTTCACGCTGTTCTACTTTGATGATAGGGTCGAAAAAGTAATCGCGGTCGATGAGGTTATATAGTTGAGACTTTGTGGTCTGATTTAAACCCGAATGGTCTGCGACCTTCTTGATCTTCCAATAGGGTGTGTATTTAGTTGTAGGACTTAAGTCATGTTTGAGATAGGGGTGGAACTTCTTTAGTCGTTCAACATACTCGTAAAAGAATGGTACTCCTTCATTACCTCCCCTATAAGAGACTGTTGATAATACCCCTTCAAGGCACTTTTTCTTTCTTTCTGATATGAACCCTATGTGTCTAGCGAAAAGTCTCTTAGACTTTGATCCTTTGACTCTTATTCGATGTTCTGTTCTATCTTCTCGGTTGCTTTTAGAGAGATTGGATACGATTCCGACATTTAGTAATAAAAGTTGTACTTCATGTGCGAGTTGATAAGAAGCAGTAGAAAGAGTAATGGCAGAGTCATAAGCCGAACCATCTGTTTCAAAGAGTCCTCTAAGGAAAGCACATACTACAGACATAGGGGATTTAAGGACTGTATGTGGAACACTTTTAGTTCTAGTCGTGCAGTCGATTACCCAACCTAAGTTATCGAGGAACTTTCTTAGGTCTTTCCCGTAGGCTAACACTTGACCGACATCAACCTTACGCTTATCTGGGTGATAAGAGACTTTCCCAAAGAGGTTACGAAATAAAGACATAAGGTAAGGCTCAAAGGCTTTCTCACCTACTGTTATACCAACTGCTTTCTCATTTGTCCAGTGACCGTCACCTGCTAATAATCCTAATAACTCTCCCCAAGTTTCATCAAGATATTTAGGTTGATCTTTTTCAGTGTGGTGCTGACTTACATCCACATAGTCATTAGACCAAAGCTGACTGGATCTATTGATGCAAGCCACATCACCATTTTCAATCTCTTCAAGATACTTCCATTCGATCTTACATTCGGGAGTCATCACTTTAATGCGATGATTTCCTGTACCCTCGATCCTGTACCCACAGAATGTCTCTAGGTATTTAGTAGGTTTAACACCTCCGTTATAAAAATAAGCCGACCTAGAGGTTGTCCCACACTCTTGTGCGACATTAACTTGTAGTGGTTGTATTTCATCCCCGTTGGGATCACCTAAAGAGTCAATCCGAACCAATCCTTTATTTGTGGGTATGAGTGTCTCACCTGTCACACATTTACCAGACCTACGACCAATAGAGAGGATCATTTCTCTTCGTTGTTTCCCAGGTATTACCTCACCTATATTGCAACGACCATCTTCATATATCTTACGAAGATATGATTTCTCGGTATGTGTCTCTATTTTGGTCCTAGTCCAATCAGATATTTCAAATGTCTTTTCATCATCAAGCTCAAGACCATAATGTGCTTTAAGGATTACCCTTTGTACGGGAAACAAAGTCATCTTTAATCCCCAAGATGCTTCCACAAATTCTATGATGTCTGCGTCTTTTTCTGATTTCTTACCTGCCCTAGCACTTGCAGAGATCGCAACCGAAGATAAACTCATTATTTCTCACGCTCCATAGCCTTTTTAGCGTCTTGCATCCAATCTGGGTCATCTACCATCTTTCCGAAGGTAGCAAAAACACTCTCTGCTAGTTCGGGTCTTACCCCTGCTTCATCACACGCTTTACGGAATGTTTCAGCGATGTGTCCAAAAACTTGCCTAAAAGCTTTAGACTCTAAGTCTAAGGATTTAGACGACATTATCTCTTTTTTCTTGATCCAAGTGTCACCCACAGCTTTTAAGGCATTTACTCTCCTTAGAGAAATCTGAGATGTGGATTCACCCCTACGCTCTGCTTCTTCTCTTTCAAAAGCAAGTGAGGCAGACTCTTCTGCTAAACCAACTAATACATTAGTCAATACCTCAGAGGAATCGGCATTTTTCTTTGTCTGATCAAATACAGCATCGCTATTTAGTTTCGCTTGTTTGCGTTGCTGTAGTTGATTGATGTTTGCCTGTGGGTTTGATGGATGTATATAAGGTGTATTTACAGGTGTTTGTTTGACATTTGCACTATTAGAACTTGGTTGACCTGGCTTACCAAACATAGCGTAAGGTTCGCCTGTCTTAAAGTTAATGCGTATTGTGTCGGTGTCTAGGATTTCGGAGGGCTTTCGCCAAATTAGTTTACCATACTCATCTTCTACTTGAACTCTTGTAGCACCCGCTGGTATGGGGATTGACATATAAACCTCCTTAACTTATTAGGACTCATTCATAGGTAATATACCATTCGGTCGCACTAAAAGAACACCTGCACCACCTTCTGTAGCTGTCGGGTCATAAAGGGTGTTGCCATCCATATCTTCAATAATAAAAGGAGGTGTGCCTGCTAAGAGTAAGTAAGAGAAGCTATATACTTTGATAAATAAAGCGGATGAAACTTCATTACTACGCACAAGAACATGGTTAAGATTTTGGGGGTCTACACTCGCAGTAATATCGGTCACCGAGTCATTTAAAACGAGAGCGAGATCAGAGGCTACATCATTGATGTTACCTGCACTCTCGCCTTCACCTCGACCAAAGTGAGTTCCTGCTTTAAGGGCATTGATCCGATCAACATCAATATATCCAGATGTTTGAACTTGAATAATGTCTTGATCATAAAAGGGTGGAGCGTTGCCGAGATTCTCATTACCGAAGTCAGTTGTCTCTACCTTAATGCGTACTTGGTTAGTGCTTGCGTCTATATTACCAAGTACAGCAGTACCCATATTAGTGGTGATCACTTGTGTTTCAAAAACTTGACGAATTGGTTCGGGATTTCCTGCTTCTCCTTTTGATGGGTCAGAGGACTTCTTTAAATGAGCAACGAGCATTTTGAACTGAGGGGAAGCAACGACCCTACGACTGTAAGAGGAAAGCATATCTTATCTCCTTATAATTCAAAGCCACCAAAGAGAACATCTCCTAACTGTTCATTTGAAGGGGCATCGTCAATAGACACCTCATCACTTGCAGTTAAGTTAAACTCATTAGCGTCATAGTTATTAACAAATAGTGATGCTGTTTGCTCACTATCACTTGCATTAGCCAGTCTTATCATCTCCTGTTGATAAGACTGAGGACTTTCAACGATTTCATCTGCTGAAGCGATGATAAGCTTGTTATATTTCTGACAAGTCCCATCTGTGTTGAATACACACGAACCACATTTTGAGGTCTTGAGAAGAGTAGGGATTTGGTTAGCCCTATGAACTAACGCCCCTTTATCACATCCGTCTGTTCCTTTTGTCATGTAGGCAGTAGCATCGACATAAGCATGACCCGATAGACCTTCATGTTTAGATCTAACAGAGGCAATACGATCAGAATGAGATTTCAAGATGTCCTGTGAGAAGCGAGCTGGGAGTAAGGCATCTAACTCTTCTCCTGCTGAACCCTCGCTGATTTTTTGACGAAGCCATGTTGCTACTTTATCTGACTGTGCTTCATGTGCAGTCTTGGTTGGTGCAGAAGCTCTTTTCGCAATGTGAGCTTCAAACTTTTGACCTTTGAAGTCAGACTTCTTAGCTGAAGCACCTTTAACGACAAGGCGATAAAGCTCTTTGAACTTTTCAGAACCTTTAAGGGTAAAGGCATGACTAGCATCTTCTTTTGAGATAAGACCGTTTGAGATGTAAACATCCACTTTAGAAGCGATCTTCCTGCCCTCAGATACCGAAGTTGCTTTCACATTCTCGGTTGGTAGTTTGTTTCTAGCAGTTATGATATGTGCCGTAGAAACCACACCATCATAATCTTTCGATTCGATAGGTTTTGCGATATACCTTAGTACAGAGGCGACCTTATCTTCTGGTGTTTTGCCTTTAGATACTTCTTGTATTTTTTCAACAGTGATCAATCCAGAGGTTACGAGGTTCGACAACTGCTCCATAGCCATCTTTTGTCTATGAGCGAGTTCACGAACGCCTTTTTGAGGTATATACACATCTGCGTTTGTCCGATGTTTACGCATATTATGGTACGAAGCGTTCTTACCATGACCTTCATAATCAGAGTAATCATCTACCTTGTGTGCGATACTATTAAAGACAGCACGAACCTTATCTTCAGGTGTCTTATGTTTGGCGATCACTGTGTTCGCCTCTTGAGCTGAAATAAGACCAGCTTTAACTATGCGAGCAATCTTATCTTTCGCTCTAGCAAACCTTTGCTCCATAGTGATCTCTGAGCGAGTCTTAAAGTCGCTCTGAATGTCACTTCTAGTAGGGAGCAATAGTTTCACATCAGTACCTTGACCTTCATAAGTAGAAGCTAGGTTTTTGATGTTTTTAGCGATATGATTGAATACTGCTTTAACTTTATCTTCTGGTGTTTCTTGTCTTGAGGAAATCGAAGATGCTTCTTGGGCTGTAATCATTCTTGCTTTAACGATACGACCAATTTTATCTTTAGCAGAAGCGTGTCGTTGTTCGAGGTTCAGTTGAGAGCGAGTCTTAAAGTTCTCTTCGATCTTGCTTTTATGTGGGGTATGAGTTTTAGCACCTATGCCTTGACCATCATAAGAGCTAGAGTCCACAGGTATACTCGCTAACTCATAAAGTCTTTCGATCTTCTTTGAGCTTGTCCTATTAGACTCCACAACTGCTGTTACCTGCTCACCCTCAAGAAATCCTTGATTGACGAGTTGACTTGCGATCCTATTGAGTTTTTTATCTATTTTTGATTGCTCAACATCTTCATATGAAGCAACGAAGATGTTTTCCTCTCTAGCGTCCTCTAGTTCTCTTCGAGCATGGTCAAGAGAGATAAGGCTAGATTGGTCGATCTGTGTCGGAAACCATGTCGCTGATTTGTCTTGTCGAGCGACCCTACCTTCAAGGAGGTCAATAAAGGCTTTCTTTAAACGAGTTTTAGCAGACCCTGATGCAAGACGAACGCCATAAGATTCTAACTTAGGGAGTAGATTCTTAGAGGCTTTTTTCCAAGGGATCTCATTAACGACTTGCATACCTAAGAAGCGATCAAAGGCACAGTCTTTGTTTTTAGGGATGATATACATTGCAGTAGCACAACGCTTGTTGATAACTTCGTCCCACCGACCATTGAAAAGACCAGGAAAGTGTTCTTCTTTAACATAAACACGACCATGTAGACCGTACTCAGAAGCGAGCTTGATTTTAACCTCTAGGACTTGAGACTCATCTACCTCAGAGAGTACGACATTCATAGGGTGTCCATAAGCGAGCTTACGGATGTTACGCTCCATCTCTTCACGATAGTCATCACCAGGTAAATTAGATTGCTCATCACTATAGGTATTCCTATATGGAGCGTGTCGTCTATTCTCATTGGGGATAATGTCAAGACCTGTAGTGCTTGTTTGACCCCATGACTTTTCAAGTACTTTGAGCTGATTATTAGATTCATTATTCATGTGTCCGTCAGCGAGGTCTTTATAAACCTGTTCCATCTCGTTCATACCACTTAGGTCGGGTTCTGGCTGTGAAGCGAGCCATGAGTGATCTACTAAAGACACATCTTGAGTTGCTTCACGAGTGATCTCGTCCATATTAAGATCTGCTTGATGTTCTACTCCATCGGGAATCATCGAGACACCAGAACTGTCAAGTGGGATCATTCCACTTGGAAGATCAGCTAACCCTTTTGCTTCGGGTAGCCGAGCTTTTTCTTGGGGTCCTCCACCATATTCAGTGTCGAAGTGGAATCCATCCATCATATAGTTCGACCCATGAGTAAGGGTGTATCCACCATTAGGCATATGACTTTTATTCTTACTCATTTTAGGTATCCTTTCGAGGTCGAGGCGAACTAAAGTCTCTAGTTAGTTCCTCATTTTTTGGGTCTTTTGGTGCTTCTTCTACTTCGACAGCCCATGCTTCTGGGTCATCTTTAATATCCTCAACCTCTTCCATAACTTGATTGAGCATTTTACTCTGTTCTACTTTCCAATGGTCAGCAGTAATCTCATCATAGAGTGTATCAGACATAGCAGAGAGAGCTTCTACAACATTCATATATTGTCTACGAATCGCTTTAATCTCCATGATATACCCACGACCACCAAGATTACCATCGGGGCTAATATCCCTCGACTTGATCTTAGCGAATGTAGTGTATGCACTCATCGCATGACCAAGAGAAGATAAAGTAGATCGAAGAACTTTAGCTATGTTCTTCGTGCTCTTTTTATTGAAGATATGGTTTGAGTCCATAATGCGTTGGCTAGGTGGGTGTTGTCCCCAAGCCCACGCATTTGAATCATCACCATGATCTTTAATGAAGCGAACTTCACCAGCAGTTTTAACCCTACCTGCTGTCTTTGATCTGGCAGTGATCCTACGAGCTTGCTTTATAAGCAGATAGCGTTCAGCTACTGCTCTAGGGTTCGCCTTTGTCATAATACTCTCTCTTTCTAATAATCATACAAAGAGAGAGTATAAATAGATTATTAAAAACTAGCTAGTCTTAGAGGCTTCCTTTGAGGTGTTCCTCAACGACTGCTTTAAGACGGGCACGAAGATCATCTTTCCATTCCCTCTCAGAAGGCATATCGGACGCTTTAGCGATGTAGTACACAGTACCTACAGTCGGATTAGCATTAGTGAATCCTTGAGATACAGTGTCCATAAGGAAGTAGAACTCCTCCTTTTGACTGTATCCAGCACCTTTCATTTGACCCTCATAGTAAATCTTAGCGTAGTCTGAAAGACCACCTTCTACAAGATCATCAAATTCTCCACTAAGGAGAGTTTGGCGTGTACGATCAACATTTGATTTCTCTGCGTATTGTTTACGAATAGAAGGCACAGGGAGTTTACCACCACGCTCATATACCATCACAAAGTCACCTACTTTTGGTTGGCTGATGACTTTTTTGTAGTGAGCGAGATCCTTGAAAGAAGCACGATAAAGTCCATGTCCATTATGGGGTGCAAGAGCTTTTTCACGCATCTCACCAAGCACACGATCAACTGCTGTGGTATCTCCTTTAGCTTCGGATTTTTCAAGTTTCTTGGTAAGACCCGCAATACCTCTTGCTGGCATAACTGCTTTGAACTCGAATTTCTTACTTCCAACTTTTCCAGTCTTAGTGTCGATTGGTGAGATTTGGTAAGTGCAAAGTTCACGAAGGTCTGCTGGTTCCATTCGAGCAACGACATAACAATACTGCTCATTATCTGGTGTATGCTCAAGCACACCACAATTACGCTTATTGTCGGGGTGGATGCACTTTGAAGGATCAACTTTTACAAGTTCACCTACCTCAAGAGGCCCTTTTTTATTTGGTGCTCTTGACTCACCTTGAGGGCGTACTTTAACACCTGCTCTAGTAAGGTATGAAATGACTTCATTTACACTCATACCTTGTGGGTTTGACATTTTAGCCCAAGCCGCAAAAGCAGCCGCATCTTCAGTGTTGAGTGCAGTAGCGATTTTCTCTGTTTTAAGAATGTTGACGAGCTTCGCTTTGAAAGATGGATCTTTCTGAGCGAGTTTGAGTAGTTGTTCTCTTTGTGTTTTGTCCATGTAGGATCTCCTTTGAATGAAAAGCTGACACTACATATCGAGTATCATAAACAAACTATTAAAGACTCTCTGTCTCTACATGATTATTTTTAAAATACATCAACCCCTCTTGATGAACCTCTGTTTGTAAAGGAGCATATACCTTTATAATCCCTGCATGATGAATTGCCTTTGCACACATAAGACATGGATCGCATGAGGTGAAGAGCCACTTACCCATAGTAGACATACCATTTCGAGTGGCATTTAAGATTGCGTTGATTTCTGCATGATGGCATCCAACATCATTTTGAGTTCCACTTTTGACTTTGTACCGATCACGCAAACAGTCAGACCCACCACATAAGGCACCACTACTTCCTCTTGGTGGTCCATTATATCCTTCACTAACAACAACATTAGAATGTGGGTCTACGATCACAGAACCTACTTTTCTCCGACAACAGGTGCTTGCAGAGGCGATTAGAGAGCATTGTTGTTTTCGGATTTCGATATGTTTCTGCTTCATATTCTTTAGATACCTTTCGCTTATAGGGTGAGGAGAATTACCCTCAGAATGGAGTCCACATGACAAAGGCTGTTTTGCTAGATACTAGTGTGTTAATACACGATCCTACCTCTATGACCTCTTTTGAAGATGATACCGAAGTCCTCATCCCAATCTATGTAATCATGGAGCTTGATGTTCTCAAAGACACACCCAAACGAGAGAAATCTCATGTAGCACATCTCGCTCGTCAAGCCTCTAATCTTATCCTTAAACTTCAAACAGAAGATAAGGTTAAAGTTGTATCACACGAAGGAGGACTCAGCATAAGTTCTTTAGACCGAGCTAATCAGATTAGGTATGTAGATTTACTTATTCTACAAACTGCTATTCACCTCAAAGACGAATACGATCTGACTCTCGTTTCAAGAGATATCAACCTACGCATCATATGTGAATCTGTGGGGGTTAATTCTTCTGACTACACTTCGGACACAAGTCTGGACACCCTCTCTGGTATAGGGTTAAAAGGTTTTGTACCTGATGTAAAGTTTATGAATCAATTGGTTAAGTCATATTGGCAAGGTGCTGTAAGACTTCCACATGAGTTTGATGAAGATTTCCATGAAAATCAGTATGTTTGGTTTGTTGCACCAGGTGAGAAAAAACATCTTTTCCAACACAAAGAGGGATCTCTCTTTAATGTAGACAAAGTGCGTACCGAAAAAGCCAAACCTAGAAATCTTGAACAAAGAGCCTCTCTTGATGCTCTTTTAGATCCCGACATTGAGTTGGTGTGTCTCTTAGGTAAAGCAGGTACTGGCAAAACCTTCCTTGCATTAGCTGCCGCTCTTGAGCAAGCTCATACATATCAGCGTATCCTACTCTCTAAACCTGTAGTTGATGTCGGTCAAGGCATCGGGTTCTTGCCTGGTTCTCTCTCCGAGAAACTAGAGCCTTGGATGCAGAGCTTTTTTGACAACCTAGATCAGATCAACCCAATGTGGGACGCTGGTCCGATGGGTGCAGAGATGGGTACTAAAGAAGGTTTCCTTGAAAAGAATCAGATAGAGATCCAACCAATCCACTCCATTAGGGGTCGCTCACTTAAACAAGCCTTTATGATTATTGACGAAGCTCAGAATCTCACCAAGCATGAAATCAAATCAATCATCACAAGAGCGGCTGAGGGAACTAAAGTAGTTCTCTTAGGTGATCCCTATCAGATTGATCACCCTTACCTCACAAAGCAATCTAATGGTCTTGTGTATGTGATTGAGCGTATGTTGGGTCAACCTTTATTTGCGTGTGTGAGTTTACATAAGTCAGAGAGATCTACGCTATCTGACATTGCCGCAGATCTTTTGTAGTTTATCTATTCTCGTTATTAAGTGATCTTATTAACCTCAAACCTATGGAGTACCTTTATGAGAAAATCAGCAACAGAAATCATTAATAACCTTGAAATGAGAATTGCAAGACTTGAAAAGAAGACGAAATCCTCTGGTAAGAAGGCTGGTCTCAGTCGCAACGCTTACAGACACTTCGATGCTGATGAGTGGATTTATGATGTTTGGTCAGAGGAAGAGAGTCATGCTCTCATACACCGTTATTTTATGGAAGCGGATGAACTACAAAATGAGTTTGAGTCTAGGGTCAAACAGATCTGTGACGATAATGATCTTAGCATCTGTGATGATGAGGGTGTCTCTGAGGTCTCTTATCGGGTGTACACAACTGATCTTGAGGATATGGATCACGCAGACGCAAGTAAGTTGGAAAGACTCTGCTTTCGTGATCGTAAGTTAGGCAAAATCTCTGACGAGATCTGGAGTCTCCCTGCAATGCTTGAGGAACACATCTGAGTTTACACACATCTGACATAGCGGCAGATCTGCTTTAGCTTTTCACATAAACCTTTAAGACACCATTCACCATTTGAACAGAGACATCACCTGTCATGTGGTGTTCGGTTGTCTGTAGCCCTTCTTTATTCTCTTGTATGAGGACTACTTTATTGAAGCCCTTAGCCTCTTGACGCTCAACTCCTACATAAATGACAGGTTGAGTTGTTCTTACGGCTTCTTCAAAGGATTTAGCACTCATGTTCTTACTCCTAGATATGAGGTTCACTCATATAGGAGTAAGTCATTTAACCTTTAATAGATGACTTAATAACGAGTATAACTAACATTATTAGAGTTTGAGGGTAGGTTTATCCCAATCGAAGGTCAACGAGATTAAACTTACGCTTAAGTCCCTTGTGTACATCCATCTCATAAAAAAGACTAGTACCGAACTTAGGGTCTTCTGTCTTAATCCGACCATTCTCAACCCTAAAAAGTACTGCCGCCCAACCTCTGTGACCATTATGACGAGGATCTTCGACATTCTCAAAGTCCTCATTATATCCTTCAAAGTCCCAAGGCTCAGGCTCATCCTCATTCCATTCCTCCGCTTCAAACTTTGCGTCCTCATATTTGGACATGGCATCAGCATGAGCATCCCACTCATCTTCTGTTACTTGTGAATAGAAACTCATATCAAAGCCCATCACAAAGAAATCTTTTTCTTGGTTGTATCCAAGATAAACCTCTTGTCCACCTTCTGCAACTTCCAGAGAATTACCCAGATCATCCGTCAAACCAATATCAGTATACTCGCTAAGTTCTGAACTCTCGACCGAGTTAGTCCATTTGCTGTAGTCTGCGTGGATGCTTTTGCCTTTATAGGTGACTCTAGGCCAAGCCTTCTGTATGTCTCGCTCGGAAGCGGTCTCGATAGCGACATCTCCCCTTGCGGTCTTTCGAGTGTTTATATTTCCTTCGAGCCTTGCGATTCTACGCTCAAGGTTTTTAATAACTTCGGTTGCTGATCTTCTCATGGTTTTCTCCATTTTGTTAAGGTTAATGAGATCACTTAAGATCACTCATAAATAAACTATTACATGAACTCGTTAGGGTCTGTGCTATTAGGGTCGGGTTCTTCTTTAGCCTTTGGTTTAGGTGGGGTAGGTTTATCCCCATCTCTCTCAAGAGCCGAGACAGCCACTGTAGTGTACTTATCAAGAGCGGCTTGACCTAAGATATACCCGATCTGTATAAAACCGCTTGTTACGATCATAGTGACGAGAACCATAAACGCATAATGCTCAATCTTAGTTTGATACTCCCAAATCACATAGAACATAAGGATTTTCCACCCGATGTCTGCGATCAGATAAGCAAGGAACTTCTTGCTCTTAAGTGGTAGTTTATCAAGCTGTGTTGGGTCTTGTGATTTCTCTGTAGCCATTTTTTATTCTCCATTGTGTAGATCATCTATGGAGAAGCGATAAACGAACTACAAATTGCCTTTCACTCTTGTTGAGCTAAGGATTATAGGCACCTCATCGTACCAATGGTTAATCATTAAAGAGTCGGAGTCAGTATTAACATAGTGTCCCCAATAAGCGGGAAGATACAGCATTTCATTTTCTCTGAACACGACCTTATGGAACTTTATACCCCTAGACATAGGGAAATGATTAAAGCTCTTTAATGGGTTCTCTGTCATCTTTGAAAAGGTAGGAGATCGACCATTATCGTTCCTAGTCCAATCACCCTTATAGTCCTCTTCATAAGGCTCTTTGAATGATTCTAAGTAAGCCTTGTGGTACATATCCTCTGGACTTACCAAGAACCATGTCTTTTGCCCGTACACATTCCATGCTAAGTTGTTGATTGTATCAAGGTGGAGGGGGGTGACGCACCCTTTAGGTCCACACCACATATTTGCAGAGTTTATTCCCATACCCTCTAAAATCTGACCCTTACCATAAAGATTAACCCCTAGCAGTTTTTTCAAAGCCCTCGTATTCAGACGGTGCTTCCCTACATATCGAGAACCCCTCTCAAAGTTTGATCTTAAGAGGTCTTGGAGACTAATCTCTAGCAAACCACCAATGTCTTTCTTATTCCTATCTGCAAGCCTAGACTCTACCATAGGATTAAAATCAGACTTGAACAGTTCCAATCGGTTGACCATGTTTGTTCCAAGTGGGCAGTTGTAAAAAATAACGGGCACATTATTTGCCTCTATCTCTAAAAACTCTTCCTGTGTTCTGGGAAACTCTACTCGATCAATTCTTATATTTGAGGGAGTATTTTCGATGACAACCTCAATAGATTTCCTCAACTCACCTTGAAAGCCACTTTCAAGGTGAGCTACCCTTAGTTCTAAATCTTTAAGTATTTCCGAAGCTAGTCTTCTCATTTTTATTCTCCATTGCGGTCTCTTTAAAAGAGGTCGTAGCTATTGGTTCACTCTAAGTTTAGTGCGTTGGTTAGATGATGTGTTTACTGTTTTAGGGAGATGATTGTTCCCCATGTTGACTCTAGGAGTCATAGCCTTTTGAAACTTGTCCTCAATAATCTGAGGATAGTCTTTTGGCTTAGTGCTGAAAGCATAGATTTCTTGTAGCCTATACTGTTCTTCTTCACCCATTCCTGGAAGTAGTTTCAAAAAGTCATCTCTCGCTTTCTGATTATCGTTCGACAAGAACTCTAAAATCAGATACGCAGGTAGTACAGGTTTATTGGTAGGGTCATCTTCTACACCCTTTAGAGTGTTCTGCCCATCGGGTCTCACCCAGAAGTTTCCCATAACAATCTCCTCTCTTTTTAAGTAGTGGTTGTATAAAGAAACTATTAAAAGGAGGTTTCTTGTGAAACGAAAGACAGTAATGAAAATCACGAACAGTATGTTAGACTGTAAATGTAAAGGTGACGGATACATTTTTCTCAAAAAAGGAGGGATGATAAAGTGTCCGACACACTTTTCCTGTGCTTCAAGTGAGGAATACCGTTTGGATATGCTGAGGCTTGAATATCAAAACTTGAGGCGATTTGTTTTAGAGATGCCTCACATGAACTCAAGTTTTATTGATCTTAGTTTGCCTACGACAGCTAAAGGTGTTGATGAATACATGAGGGCAAACTACAAGATAGAGACACCTAAGTCTTGGGTGAGGGCTATTCAACATTATGTGCGAGAATACCTGCTCAACTGCAAGGTGAAAGAAGATTGAGGTCAAAGATCTTAGAGGGTATAGAACCGTCCTTCAATCACTTTGTAGGGCAACACCTAGACTCATACCCAAAAGTCTCTCTAAGCACCGATAAAGAGGCTCAAATAAGGTCGTTCGTTAAGAAAGTGATCGAGAAGAAAAGACAAGAGGGGGGTCAATACTTTAAAGACCCAAAGTCGTTGGCTAAAAGATACCTGACTGGTTGGGGTGGTGAGTGTGCTGTGGAACAACACATAGGTAAGTTGTTCGTTGACTTTTCTGTAGGGAACTCTAATGACTACTATGTTCCCGACTTGAGGTCAGCGGGATATGAGGTGGGAGTCAAGACAGTAAACATGGGAGATTTCCCACTGTTAAGAAAGCCTACACCTAGCTCCTCAAACACACCTCAGATTATCGTGATAAGAGAGTCAAGGTACGAATTCTACATCTGTGGGTTGGCTACTTATGATGTAGTAAATGATCCCAACAACTTCTCTCAGTTGTTGGTGCGTAGTGGTGGGGTCTTAGAGGTGGGGGTCAAGTCTGCGTTTTATCGCTTTGACCTTCTCTCCCCTCCTCTTTAGCCGAGGTTGGTTGGGAGTTTGCTTCCTCGTGCGAGGTTTCGGGCGATCTCTCTGTCCCCCTCGCTCTTAAGAGCTTTGTAAGCTCCCTCTGCTACCTTCCTTGCCCACTCTCCGTAGGCTGTGATCCTCTCTTGATTCCACCCTTTGGGAGGGTGGTCGCCCATGATCCCGTTACAGTTGTCGCAGTTGTCTGCGATCTTCACTAGAGCGGATGCTCGGCTGAGGTGTGGGGCGTGGGTGATGGTGAGAGCCTTGCGTGTGGCTTTGTCGAGTGCTTTGTCATCACTCAGTTCGACCACTCCGTCTGCGACCTCCTGTCCAAACTCTGTGAGGAGGTCGTTGTAGGTCACCGTAGTGTCCTCGATGGTGTCGTGGAGGAGGGCGATTTGGAGCGGAAGTAGGTCGTTGACCCCTGCACTTGCAAGTGCGGCCGACATTCTGATTGGGTGGCAGATGTAGGCTCCGCCACTCTTGCGTTGCTGATTTTTGTGAGCTTCGGTTGCGTAGCTCACTGTGTTGAGGAGGGTTAGGTGGTTCATCTTGGCGTTCTCCTTTGGGGAGTTTGAGGGGTTGGTTTTCAGCCCCTTACACTATGACATAAATAAGGGGTTACACTTCCCACCACTCATAGATTGTAAACCCAAACTTGTCACTGATCCAATCGGAGATCCCACCTTCATCCTCATAAGCCACATCTATGGGTATAAGGACGATATGGGGAAGCCCTGCTTGCTCAACTGCTTTGTCGTATTCTGTATCTTCTAGCTCTGTTTGAGAGAAATCCCATTCCACACGAACTTTCATGGTTTACTCCCAAGTTTCAGAGATCGTTCTTATCAATGCTTCACATACAAGATAAGGATCTGCGTTAGCGTTAGGTCTTCGGTCTTCAAAATAGCCACAACCATTTTTATCCGTTTCGACAGGGATACGAACAGAAGCTGTACGATCTGAAACACCCCACTTGAACTCATCATAACGACAAGTCTCGTGGTGACCTGTTAGTCTGATCTCATAACCTGCCCCATAGCGATCAAGGTGTTCTTGAATCCTGTGAGACATCTTTTCAACAGCTTGGTTGATCTCCTCGATGCCACCTTCTTGTCTCATGGTTTTGGTTGAGAAGTTGGTGTGCATACCCGCCCCATTCCAATCTCCAGCGACAGGCTTAGGGTCAAGAGTTGCTGTGATGTCAAAGTCCTCACCAATGCGATACAAGAGCCACCTAGAAATCCATAGATGATCACTCGCTGTTAAAGCGTCTATGTTCGGCCCGCCAAGTTGGTATTCCCATTGACCAGGCATGACTTCTGCATTAATACCCGTAATAGGCAATCCTGCTTGCAGACAAATATCTAAGTGCTTTTCTACAAGAGGTCTACCAGATACTTCATCTGCACCAACACCACAATAATATGGGCCTTGGTCTGCTGGGAATCTTCTTTCACTTGGGAATCCTAGAGGTCTTGATCCTTTATACAGAGTATACTCTTGTTCAAAAGCAACCCATTCTCCTTGACCTTTAAAAGACTCAAGAGATTTAACAAGTTTAGACCTTGTATTAGAGGGGTGCTTATCGCCATCAACAGTCTCTACCTCACAAAGAACTAAGATATTGTCCCCTCCTCTAATGGGGTCATTGACAATTCGTACTGGTCTTAATACACAGTCCGAGGATTTGCCGATCGCTTGCATTGTAGATGAACCATCAAAGTTCCACAGAGGCAATCTCTCAACGGTGGTTGGTGTCGTGTCGTGTATGTACTTGGTCTTAGATCTAACTCTAGCTGTTGGGTTTCCACCATCTATCCAAATGTATTCCGCGAGCATTAACGCTCTCCTTTCTCAAATAAAAATGAGGCACAATAAATAAACTATGAATCAAAGATGTCAAATATAGATACTTGCTCACCCTTTTTAGGTTCTGCTTTACCTACTTGAGCTTCAGACTCTATCTCAGTCCCAATAGGCATCCAATGTCTAATCCGAGCCTCACAGATCTTTGCATATTCTTTCTGTAATTCAATCCCTACAAAGTCATGCCCTAAACGAGACATCGCAATCCCAGTAGTTCCAGACCCTAAGAATGGGTCTACTACTTTAGAGTTAGGTTTTATATCTCTAGCACACCACCCCATGATTTCTATAGGCTTGACAGTAGGGTGTGTGTTGGATCTACCTTCGTCTTTTGGAGGTAGCCCCTCTTCTCTTTCAGACCTACTTGCTTTCGAGCAGTAATAGAAATCGCTCTCCCCATCTCCTACAAAGATCGCATCTCTTACTTCAAACCCTGTATCTTCAAGGGAAATAACTCCCTTATATCCAATGTCTTCGGGGATGAGGATCACATGACCACCAGGTTTTAAGATTTTAAATATTTCTTTACTTTGTTCATCCGTAGGTTCTGACAGTAAGATCACTCCATGAGCAAGAGGTTCTTTCATATCAATAATTGCCCCTGAACCTGCTCCTTGTTTCTCCACTTTTAGATATTTTGTGAAATCTATTTCTTGTGGGTGTGCAACAATAATACAGGCATCTTCTACTGGAGGTGTGATCATTGTCTTAAAGTATTCAATCATGTCTTTCATTGGTCATTCTCTTTCTTAAATTGTTTAAAAAACCTAGAAGCTCCTCCACTATCTCCATAACGACCCCCATTGGTCAAAAGATCACCACCACCAAAGTTCACCATTCCCTCAATTCGTTTAGTGTTGTGTGACTTTGAGTACCCTGCACTGTGCATACCATTAGCAAGAGAAAGTTCGTCTAACTCTTGAACAGGGCAACCCTCTACACAAGCCCAATCAGATATAGTTTCTTTCCCATCTTTATCTGCATGACCCACCCACGCTTCATTGTCTTTGACAGTTTTCACATCTGTAAGGCTACGATCTTTTTGGTGTTTGTCTTGGTACTCTTTAGACCAAATACCACCTGGACCATTTGGATAGCCTTTATGCCCTTTAACTTTTTTAGTTCCTCTTAACTCACAATCTTCTTTATGGGTCAGAATAAAGTTAGCTGGCCATCTTCCTGTGGTGGTCTTCCCTTCAAATTCTTCTTTAAAGTTAGATTGAAAGACTGTGCTTTTTTGTCTTTCATGGGAGCGTCCATTTTTAGAGGTGTCTTGGACTAAACTCCCAATGCGAGTGGCATCAATATTCAAAGCCCCACAACCATGTTTCAGAGTATTCTCAGCTACTGTACCCTCAAGGGGTTTCCTCAAGATAGTGATGATCATTTTTTAACCCCAATACATATACTTTCCCATGCGGGTTTAAGAGCCGTACCCCATCCCTCATACTGCTTTGCAAGTTGGGATGTAGGGGCTGTCAGAATATACTCTGGCTTGAAATAGTTTTCAGATCTACCCTGTGCAGTACCATTCCACTCAGGGTTCTGTTTGCCCATTCCTTTAACAACACCCACCTCCTCTCGCACTACACCTAAGTGTTTATCTATGGATTTACTCACATTATGAGATTTCGGGAATCCACTTCCGTAACTCCAGGCTTCAACACTCAAATCTGAGAAACCTATTTCTTCCATCATCGCTATTAAGTGATGGAAAGTCCTTGAACCACTGAAAGCCTTAAGGACTCCATTTGGTTTTAAGATTCGATGAACTTCTGTAAGCCACTTTCTATGCCATTCCCTTTGCTGACTTCCGTTTCCTATGTCATCCCAACCTTTTGACATAAACTTTAGTCCATAAGGAGGATCGCAGATAACAGCATCAACAGAGTTATCTTCTAGGTCTTTAAGTCTTTGGGTGCAATCACCTATCTTTATTTCAATCATTTTTTGATCCTCTCTTTTGCTCTTCTTTCAGCATCCTGTTCATTTATCCCTTTTACATGAACATGAGAATCATCATGGTGTTCAGACTTCTTATACCAAGGAGTGTACTCATCTCCTTTTTGTGCGTCATTGGGTCTTACACCCATTTTATTTCTTGGAACTAAAGTCAAAGTATCCTCACTTCGGGAAAAGTAATACCATTTCATTTTTTGCTCCTGACTATATAACCCACAGAACCTAAAGTTGTGGCTATTGATATGGATTTGTCTAATAACTCAATCAATCTACCAACAGGGAAAGGCTCATAGAGTTCTTTTATATCCCATACGCTAGAGTCATTCTCAGCCTTACCTAAGTTATGACATACGACTTTAAAAGGTGCTTTCAATGCTCGATCAAGATATGGGTTTCCTGTGGTTATGTTATAGAGGGTAGGGATTGCTCCTTTGACATACCCATTTACTTTAGCATCCATCATAGAAATCAAGGCTTTTTCGGCTAATCCTCTACGCCATCTTGCCTCAGCTTCGGTAGGACCACCAACTCTCAAGCGAACGAGCGTACCATTAAGGGCGTTGGCTCTTTTTCTCAACTGATCTTGTGTGTGAGGGTGAGGTGAACTTTCAGCTTCTCTAAGGAGTTCATCTACTCGGTCTGCTGTTTTATCTACATGGTCATCATAAGGGTCTGTAATCATTTCTGTGTAGTTAAGGACGGAGTTAATAGCTGAACCATAGAACTCAGGTACAAACTTTTCATACTTCTGATCAACAACAGTAGCTCCAGTAAACGAAGCAAAGTCATCTAACCAACCCTTGCCCCAAATCACTCTCGGTGCATCACACGCATATACTTCAAGTGTTCCTTTATGGTTGTTCATCTTGATTGCTTGTAGGGCTTTACCACCTACCATAGGGGCTATAATGACTAGTGGTCTACCTTCAAATGACCCCATGAGTTCCATCGCATTTAGTATGTGATCCACTTCAAAAACTGGCCGACTAAATAAAGCGAACATTGGGCCATTGAGATATGCTTCATTATCATGGTGTACTCTTAGTGAAGCATGGAAAGATTCGGTTTCAACAACTTCACAACCATTCCCTTCCCATTTCTCAAGAGAGACATGAGAAGATAAAGAGCCTGCGAGATAAATAGCTTCGGAGATCTTATCTATGGATTCCCCATCAAGCTCACTCTGGAGTCCGATTTCTTTTAATATATCTTGGTTGGATTCGTATCTAGGTACGGCATTTACAGCGAGATTAACTGCCTTCTTAACTTGATCCGTAATCTTAGGGTGGACTTCACCGTAATGGCGATGAAAAGATCTTAGTAGAGAAATAGTGATAAACGCACCGAGTTTACACCCATCTCCCGACTTACATAACTCTAACAATGAAGTTTGAATGATTCTAGCGTGTAGTTCTGGGTGGTAAGCATTGATAATCGACTTTGCAGATAGATTATTCCATATCTTATTGTTGCGAGAGAGTAGAACAGTACCCCCATTACTCGCATGGCTTAAAACTAAAAGTGATGATAGTTCATTTATTGTAGGTATAAATAAAGATAACGACATGAAAGAAACTCACAATAGAAAGGTGAACAATGTCCTCCATAGTTATACAAACTAGATCCAATGCTTGCTCATATAATAAGAAAGCAAGTGTCTCTGTCGGTTGGTTGGATAATATCCCTCAGTCGGCAATCGAAGCATACCCTAACTTAGCTAAGTCTGTCGATTCTACAGATTTCGCACTTGCTGTCGAAGCGTTCCAAGAAGACAACTTTGGAGCAGGCTCTGGAGTCGATGGGAAAATGGGTCGAGGAACATGGTCTGCGATGTTAAAAAAGTTTGATCGTATTGAAGACGGTCAAGCATATTGGACGGTAAATGATCGTAGGGTTGGTGTGGACATCGACCCTACAGTAGAAATCGTCAACTTCGACCAAAGAGGTGGACTCGATCTCCACAGATTTGGGCATTTTTCATCTCGTAAGGGTAGAAAACCAACGATCATAGTTGTGCATTGGGGGGGTCTTGACCCTCATCATTGCCACAGGATCTTCTCTAGCCCCGATAGAGAAGTCAGTTCACACGCAGGGATTGGGTTGAGTCCAGAAGGCAATCCTACCATTTATCAATATCTCGACCTCAACCACAAGAGTTGGCATGGAGGATGGGCTAACTCTTACTCGGTGGGTATCGACATTTGTCAGCAACCTTCTTTGAAGTGGAAGAACCACTATGTAAAGAAAGGGTATGATGTACAAGAGACAACCAATGACACTGGTCGTGGAGATAAGCGTATTATCTCCTTAGATCCGAATGTAGCTATAGCTGTTCGGGAAGCAGTTAAGAGTCTCTGTACTGCTTTGGACATTCCATATCAGTTCCCTTGTGGGTCTGAAGGTCAGTCTTATGATGGAGATTTCTATCATGGGGTGGTGGATAAGGGTTATCTTACAAGAAACTTTACTGGCGTAATCGGACACCACCACATCACACAAAAGAAGTGGGATTGTGCGTGTTGGTGGGATACTTTATTTGGGTAATGATCTTGCATCTAGTGTCTGATCTCAATAGGGCTTTAGAGATAAAATCCCGATTAGGCTGTCCTCATATTCACTTCATCATAGAAAAAGATTGCGGGGAGTTTACGACTACTCTTGTCTGGATTGAAGTACTCACTAGAGCAACAGACCTCTGTATTAGAGAGGGTGTTTGTGTAGTCTCACATAGCGATCTTTCGAGACAAAAGGATACGCTTAGTGATGAGGACATTCAATTTTTACAGAAGATGCAGTCTCAGCTAAATGGGAAGATGTTAGGTATTGAGGTAATCAAAAAATGAAATCTTGGGCTTATGAAGCATATCAGATGTACATACAAGGCATAAGCTACCCTCAGCTTGAAGAACACTTTGGGGTTAAGCAAAGCACAATACGACACTACATCAAGAGATATGCTTACGCTAATAGTTTAATCTACCCAAGACTCAAACCTGACTATAAACTGGCTTTTAACTTATACTACAACACAATGAGCATAAGAGACATCGCTCGATACTTTGGTGTCTGTCCATCGACAGTCACAAATTACATTCGTAGATATTCTGAAATGAATGGAATATCTACGAACAAATCCCACCACAAAGGGCAAGTAGCCTACAATCTTCGACAACTGGGTTATACCTATAAGAAGATATCTAAAATGCTTGGATACGAAAATCGTTCAAACTGCTATCGTGCCATTAAAAACTATAAGGACAGTATATGTTAGCCTTACTTATTTTAATCGTTATTTCCATGACTATACATGGAATAATCAACTCCGAAATGTCTCCCGAAGAAGTGGAAGAGATGTTAAAGAGTGATGAGTGGTATTAACCAATTTTAGTACACTTAGAGTGGGCGACTTTCCAATACCTGTTAGGTACTGAAACACCTACCTCTGATAAAAGGTAGTAGCCAGACCAAAAGTTGCGAGTTATGTACCCCAAAACTTTTAGAGAAGCACCTTTTAACTCGACCTCAAACTCAACCTTTTGACCACAATCCCATTTTGGATAATGACTATTGTCCTTATCACCTTCGACTGTAAATCGACCCTCTGTGTCTTGGGTCTCAGGTTGAGTTATATTGTTGGAAAAGTAAGAGAAAAGAGAAGCGTCATCAACATGAACATTTTTTATATTTTTTTCTTCGTCAACAACGCTGAAGACTTTATTCCTCTCGATCACATCTATGACCTCCAAGCTCTTCAGCGTTGTTTTTCCTACTAACAGTTGATGCCCTACCCGAAAGTCATTCATAATGTCCCCCCTTGTTTTTAGTTTTTAGTTTCATCTAATCTTATATTATTATATAAATTAGGGGTTACATTTGCCTACCAGCGTGAGTCTTTTCTACGGAAAGAACCACGCTGATTATTCCTGCCCTTCTCGTAATGAGGTTGATTATAATTATTCTGACGCTTTTCACGAAACACATCATTTTCCCACCTAAAGCGTTGGCTTTGGATCACATGAGTGGGGACATTATGTGTTCCTCTTTCATACAGTTGACGATCAGAAAGACCACCATCGTACAGGTTAATAACCTGTACCAAGTAGTCATTCTTTGTAGCCATTTCCATGTAAGGATCACACTCCCATTTACGAGTTAATGTGTTATGGACAACGATGACTTGAAAACCGTCTTCCATCGCTTCAAGACACTTTTTTTGACACCAACCATGAGCTTCTTTAAGTGCTTCATGGTTGAATGTGTAAACACCACTATCGTCTACAAAGAATTCGTCAGCAGACACTTTGAATCGGTCTTCAATTTCGCCACATATTGTCTCTGCCAGTGTTGTTTTCCCCGAACCACTTAGACCACGGACTAAAATTAGTTGCTTCACTCAATCACTCCTAAAGTTGTATTTCAATGACCCTCTTGGGTTCTCTTTGCTCTTCTTTTGGTTTTAGCTCTGGTTGAGGTATGGGCAACCAAATCCTACGACTCTCATCCTCAAGTTCTCTTTGTCTTTGCTGTTTCTTGAGGCGTTCAATGATGAAGGCATCTATATCAAGCATACCAAGCTCCTTTCAAGGTCATTAATTTAAATTGTAAACACAGGTTGAGCTTTTACCCAATTTTTTAATCCACAACACACCCTACAGCCCTATAAGGACTATCTTTGAAGGTTTTTTTCGAGAACCCTCTCGTCATAGTTCGCCCCTCCTGTTAAAGAAGCAACACGGCTCTGAGTATCCCGCCCTAAGTTTTGAGCGTCTAGCTTAGGCTTGATTTTAAGCTGTGGTACAGGCTTAGTCTCAGAGTAGTCCTCAATAAGGTTTGAGGGGATTGCTCCTTTGGTGATAGCTTTGGCGAACTTTTTACGGTCTACCTTGACCACAACCTCACCGATAGTTGTGGGGTCGATGCCCTGTCGGTTAAGCTCGGCTAGTAGACCTGCTTCATCATATGATGTGCGAGATGAATCCACATGGTGAACATCACCAAGAGGTGTCTCGATCTTTTCTCCTACAGGGATATGCTGACGCAAGGATTTGATCTCTGCATCGAGAGCGTCTTTTAGTGCCTTGATACGACATAGGCTCTCTGCGATTTGTTGCTTATTCATTTCCAAGTGCCTCCTCGATAGCATCTGCATTGTGGTTGTATATTTCCATAAACAGTTCTTTGTGGTTGTATATTTTCATAAACAGTTCTTTCATGTCTCTCCAACCAGTAGACTTTGGGGCATTTTCTAAGAAAGTAAACCATACTTTGATAAAGTCAAAGTTACTCATTCCAGAAGGTGTTGTGATTAGGCTCGGTGTAGAAAAAGCCGATATGAACGCTTTCGCTGTTCCATAGTCAGAGATTTTATTGATAGATTCTTTTGTTAGAGGGAATGACATAATGTCTCCTTAAAAGATTGAGTAAAGTAAGAGGGTTAAAGGGAGTGTGATTAGCACCCACAGGAAAATTGTGATTATAAACTTCATTATATGATTACCCTACCTCACGCATACAGACTTGCTCGTCTGTTTCATCGGTGATCTCGGTTTGGGTCATCAGTTCCATGATGTCCTCAAGACTCACGACACCATCTGTTCCTCCAAAGTCATCTACCATGACAGCGAGGTGAGACTTGTTCGTGGTGAACTGTTTGAACATCTCTTCACAAGAGATGTTCGATTCAACCTTGAGGACAGGTCTTGTAAGCTCTTCGACAGTAGGGTTCTCGTCCTTAGCAAGAGCTTGGAAAGCGTCTTTGAGAAGCATGATACCCTTTACATCATCTCGGCTCTTACCAAGTACGACAAGTCGTGAGTGCTGACTCTCAAAGAGAGAGGGCTTGATGTCCTCTAGTCGCTCATCTGCTCGGACAGTGGTCATGTTGACTCGTGGAGTACCAACCTGCTCAACAGTCGTGAGTGAAAGGTTATAAGTACCCTCGTAGATCTTCTCTACGATAGCAGAAGGCTCTGCACCCTTAAAACGAGCTGTGAGCTTTCCTATGACCCAGTTGATAGGTGTGAGTACCCATGACAGTAAAACCATCATAGGAGCGAAGACACGACCCACAAAGAGAGGGTTATTCGTACCATACGCTTTAGGGATGATCTCTGAGCAGATGATGATAGTGAAAGTGAGGATACCCATCACCAAACCAACATACTCGCTACCAAGCCACATACCTGCGTTCGTACCGACAACACCACTACCCATGATGTTGGCGATGTTATTACAGATGGTATTGGTGCTAATAAAAGACTCTTTATCATTCATCACCTTGCTCAACGCACAAGATCCGAAGACCTTGTTTTTACAGGCTGACTTAACCTCAGCCTTAGACAAGGAAGCGACAGCCATTTCCCACGCACTGTGGATAGCTGAGGCGATGATAGTGATGAAAAAAGCAGATAGTGTGCTGACCATGTGGTTCTCCATTAAGAGTTGGTGGCGAGGTTCGATCCTCATGTAAGGGTATAAACAAGGGGTTACGCTACACGCACAAAAACCATAAACACCTGCAAAGTAAAGGAAAGTTAGAATCGTAACCCCTTATTTATATCATAATGTAAGGGGGACAATCCTCACCAACCAACACTCCCCGAACGGAGAACGACATGGCTACCAAGACCAAGACCACCCTCACCTTCGATAACTTTGAGAACGGCTGTAAGTTCTTCTACGCCAAAGGATCTGACACTGACACCGAGCTTGGTGTCATCCATCAGACTATCTTTGGGTGTACCGCAAACCTCTTTCTCGGAGCCCGAGGAGCGTGGTCACAACAAATCCCTGTGGGTGAGTTCACCTACACGAAGGACGCAGAGTCACACCTTCGCAAGCTGTTCAGCGACCCCACTCTGCTTGTTACTTTCATGGAGTCATATCGAGCCGAGCAGAACGCAAAGCTCGATGCACTCACACTACGAATCACTCACTAAAGGAGAACACATGGCTATTGACGCTATAACACAATGCAACCTATCCCCAACCTTCAGAATCCGACTGGAGCATAAGGATGGTCACTACAAGTTTTGGGAAGCCACAGGTCGCCCAAATGGAGATGTGGTCGTCCGTTATGGTCGCATTGGCGACTGGGGGCAAGCTATCAATAAAGATCGGGCTTACTTCGAGAAAAAAGCACCACAAAAGCTCAAGAAGGGCTACACAGTAAAGGAAATGACACTATCATGCTAAACGCAATCAAATCAGCGGACAACATCCTTGTTGTCACAGGTGCAGGGATCAGCACAGCATCGGGAATCCAAGCATGGAGAACAGGAGAGGATGCTGTGTGGGCTAATGATGTCCTTGAGAAAGGCACACAACGCTACTTCAATAAGAACCCAGCGAAGGCATGGGAATGGTATTTAGAAAAGTTCAAAGGTGTCTTTGAACTTGAACCGAATGACGCTCATAAAGCCCTAGCGGAGATTGGGGAGTGGTGTGAGTCTGAGGGCAAGACCTTTGACATCATCACACAGAATGTGGATCACCTTCATAACAAGGCGGGTTCACAAAATGTCATCGAGATACATGGCACAACCAACGCAGTGCGTTGTCCCAATCATGGGTGTGATCATGGTTCACCGAGAGGTTCAATCCCGATGAGCGAGGTTTGGGAGGACTATCAAAAGTTTGGGCAGACCAAAGACCCGAATGACTTACCTTGTTGTCCTAAATGCGAGATCCCTTTAAGAGCACACGCACTGTGGTTCGATGAGTTTTATGGTTCTCATGAGGACTATCGCTTAGATGACGCTATGGAAGCTATAGAGGAAGCAGATATGGTGGTCTTTATCGGCACTAGCTTCTCTGTAGGGATCACTAATATGGTGGTTCAAGCAGGTAGGCAGATGAGGAAACCGATGTATATCATCGACCCTAATCCGTCCCAAGAGTCCAAGAGCTTTAACTACACCACTGAGAGGGCAGAGGACTACCTACCAAACTTAGTGCAACAACTGACGGTTGAGGATTAAAGCAATCCTCTTATGACATCTAGCCTCTGACCCTCATCCATGTCGTACCAATCGAGCTTGATGTATTTAGTCTCTTTAGGGAGTCTATCTGGAATCTGCATGACTTGAACCTGTAACTTGTGCAGATAAGACTCCTCAATACCCGACTCAAATTCTCTGCCTCGTTTAGAAATCCTATCCATAGCTTGCTCTACGCTAACATGGAGGTGGATACAAATATCAACAGGGGGGATATAAGGCTTAAGCATTTCAAAGTGCTTCATGTACGAGCTGTGTTCATCTTCGGTAAGGACTCCATCATCTCTTAAGAGGTTGGCAAAGCAGGAGTCTCCGAAGATTGAACGATCAAGCAAGGTATTTTCTGGTAGATGTTTTGAGAACCTGTCATAGAGAAAGTGCATTTGAAGCGTATAAGCCCATCGGCTTGGATCGTCAGAATAGAACTTTTCAAGGAACGGATTATCTCCTACCGATTCATACATGGGAGTAAGGTTAAAGTGTTTACTGGCTTCTTTTGTGAATGTGGACTTACCGACACCGATAAGACCCTCTACGATTATTCTCATGTGAGCTACCTCCTTTGATGTGTTTATTTATACCTAGCAAATGTCGTGTTCTCTCTAACTTTGAAAGGAACTCAAATGAGATCTTTATAGATAGTTTATTTATAATTGGTCATAAGTGACCTGTTTAACCTTAACCAAAATGGAGACAAAGAATGAGAAGAAGAGCATCAGAAATCATTAATGAACTTGAGATAAGAATCGCCCATCTTGAAAGAGAAGCTTTTTTGGGTGACTCCCTAGATTCAGTTAAGAGAAATCTCGTAAAGTTATTTGATAAGATACCTTACATGAGAGAGATTATTGCTTTACTCAAAAAGGTATCTAATACTAGAAGCATGAAGGGGGCGAGCACTCTTGCAAAGCAACTAGTGTATATTTACGATTATGATCCTGAGTATCAAATCTTAGAAGATCATATCATGAAAACGGAGAGGACTTTGAAAGGTCGTATTGGGTTGGCTTTAGATATGCTAGTTTCGACTGCCGAACTTAAACTAGCTAGAGATCAGTCCCCTTCTGAAGTTGCTTTGAGAAAGTTTACTCAGGGAGTTCCTGCGATATTAGTTTTGGTGGCGATACTGCAACAAATTTATTTTGTAGTGACTCCCCTGCTGAGTGGTGTGCTTTTATATGCGAGTGTTACTGTTATTTTCTCTATCATTACTTATGTTTTAGCGGTGGGTTATAATAAGTTATCTGACATTTTAGAGCCAATCTTAGAGGGTAGAGGTTCACAATCTAAGCTCAGAACGAGTAGTGGTTCAATGTCTAGGGTCGCTTACGCTCTTGAAGAGGCTATTCAATATCACAACCTAGAAGCAGAACGGTTAAAGTAACCATGAAAAGATCAGCATCAGAAATAATTAATGAACTTGAGCTAAGAATCGCTCGTCTTGAGAAACAATCTTCCTCTCTTGTTTTTGAGCTTGAGGGTCACATCCACGAAGGTTCAGAGGGTGATTATTATGTTCGTAAGCGAGGAGACTTTAAGGACATCACTAGTTACATCGAAAGTTGGTCTAATAAAATCTTAATTGCAGAAGAGGGCGATTGGGAGATAAAGTATGACTATAAGCACTTCATTGGTTTCACTGCTTCTAATGGGCTAACAGAGCTTGAGCTGTTTTGTGTAGAAGGAGAAGGTAGGGGTGAAGTTCGTCAGCTTGAGTTGCTTCTTCGCAAAGTACTTTTAATTCCTCGTAGTGTTCGCACTGACTTCAACAAGTAATCAGAAGTCATTAGATTTAGCATAAGTTCTAAAGACCATACCAGTGCAGATAAGCTCTGCGTATTGTCTTTAATACATCATTCCCAAAGACATGATATTTTACATCACCCTCATAGGTTAGCGTCCATTTAGAGTGTTTATACGCTATGAGGTGATGCCACTTTTGTCTTCGGTCTAAAGTAATCAAGATAGTTAGATTTGTATCTTGATTGTGAACAAACACAATACCGTCATGATTTCTATCGTATGAGAAGCCACACTCAGACAGGACAGTAAAGATGTACTTAGGGTAGGATAAACCTTTGAAGTTTGCTTCTAAGCAAACCCTAATCTCACCTTGCTTCTGTGTGTACGACTTGTTCATTATCAATACCCTCTATTAGTAAGGGGTAGTAATAAAAAGACTACACTATATCATCGACCTCCAATGGAAACTCTTCATTGAGATCCTCCTCACTTAGAGTAGTGATGAACTCAAAGATATCTCTTGCTGTTGCCAAGATGTCGGTAATCGTAGGGTATGCTTGCTCTTGGTTTGAGGCATATTTGCGAGAGTGATACTCTTCAGCCATTTTCAGAGCTTGATAGACGGACTCGTTCATAGGTAATCTCCTTGATGTGGTTGCATCGTAATGATTATTTATACCACCTCAAGGAGATTATCAATCATTACAGAGTGAAGATGCCTGTTGCAATGGATCTGAAGCTAACACACGCATTGTCCATCATATCTGGGACACGCATTTCGAGTTCTAAGAACCTTTTAGCGAGTGCTTGATAGATGACCATAATGTCCTCGTCATCGTACCCTTCATCCCCTCTATTTTCCTCGAAAGAGACAGATCCGATGACCTTAGCATGGCTAATCATTTCCATCATGGGGATTTGGTTGATGTAATCAATCCATTCTTCGATTGTAGCTAGATCTTCCATATTATTTATCCTTTCTTGCTCTTTGAGCTTCAATGAGATCGGGATCTTCTTCGCCTTCGATCAACTCGGCAACAATTTGCCCTGCGTAGTTTTCAAGTCTTAACTGTTCCCAAACAGCAAGTAAACAAGGATCTTGAGAGTCTTCCCAAAGTTTGCGATCTGACACCTGTTCAGAGGTCAACTCTGAACCAAGTTTAACTCTCTGATGCACATTTTCAGCACTGTACTGACTGTTATCAGAACGCTCTTGACCAACAGACCTACTTTGTAGTGATCTTTGACCTGGACGGGGAGTTCTGTAATCAGTTTGAGGGTCAATCAAGTCATACTTCTTCATGAAAGCACCCAAAGCATCAACAGAACCTACAAGACGAGTAACTCTATCACGAAGCCCCTTATTTGCATACCATGCAGTCTTAAACGCTTCTGGGTACTGAGCGATGACCTTTTTCCAATCAAGAGGCTGACCTTTAACTTTAACTTTGTCAATCTCCTGCTCCCAACACCAAGGGTCTTCTATATTAAAGAGATCCAATGGGGTGTTAAGGAAATCGTTTACATCGAGGTTCGCTTCAAGTGCTTTTTTCTTAAGATAAGCGTTAGCAATCTTCATGGAAATAGATCCGTCTTTAAGATGCAAGGTCATCGACCCACCACCACCGTACAAACCCCACAGTTTCTCACCTACCGCAACAGTGTACTCAACGGATCGCTTTGATTTAGGTGGTGGTGGTTTAGATATGTTTGCCTCGTACTCAGCAGATCTTCTGTCATAAGCCTCAATCTCTTCCTGTGAAGCACTTAAATCAACAGCAGGACGAGGATTAAGTTGTGTGATCCAATCGGTGTCTTTATTTATTGACTGAGTTGTCCCTCTATCAAGTCGAACCTTAATTTGACTGGAAGTTACATCGGTAACCTCCCCCTGTTCGTTATACAACTGTGGATAGCTATTTCTTACAAACTCGCTATCAAGCACGAAACGATCACCTACTTGCCACTTTTCGTTGGTAGGGAGTACAGGTCGGTTACCGAGAGCATTTGCCTTAGCTTCTTTCCATACTCGCATCGCTTCTACATAAGCTCTTTTATCATTTGCTTTGACTTTGTTAGTCACGATGTCAGCACAGATCACCAACAGCTTTTGAAGATCAACAGTACCTGGATATTCACCCATTATCTGTTTTACAGCTTGTACATACACTTGGTCAGGTGAGCTAAATGGTACATTTCCTAGTAGACCCGTAAGATCGATGGAAAATGTAAACCCATACTTAGGCCATACAGCATAACCACTATATCTTCCACTTCCAGGACTGCCTGCGGCCATACATTTAATTTCTTTTATCCCCATGCGTTTCGCAGTGGCAATCTCAGCGAATAAGAACCTCGGAGAAAAACCTCTAGGAGCACAAGGTTTAGCCATAACATAGTTATTATTAATAACAGTAGAAGAAATATCGATGTTACCACTCTCGATGTATCTGTTCTCCGTTAGTCTTAATGTACCTGTCGTAGCTGATGCTTGAGTGTCTCCCAGAATATAGTCTGCAACAGCAGGACCCCCCATTAGGTCTATGCGTTGCTTCTGCATCTCAGTAAGACTAGTACCATCTCTGTTAAATCTGCTAGCCAACCATATATCAGCGTCATCATAACGACTTGGGTCGAAAGTGATATGGCTGAGTGGGTTTGCATCATACTCTTCAAGTTCTTTTTCAGCTCTTGATAGATTTTCTTCTGTCGGGTTAAGAACAGATCTAAGCATAGCAGGGGTTTTAATAGCAATACCTGTATCAGAAACACGAGCATCAAGTCGCTTAGTGAGGTCAGATTTCAAACCATTAACAATAATGTCTTGGAAGAAATCTTGATCTGCTTCATTGACCAGAGATTTAATCTGATCAATGGATAGCATATCAAAGTCATCTTTAACAGTAGCTCTCTCTTTAATGTCTGTACCCTCAAGGAGAACTAAACGCTTAACAGGTTCGTTAGCCCCTTCTTCAACATAACCCTCATCCCCAACAGTAAGAGGCTTAACATAACCCATGCTGTTGAAGAGTTGGTTGAGCTTGACTTCAAGAGTTTCATCTGTGGCATTGAATACAAACTCGTCTGTCTTTAACCACTCGTCACCTAACTCGTCTGAAGGGTCTTTGAACCAAATATAGACAACATAAGCCTTACCCTCTTCAAGCTCCCTACGCTCAAGAGAGAGAGCGTTTTTAAGGTCCACTTTGAGTCTACGAGCATTGTCGCTGACAGTACCTTCAGACTCCGAGTCTGGTGCAAAGGTAGCGTCAATGTAGATTTCTTCTACTTGTTCAGATTGACCACCACGATAAGCACGAGCAGTTCTTTGCTTTAATAGTTCAGAATCAAACCCTTTACCACGATCAAGGTGGATGACTTTAGTGAAGGTTTGGAAGTTAAAACCACGAGCGTAGTTATCAGAACATACAGCAGTTGCGAGGCTATCGTTCTCTGCGACATACTTCTCTGAGATGTCCATAGCCCAAGTAGACTCGGTTTCAGTGTCTTCCTCTTCAGATGCCACCTTGCTGTAGATACCTGAGTCGATATACTTCGCATCGAAAGCTTCAAAGCCCATGTTGTCTTCTTCTTCCACCCCAGCAACAACTTTACCGTTTTGATAGAAGATGATTTCTTTAGCCCAAAGAAGAGCATGGACCTTATCTCTACGGATCTTACTGTTCTTTTTAATGAGAGACTCAGCAAGTTTTTTACTCGAACTGAAATAGAGGCATTTCTCTTCATTATTGTCTCTAAAGATTTTAGACCCTACATCTGCCTTAAACATCCCCTCAGAGGATGTCTTAATAAGACGGTCTAAAGCTGTTTTCACTTTAGCTGTAGCTTTAGTGAGATCTTGGTATGGCTTACTCTTTGTCCGATCATATAAGTCGCCTGAGTTTTCCTTTAACTCATTAAGTTTATGCCTAAGATCACGATACTTAGACACCATTGCTTTCAGCTCACCCGAAATGGATTTAGCCTGCTTTTTGTACTTTTCCTGTATGGCTTGTGGCATACGAGTAGTAAGAGTACGAGACTTAAGTTTCTGAAGTTGTGGTAGAGAAACCTCTTGATAGTTAACACCCATCTTGTCATAAGCAATGTCTGTCTTAGGTGCAAAATAAGAGTTCTCTTTGACCCAATTATAGAACTGTTCTCTTAGTTTGGGGTCTGGGTTAAGGGCAACCATACGACCTGCAAGAACCTTACCGTATTTCTCTGCAAAGGCTTTCTCACTCTTTTTAGTAGGTACTTTACCTTTAGCTAGAGTAGCGAGCCTATAAAGGTCAACAGGATCACGATCAAGTGCTGAAGCAGTTAAGAAAACTTTACGAGGATGTCCAAGAGAAGACACTGCGTAGTTTTTATCTTTTCCTCCTTGTCCTTTTTCAAAGATCTCATTGATCTCATCAAAGAAGCAAGCATAGTATCTCTCTTGGTACTTTTTATTCAAAGCAGGAGAGGATTTAACCTTAGCTTCCTTCTTGAGTTTGTTATACACCCTACGAGACTTAGCAAGTTCTTTCTTCTTTGCATCCTTTTCAGAGGGTGAAAGAGCAGGATAAGAAACGAGTTCTTGGACAGTCCTTACCTCGTTTCTACTAGAAGCTGTGCGAACAATAGTCGGGTCAATCAAGTTTCCGATTTGAAAATCAACTTCTTTTCTTGAAACCTCTCGACCATTCTTATACTTAACTTCATAGGTGATGGTTGCTTCTTTGCCATGATGTTTATTCTCACGAGCAAGACGACTTGTATCCGCAATGATCTGTTTGCCATTATCCATGTCTAAGAGGATATCATCAATGCCCTCAGAGGCCCTAAAGTCTACAACAAAGTCCTCATAAGACACTTCATCAATGCGACCAAGCACGAGTTTTTGCCAATTAGGGGTCTTTTCAACCTCTCCGTCTGCACGAACAAAGTCATCTCCACCTTCTACCATGAACCTAAGAACCTCTTTCTTCAAGTTTCCGACAAGGCTCTTAGGTGAAACATAAAGAAATCTTCGTTCATCTCCACCTTGCTCCATCTCCTCATTGATTGCTTTTTTGATTGCAACAAGAGAGGTAAGAGTCTTTCCAACACCAGTATCAAGAGCTACTACACCCTGCATACCAGATGATTCAAGCCAAGCGGCCGCTTCTTTTTGTTTGTTGTTTAACTTGAACTGACCACGAGGAGTCTCTGCAACGAATCCACCAAGAGCTTCGGGAGTGAAACGCTCAGTGTTCTCAACAGTAAGAGCGTTCTGTTTAGCTCTAAGTTTTGCATAATACTCGTCCATGAACTTAGAAGCAGAAGCACTTAAAGCTACAGAACCTAAAGACTCACGAATGAGTTCAAAGTCTTCGGGAGAAAAAGTAAAGAATGGATTACGACCTTTATGCCCATCGGGGAGTTTTGGGTCATTAAGTGTACTAATACTAGTCACTTTCTCAGCAAGATCCTTCATAATGTTTCGGTCAGCCTTACTCTCGTTTTCACCTGGTATACCTAGAGTAAGAACACCAGTCTTTGGGTTGACTGTGATGTAAGGTTCAATGAGTCTTTGCTTATACTCCCATTTGTCTCCCTTTTTGACCTTATCAAGAGTGGACACATTTCCTTTACTATCAAAAGCGATACGATCTGTTTCAACTTTCTTAGTACGACCATTCTCTTTTTTGACATAGCCACCTTCGATAAAGCGACCTTCCATGTTCAATATAGTGTCGATTTCATATCCTGCATACCGACCTGCTATGATGATTTCTTTATCTTTACCCTTAGAATCTTTCAAAGTGGTAAGTTGGAAAGTCTTGGACAGACCTTCTGACCCCTTTATCTCTCTAAATGAAGGAGTCAAGACCTTATCTTTGAGAGTTGGGTCGAGGTCGGGATTTCTGCCTAGATTTATTCTGTTCAAGGCTTCTTGCAAAAGATCTTTGTGGTGGACTGGGTTGAATGTGTTCCCCGATGGGTACTTGAAGCAAGCAATCTTAACTTTACGATCTGAATAGACAATCTTTTTCCCATCCCAATCGGGGTAGTTTTCGACTGTGATTATCTCGGTAGAAATATCAGGCTGAATTAGCCTCTTCTTCTGTTCTTTTTTACGCTTATTAATAACCTTTTTAGCTAAATCTTCCATGTTATTAAAGCGTTTGTAAGTGTTGCCAAGATTATCAGTGAAATCAGTGCTATATACACCTTTAATAAGAGGTTTCATAGCTTGTCGGTAGTTGAACACTTCCTTACTATGAGCGGCTTTATTGTCGCAGATTGCTCTGAACTGTAAGAGTTTATCAAACAGTCTAACTGCTCGGTTGTAAAACTTGAGGCGAGATTTAGGTACAACATACTTAAATCTTGGTCTACCTCTTGAGTCGTACCCCGCTTCTGGCTCACCAGTAGGGAGTCTGCCAAAACCATCTTTAAATCGAGGTACAGAGAACTCTTTAGAACGAATCTGAGCTTCTTTTATCTGCCGAATAATGCTTTTATTCTTCTCTTCTTCACCAGGCTCATAAGAAAGAGTAGGTTTACCACTCTCATCCTTTTCGATTGAACACTTAGGGGCAACGAAAAAATCGTTGGGGTCAGTGCTTATGTCGTAGACTCTCTCCTCTTCAACTAAGCTCTCTAAAGCAAGAATGACCTCTTTATCTTTTTTAGAGAAAACAGGTTCTTTAGGTTTACTTCGAGGCTTAGGGATCTTAGTGGCTTGCTGATCGTAGGCAACTGTGAGATACGCTACCCCACCATCAACATAGGTAGGTCTAGTCTCGACATGATAACCTTCTTCAATTAAAGAAGATTTGAGCTTCACATCTCTGATTTTCTTTAACTTAGCGGCCTTTTCGATCTCACCTGCGACCATCTTACTTGAGTTCGCTATTAAATCGCTGATCTCATCACCAACAGAGAACTGCACATATCTAATGTTAAACTTAGGATTGCTTTTAACTTCTGTAACCACATTAAAACCAAGCATATTAAAGGCTTGTTTGATGTAATCTGCATAAAAGGCGATTGTTCTTTTGAAGTCTGAACTACCTGCGGCACCTTTGAGTTGCCCTATGACCATGTTGATGTCGGTACCTGAAAGTACAGCAGTAAGACCTTGATTGATGTTGCCATCAATCACAGCGAGTCGGGCTTCGACTTTAGTTGCAAGCTCTCTTGTACCTCGTGGTGCTTTGATAGCGTACTTTTGCAGTAAGTACCTCCAACTCTTAGCGAAATCATTTTTAAGGGTTGAAACCTCAAGTATTTCCCCAGGAGATGGGGTGATGCTGTCTTTAAGACACTTTTCGTAAAGCATCTTAAAGTATTCGTCTACAAGGCAAATATTGTAATATATTTCAAAGGAGTCAGTCACCTCTTTGCGTCTGATCTTGACGATCTTGCCTTTTATTGGTTCACCGTCTTTATCGGTCTCTTCTACTTGTTGTCCTTTTGCATTAAGAACAGGTACATAAGCAAAGTTCTTGACCACCATGTCATAGAGTTTACCTCTATACGGTTTTACAATGCGATTTCTTCTTACAGCCATTGTGTTCTCCTTTGAGTTTAAATCTACAAGTATTAACAGTAATAGATAAACTACAAATCAATCCTCTATCAGGAATCCTTGATTCCTAAGTTTGATTGTTAAGTGTGCCAGCTTGATCGGGTCATTAGAAGTGATCACAATTTTATGGTCTTCAATTATACTCACATCCCAATCCTCTCGTTGTAGATTGCGTATGAACTTTTCTCCAAAAGGATACTCTTGAGGGTGTATCGTGATGTCGTACTTTTGAGTCATCACTTCTGCGACCCATCTTTTTACGATGTCTTTAGGTAAGATCTTATCGGTCATAAGATCACCCTCTTCCGATCAACATCTTCGGGTAAAACTCTAAGAAGAGTGATATTTTCGCTGATGATTTTAAAGGTATTATACACTTCATCTAATTTTGGTGATTGTTCCATCGCTTTTAAACACTTCAAATATCTGTATCTGATCTTTCCTTGTGTGTCGCCTAACAGACGAGCCACATAGCTTTGGCTAGAGTAGGTGTATAAAAGAACTAAAACTTCGATGTCTTTATTGTCTATAAAGAACCCAGACAGTAATCTTCTGAGTTCAGCTTCCTCATAGATTGTAATTTGTGCATAGACTCTCAATCTATCTAACCCTCGATTAACCCTGTAATGGACATTTGGCTGTGTATAACCAAAAATCCTTCCGAGATATGCTTGGCTCAATCCATGTAATAGATGCAACTCAACCATATCGGCTTCTACTGGAGATACTTTGCTCATATGTTCTAAGATTGAATGTATCTTTTCAACCTGATCATCCGAGACATAGCTTGGAGTCGGACAGTTTTGTAGTCCATGTGCGTCAGAAAAAATCTGCTCCATTAGCTTTTGATCCATTTTAAGCTCCTTCTATTGAGAGGCAATCTATAGTGTGTACGATTTCTACACTTCTAAAAGAGAGATGGACAGCGTACATTCGTACATCACCATCTCTCCAAGTCATCACTACCTCACCCTCAAAGCTCTTGAAAGGACCTGACTTTAATCGCACCCAATCTCCTTGTTTGAAAGACCCACCCAAGTTATCAACTTGTTTTACCATTTTCTTTAGGTCTGAGTCAGGAACAACTCCCATACTCATAAGACCTGTACGAGTGTCAAGCTGTGAGATGATGTCTCTTACAAGACCAGATTGCTTCAAGCTATAATACTCTACAGCTCCATACCCGCTCTTAATGAAGATATAACCCTCCATCAACCAAATAGGTTTATGATACCTCTGAACCATTAGAGGTATGTAGACATCATCAACATTAAAAGCAGTATTTGAAACAATTCGATCTTTGAGCGACCCTTTGAGGGCTTCATCTTCGCCTTTAGTTGAAAGCTCAAGGACAACCCACGAAGTTTCTCTCATATACAACTCACAGTAAAAAGAATGGTTTTAGATAGATACCATTCTTTTTACCATCTTACTAAACTCAGACAACGAAAGTTGGCTCTTTAATCGTGTATTATTCACTTGAGGCTCTGAAACAAGGGATTTTTTCTCTACTAAAGTTTGAGTCACTTGTATGGTTTGGATACCCCCAATCTTCCATTTCAATAAATCGCACTTAAACATACCTCCTGTTGGTCTGATCGGGCGACTCGCTAAACTGTCTGCGAGGCTTAACAAAGGCATACCATACCTATCCCATATCTCTTGTAAAAGAGGTCTGTTCCAATATGGTGGAGGTACGCCCGCTTTCATCCCAAGAGAAATCGCAAACATACACGCTGATTGCAACCTGTCATAAGCAATACCCACAGGGGTAGACTGTAATAACTCATCTACTAGGCTTAAGGACTTAGAGTTATCACTCAATAATAGCTGACAGATTACATCATTGCGATCCACATGAAGATAAGACCTTACACCTAGTAGACCCACCTTGCCTTCATTTGAGGAAGCAACACCCTCAATCGCTTTTAAAGCATCTCGAATATGCCCCTCTGTAAAGTCAGCTATTAAGACCAATGCTTCACGCTCATACTCGAATCCCTCACACTCACAAACCTTTTGTAAACGATCAGCGATTTCTTCTGAATCCACATGACGAATGATAAAAGCAGGAGCACACCGACTTAATACCGTCTTTCTCATCTTCTCTGGTTCAGTGGTGGCGAAGATACAGACGAGCTTCTTATCAAAGCTACCTCGATCATTCTCCTCCATCGGTTTTAAGAGAGCATCCAGTGCATCCCGACTTAGCTGGTGACTTTCGTCAAAGAGGTAGAGCTTCTTATTACCCGAAAAGGAAGAATAACCTAGCTCTTCGAGTAGCTTCTTTACATCTGCTTTCCCACTGTTGGTAGCCGCATCCACTTCGATAAATGAGTCATGGCTACCAACAAGCATAGCTTTACATGAATGACATTCATCACAAGGCACACCCTCAACAGGCGACTCACATAATAAAGCACGAGCCATGATCCGACCCAGTGTAGTTTTGCCCGAACCATAAGGGCCAGCGAATAGGTAAGACTGCCTCCAACCTGCATCTGACTTAATAAAGCCTTTGAGCGTTTGGATGGTAGCCTTTTGACCTAGCACATCGCTGTATGTTCTAGGTCTATACTTCGTGTCTAATGACATCTTCTCTCCTCTCATATAGGGTATATGTACCCTTATACTATTTAGAGGAGGTTTAAGACTCTTAGATCAGATAACCTCTACCAACAAGAGATTCCTGGTTCTGAATTGGAGTTTCAGACATCCCCTCATCTAAAGTCATCGTGAGACACTAGGAAAAAACCATCTAGTTTTAGGCTTAGAACCACATCATGTGTTCTTAACCATTCGGGTGATGAAACAGTGAATGTAACCATGTGTCCTTTATTATCTTTCTTATAAGTGATATCGTTTTCCTCAAATGGATTCTCTGCTCCCACACCAATCTCCTTGATTGCCCTTACCACTTCGTCAGCATTTCTACTAGGCACAGATAGAACCATGGACCCCGAAGAAAATTGATGTATATATGCCAATTTGTTGACTACTTTATGTATACCTATGTCATTCGGACGAGCCGATTTTTCAAGACGAGCAATACGACCCTCAAGGTTACGGATGATTTCACTAGCTGATCTTCTCATGATGGTTTCTCCATTCAAGTTAAGGTTAAAGAGACTCCTATGAGAATCTATAAATAAACTATTAAAGTTCACACAGGCTCAAGAGAGATAAGTCCTCGAAAAAGATCAGTGCGATCATCTAAGAGAGGAATGCCCTCTACCTCAATAGCCTCATTCATCTCATGTTGAGTCATGTTATCTAGGGTAAGCGTATCACCCTCTAAGTTTTGAGCTACGATGTCAGCCCATAGGTAGCGACCTCTACAAAAGTCTACTGCCCCAAGTTCAGCATCGGTTAGTTTATATACCTCAAAATCCATGTGCCCAATATCCTTTACTGTAAAGAGCAATATTACCATCACTCAGTTCTAACTCTTGGTCAACGATTGAACCCATAAAGTCCATCGCTTCCCGAACGATTGATCTCTGAGCTTGGTTGACCACTGCAATGGCAGAACCTTTCCAATGACCATCGGGGTGGTCAACGAACTTATTGTATGCATCCCTTAGTTGTTGTGCCTTTTGATCTGTCATGTCTTAGTCTCCTTTCAAGAGTTACATAAGGGTATATTTAAGGGGTTACAAAAACCTAAACTCGGTATCATTCATATAAAGGGAATGGGAGACAAGACACCATGCAAGTCAAAATAGAAAACTACCAATCTATCAAACACGCTGACTTTGAAGTTAAAGGTCTTACTGTTATTACAGGGGCTAATAATACAGGTAAGTCTGCTTGTGCAAGAGCCATAGCAGGTGCTTTCTCTAATGCAAGGGGATATTCTCATGTAAGGCAAGGTGAAAAGTCATCAAAAGTCTCCATCAACTTTGATGATGGCAACTCGGTAATTTGGGAAAAGGGTAAAGGGGTTAATAAATATGAGATCAACGGACAAAAGTTAGATAAAGTAGGGTCAAAAACTCCCGATGAACTTGATGACTTGAACATTGTTTCGGTAGATGTCGATGGAAAAACTGTATGGCCTCAGATCGCTCGACAGTTTGAACAAATCTTCTTGCTTGATATGCCACCTAGTGTCCTCTCTAGTGCTTTATCTGATGTAAAGACAATAGAAGCCCTAGAGAAAGCGTCAAGTCTCTCTAGGAACGAAACTAAGAACCTTAATCAACGCATTAAAGTAAAGCATGAAGATTTAGTATCTGAGCGGGATCGTTTACCTAAGTTTAACGAGTTGGACGAAGTAGGGGAAACGATCAATCATATAAGTACACTTGAGGGGTCGATTAAGACTCTTGAAGAAAGAGTTAAAAAGCTAGGGGCAATCAAAGAAAAGAGAGAAATCTTTATGTTTCAAACACAGTTCGTATCCACCTTGCAAAATGTAAAATTCCCACAAGTGAACCCACATGACTTTATGGGGATTAAAGACCTTGAGCGTGTTCGTATAGAAAAGAACAGACTAAGGATCATGGAAGGTATCGTAGAGGTTGGCTTAACCTCATTCCCACCTATCCCAGATGTAGAGGTGAAAGACCCTGCACCACTTGAGCGGGTCTTGCACAAAAGAAATCAATTAGATCAAACCATCTTACAAATCACACAACTTAATGTAGACTTACCTAATGTAGATTCGCAAGTCGAAAAAGACCTCAGAATCGCTTCTGAACGCTTTGATCTATTCAGTCGTATATCTTGCACCGAACAAGAGGTAGAAAGGCTCACAGAGGAGCTTGATACTATTAGGTGCGAGATTGGAGATACTTGTCCTTTATGTGAACAAGGGATCGACCATTAACCTCACTCTACCCCAAACAGCATCTTATCCCTTAACTTAGACCCCATCTTGTAAGATTAAATAGGGATCAGAAACTGAGCCCCTCAGCCAATTTTCTTGACCCAATGCACTCAGCGAAGAGATTAACTTCCTTTAAGTTTTTCAACCTGTATCGGTCTCGGATTATTTTGGGATGTTGTATCCATATTTCAGCGGATAGAATACCTGCTTTGACCAGTGCTGGGTACTTATTTACAACTTCATTTTCATAGTACTCTTCAGCATTAGGACCTCTGTCCTCGATCTCTCTAAGCAGATCCTCAAATTTATAATGGACTAGCTCTACCACCACCACTTCAATCTCAGACGCATCTGCATCGCCCACCTCTTTCTTAAGCATCCGAACAGCGTCTGTGATCGCTTTCCCGTACTTTCTAGCCCTACGGTTGGTTGAGGATTGTCTTTCAAGTCGTGCAACCCTATTCTCAAGTCCTCTAATAATTTCTGATGCTGATCTTCTCATAATGGTTTCTCCATTTTGTTTAAGGTTAATGAGATCACTTAAGATCACTTATAAACAAACTATAAACGGAAAAACCCCAAATCCCAAAGGGAAATGAGGTTCATTCTAAGATCTTAAAGACCATTTAGACGAGCAAGACTACTAGCCCTCAGTTCCAGCTTCGGTATCAGATCCCATATCCGTAGATTCATCTGAACCACCCTCAACTACTTCCATGTCCGTAGATTCCATACCCGCTTCGTCCATACCCATATCAGACTCAGTACCACCTTCAGTAATTTCCATGTCTGTAGTCTCTTCAGAACCACCCATAACCATCATGTCCATTTCTGTCCCTGCTTCAGTTCCTGCATCAGACCCTGCTTCAGTTCCTGCTTCAGATCCTGCCTCTGATCCTGCGGTAGCCCCAGCTTCCATACCACCATCGTTAGGTGTGGTTTCTTCTTTATCCTTGTCGCAAGCAATAAAGGTAAGAGCAATAAGTGCGATTGTGAGTAAGTTTCTCATAATGAATATCCTTCTTTGTTAAGTGTGTTCAAGAAAAGGTATATAAACAAACTATTAAACTTATTCAAATCTATCTTCCACTAGGAACAAAAACTCCCCACTTGTGGCTAAGTGTAAACCTTTTGTCTCTCATCTTTGTTTAAAACATCATCAGAGATGATAACTTAATTAAGGCCACAGATAGACTATGCCTTTAAAACGATAGAACCACGACTCTTCTTGATGGTAAAGGTTTCTTGTGCATAAATATCACCCTCCCCGTACACAAGGTCTCCCCACAAACCCTTGATAGTCACATTTCTCCCTCTTATCTTCCAATCCCGCCCCAACATAGGATTGTCCCAAATGCTGTATAGAATCCCATCCAAGGTATTACCATTTCTTGTATATTTTGACCACCAAGATGTGTCAAAGGTGATAGTAGATGAAGAAACATCTATAAACACGCTCTTATTTAAATGGGATTTGATCTCCCGATCATTTTGTAACCACCTGAGAAACTTTTTTCCAGTAAGAATCTCAGGCTCATGCCACTCTCCCCCCGCAGGCTCTCTATAACCACCCATCTCTTGTGATCGTGGGTCATCAGGGTGATATGCTTGTCTTTCAAGTCTTGCGATACGAGTCTCAAGGTTATTAATGATTTCTGATGCAGATCTTCTCATAATGGTTCTCCATTTGATTAAGGTTAAAGAGATCACTTAAGATCTATTATAAAGAAACTACAAAACCTCAAACTTAACCATCCAACGACCCACTGTACTCGCACTCACATTAAAATCTATACCCCATGCCATAGATCAAACCCCAAACCAAATCACCATCTGGATTATATGGTGAGGTTGTCACCCCTGCATACATAGTGCTGTCCTCGTCTTTAACGAACTTCAAACGAAACGCACCCACAGGGAAGAACTGACCATTAAGCGTAATCGTGTGTCCGACTGAAGCACCAACATCAAGACCTAAAGATTTCTTGTCGGAGATCTCATAGCCCAATAACTCATAACTCGCACCTAGCATAAGACTAGGTGGTGTCTGAGACTCTACAAGTAAACCTTCCTCTGTAAACCTTTTGTTAGAGGAGGTAGGTAGATTGAACACAACCCATAATGCAAAGCTCTCATACATCTTACGAGATAAGATGAATGTGGCAGAGTTCGTAGGTACAGGTATTGAACCCTCTTCGTACCCACCGATGAACATTTGCGTTGTGCCTAGACTCACTTCCCAGTTATTCTCTTCAGCGTGAGAAATCGTAGAGGTGAGCAAGACAGATAAGAGTAAAGCGATAGTAAGTCTCATGGTGTCTCTCCTTTATGGATAATAGACACTAATAAATAAACTACAAATCAATCCACCCCAAACTTAACCATCCAACGACTCACTGTACTCGCCCCTACATCAAATCCCTAGATCCCTTTCAATAACCATTCAAATAGCATCATAATATTTATGATGCTTTAGCATACCCGCTGACTTTAACCATTGAAATTTCTGCATGATATTTTTGGAGGCTCGTGATGGCTTAACTCCATCTTGCCAAAGACTGTTTATATAGTCTTCGGAGTGTTCACCGTCTTTTGTTTCGTATTCAAAAGTGACCCGCATTTCCTTAATGATGTACTGATCTACTTTCCTTCTCCAAATATCATAAGCATCTTTAGCTTGACGAGGGTTAGAACTTGATTCAAGTCGTGCAACCCTATTCTCAAGGTTATTGATGATTTCTGATGCTGATCTACGCATAATGTTTCTCCATTTGGATTCTTGGTTAAAGAGATCACTTAAGATCTATTATAAATAAACTATCAAAGTCCTCACTCCACTCCAAACTTAACCATCCAACGACCCACTGTACTCGCCCCTACATCAAGATACCTAGCTATCCTACGCTTACCCCACCCCTTACTCCTTAAGTCCTCTAAGATGCCTTTGTCCATCTTTTTCTTGATAGCATTGTTACGACCTTGAAAACCAAAGTCCAACTTGTAAGACATACAATCGGGTACATGAGGCTTAATGATCTCAATGAAACGATAAGCGTTCTCACCCTTAAAGTGGAACTCTCCTGTCTCCCCTTTTTTATGTGTCCAGTTAGGGGCTAAACCAAACTTCTCAAAGATTAAGTAAGCGTTAGCTCGACTCCCCTGTTTTGCCCCAAAACAAATCATAGGCCAATGTCCTGCATGACCATCATCGAGATACCACATAGCCAAAGCTAACTCATCTACTTGGTCTATAACATCAGACTTAACAACTTTCCACCCCTTATCCCTCTCCTCATAGAACAAGTCTCGATACTCATTTAGCATAGGGTGAGCGTGGGTGCGAAAGATATAACTAGGGAACTCCCTACTCATCGCTACTGCTAAATCTCCAGATGACCACACGCCCCACTTCTCTTGCTTCCACTCAAGATACTCTTTCTGATTGGGTGCGTGTCGTTCCTCATAGTGTGAAGCGTTAGTACGAAAAACAATACGACCGTCACCTAGCATAGAACCAATAAGGATTGATCTTAACTCCCCCTCAATCTTTGGTAGCTCAAGACGATCAAACTTAGATACCGTTTCAATCCCATAGCGTAGTCTCCAACTACCAATACGCTTCATGCTTGAGTCAATACCCTCAGAAATCAACAACTCGTTAATCTGCTTCTCTGTTAAGTATTGTTTAGTATAGAGGTCTTCAAAACGCTCTTTAGATATAGGGCATGGTATCGCTCTCATCTTACACTCTTTTCTAGGATCGTAATAACCTTGAGCGTTTTCTGAACACCCTCAATAAATTGTGGGGTTTGTTTCTCCGAGGTAGTTAAGTACAAAAGTAGAGCCTTCGCTTTCAATAGTGTCTCTTTATCCTCGATGTTTAGTATTTTTATATCATGTCTGAGACCTGCGTTTCTCCATTTGATATCTTTGGTATATGATTCGCATAAATCATATGACGAGGTGAGTACCTCGTTGGAGTACATATCATCTTGCTCTTCATTTGGTGTCTGTCCTAGTCTTCGCTTAAGATTTTGGTTTTCTCTCACTTCTCTCACTAATGCTCGATAGAGATCAGCTTCTTCTCTCCTCTCTTTTTTGATAAAAAGCCATATAAAAAATAGAACACCAAATATAATTAGATAGATAAGAAAAGCCTTACTACAGAGGAAACCTGTCATGGCTTCCATTACTGTGGGAACTGGAACAAAATTGTTGTTCATCTTACACTCCTTATGTGGTTCTTAGTGTTTAAGAGTGTAAGACTTGTACCATAGGAGAGTGAGTTAAGCCAAAGAAAAGAACCCTAGATACGAAAAAACCCCACCTTCCGAAGAAGATGAGGTTCTTTCTATGACCTCTTACACCTACCTAAGTAGGCGAAAGTAAAGCGAATATACTAGATATTAACGCTGTACTGTAAGACGAGCAAGACCACGAGGGTTGTAGGCACCAATACCCAAATTCTCGAACACTGAAAAACCAATTGTACGAGCTTTTGGATCGTCAGCAGAGAGAACGGTCAATTCTGTACGAACAGGGATACGACCGAACATTTCTGGCTCACAGCAGACATAAACAGTTCCAACAGGAACAAGACGGCTAGTGATGATCTGAGCACCCCAAAGAGTAGCCTGAAGACCAGTCTTGAGAAGTGCCGCTTGGCTCTCGATGTCGAGGATATCTCTACCGAACTTACGGATGTCAGCATAATCACGAGCATTCATGAAGATACGGGCAACACGAAGGTCGTGACGCTCAATGAGGCTAAATGCGTCAGCAAGAACAGCACCATTAAGAGGAGCGATAACAGGAAGGTCAGCGTTAGTTTGACCTGCAACTGAATCAAATCCGTTTGCCGCAACTGCGTCAAGAATAGCGAATACACGCTCGTCTTCAGCCGCTTGGATTTGAGCACGAGCTAAATCTTGTGCCCTCTCGATAAGGTCAAATCTACGCTCTTTGATTTGAGTCAAAGGAATCTCAGGATTTGAAGCAATCTCGAAAAGAGGGAAGATAACCCTACGAGGTTTGGTGATTGCAAGAATGTTTTCACCCTCTTCACCAACCACAAATGCAGTAACATCTGGGTCTTTGTCGTAGATAGGTAAAGCACCGTCTGGAAGTTGCTCGACTAAGAAAGTCTTGCGACCAACAGAGGTGTAATCTCTACGAAGGCGTAAAGGTTGAGTCATTGAAGCGGCGAGCTTCGCACGACCTTGAGGAGTCTTAATGTAGTCAGAAATGATCTTCTGTTTTACGGCATTATCAACTGTATTACTCATAATAAATCACTCTTCCTTTCTATCAGATGCGTTGGTCGTATACCAACTCATCAGAAGTTGAGTCGGGAGAGATTTTAAGAATACCGATGGTAGTAGCACTATCAGTATGATCGTGATTTGCATTATTTACAGCGGTGGTCAAGAAACCATTGATAGAAGCAATCAATGTAGCACCAGGAACATAAGTTGCTGTGATGTCAGCATTGGTAGCAACATTTACTGTCTCATACAGAAGGTTCGCAAAAGTACCTTGTGCAGAAACATATGGGCCACGGTTAGAAGCAACACCTGGTTGATTCTCAAAAGCATTGCCCGAAGCATTGTTGATGAAAACACCAAGCACACGCTCAGTAGCAGGAGCGGCTGCCACTGAAGGTCCACCATGCTCGTTAGTAGTACCACGAGTAAAAGCGATAGAACCGCTAAGTACTCCGAGTACATTTGTTAAAAGACCTGGTGCTGATGTAGCATTAGCACCAAAAACGGGGTTTGACTGAGTGAAAGCACTGCTGTGTAGTTGACCTACAGTATTACGCACACCAACATGAAGTATACGCAACGCAGAGCTTGACTCTGTAAAACCACCACTAGCTTGTCCAAGTAGAGCCATGAGATTTCTCCTATTAAGCTCGTACTCTCTGTTTTCAAGAGAGTAGTGTAGTTAAGAATAGGGTGGTCTTACAACCGACCCCCAAAAGTTTTCCAATATAATAGCGTCATTAATAAATAAACTATTACAGTTTATTTATATCTTATCCGAAGAACTTGCTTACATCGGGAGCAGATTCCCAAAGTTTAGAAAGTTCGTCTGAACCTCTTGAAGCCTCACGAGAAATGTTCCCAAGAGTCTTAACTGCCGATTTACGAGCTGAGGTGCGTGGGCGATAAGAAGCTTTCTTCTTAGCCTTTTCCTCAGTCTTTTCTTCTTCAGAATCTTCTTCAGTCTTTTCTTCTTCGCTAGAATCTTCTTCGCTAGAATCTTCTTCGCTAGAATCTTCTTCATCAGAATCTTCTTCATCAGATGCAGTAAAGATTGAAGCGAGGCGAGGATCCATAGCCATCAGATCGTCAGCGTTCATATCAAGCCCCATGACATCTTCACCCATCATATGAGTTTCAATATCATCAGCTTCAATATCATCAGCTTCAAGTTCATGAGCTTCAAGTTCATGAGCTTCAATATCATGAGCTTCAACAGTTTCTTCGGCAGTGTAACCAAAGTTTGAATCGTTCATTTCACGAGAGTCATCAGCCTCAAGCTCTGCAAGAAGAGAAGCCATGTCATCTCCTGCTTGACGATCAGACATATAAGCAGAAAGAGCTTCTGCGAGTCGTTCAATCTTAGCAAGACGCTGAGTAGGTTGACCTTCAGATGGCTCATTTTCTGGAGAAGTGTCGATCTGTAGTTCTGGGTCTTCAACTGGATTGTCTGTGCCAACTTGTACAGCATTATCAGCGAGCTTACGAACCTTGCGAGCAAGACGAGCGTTTGCCGCTTTGAGCATAGCGATTTCTTCTGCTAGTTGATCTGCTGAATTCATACCCATGTCATCAGCTTCAAGTTCAGCCATGATGTTTGCGAGTTCATCATCAGCTTCAATATCATCAGCGAATGACTCACCAAGACCCATAGCGACTTCATCACGAGAAAGGAATCCGTCTTCGTTTGTATCCATAGAGTTGAATGCAGAGTCTGAACCACCCCATTCGCTCATGTCGATCATTTCATCACCGTCAATGTCATATTCATCGAACATACCATGACCCATGTGACCATCAGCTTCAATCTCATCACTTGCATTACCTGGACCTGTGAAGTCAAGACCATCATCATAGTCAGTACCGACTTGTACAGCATTGTCTGCAAGACGAGCAACACGAGCATTAACAGTACGATTAGGGAGATCCATCATGCGTAGTGCAAGATCTTCAACTTCAACTTGAGAAGCTCTACGACCAAGACGAGATTCAGCGATTTGAATACACTTTGCCGCTTTACGCTCCATAGCTTTCTTAAGATTCTCTTGGCGAAGATCATCAGTAAGAGCATAATCCTCAGCGGTCTCATCAGAAGAAGCAGGGTGTTCAGGAGTCCAACCTACAGAGGCAGGAGCTGGGCCTGAGCGATAGGGTCCTTTACGGACTCCTTCACCGAACTCTGAATCGAGTCCATAAGCGTCAACATCGGGTTGATCAGAGGAGGCAGGATGACCGAAGTGATCCCAACCGAGGTTATCAGAACCTGGAAGGGCAGAGTTTGCTCTGCGATTTCTTCTACGAGCAAGTTCTGCCCTGCGTGACATATTCTTAGAACGAGAATACCTAGACATAAGGCAATTCCTTTCTGGGGTGAAACAGGGCGAGACTTATTTCTGCCCGTAAGTGTTAAGGGATAACAGTTTAGCTAATCTTACAAGACGAAGAGTGTCTTGCTTCGATAATTTTTTACCGTTTAAGTAGTTGGCTTGCTCAAGATAATCAACAACACTATTATATTGTGTTGTTGTACCTAGAACACTAGCCAACTTATAAACATGGGTCGGGACATGAACTTTACAATGGTTGTTTACCAAAGTAATGTTCAAGACAGCTTCTTCAACAGTTTTAGCTGTTTTAACAGAAGCATCTAAGAGACTCATATATTTAGAAGCAGAAACTCCCTCTTTGATAATCGTATCATTTTGCTCAACGACAGATTTATCTATTGGGGGGTTCATAACTTCTTGAGCTTTTTCTGCTTTGATCTCGTTCTCTAGTTTTTTACGAAAACGATCTACAATAGCAGTCTCATACACAGATTCTAATTGTTTGAGCAAAGACTCTGAAGGGGTTGAAGCGTCATCGCCTCCACCTTCTTCTTCATCCTCATCCATATCAAAAGGGCCAGCCTTTTTAGTTAGTTGACCATGAGGGTCATACCAAGGAGAACTTTGTAAGCTAGAGGCTTTGGCGATCCACTTTTCGGGGACTTCATTTAGTTCCACATCCGAAGCAGATTTTGCCATATCAGCAGAGGGTATCTCTAATGTGTTTCGAGCAACAGCTCCTGTAAATGCAGGAGTTGCGACCCAAGAAGCCTCAATGAAGGTAACACCTGCTGTGCCACCAATATCTTCATGCCCACAAAGCTCTGCTACTCTATGCTGATTTCCTTGCTCATCATAGAAAACATTGCCCTTCTCATATTTAACATGAGAACACATCTCTGTTTCATCAGCGGCTACATGACCACATTTAGTACAAATGGTAAAGTCTACGCTACATCCCATAGACATTGCGTTCATTTGACCCGACTCGATCTGTTTTACTAAGTCTTCATGCTTACGATCAGTGGCGACAAGGATGTCTACATATAGAGATTCACCTATGTCTCTAAGGACTGCATCTATAATGCGACCTTTTGAGAGTTCTTCTACTTGGATATGCTCAACAAAGTTATGAGCACCAATGAAAGTCGGATAAGACTTCTTGATCACTTCCCTTGACCATGAGTCGAGGTTGTTATTGATGAACTTATCTGTATCTGAACTTATACGATAGTCAGCATATTTACGGTTAATGGTTTGCCCACCCTCAGTGATCGAGCCTGTCTTTGTATTAGGAGGCGTGAAAGCATCGACAGAACAAACGATTGTGGAGTGTGTAAGTAGAAATCTATCGGGAGTGAAAGGTTCGCCTAGAATATCCTCAGCTTGCTTTTTGAGCGAGGCATTGATGGTTTTATCACCAGAAGCGATTCTAACTTTATCCCATTGTAGACCATGAATAGAGGGCTGTACTACATTAGCCCTAGCATATCTTAAAAATGCCATGCTTTACCCCTTAATGATGTCGGAAGGTTTGATGATGAAGAGACAAGTATAACAAGCGAGCAGTTTCTCACTCTTACCTCCTCTTCTTTTGTAAACAGTATTGCCGAGTGGGTTTTTGCACTTAGGACAACAAGGTTTTACCTCATGCCGACATTGGCGATATGTACGATCCCTTTTGTACCAATAAATAGCTTGCTTCATGTACTTGGAGGCGACACGACTAGCTTGCTTTTTAACAGAACGAGATGAAACAGGAACAGTACCTACGCCACCAGGGATAGTATCTTGGTCATCTTCGTAAATGTTCAAGTAATCACCCGAAGTATCTACTACAAGATCCTCTACAGGATAGCGTTGCGAACCATGAGGAAACTGCACATCTACCATACCAATAGCAGGAAAGATAGCTATAACCAGACCAGACCTTGACGGATTACCCCCAAGAAAGGGATAGACACGCATCCCAAGTTCAAACGCTTGGGATCTACGCTGATAATCAACATACTGTGTAGATCTTTTTTGCATGATTTTAGTGCCTCCACTCTTATAGTAGGTGTCAATAAATGAACTATTAAAATTATTTGCTTGTTTTTTTGAGGTTGCTGACTCTGATTCTTGAGTTGCTGTGTCATCAAACAGCTCTGTAAGCCTAGTTCTTATCTCTTTAAGTTTCTGCCTCTTAATCGCACCATCTAAATTTTTCACTTTTTCTAATTCCTGCTGTATCTGCTCCCACCTAAAGCGTTTGGCGTTTCCACTGTAGAGTTGGACACCATCAATGCTACTCCGAGTTTCTTCAGCAAACCATCTAGTTCTGAATTCCTCCCCTGCCGCTTCTCTTTGTTCATCGGTATAGGGTTTATTTGTTGACAGATCAATCCCATCAACAAACACCTCGAAAAACTTCTCTTTGTTATCTCTCCAAAATTCCTTCATCTGCTTCTTAACTTGCTTGGAAGCCCCCTCATCACCCTTTTTCGGTTTGTAGTGACCGTCACCTTTAGATTCTTTTTCGACTGTGTAGAGATTAACGAACCCACCACTCATGTAATCCCTTAACATCTTCTTCATGTCATCAGATAAAGGATTAGGGCAAGGATCATCTGATGGTTTGAGCTTCCTGTCACCAAGATCTTTAGAATTATTTGTTGGACCACCTGGACAATAGTCGTCATCCAACAAGTCAAGCATTTCACCATAAGGCCCTTGTTCTCCACCTACCACAGCCTTAAAATCTTCTGTGTCAAGGTTTTCAGTGACCGACTCAATTAGATCTCGTGTCTTACTAGGGTTTGTGCCTTGTTGGGAGAGCAAACTAATTCCTTCTTCCCAAGCTTCAGATCCTGTTTGCCTTGCAAGCTCAAGCAATTTGTCGGGTACTTCAGCATACCCATCAATGACACCTTCCTCTTTTATCATGCGTACTGTATTGAGGGCAGTTTCTGATGATTTTAAGTTTGCGATCTTACCTTGTAAGGACTTCTTTTCATCTTCGGACAGTCCTTCATCTTTTAAGGTTTCTATAGCCTCGTCAATATCCTCTTTGACCCTAGAAACCATGTTAGTACGCTGATCTGTGTCCATCTTCTTAAAGCGTCTTGATTGGACTCTGCGTACATTCTCTAAGTGTTTCTCTTTATCATGATCATCCCCATCACTAGGAAACTCACGCAACCCAAACTCTGGGTCTTCTGCAATGCTCTTTTGTGCGTGGGTAATTGCTAGGTATTTCCCTAACTCTTCTGCAAAACCCTCTCTGTCTGAAGGGGGCTTCGGAGGGCCGAAGTCTTTATTCTTCACTTCGTCATCGAGGTATGACTGTAGTCCATCGAGTCCATTATTTCTCATGACATCTTCGACTGTGACTGCACCAGAACCGTAAGCGTCAGCCATTTGTTCGACTTGATCTTCAGTGAGTTCATCAAGAGCGTCCACAGTTTCACTTATCCTCTGAACAAGAGTCCTTGTGCTTTTTCTAGTTGAGGCAAGATCCTTTTTTTCAAGTTCCTTGATCTGCTCTTGGAGATCTCTCTTTTCTTTATCACTTAAAGAGGGGTCTTGGAGTTTATCTTCGAGCTTTTCCATCTTCTCGCTAGTGCCTTTACTTAAATTATCTCTAAACGCTTTCTCAAGACGATCTTTGATTTCTGCCTTTTGGACATAGCTAGGCTGTTCAAGTAAAGGAGCACCATCTATAGGCTCTTTGGGTTTCTTGGGTTTCTTGGGTTTCTTGGGTTTCTTAGGTTCTTCCTCTCCTGTTTGTTCAGATCTCTCTTTAGCTCTTTCGTCTAAGACTCCTTTAGTTTCTTTTACCTCTTCCTCTGGAATGTCGGATGTCTCTTGAACATTTAGGTCAACAGCTTCAATACCTTCTTCTTCAAGAGAGGTTGTGAGCTTTTCTTTGACCTTCTTATTATACGGCCCACGCTTCTTACCTTTATCTGATCTTGTACTTCTTGTCTTCTTAGGGGGAGGCTCGCCCACCTCTTCTCGAACCTCTTCATGGATGTCCATAAGAAGTGACATGATGTCTCTCATGGTGCGTTCTTCAACGAGAGACATATCTTTCATGTCTCGACCATTGTTCATTCTTGATAGTAGGTCGTACTGTTCATCATTAAGTTTAGCTTTTACCGAGTAGTTGACCTCTTTCTTTGATTCCCCTTTAGAACCCCTAGCCTTTTCCATCGCTTTGTTGAAGTCTTTGACCGCTTTAGGGTGTTTGCGATTATAGGCTGTGTTGAAGGATAACTCATCACCAGTTTGCCTGCTCTTATAGGTGCGGCTTTTGAGTTTTTCTTTGACCTTTTTAACGATCTTTTGTTCTTTTTTCTGTTTCTTCTTCTGCTCTGGTGTGAGTTTCTGTTTCTTTCGCTTCTTTTTAACTGTGGGTTTACGAGAACCGTCCTCATTTTTTAGAGGTGCGGCTACTCGATATGCCTCTAAAAGGAGTCTGTCTGTTTTATCTAGCTCATTTTGCAGTTCGAGTAGAAGTATATTTAACATCACAGATTACGCTCTTAAGTTCAGATGCTTAAGAGCAATACGCTTCGCCATCTTTTGATCTCTACGAGAAAGGTCTGGGTCGCCTTGATCCCCACGACCAACACCTTGTAGGTCGGGGTCATCGCTGATTTCTACTCTGTTCTTACGAAGGTCTTTGCGTGGTGGCTTTTTCTTCGGAGATCTACGAATGAGCTTCTGTACTGCTTCATCCTCTTTTTCAGATTCGGTTTTAGTAGCTACCCTCATGTGTGGGCAGACATAAGAACTAGCCTTACGCTCCATGCTCGCCATCTTGCGAACATCAAAGCAATGTTCAGCAAAGCTCTTTCTGAGAACTCTAAGTGCTTGAGCGAGGATGAGGTAAAACCTATGTGCGTGTTCACTCTCTCTAGTGTCTAACCATACAGATTGGAGCTTCCTAATCTCTTCAGCCTTATTGTCTAGCACCTCTGTATATTTCAACTCTTTATCAAGAGATACCGCTTCCTCAAATAATGCTTCTATGGTGAGGAAATGTTTACGGATACAATCGGGGCATCTTTTGCGAGGTTGGTTAAGGTGATCTTCGAGTAGGACGATCTGCTTACAGATCTCTCGTAAGTTATATAAAGGACTCATAATCGGCAATAAGCCTTGATCGCTACTCATAACTACACCTTTTTTTTAATGCACTAACTACAGTGAGGAAAATATAAACAAACTATTAAACTTCAAGGTGTGTAACCCCTTATCTATAACCTTATGTATTCAACCCCCCAACCGACTCGAAAAGAGACAACATGACAGACCAAACCACCCCAACACAAACTGATCCCCGAATCCTCTTTGTCCAAGAGGAGTATGGATACCGACATTGGATCGGTGTTATCCCAGATGAGATGACCACAGATTCCATCATCGAGTGGTGGAAGTCTTTGCCCTCTGTGATGGGGATGTTCTTCAATCCCTCGCAGAGCTTCCCCATGCCTCTCTATGAGGTTGAGGATGTCGCTCACGAGGACGCTGACATCGCCACATGGCAGTGGGTAGACGATAACGAGAAACACATTCTAAAGCGATCTGAGATCGTTTTATTTTGTATGACTCACTGCGATGACGACAGCTACATGAAAGTGGTCGGGGGTGGGTATGTTTATCATGCAGGGTACAAAGAAGAGGGTGAAGAAAAATGAGTCAAATCACCACCATCCCCAGTGCATGGGTCTTAGCATATCTAGTCGGCATGGTGGTATGCTTTTATAGGGTCTATAAAACAGACAAGTTTGAGCTAATGTTCGTGCTTTGCATGGTTTATATGTTGGCTTTGTCGATAGGTCTGAAAACTTACTATGGCTGAACCCTACTATTTATCACTCATCATTTTGCTTCTCCTCTCTTTTGGTGTTGGGTTGTTTCATTCAACCCCAAGAGCGAGGTACTTCACTTATGCGTGTATTGCTTCTTATGTCTTAGGAATACGAATAGGACTTTTTTACTATGGCTACTAACAAATCAAAAAACAAAAGATCAATCTACTTACCAGATCAGATAGCAGAGGAGCTTGAGTCTGAAGCCAAGCGTCAAGACCGAACGGTGTCTTGGTTGCTCAAGAGGGCTTGGCTTGAGTCTAGGGAGAAGATCAAGAGGTATCCCGATGTCCAACTATAAATGCATCACCAATCCCTCAACACCCTTGTTACCTAACAAGACTGAGACCCTATTTTAAGGGGGACTTTTATGAGTAGTTCATTATCTAGGATAAAGGATGGTAAGAGGGGTTGGAGTGAGGAAGGTATTAGCCTAATCCAAAAGAGACTTGAAAAAGAGGATAGTCGAGCAAAGTTTATCGACTTGAAAGGGGTCTTAGAAGAAAGTCTTTGTGCAGTAGGGTTTGAAAAGAACTATATGTTAGGAAGTTCGGATTGTGGCTGGTCTCTGAACACTGGAGGTTGGGTCGCTTATGTTAATTTGGGCTATGGTATTACAAATAATGATGAGATAACATTCGCAATTAATGGGGTGTTGCGTCCTTTAAGGGATCTTCTCCCTCTATGGGGCATTTTAAGGGAGAGCTTTTATGAGAACTGAAATGCGAGAAGGAGAGAGGGTATGGACAAAAGATTCAATAGGTAAGATTTTGGATTGTTGTCACAATGATAGACCCCTCGATTATGTTCATTACACGATCAGATCTTTGTTAAGCGATTCATTAAAAGAAGCAGGTTTCAGTGAAACAATAAACCAAGATCAACTCAATGGTTGGGCTTTAGAAATAGAGAACTGGAGTTGCTACATTAAGTTTATAACTCCCGTAGAACATAGTGGTTTGGTCGTTATTGGTTTGGATCAATGTCATATTGGAGACTTGATCTACTTGTGGGATAAGATCAGAAAGAGATGGTCAGAAAGAAATCAAGGGTAGCGATTTCCCCACAGGACCCGAATACGATCAAAAAGAGTTCTAGGGTCTTTTATTTCTTCAATCTTCCCTTGTAGTCCTTTGATCACTACAACACCCTCTTTGGTGATAGACAGGATCATTTTAGATCCTATTTTAAAGGATCTATGTCCAACGCTCTTAATACTACATTCACTAAGGGCATTAGCTAGTATGATGGCTTTCATACTGTCATCATTATGTGAGATTACTTTTTGAAGTTCCTTAATGCCGTAGGAAGACCATTCTCTTCGACCATCAACTTTCTCGGTTAGTGTTTTCATTTCTGATGCACCTCAACTTTGCCTCGTACTCACTCTTTGCGAACAAGAAATCAATCCTATTCTTTATGTGTGGGGAAGCTGTTTTAACATATCTCTCGGCTTGGAGATCAAGATGATCTAAAGGTTTAGCAGAACCTGTGACACGGGCGTAGGTATATGCTTCAATAATTTGGTCGATACTCATTTTTTCTCCTGTTTCCCATCTTTATATGATCCCCCATCTTTCTCGTCATAAGTTCTAACACCTTCTATGGCGAACTCACGAGCAATAAGATACTCAGCGAGTTGTCCGTTAAGATCCTCAATACGCTCCTCTATGTATTCATAGGGGTCATTTCTATCTTTCCAGCCTTCATACCAGTCGAGCATCCTTTGGTATGCTTCAATCTGTGCGTTGATGTGATCTATCTTGGATATGTCTATTCTGTATCTCAGCAAAGGGTTCAATGAATACCTCCTTATAGTTCTTTTATGGTATTTCATTTATGATACCACTAAAGAAAAGGAGAATTAAAATGCCGACACCACAAGAGGAAAAAAAAATCTCTGCGTTTCAACGCAAATCCCTTACTGCCTTTAAAGTCCTGTTGAAAGACCTTAAAAGCTATGGGGTGCAAGCTAAATCTGAACACAAAGGTAGGGGAAAAGCAGTTATAGGTAAGAGGAAAAGACATATAGTTAAGTCGATTAAAAACTTGTCTCAAGTCTTAGGGTTCATGAATAAGTTTGTGGGGTCAGATGAGGTAAGCGATAAAGCATATTCGTGGAGAAATGCAACGATGTACCTCATACGAGACTACCTAGCTGGGCAAAAGCCTCTTAAAGAGGTAAGCGAGACATTCAAAAAAAACAGTGTTAGGTCTTTTAAGGCGATAGAACTCCACAAAAAACAAACCCCTCTTAAATCTGCCATTCCTGTGGAGTTAAGGGCGTACCTGCCCGACACAATCACGATTGATGTAGATGATGAGGGATACATCAAGACGATTAACGATATGTTCGGCAACAAGACTTATACTTTAGCCGAGAAGATCAAGTCTCAAAAGAAGCTCATCAAAAAGTACAACACCATCGTAAAAAAGATTAAAAAAGACCTCAAGTCAAAAGATGAACTAACCAAGTTATCTGCAATCATTACTTCAATCATCATGGAAACAGGAATAAGACCAGGACAAATAGGGAATGGGATTGTAGAAACTGTGGAGGAACAAGAAGTGCAGGTTGAAACATTCGGTGCAATCACTTTGAACGCCACCCATGTCAACTTTGTCCGAAACAATTTTGTCGAGTTGGTCTTCAGAGGGAAAATGGGAACGGTAAATACAGCTTCCATATCCAACTCATCTATCATCAAAGTTTTAAAGGACTATGTAGACAACGCCTTAGAATCTGGCTCTGAGTATATCTTCGTTACTAGTGAGGGAGAGAAGTTCACTTATAGACATCTTGCGAAATACTTTAAAGAGAATTTCAAAGGTTTTAAGATCACTGACTTTAGGAAGTTAAGAGCGACCCAAGAGGTGTTTGATGGACTCCAAGAAGAAAGAGACTCGATGCTTGAAAAGATTAAAGAAGTCGCAGAACTAGAAACTGAAGACTTGACCCAACGGGTTGTTGAAATTGTATCAGACACAATCAATAAAGCACATGAAAGAGCACAGGTGGCATTAAGCCATGATAGTGGCAGTACAACTAAGAAATCTTATATCAACCCAGAAGTTTTGCTAAGATTCTTAAGTACTGCGTCCATGCAAAACACGCTCAAAGAAAGTATTACCACAGGTAAGACCAAGCTCCACTTCGACCCTCTGATGTTTGTTCGAGAGGCGACTCGAACAGCAAGTATGCGTAGGCTCACTGCATCGGGGAGAACACTAGAGAGCATAGAAACAATTGTAGATATGCTAGAACACATTTTTGAGAGTGGTATAGTAGAGGGTTGAAACCCTAAAATGAGGAGATTGCTAGCAATGACCAACATCAATGGTATTAAAAACGACCCCAATCGGAAAAAAGGGAAGAACACATTTGGAGGTGGTAATGAAAACTCCCTTTACATTCCGATGTCTGACATTGAGCAAGAGTTCATCGCCCGCCTTGTTGAACAAGGAGAAATCTTGGTCGTGTTTCATGGTTGGGGTACGGTACTGCCAAAGGTGACATTTGGGGATAAAATCATTCATGCACACATTAAGATTTCATTTGAAAATGCACCTCCACCACCAGGTAAACCTGTACCTTTCTTTGATATGGATCTTCGGACTCAATCTGGTATTAGTCTCTATAGGCAAAAGATGCCTACCTCTTATGGTAACTCCCCCATTAACATCTCCAACGAGGTCGAACTTGAAATGGTTTGGGATATAGCCCTCAAGTACATTGACCCCAAACTGATTAAGCTACTCATGCCCTCGGTCACAGGATTTACAACTAGGCTTGAAGATAAAGACACACATGATATTACGGTTACTGGTAATATGAAGCTCAATCAATCTCAAGTTAAATCAGCTCACAACCTTTTTCAAAGTGAGAGTAACATCAAAGTGTATGACGAAAAGAAGCTCAAAGAAGCGATTAAAAAGTCAAGACTTTAATAGTTTCTTTATACTGTCCTTCATACAAAACCTTAAATATGGAGAACAGACATGAACAAAGAAATCCAATCGGTACTTGCAGAGATCGTTAGCTTCGATCTAAGGATCAATGGCATTGAGCGTAAACTTGCACATCTAAAGTCAGCAGGTACAGGAGACAAACCTCGTCAACTTCAAAAAGGAACATGGAAGATCCCAGTACGGGCAGGTCATGTTCTTTTATCTCAGTGGGCTGTTAAACACATTACCGCACACAATGACATTGGTACAGGTTCAGTCTTTGCGAGAGGCATTGATGAGCGTACTCTTATCAAACTCATTCAGAAAGCTCCTGTTAAGGGTCAAGGTGGCCTCTACACCATGAAGGCTTCCAATGTAGGGTATAACCTTGTCCTCCCGATTGAGGAAGCGATGAGACTGCCTGGTGCGACTCAGACAACAGTCCAAAAAGAAGAGAGGGGTAAGAAAATCACTGTACCTGCTGTTCAGACTACAGCTTCTCTAAGGGATTTCGCTACCAATCAGATCAGCCTCGTCATTCGACCAAGTAACTCTAAGTTTTTACCCGATGATGCTAAGAGTGTAAAGGCTATCCTTTCAGATGTCAAAGCGGGTAAATCTTATTCCCTATTGACAGCTTTTCCTGGTGATCCTAACATCCCACCTTCTTCACAATGGGGTGGCAAATACGCTGTTATCTTACCCTCAAAGTGAAGGTAACCCTTCACTCCCACTTTTTCTTTAGAGCATACCGTCAAGAATCTCATCTGCGTCAGCAGTATAACTCTGTGTTCGAGTCTCAGACGATTAAGTCTTAGTAAGCACCTGTGATGAACTGAACCTCTTTATGGACGCTAAGGTGAAGTGCCTCAAAACGCTCTCTTAAATCCTCATAGTAAGACTCATCACTGTTGAAGGAAGGCATCTTCTCAAGCTCTTCCTGTAGCTTGTCTATTGCTTCAATAACTTTCTTGCCAGCTCTACGAACATCGCTTGAAGCTGTCCTAGACCCCTCAAGTCGAGCAATGCGATGCTCAAGATTTCTAATAGTTTCTGATGCTGATCTTCTCATATCCCTAAACTCCTCTTCAGAACATTCAGCCACCGAGTAGTTTTGCGGTACTGCGTGAGGGATTCCAACGCCACCTCTCATCTCGATGTGATCCATGAATACTTTTAAATGATTATGTCTATCTTCCCAGATGTGGATCTCTGCATCAGGAAACAGTGCCATAAGGCGATCTATTACTCTGTTTTTAAAAGACTCAGTATCTCCTCTGTCTTTCAAGATGACCTCATCAAACTTTAATCCTTTTGATCTTAAAAGATCCTCAACTACTCTTTGAAAAGGTGTCTTACGCCCTGTAAGGACGATGGTGTAAACATCCTTTGAGGCGATGCTTCTCTTAGCTTCTGAAACAATAGACTTAACCCAACGCTCACCTTTAGGTAGACAAGGTTCTGCAAAACTCAATGGGTTTTGATGCCAAACCCCATCCAAGTTATTGTCATACCAGTTTGGTCTTTGTGGAGTTCTAAATAAAGTCCCGTCAAAATCGTAGATGTGTACTGCTCTCATGGTTTTTCTCCATTGGTTCGGGTTAATGAGATCACCAAAGGAGAGGCTATAAAAGGACTACAAAAAGTAATGCCCCTTAAACACCCTCTGTGGCGATGAGGGGTCTAAGGGGCATTGAGCCTTTAGATGAATCAAAGGCTATTGAGCATATTCAACCATGACCGAAGTCAAAAAGTCAAGGACTTTAGAGCATACCGTCAAGAATCTCATCTGCGTCAAAGCTAGAATTGAATCCACCACCACTCTTGCCTGTAGGAGAACCGACTGAGCCACTCATCTTCTCACGAATCTGATCAATGGTGAGGTCTTGAGCGATATCATTCTGGATGTTTGCGTGGATAGGCTTTACAGCCTCCATACAAGTCTTGAACATATCAGATCCCTTATCATGTAAGGTCTTGAACAAAGACTCTTTACAGGGTGCAAAGGTCATCTTATGGAACTGAGGGTCAGTCACAGTGATTGAAATGTCATGTTGACTCAAAGGGAACTCAGTGTTGATTGACTCAAGTTGACGATACTTGTCGAGTGAGAAGATCCAAGTTTTGATCTCAAACTCACCATTGGAGAAACGAGCCTTATCTAATGAACCGTTAGCATCTGTAGGCCAAAAGATTAAAGTAGTAGCAATCGAAGTCTTTGAAGGGTTGCCTGCGATTTTTTGATACTCTGGCCCATGATCCAAGAAGTACCCAACATCTTTTGCGTAAAGTCTACGACCACCTTTAAAAGAAGGGTTAGTAGGATCTCCGTTGCTATCCTCAAACTTAACATCCTCTTCCTCAAGACCTGGAAGAGCGGCAAAAGTGACACGAAATTTACCCTTTTGAGGCTTCCATCGTACTTTGCCACCTGAAAGGATTGGGGACTGAGAACCGAGACTGAAATCTGAAAATCCACTCATGTGTGATCTCCTGTATAAATGGTTAAGAGCTTTAGCGAGTCATCCTAAGTGATTGGCTCTGTTGCTCACATACTCTTATACGATATACACAAGAAGTCGCCCAACTTTTCTTATTTATTTTTTAGATTCACCCAAGTGTCGATAATATCTGATGAATAATATCAATTAATCTTTGGTCGAGTATCGCATCTCTGTCTTAAAAGGTAAAGGTTAGTCTCGTGTGTGTTAGCCATAGACATAATAAAATCGTCCATACCTAAAGTAAGACCGCCTTGTTCCTTGAGCATATCATAAGTGTTCCTAAAGATGACCTGTAAACCCTCCTCAATCAGCAAGGCTCTACGAATAGGGTTATTCATGCTATGTGCTTCGGCTAGAGGTAAAAGCTGATTAGCCATTAGTTGGGACTGTTCGACCATATTAACGGCTTCCCCACCGTATGTACCAACAATCTTCTCTGCAAGGGTGTCGATTTCTTCAATGAGGGTACTGTAAATGTTATCCATCATTTCATGATCACCATAGAAGTTTGAGCCTTTAACCTGCCAGTGACTAGTCCAATGAGCAAAATGAGCACCACGAAGAACAGCTAGGAGCATCTGAAGAAGTGCAAGGTTATCTGTCCGATCACAAATATCAGTAGCCCTCGAAGATTTCTTATCTATATTAGACTTGGCAGGGGGATCTCGCTCATCAAGGGTATACTCAGACCAAGCATCCTCTGGATCTTCCTCTAAAACAGCATAAGATTCCTCTATCAAATCGATGAAAAGGTTAGCATCATCTTCTTCATACCATTCAGTGTTATCTAAGAAATGATTGAGGTCAACTAAGATTGCAGTTTCACCTTCAACATAGATATTGACCGCATCAAACATCTCAGAAAGAGACATAAGATAAGCAGGTATTCCTTGATATAAGAATTCTAATCCAAAGGGCAAACTATACCCGATAGAACCCCTCTTGTTCTTCTTGTAGTACTGCTTACGATAGTCTTTACGATTTTTCCTGTAGTTAGAGTCCGTCTTCATACGCTTTTTATACTTCTTTCTGTTTTGACGCTTTTGAGACACATTAGTGTTTCTCTTGCGTAAAGACTTAGTTCTAGTTTTCATACGCCTTCTGCGTTTGATTTTATACTTGGTCTTTCGTCTAGCTCGACCAGCTAATAACTCTTCGGCAGATAATTCCTCTGCAAACAATTCTTCGGATAAGAAATCACTCATAGTTACTTTCTCCTTTTTTCTGCTCTTTGAGATTTTTGTTTAACTGTGCTGACACCACCAGGTCTACGCTTGTACTTCTGAGGGTTTTTAGCATAGTTTTTCTTGTACTTTTTGTAAGTAGGATTGTGTTTCTTACGCTTGTATAACCTCTTTTGCTTAATGAGGTTTCTACGATATTTTACTCTATATTTACGCTTAGTCTTTAGAGATTTTCGTTTCGCCTGACCCTTTTGAGAACGCTGTCTCTTATTCCCTCTTGGGGGTCGGAAGTTGTATCTGAAGAGGGCATTTTTTACCATCACACCATCTTCTATATCCCAATAGAAATCTTCTTCTTCTGCATAAAAGTCATCTTCTCCCACATAAGAGATTTTCTCAATGGAAGCCATGACTCTACGCTTTAATCCCGTAGATGTGGATTGGTCTATATAAGGGTGTCCATACTCATCTCCAGGCATACCGCTTGATCTAGGTCGTTCATGTAACGCTTTTCCATCGGGGTGGTCATTTAATGCACTAGGGTCTTTCTTTGGACGGTTCGCTCCACCTTGACCACTAGAATCGGGAGGTGAGTTTATTTGACCTGGGCCGACTCGCTGTTCATCTCGACCTTCGGGGTGTCCATTTGGTAAAGGAAGAACTCGATCTCTCTGTGGCTTACCATCTTCATAATCTTCTCTTGATTTATCTGGAGAAGAGGTATCGTTTTGAACTTGGTCTTGTCGGTTTTTATCAACCCAAGTTTTGACACCTGCCAAGTCTTGAGCTGGTTGGGCGGCACTTTGAAGATAGCGATGAGCTATCCTACTAATAGACGCTGTTTTAGACTTAGCGTTAGGTTTCCCATGTTCTTTTTTGATCTCGACTGCCTTCTTGAAGTCGTAAAACACCTTGAAGTTCTCTCCCAAGTCTTCATTTCGGTTCAGATCGGATACTGCTTTTGAAACGCCCACAATCTCTGGTCGAATAAGTTTCACAGGCTTATCCCAAATGACTTCTTCGGGATATCCATACTTAGGCTCAGTTCTAGTCTTAAACTTGAGAGCTACGATTTTATCCATGTGTTCTTTCCTAGAACCACTGACTTGAAGACTCGTAACCACTTGCCCATAAGATCCAGAAATAGCGAACACACCTTTAGCACCAGGCTGGTCTTTGTAGAAGTTAGGTCTTAGATGTCCATCTTCAATGATCTCATCAGCACGATCTCTGTATGTGTAGTGATAATAGTAGTCTTTTTCGACTCGCATAAAGTAGAAATCATAAGCCATCGCTGACCCGTCAGACCCTAAAAACATGGGTTTAACTTTGGAGGATGCTTTTCTCAGAGGAGATGAGTTGTTCGCAAAACCACTATCATAAGGGATAACCCTAGCACTACCGCTACCACTATCATGAACATAACCAAAGTCTTGTTTTTCAGCGGGTTTCCTGCCATATGACTCAGAACGATCAAGATTTCTTGATTTGAGATTCGGTGAGTCGGGGCTAGGACGACCTATGTCCCTAGCCCCATCTCCATTAGGCAGTTGTGACCCCTCACCCTTATCTTCAAGATCTGTACCTTTACCCGTGGGTGTGCCATTGCTAAAGGTACTCAGTTCATCGGGTGGGCTAACCTGTCTAAAGAAATCGGCTTGACGGGTAAGTTTAGCTGTTTCGGGGAACTCATTCTTAATCTTCCTTACAGCTTTGATGAACTTTCTAGGTGCGTATCTATCTAAAGCTATGAGCCATTCTATAGGCTCTTTTAAATGCTTAGACCTATATACAGGGCGACTTGACTCACCTAAGACATAAGAGACTATTTCAACTAATTTTCCAGGATTCCTCTTTAGTACAAATTTAATAGCATTGATCGTATCCTCTAAGCGTGGGTAAAACTCATTATCGTCTAGGCGATGGTGAAGTATGTCGCCTTCTTCTTGCCTATATTGTGGAGTTCTCTCTCTAAGACCAGGAAGTCCTGCTGTTGGGTTTACTGCATTGGGATCGCTATCTCGTGATCTTGTATAGAGGATTTGATATACATGAACAAGCTCGTGAGCGACTACTTTGTAGAGAGATTGTTCAAGTTCTCTACCTTCGTAGCGACTCTCTAAATAAGGTAGATTTACATAAATGACAGAGTTAGTCGGATCGTATTTAGCCTCAAATTCTAACTTCCTAGACGCACTCGGAGGTATTATCTCCACTCTCAAGTCTAAGTCTGCAAGATACCTATGAACTCTCGGTGGAGATGGTACTGAGACACTTATACTGAGGTCATTATAGACACCTACTTGGCTGAATATATGTGATACAATCTCTCGTACCAATGGTTTAGGTACTCTTATCCTACTTGTTTTATTCTGCACGATGACCCCTTTACTTTACCTTGTGTGATGATAAATAAACTATAACTGTAACCCCTTATTTATTGTATAATACAGTTGGGTGATACCACTAACCCACGACAAAGCCTTTATGCTGTTGTAAAGGTAAACCTCCCTAGATTGGGTAGTGGTCGATATGAGTGATTCTGACCTCATGTCGTAGGTTCAATCCCAAAAGGGGGGGTTGAGCCAGGATGTGAGATTCTTCTCGCGATTGGGCTTTACGCAGACTCAGATATGCTTGGCGAGGTCAGCTCACTTGCCCGACACTTCGGCTTCTCTTAGGAGAGTCGGGGTGTTTTGTCACCTAAAATATATAACTGATTAAAGAAGTACGAAGTAAAAGGAGAATGAGATGAATTATGACGCACTAGGACTAATCACATTTATTGCGTTATTGGGGTACATGATTTTTTTGAACTCCACACGAATAGTGGAGGTTCACATTTGTGAGTTAAATAAACTCACAATCTATGTAGATAAAAAACCCCCACCAACCGAGTTAAAGTTGGGTGACTGTATCATAAAAAGTATGAGTAACGAACGCTACGGCACACTAAGAAGAGTGATGAGAAAAGGTGCGAAATGAGCAAGAGAGCAGATAGGATTAAAGAAAAGATCCCCATCCTGTCTGTCTTGAGTGCCTACAACTATGATGTACATGGTCGAGATCACCAACAACAGTTCCGTTGTGATCTACATGGAGATGGTTCAGATAATGCACCTTCTGCCCGTGTTTACCCAGAGACTAACACATGGTTCTGTTTCGCTTGTGGTAAGGTACGAGACTCCATCGCAACGGTTATGGAGAAAGAGGGTCTCGACTTTGGTAGAGCTTGCACAGCCTTAGAGCGTAAGTATGGGCTTGAGGTGTGGAAGTACGAACCTAAGAAGGACATCTTTGAGGACACCTATGAAGACCCTACACGCAAAGAAATACTTGTGCGTAGGGTAGAGGGTCTATTAAACGAGAAAACCTCTAGGAGAGAGGATTATGATGACACCTTACGCTATTGGGAGGTGTTCAATATGCTCTCATCGATAGAGGACTCAAAGGTTCGTCAATGGGAGAAGCTATATAAGGCTCTCTCTTAAAGAAGAAACCTTATTAGATACCCAGAATATTGCCGAGTGAATCTTTTAACTTAGATTGCTCGGCTCGTACCGCCTTTGAGTAATTTAAAAGTTCCTTTGTAACATAATCGTTCTTACCTCGTTGTAAGACTTTAGAAAAATCTTTCTGAACATGACTTGGCAAACCTGACTTTAGATCTTGTAAAGGGCCGCGGCTCGATAAATTTTCGTGCAGTTCTGCAAGCATTGCCCACTCATCCTCATTTATCGAAAAAAGAAGATCATTTGCTTCTTTTGCTTCTTTTTCAAGCCTTGCGATTCTCATCTCAAGGTCATTAATAACTTCGGTTGCAGATCTTCTCATAATGGTTTCTCCATTCAAGTTTGTGGTTAAAGAGATCACTTAAGATCACTCATAAATAAACTATTAGAAACGACCACCTTCTTCTTCTGGTGGGTTGTACTTTAAGCCAAGATTCTTAGCGATGAGTTCAATCGCTTCGGTATTCTCGGCTAACATACGACCAGCTTCACCATAGACCCCTCTAAGAACCTCATTAAACTGACTATCGTTGAGTGTCCACATATCACGCTCAAGTTTAGCTTTAGTGGTCATAGGATCGACATTAAGAAGTTCTAAGATGACATCAATGTCCAATGAACCCTTCTGATACAGATTAAAGAGAGCATCAAAGGTATCTTGGTTATCTCGCAATCCAAGTCTAGTGAAGCTAAGAGTTGGGTGTACGACAATTTCATCCCCATCTTCATCTTCTTCAACGAAACCCATTCGTCTACACATTGGCTTCAAGATGTTCTCCTCAACCATCTCTTGAAGAACCTCACGCATAAGCATATAGCGTGTGTTGATGACTTCTAGGTTGATCCTGTCGCCACTATAACTAGACTCACCCGACAACAGAGATTCAGTAACACCTAGACCAGCATACATTTGTCGGTCGGTCATGTCATATTCACCCGATAGTTCTAATAAGCGAGAGTCTGCACCCATTTCTTCCCAAGATACTTGAAAGTTAGCGATGATCGAGTAGTCTGGGTCTTGTAATGCAAGATCCACTTGATCTCTCAACTCTTCGACATCAGACGCATCCATATCCTCTGCATAAACAAGACGGATAGGAGTCATGTGTCTTGAAGCGATTGAGGTTTGTGCCTGTCTTAACTTATCTCGATAAACGAGGACACGAAGACAACGCTCAAGCATAGAGTGTCCACGAGGCTCATATTGTGATTTCTTACGAGCCATATAGTAAACGAATGAACCTTGATCGGGATCGGTGTTGAGATCAATGTTGCGACCATCTCGGATAGCTTCAACAACATCACCTGGCATAGAGTCCACGATACGAAGAGCAGAGGGGTCATTAACCGAAGCTCGTTCAACTACATCACGAGTTTTACTATCGGGAATAAGTTGGATGATCTTCTCACTAGTGAAAGGAAAACTCTCCATGTGAACTTGCTCTGGTGGAAGGATTCTAAGACCAGTCCAACCTTTATAATTCCTTTTAAGCCATTTGAAAGCTCGTTCATCTGCGTCCTCATACTCAGTCCACTCGGTAAACGCTTCGCCATCTTCTTTGAGGACATTTCGACCACTATGTGTGATCTCTTGAGGCACATCGGGGTTATTGTCTTCACAAAAGACAAACGCCTCACCAAGTAGATTGAACTCATGTAAGATTTCTATTAACCGATGAAGAAGACCTACTCGCTTAGACCACTTTTCACAAAACCTTAGAGCTTCATACGCCATATCTCTATTGCGAGCTTTAGGTAATCCTAATCTGATCTTAGAGAGGGGTAGCTCTGTATGTAGGTCAATCGCCTGACCAACGAATGGGTCAGTGCGATAGAAGAACCTAAAGTAGTTGCGTTGTTCGTCTTGACTTTGAGGTAGCTCAAGAAAGTCTGTCGATAGCTCTGGAGAATAGAAGTTTCCACCCGACCCCATCATAGAGCCACCTGTAGTCATCGCTATCTTCACCCTCGATTTCATCTCAGCAGGACTGAGCTTACGAGTGGTTGCTTTAGATCGAGGTTTAATCTTCCCGACTGGTTTTGCATCTATTTCTTCGCTCATGTTGATCCTTCTTATGTTTTACGACAGCTTTTATCACTATTTTAAGTAGTTTGCTGTGTTTTGGGTGTCCTTCAAAGAATAATACCCATGACCCCCCCTTTAGAGTAAATACAATAGAAGTATTTTCAAGCAAAGAGTCTTTTGGGTTTCCCTGTCCATGACTCAGTTGCAAGATACGAGCGATCACTCGATAATCTGCTCTTTTTCGTTCTCTAGGTAATGACATAATATACTCCCTTTGTGAAAGCGAGAGTATAAAATAACTATCAAACAATATGGTAACTGTAAGCCTCAGCCATTTGAATTAGTCCGTCTATGTAAAGATCCTGGTTGTTAGTATAAAACCTCAACCCTCCAAACTTCTCTTTGATTTGAACGACCTGCACAGGGCTGACATCGGGTGTTTGCATGAGGTGACTTTGGATCTGACTACATAAAGTATCAATCAATAGATACCAAGACTCAGATACTTCAAGGTATGTGAGTGTCGGTTCTCCGTACTCGTCTGTAAACAAAGACTGCCATTTGGTTATTATCTCATCATGTGTCATTTTGCACCTCGTTGTACTGAATGTAGAGTCCATCTTGATTGTATATAACATCATCAACAAACGGATATGATTTCTTTAAGTCCTCTAACTGACCCAAACTTATGTGAAACTTGTTAGGGTAAACAGACTTAAACTTTAAGTACCCATTTTTGTCCTCTACTAACTCCCACTTTTCCCCTGTGTGGAGAGATGACTCATGCACACCAAGATTGAACTGAATATGAAGGATCAACTTCTCTTTGGTTTGAGGGGTAGGCTTCTCGGAGAAGTCTTTACGAGCCTTTTGATACGCTTTCCAATTCCATGTAATGTCTGTATCGCTAATAAGGATATTACTAAGGTGTTCAAGACAAGTAGAAGAAAACTCCGCGACTTGTAGTAAATCTTTATCTGACCCCTCGAAAGAGTACATCTGTGTGAGCATTAGATGTTCACTTAAGATATTTTCGAGTGTCCTGTTGATAGACTCTTGTTTTTCGGCTGTGACTTTTAAGATTTTCATGTGTTCCTTTTTGTAGTTTATTTATAACCCCCCTTTTAAAAGCAAAGGGGTCTTATAATGAAAGAAAACCAGATTATATTCTACAATACCACAGTAGGCGAAGCACTAGAGATGCTTGAAATGGAGTCTAGGAGAGACAATGCCTTGATCAACTTTGATGAGTTTGAAGTCAAGTTGAATAAAAAAGGGGACTCTGTACTTGTGACTCTTGTGAGAAGCATTGACGGTATGTCTATACGGGAGGGTTTAATACAGTTAAAGGTAGACTTCCCAGGGAAATTTCGAGATATGGAGAGTATTGATCGTGTGCAAGCAGTACTTGCACTTAATCCAAACAGCGATTGGTGGAAAGGTATTCTTGAGTATCTTGAACACGGAGAACCTCTTGGGTATCGAGTAGAAGAGATCCTAATCGATACTGAAGAGCGTATTGAAGACCCAGACCAAGAAATCTTGATGAAACTCAATGAGTTAATCGCAATGCAACCAACAAATCGTTTCTACAGAAGCCTTTATGACCAGCTTATGGGAGGGCGAGAGCTTTCCGAGAGACAACTTGAAGTTATAGACGAAAAGCTTGATGCTGTACAGATGGTTGGAAATCAGCCTAACAATCAGCTCGTTCGTATTGAAGAAGCACTTGAACTCGACCCTCGTAATCGTTTCTTGGCTCAACTCAAGTCTAAAGCTGAAGATCGTATTCAGCTCTCTGAAAGACAAATGAATGTAGTTGAAGAGATCATTGCTAGTCAGTCCTCTCCAGAGTCTAAGTTACTTGCAGATCTTAAATCCAATGTTAATCTATCACGAGATGACTTTATGCTTATCAATAAAGGTCAGCGTAGAGGCATTGATTCACTCAATGATGAGGAGCGTAAGCGATTGCGTCATCTCATCTACAGAAATGAGCGTAGGCTCAACAACTCTTATTCTAAAGATGAAGTCAGAAGGCTTCTAAAGAAAGGAAACACTATGCGTAAATCAGCTAGTGAAGTAATCAGAAATCTTGAGATGAGGATTGCTCGTCTTGAAGGAAACCTCAACCGTACAGCTCGCATGACTCGTGAAGCCGCAGGTAAACCACAACTTGAAGGAGTTCGCTCAGGCACTGCTTATCACGATGGTCGCTCAATCGCTGACGCTACCTCTTGTATGCTTTATCTCATCGGTGAGTCTGAGAACAAGAGCAAGTTCTACGAGATGGTCATCAATGGTTCAACAGTAGAAATTCTTTATGGTCGCCTCGGTTCAACTGGTCGCAGTTCTGACAAATCATTTATGGACTCTTATGATGCCGAGATGTTTTTTGCAAAGCAACTCAAGTCTAAGCTCAAAAAGGGTTATGTCTCTGCGTTCTCACAGCGTGGTGAACATCGTAAAAGTGGACCTCTCTATGGTAAATACCCTATCGGTCTTACTTCAACACCTGGACCTTGGCAGAACCAAGACATCGCTTACGCACAGGGTATGATCACAGATACTATCTCTGTCATTCGTGCGGCGATTACATCTTTTAACGAGGACGGTATCGTTGATGAGAGGGCTGTTGCACAACTTATGTCAACACAGCGTTCACTCAGCACTAACCGAGATCAGCTTTCACAAGAGAGTGCTTCAGAAATTAAACTCGTACTTGACCGTATCCAAGGAACTGGTCGTGCAGGTCGTCAACCTATTGAGGTTCGTACTCGCAATGCAATTAAGAGTCTACAGAAACTTATGCGTAAACTTGATGGTGCTATGACTGGTGGTCGTAGAAGAGCTTCACTAAGAAGGAATAAAAAAAAAGGATGGTGAAAAACGCTGATCGCCATCTCTCAAAGACTAAGATGTTTCAAAAGGTAAAAGAAAACCTAGATGAAAATCTAGGTAGACTCTATTCAATCAAAGAGAATTTTGTGGGTCATGAATTTCTTAGAGAAAATCGTGAGGTTCAAAAACTACTTGAGGACGCTTCAGAAATGCTAGATGGTCTTAGTGGTGAAAGTGTGCTTCTACCTTACCAACAATTTTTAGATCAGTTCAATAAGATTGAATCCATGCTCAATGAGGTAAAATCTAGGTGTTTGTTCGGAAGGTAAGTTTGTAGTCTTTAGATATTATCCCTTCTGACAAAAAGAAGGGATATGTCATGGATAACGACTCAATAGATCCTGTTACAGTATTGCAGACCATACTTAATCAGATTGTCAATCAATCAGATTCTAAAGAAGAACTAATTAGGATATGGTTCTACATAGGGCGAATGATGGGTATCAGTGAGATATTCCCAGAAATGCAGGTTGTAGTAACTCCAGACAACCAAGGTGAAAACCAACCTGTACTACTTATAGGTACTGTCCTCCCTTTGGTGGTGGATCATCTAACCTCAGAGGGGATCTTAACAGAAGACCTAGCTAACCTTTGCTTAGAAGAGATCAAAGCGATTGAAGAATCAAAGGTATATCATTAATGATGTATCGTAGAGATGGGCTAATCTTTATGACACTCAAGGATAAAAACTGGAATAACCCTAAGATTGCTAAGATCCTTCCATATGAGAGTACAAATTGGGGAGAGTTTTCGGACTTGATAGGAACATCTGTTGAGCGTTTAATACCCGAAGTGTCTCACGAAGTACTTGATCAAGCGATGAGAGGGTTCACAACACCACTGATGAACCAAAACCTTAGAGATCCGAGAGGATGTCTAAAACTCCTCGATGTATCCAAAGCGTGTGATGAAAAAGACCACTGCCTTTCGTATAAAAAAGACCACTGCATCTTAGGGCATCGGAAAATGCCAGATTGTTTTTCCCCAATAGCAACAAAATCGCTAAGACCTCTAGTTTTAGCTTGGTTAGAGGGTTTTTACATTATTCGTGAGAGTAGATGAGAAAGAGTCGATGGACTTATGGGAATGTTGGAGAGTATTTATCTCAAACACACAAGCATTAAGGAGCAAATCAAACAACTCCTAAAGCGTGATCTTTGGATGAACCCAGAGAAGTGCCTTGAGGTAGTCCTCAAATACGAGAGAGTTTAATAGTCTCTTTATATCGCCCACATAATCAAACACTCTATTCACAATAGGAGAATGGTTATGAAAGAAAATGACATTGTATTCGGGTCGTTTCAAAAGACCTCAAGCATGGACGCGGTTCTTGAAACTAGGATTTCTGATCTAACAGATCGTGGTCGTCAGAACACAAGAGAAGCACTTAACTTTGATGACGGTATGCGTGTAGTATCTCACACTAATAACGGTGTTATACTACCTGGACAACTACCGACATCTGGTACTAAGGGAACTGTTGTATCTGTTAAGACCGCAACAGGTGATGTTACCTCTCTTGATGGTGAAGTGTTCGTTAAGTTCGATGGTCGGAATAAGATTGATCGTATTCCTGCTAACTTTTTGCGTGTAGCGAGTATGAAAGTGGCAAACATCAATGACCACTTTATTGTGTTGAGTGGACCTAATCTTTCAGCGAGCTTTTTAAGTCAAGCAGGTGGTGAGTCCACTCTTGTACACAAAGCGACCAAAGACCTATGGAGCATGAAAGTATCAGAGGATGGTTCATTTGATGTTGAGCGTCTTTTTGACGACAACGGAGACCCACTCAAGATTTGATTTATAATCATTAAATACTCCCTATGTTCATAATTTAACAATGGGGGGTTTTTCTGATGAAACTGACTTATATACTATTGATATGCTGTACGCTTTGTTGTAGCGAAGATTCAGCGAAGCCAGTCAGAGAAATCAAAGAGACAAGAAAAAGGTTCAAAGACGAACCCTTAAATCTTCTTTATCGAGTCTCTTCTATAAGATTTGTTTAATGCCCTTCAGGTCATGCTCAATGCAAAAGAACTCTACCTTGAGTGTCCTACCCACCAAACTCAGCAAAAAGGTCGTCAAGGTCAATCGCATCAACATTCGTATCAATATCCTCCAAAGGAGTCTTTACAAAGCCATTGATCTCATCCTCATTGGCTGTGGTATTTGTGCCATTTAAAGGGGTGCTTTCTGTTGGTGCTTGAGCCAAAGCGACTGCAAGTTCATCATCAGCAGATATTGATTCTCGCTTGACTGATAGTTGCTCTGCCTGTGTCATTTGTTCAGCCTGCTGGTCGACTTTGGCTTCTGCGTTTTGACGCTGAGTGATAAACTGATCGACAAGTTTAGCTGTGTTGACTTCAGTAGAGATAACATTCGGATCATTGAATGTCTTAGAGGTCATTGTCTTTGAACCCCAACGCTGTCCAAGAGCGATCTGTTCTTGGCATAACTTGAGCTGATCTCGTAATCGACCTTGAATGTCTTTAAGGTCTGTACGCTTTGCCTTGATAACCGTCATCAAGTCCTCAAGGTCATGTGAGGAGAGCGTGTGGTCGTTGATCTTAGATTGGATATGGACAAGTCGAGTTGCCGCTAAGGCTTCTCGCTCTTTTTGAGATCGACCCGAACGCACATGAGGATCATTAGCAATGAGCTGTGTTTGCTCAAGTGAATACTCGGTATTTTTGATCAACAGATCACGCTTGAATTTTTGGAGGTTATGGCTGACTTCCATGAAAATCTTTTCAGTCGAGGAAAGGTGTCCACGCACGATAGACACTTTATAATTTAACCGACTAGGCCCAAACTCAATAGGATCTGCGTCTAACACGACATCCATCTCCGTAAGTCGTGCATAAATGCGATCAATATACGCTTGTTCAATCATTTTTTATCTCCATCTAGGTTCATAAGGAGCTGACCAAAGTTGTTCTTTGTGTGTCGGATAGCACTCTCGCATTGCTCCCCCGATAAGATACCTGCTGAATGAGCTTGTTGAAAAGCCATGATATTTGCTTCAAGTCCAAGTAAATGAGTTGCAACCCTTGCATCCTCTAAACTTAGACCTGGACCAACACACTCATTTTGATCCCCATAGTTGCCTGTTAATGATACAAAAACATCCCCCCCACCTCTAGGCATCTTTACACTTCGACTGACTGTGATTTGTGAAATCTCAGTATAATTTCGGATACGAACGATCTGCTCTTTTAAATCTTTTACATCACTCATAAGGGTGAGTCTCCTTTTAGGTCGGTAGTTCACTTACCTTTATATGAACTACCCCCTTAAACTCCCCAAGTTTACATGATGAATATCTACCCTATAAGAGACTACTTGAACCCAGTTTATTTCTGTTTCCGATAAGTAGGTTCTTATGATCTTTTCCACTTGATCAAGATCTTCTTCTATTAAGACCTTTATCCCATACCCCTGTTCCTCTTTGATACCCTCATAAGATTCCTTAAACAGATAACCCTCATCACTCCAATAACCGATAGTCCTGTAGAGAGTACAACCTGAGAACCTCCTGCTAAGAGCTTCACATAAACTCTTTACCTTTTCTTCCTTTGTTCCAGATAGGTTGATTTCTATTAATTTCATTTTTTCTATTAATCTCTCTCTTAGTATCTTAGAGAGATTATATCGTATTTCCTCTGTTTACTAAGAGGAAATACTATCTTTTGATACCTTATCCTTACTGATAAGGTGTCTTTAAAAGACATACATCTGGAAGAATCGAAGATGTAGAAGATGTAGGTTAAGATGTTATAGGACATATAGTAGAAGAACTCATATTAGCTGAAGCTATATTCGTAGATGTAGAACTTGAACTTGTAACAGTTAAAGTTGTTGTAGTTTTTTTCTTAGTATTATTTTTAACTCTAGCGATACTTCGTATCTTACTAACTCTTAGAGTATACTCCTCTAAGAGTTTATCTACTCTAAAGAGTATCTAATGTAAGTTACGGGCAAGAGACTAATCTGATCTAGTTGAGGTATTCCTAGAATGAAACTTAACAAGTGTATTAAGTCAGATCTTCTCCCCTGGAGCATACCCAATCTCGACTAAGAGGTTAGGGATATATGTAAGCCACGGCGTATGAACAGTTAATCTTGTGTCGTTAGGTGCGTACTACAAGTAGACTATCCCACCTAATGGTTGTTATCCATCTCCTGTCTTGATCTCACTTAAGAGGACTAGAGACAACTCCCCAAAGGGATGACACGATCACTCTTATATGAAACTTACGAGTTGATGTAAAGGGTAAAACCTATAAGAGTAAAAGAAAGGAGACTATATGCTGTTTATACATCATGGATCGGGAGTAGAGAGGGCTTTATCTGACCTCATGGAGGGGAAAACCCTCATCAAACCTCCCTATCAAGACTTAAAGACTGACGCTGTTAAAGAGCTTGTGGAGATGTACTCTCAAGTTTGGCCTCATGATAATCCTCTCTTAGTAGCAGGTCCTCTTGACGAAGCGAATCCTCAAACCTTAGATATCTTACTTAAGAGGATTGAAGAACCCTACCCCTCAGCCCCCGAACTGATCTTATGGGCTAGAGACTATGGTTCTGTACCCGAAACCATTCGTTCAAGATGTGGGGAGAGGTTTCATTATCAGCCTCAACCTCAACACCCACTTTATGAGGACGCTAAAACGCTCTCTAAGGCTACTTTAGATGAAAACCTTGTCCTAGTATCTGATTGTCTTAAAAAGATCGAAAAGGGGCAACATAGAGCTTTTCTTGAAGCATATGTGGATGTGTTGGTTGATGAGGGGTTGGTAGAGCGTTATGACGATGAACTTAAAGCAGTCCTTAAACGACCTCATATACGCAAAGTGTGCGTATATGGTTATTTCTTGGGGGTTAAATAATGAGAGGGAATGATGAGAATGTGATGGTCTTATATGGGTCATCAAAACAGTGGATTGAGTTGACAGCTAGAGACATCACCCTTGAGTATCGGGCTAATGGATATGATGTTCGTGAGGTAGACGCTAAGACAGATGATCTTACATCATCTTTTGAATCTGGTTTATTTGATACCGACCCGATCTTTGTGGTGTTGACCAATCCAACAAAGAACAAGAAGTTAGAACAGCACCTCAAATCGAGGAGTGGTAGTGAGGTCTTAGTAGTTCACACGAATGATCGTTTACCGAAAGCCTTAGAAGGTTATCTGAATCGTAAACTAGACGAACCTCAATATGAGGATCAGAAAAAAGAATGGGCGAGTGATTGGTTGCATAAGTATGTTGGAAAGTATGCGAAGAAGATCGACCCTGTGTTGTGTCGTGCAATTGTTAATCGTGTAGGGATTGATCTTGGTGCTTTACGATGGGAAGTCGTCAAATATGTTTATGCAGTGGGGGAAGAAGAAGAGATCACTCCCAACATTGTAATGAACTTGATTTCTGACTTAACAGAAGCGAGCTTTATTGATCTTTCAAATGCGATCATGGAGAGGAATCATAAAGCGTTCATCAAGGTTTGTGAAAAGATAGAGCGTTCGTCCAAGACAGATCAAACGATGGCAGTCTGTAATGGGATCTTATTGTCGAACTGTATCAACCTACTTGAGGTAGGTCTGCGAGTGGAAGCAAAGATGTCTTTGGATCATATCGCAGAAGATTTAGGGAAAAATCCTTATGCCATAAAAAACTTTATGACACCCAAGATTTATACTTTTGGGGGGGTTGTTAATCTGAGAAGACTTCTAAATGTGCTTTATGAGTGCGAAAACAATGTGGTTTCTGGTGGTAGGAGTTCCTGGTTGAAATTTAAAGTCGGAGTGCTTGGTATTTTATAGTTAATAAATACACCCTCTTTGAAACCCTCCTTTGGTTGGTACTTTTTAAGGTGGGGGGTTCAACAAACTTATTTTTGAACTAAGTTTCTAAACATCGAAAGGTATGTGGATAATGAATGGTGAGTATTCTTTAAGTAAGGTGTCCGAAGAATCATTAAGGTACTTTAACGGGGATTCTTTGGCAAGTCAGGTCTGGGTTTCAAAGTATGCGTTGAAGAATAAGCATGGGGAGTTCTTAGAGGTAACTCCAGATCAAATGCACCAGAGATTAAGTGCAGAATTTGCGAGGATCGAATCAAAGTTTTCCAATGATGGACAAATGAGTGAGGAAGACATCTATGACTTGTTAAAAGATTTTAAGAAGATCGTACCTCAAGGATCTCCTATGATGGGGATCGGTAACAACCAAATAAATACCTCTCTCTCAAATTGTGTGGTTGTGGAGTCTCCAAGTGATGACATGAGTAGCATCATGAATGCAGGGCGAGATCTCGCTAACCTCTTTAAAAGAAGGTGTGGTGTTGGACTCGATTTGAGTTCATTAAGACCCTCTGGTTCTAAAGTTTCAAATTCAGCGGGTACAACTACTGGTGCTTGGAGCTTTGCCGACTTCTACAGTCATGTCTGTCGCATGGTTGGTCAGAATGGTCGAAGAGGAGCTTTGATGCTCTCTATGGACATCAGACACCCCGACATCGAAAACTTCACCACAATGAAGAATGACCTCACAAAAGTGACAGGTGCTAACATTAGCATCAGGATCAATGATGAGTTCATGAAGGCCGTGGAGTCTGATTCAGATTTCACACTCCAGTATCCTGTGGAGAGTGAATCCCCAACACATACAAAGACGATTTCTGCGAAGGATCTATGGGAAACAATTGTTCGTTCGGCTAAAACTACAGCAGAACCTGGACTCTTGATGTGGGATAACATTTTAAACTACCTACCTGCAAATGCATATCCAGAGTTCAAAACGATATGCACAAATCCTTGTGCCGAAATCCCCTTGTCCGCTTATGACTCTTGTAGGTTGATTTCCATCAACCTGAAACACTTTGTGCTAAATGCGTTTGAAGAGTATCCCGCTTTTAACTTTGAGGACTTCTCAAAAACGGTACAAAGTGCGATGAGACTCTCCGATGATCTTGTAGAGTTAGAATTAGAAAAGCTCTCTAACCTGATTCAAATATCAGACACCGAAGATGAAAAGAGCCTATGGGGAAAGCTACTGACTGCTTGTGAAAATGGTAGACGCACAGGATTAGGAACTCATGGATTAGCTGACGCACTCGCTAGGCTTAATCTTCCCTATGATAGTGATGAGGCTTTAAAAATAACAGATGAGATCTACAAGACTCTTAAATGTGAAGCGTATAAAGAGAGCATAAACCTAGCTCAAGAACGAGGTGCGTTCCCAGCTTTCAATTATGACTTAGAAAAAGACAACCTCTTCATAAAGTCTCTTCCTCAAGAAATCCAAGATGGGATCAAACTGCATGGGCGAAGAAACATCAGCATCTTGACTAACGCTCCAACAGGTAGTGTTTCTCTAATGTCTCAGACAAGTTCTGGATTAGAACCCGTCTTTCGTAATTCTTATGTGCGAAGAAGGAAGATTGAAGAGAAGAACAAAACTGAAAAAAGTTTTGTAGATGATGTCGGTGATGTTTGGGATGAGTACGAAGTGTTCCACCACAACATCTTAGAGTGGAAAACATTAAATCCAGATCAACCATTACCAGATTTCTTCACTGAAAGTCAGAATATCAAATGGGAAAAAAGAGTAGAGATCCAGGCAACCATTCAACAGCATATTGACCATGCTATCTCATCCACAATAAATCTCCCCTCAGACACGACAGAGGAAACGGTCAGTGAAATATACTTGAAATCTTGGAGACTAAAGTTAAAAGGGGTCACTGTTTATGTTGATGGTTCAAGATCTGGTGTCTTGGTGACAAAGAAAGAAAAAGAAACTTTCCCACAAAACCAAGCTCCAAAACGACCTGCTCTACTTGAGTGTGATATTCATTACTCTCAGATTCAAAGTGAGAAATGGATCATTTTAGTCGGGTTGCTTGAAGATAAACCATATGAGATATTTGGGGGGAAAGCGAGTTTGATAGAGATCCCTAAGAAGTACACCACAGGGAAAATCTCTAAGCGTCAGTTCAAAACTCAAAACGGTAAGTATGATCTGCATATTGGAGATGAAGGGCTAGTCATAAAGGATGTAGTCTCAGTCTTCAATAACCCAAATAACTTAGCCTTTGCTCGTATGATCTCATTAGGTTTGAGACATGGAGCAAAAGCTAAGTTTATGGTCGAGCAACTCTTGAAAGATCGAAACAGCGATATGTTCAGCTTCAGTAAGTGCATTGCTCGTATCTTGAAAGGGTATATAGAGAACGGAGAAGTACCCAGTGATAAAAGATGTGATGACTGTGGAAACGACTCGTTGATCTATCAAGACGGGTGTGTTTCATGTACCGATTGTGGTTATGGGAAGTGCAGTTAATCATCTAAACCTATTGTTGATCTTCCTTGAAATTTTCCCCCATAGCATATGACACCCCATAAACTTAGATTGTAATGTCTCGTGGGTGAGATAAGGGGTGACAGAAGAGCCTTTCTTCTTATTGAAGTTAAGAAGGTGTAAGATGTAAGATTGAAGTTCACCCTCATATACCTCTTTTATTGTCTCATGGATGAAGACTTTTGGTACTTTTTTATTCTCGACCACAAAGAAAGCTAGTACCTCTTTAATAAGGTCATGGTTTGGGTTTCCAGTTACCACGATCCTGTCAGTGTCTTCCACTGCAAAGAAGAGGAACTTTTCTTCTGTCTTGGTACTATCAAATCCAATGTCTCTTTTAGTTTCCCACCTGATAATGATGTCTTTTTGCTTCTTTGTCTTTCTTTTCCTACCTTTAACCTTGCCTTTTTTATTCTCTTCATCCCCCGTATGCCCATGTCCTCCGCTCTCAAGTCCTTTACGCACCCCCCCTTTAGAGTCTCCAACCTCTTTTTTGTCGTACTCTTTAGTACCCCCCATACCTGTGGGGTCGAAGTTAATATCTCCCTTAGCATGAGACTCTATAACAGCATCCAAATTATTTCTCGATTTAAAGATGCTTTTCCAGCGATTTAAGATCTTTGTGATATCAAGTTGCTTGCCTTGATAACCTTCATAGGCATTGTCGATCAAGGATCTCAACTCTTGGGGCATATTATTAATAAAGTGTTCTCTTACTTTACTAAGATCAAGTTTACGACCCGACCCCTTTAAACTCCCATAGTCTCGCCACAAGAGCTGATCTCTACCTTCATTCGGGTAGACTCCCTTAGTTTGATTAGTATCATCTAACTGTGGAGGGTGTACGATTAACTTCACATTTGGGATCACTGATTCACAACTCAAGCCCCAATCCCTAGCAGTATTAATCCCCCTCTGTATATTATAAAGTTCGGTAGTCTTTTCACTCTTGTATTGAACAGCTACAAAACCCTTTTCAATGTCTTTGACTTCAAAGAAACTGAGTAATGGAGAGCTTCCTCCAAACTGTTTGCGAGACTCTTTGCCTTGTTTTTCTCTCCAAGTAGAATGCTTTTCGGTGATCAATACTTCCACTTTGAATCCATCTGGACATTCAACGAACGATTGGCTTTTTAGGAATCCTTTTGCTCTAAAAGTCGCTAGTAGACCCTCTACCCGTAATTGTAATTTACCCTTGCCTCTTAGCACTTTAATCTTTGTGTCTTTGGGGATATATGCGTATCTCTGATTGAGATAATGAGAAACACCCCTAGCAGAATAAAGTTTACCTTCAGTATCAGTCCAAGAGTTGTCCTCAAGACTTTTACCCATAAGAACCACGACAGAACCATGCCCACATCTGGGTTTATGTTTATTCCAGTTTACTCCATCCACAGTAAAGTCTCCATAGTCTTCATGGTGGAGTGGGATTACATTCGTGGCTTTACCGTCAATGTAAGAAACAATGTCTGAGGTCTCAGTGAACACCTCTCCATCTTCATCTTCAAACTCATCTGTGATAGGGAATGACTTCATTCCAAAGCGATCATTTTCAAGTGAAAGCCAGACCAAGTTCCCCACAGGATTACCCTTTGTCCATGACATAAAAACCACACCATAAGGATTGTTATGGGCAGTTGTAACTTTAGCTCCAATCCCATAGTTTTCGTGTGGGTCTGAGTTCGATGACTTAGAACTTGAGTTCATCGAACCAAGGTATTTGTACATCTCGCTTGCGGTCATACCCGCACCGTTATCTCGAACACAAAGTTTGAGGATGTCTTTTTTCGCTAATGTGGGTTCATTTAGGATGTCAATCTTAGTCGCTTCTGACTCGATAGCGTTTTGTACCAATTCTCTTAAGTGTTGAGAAGGATGGACATCACGCCCGAACCTTTTCAAGTAATGAGTGGGGTTTTTGTCTGTTAATGGTGAGTGTGGCATTTGTGATTCTCCTTATAGAGTGTTTTGTTGTTGTGTTAATACTTATATGAATACGCTATTATAAATCCATTCTTGCTCTCCTTTCAGATGAACAGGCTTGGTGCTACTTGACCGATTTGCCCTCGATATTTGATCAACTTAGACCATGTGTACTTGAGGAGGTCTTGTTGGTCGAGGTCGTGAAGCATACCGCTTGAGTTGATGTTCTTCATCACATAAGAATCGGGTTTGTTAAATCCCATTCCGTCTTTATCAGTCGCTCCATCACACGCTCCATCGAGAGCCTCACTTGCAGTGATGATTTGAGCTTGTATATTAGTGTCTACTGAACGATTGAGGATCTTTGAGGGGATTACACTAGTCCACACAGGGATTTGGCTTAGAACCTCATTTTGAGCCTGTTGTGCGATAGCTTTAGTTACCCTTGCATCACGCTCTGAGCGAGTCTCTTGTTTGATCGCCACTCCCTTAGTCCTAGTGGTAGAGGTCAAAGCTCCACATTCCTTCTCAATCGAAGCCTTGATGAGAGCCTTCTTCTTGTCGATGAGCTTAAGGACATGGAGATCCATAGCACAGTCGCTGACGAGTCGGATGTACTGAAGGTTTTGTGCCGTTTGACCGATACGACAGATACGGTCTTCGGCTTGAAGATTAAGAGCTGGATTCCACTCTTGATCACAGAAGATCATCTTGCTTGCTTTGGTGAGCGTGATCCCGACACCACCTGCCTTGATGGTGCAAGCGATACCCTTGAGCATACCTGCTTGGAAGGCTTGTACTGCGTCCTCTCGGTCAGACTGATGAGTATCACCCATGATGACAGCCCAACCATGACGCTTCGCCATAGCTTCGATAGGGGCACGATGTGCTGAGAACACGACCACAGGCTCGTTAGCCTCCTCAAAGCTCTCTACCATCTCTTCAAGAGCAGAGATACGAGACTTTGCAAGCTCGGCTCGGATTCGACTAAACTCGCTAAAGTCGGGTAGTGAGCTTGAGCCATGCTCTTTCATTGCCTTGAGCATCTTCTCACTCATCTTGAGCAGACGCTTTGAGCCTACCTCGACAAGTACATCTTGGTAAGTCTTAGGAGGGAGGCTTGTGAGTACCTCTGTCTTGAGTCGTCTAAGCATGACCCTACGGAGCTTCTCAGGTACACATGGGTTAGGTGTGCCGAACTCATACCCCCCATGATAGTTCTTATAACCGTTCATGTCTCTGATGAACCCTTTGAATCCACCAAACACTGTGCGACCCATTCCGAAGGTGCTGACCACTCCCCAAAGGTCAAAACCCTTGCTCAAGAGTGGAGTCCCTGTCATTGCCCAAGATCGCTGACAGAGGTTGCTCAAAACCTTTGTACGCTTGCTACGCATAGCTTTGTGGCTCTTACAGAGGTGTGCCTCATCAGCGATGAGGACGGTCTTTGCAAGTACATCACGCCACGCTTGTGGCACATTCTCAGAGTCATCGCCCCACTGAGATGTAGGGGTCATCTCGGTAGGCAAGATGTCATAGTTGATGATGACCACCTCGTTAGCTTGAGGGAGTTTGAAACCCTTGCGACCTTTACAGACCACTGGGGAGAGATCAGATCTCCATTTGCGAACCTCGTTCGCCCAATTGAGCTTCAAGGTTGCAGGGCAGATTACGATTGCTCGACCACCCTCTTCGATAGCCATGAGAGCTTGGAGTGTCTTACCCAAGCCCATGTCATCTGCGAGGAGGCAGTTTTCGTGAGAACTAAGGAACTTCACACCATCAAGCTGATAGGTGTACGCCCCACCACTCTTTGCACGAGTGATAGCGTCTAAGACAGTGCTGTCGTGCTGAACACCATCAAACCCGATGGGGAAACTGAGGTTAAGACGCTTAACCCCTTCCATCACACGCTCACGATCCTTCGGAGCGAGGCTTACAGTCCAACACTTCAGATCACCATCCCACCTCGCACCTGGCATACCACGCAAGATGGGGAGAGCTTCAGCCTCATAGGGCATCTTGATCTCTCCTTGAGCGTTGATCTCTCGCACAGAGGGTGCTGAGAGGAGAGCCTTCACCTGTGCAGGACTTGCGTCCACACACTGAGATGAGTTGCAGATGGTGGTATAAGCACCACCATTAGGCTGATAGGTGAAGCCTTGACCCTCATCTACTCGTACTGAGCAGACTTGGCATTTTTTAGCGAACTTGTTCTTGAAAACTCTCATTGGGATCTCCTTGTTTGGAGTAAGGGGTTTGGGTTCGGTCTATATACCTTTCCCACACAACTCAATAGATAAGGGGTTACACTCTATTTGTAGATTGTTTATAAGCTCTAGTTTATATGCATTTAATCAAACCTAAAAGGAGTTTAATATGAACTACAATCGCATGATCCGAAGAGTTGCCTCTACACACATGAGGAAGCTTGCCGAAGAGAAACCTGCAAGTGTTATGTTTGCAGAAGCAGTTATCGACACGAGAGACTTACTTAATTGGTTTCAGGATCAAGCAGGTCTTGATCCCGAAGCAATGGGGTGGAAAGTTGCCGCTCACCACATGACCATCGAGTTCTTTGATAAAAAGGATAAGAAAGCTCTTAAGAGAGAAGGTCGGGCCGAGTCCAACATTCTTGAACCTTATGCTGATCTAATCGGCAAACCCGTTGTATTAGACATCGTGGGCTACGCACATGATGATAAGGGGATGGCTGTACTTGTAGAGCCTAAAGGCCCTCTATCTCGACTTGTTAAGAATGATGATCCTCACATCACCATCGCAACCAATGGCGTGGGAGCTAAATACAGCAACGAGCTTCTTGCAAAGGGAGAAATCATCCCCGCTCGTGGTTCACTCCAAGCTAGGATCGGTTGGAAAGATGCTCGTTCGGGTCAAGATATGTACGATTTACCTTGGGATTTCGGTCAAGATAAAAAATAAATCGAAGAAAAGTTGTCCGATTTGTGTTCTAGGGTTCGTTAGTAGATATGAGGGTCGATTTGTAACCCTTTATTTATACCCCTTAGAACGGAGGACAATATGCAAGAAGATTATCAAGAGGACGAGAAGTTCATCTTCGCAGACTTTCTTGAAGCTGACACAGCACTAAAAGGTGTCCTCGATACCTTTAAAACTTATGGTTTGATGTTTGAGTGTGCTATCGAGGAAAACGCTCGACAGAATCTCATCGAGCAATCCATGACTGAGAAGCGTAATGGTGTTCGTGGGGTCACTGATGAGATCCTAGAAGGTCAGAACACTTTTTACGCAATTGGTGCGTTCCTCAAAGTTCTACATGAGCTTGGGTTTCGAGTCGAAGAAACTACAGAGGAAGAATGTGACTTTTGTGGTGTGATGATCTGTGATGAAGATCGTTTACAGATCGACATCGAGTTTAGCTATGGTGAAGAGATGGTCGAGTATTCGATCAACTTCAGCGATGAACGAGAACATACTGGCCACACATCTACAGATGACTTTTTACAGGATCTCTTTAACGGTGGTTGGGGTTTACCTAAGCTCTCTGGTGTACTCACTCCATCTAGTCTTTATGATGATCTTGAGGGTTTCATGCTAACCTTTAGGAGATCATGGTCTGAGTATAAGAAGACACTCAAAGAGAAGGGTTTTTAGCTTTACCTTTGTAATGATCTAGTCAGTTCAGTTTCAAACCTTTCTATTGCTTCTTTAAACTGATCTTCGGACATGATTTGACCTCTTGCAGAACCTGCGATCTGATCATGTCCACCAGCTCGATCACCCCACCATTCTTGAACGAGTCGTCTGCAAGATAGATTTTTAATGGGGTCAGCAGTAGAAATCCTAATCTTCTTATACTTTTCATCGAAGGTTATGACTGCATTTTCTTCACGATAAAGATGATTTACCTTTTCTCCTCTTGTTCGTCTAACGATCAAGCCACAGGGTCGCATCTCTACGAGGGTAGACTCATCGAGCTTTTCTTGAATAGAGATATGAGCATTACCCATTTGAGTAGCGATCTGACCATCAGTGAGCATTTCTTTAATGAAGTCGAACGCCTGATAGCAGAAATCGGTTACATCGTTGTTTCTTTTCGGGTCTATCTCTGGGTGGTTCTCGTTAATCCATGCAATTAATCCATTATATAGAACCCAACAAGGGTGGTCTTGTTTTGCCTTGTGGATTCCGTTGGTGTCAATATGTTCAGCATAGAACCAAAAGACTCCATTATCCACGAACTGATCTGTAGCTCGCATAAGCCCACCTAGAGTGTCGATGTCTATATGAGAGATCAGTGCGACCTCATCTTCATTGAGTTTCGGTATGCCTGCATCATTACAAGGGGCAGGTCTACCAAAGGGTGTGAGGTGTCTTCCAACATAAGGAGAACCTAGAGGTTGATGGTGAGCGGCAGTGTATTTTGTACCCTCAAGGACGAACCCTCCATATTCTGCTTCAACTGATAATGCAGGAGGGTTTGATACCCTAAGAGTGTCGGTAGCTAACTGTGATGTCGGAGAAAGTATAACAATCATTTGTAGATCCTTTATTACTGTTGATTGTTTATAATACCTTAAAGGAGAACGAACATGAGAAATCTTGTTGCGAGAGTTGCTACAAAGTATATGAAAACAAGCTCAGAAAATCTTGAGCTTCACATATTTGACTTTGACAATACCCTCTTCAGAAGCCCCGAACCACCAGAGTGGTGGTCGAAGAAAAAGATGGGCTATTGGTTTAATGAGGCAATTAGTTTGAGTGAACCTTTTGTCCCTCAAAAGCCAAGTGGGGATTATTGGTATGGTGGGGTTGTTTCTGAGGCTAAGAGATCAATCTCTGATATGGACACTCTTGCGATCATGTGTACAGGTCGCCCTAATGACAATGGTGCGATGCGTTATCGTGTTGCAGAGTTGTTAAAGGGGAAGGGTCTTGATTTTGATGAGGTTCACTTAAAGCCAGGAACTGGATCGACAGCGAGGTATAAAGCCAAGTTAGTATTTGATCTCTTAAAGAAGTACCCAAACATCACAAGTGTTTCTGTTTGGGAAGACACACAGAAGAATCTTGACGCAATCCAAAAGGTTTGTCATGGGCCGATGTTTGTGGAGTTCCATCCTCATCTCATCAAACCCAACCCCTACCCAGTAGATATAACTAAAGAAGAGTTCGATCTTTTAAAATAAGGGGCTAAGATGAGTTCAACTACTATGGAGCAGTTCCTCTCGAACAGCTAGATGTATTAGGGTTAAATCATATAACACAAGAAAATGATCTCCTAAGTAGAGAAAGGACTTCTCGTGTTTTATGTTGCCAAAGTGTTGGGGCAGATTTTTGCCAACCCACCTTATTATATTCTAAGGTGTATCGTAGCTTCTGAGGCCGATACAAAGCCTATCGTGGTCAAAGGTAAGATTGCAGGCCCTGTTTCAAAAGGTCAAGTATTTACCTTTCAAGGTAAGGAAGTCCTCGACAAGCGTAATGGGAAGAAGAACCTTGATATAGTTCGTAATCCGATTAACCCTAAGTATCTTAAAGGGTCGGCTCTCTACAGTTGGGCAGATTGGTCTGACCCTCTTATGCAAGAGTCCATCGAGGTTATCTCAAGTCTGTCTGAAGCAGGAGTGCCTTTGAACATCATAAACTCTATTTGGAATGATGTTCAAATATCTCCGAGTTCTATTGCTAAAAACCCTTGGTCGTTGGTTTATAAAGGTGTCTCTTTTCAAGGTGCTGATGAAATTGCTAAGACGCTTCTTAAAAAGGACTTTGACCCAGAAAATGAAGGTCGAGTTGAAGCCTCTATCTTTTGGTCTATGCTTCAAGGTGTGTATCAAGGTCATTGTTATTTAGACACAAATACGGTATTCAAAGATACTGCTATCCTCACAGGCTTGACGAACCCGAAAGAGATAGGTCAAGTCATCAAGTCGATGAAAGAGGCGAAGCCGACTCGCATTGTGGTAGATAAGATATCACAAGACTCCTCTATTGCCCTTTATTTGCCTTCTTATCATAAAATGGAGGTAGCTGTTGCCGAAGAAATTAAATCTCCTCTCCGAGTGAATAGTATGCTTCAATCAATAAGTATTGATGACATTAAAGCATATTCACGCTACCCATTGACCAATACACAACTCAAAGCAATCCAACAGGGTCTTATAGAGCCTTTTTCAATCGTGACAGGATTACCAGGAACAGGTAAGACGACTATCCTTAATACGCTCTGTAAAATCTTGCGTGATCGTAAAGAAAGTATCTTACTCATCGCCCCCACAGGAATAGCCGCTAAACGAGCTAGTGCATTAACCAATATGGACGCTTTCACAGTCCATAGAGCGTTCGGTGCAGGATTGCCCTCAGAGGATAAGAAGGACAAGTCTGATTATGAAGGGGTTAAGAAAGATGAAGAAAGTGGAGTTAAAGGTATTGGCAATAGCAATGACCCAAGTCGAGAACTATGGAGACATAATCCTCAGAATCCTCGACCAGAGTCAGTTGTCATTATAGACGAATCCTCTATGATTGACTTACACCTCATGTGGCGTGTGATGAAAGGCATCTCACCCAAGTGTCGAGTCATCATGGTAGGTGATATAGCACAGCTTCCACCTGTTGGTGCAGGGTTTGTTCTTTCGGAACTTATTGAGTCGAACGCAGTACCGAGAGAACACCTTACAGAAATCTTTAGGCAAGGAGAGGGGAGTGGGGTGACAATTGCCGCTCACAAGATCCATGCAGGTGAAGTGCCACAACACAATAAAGATTATCAGTTCATTGATCGTTATACCTCACAAGACATTCTCGATGAAATTGTGGGACGGTGTAAAGAGCTTCACATGGATCAAATAGATTTCCATGTGGTTAGTCCTACTCATCATGGCAAAGTGGGTGTTACTAATCTTAACAGAGAGCTTAGATCTGCTTTGAACCCCGATATAGGAGGTGCTTTCATTCGGGTAGGTAAAGATTCAATCCGAGTAGGTGATCGAGTTATGATCACCAAGAATGAGTATGACCTCAATGTTTATAATGGTGATATAGGTCGTATTAGGTCGATTGATAAAACAAGCGTGAGCGTACTCATCAAAGGTGTAAAAGATCAAATCGTAGACATCCCTTCTGATCAAGTAAGGAAGCTATTGAGACTCGCTTATGCTACGACTGTTCATAAGAGCCAAGGTCTTGAGTACGACACCATCATTATGCCTATGACCACCGAACATAGTTCAAACCTCTTACAACGCTCTTTGCTCTACACCGCTGTCACGAGAGCGAAGGATAAGGCAGTGCTGATTGGAGATAAGGACGCAGTAGCGATTTGTGTAGGAAACTCGTCTAGTGGTCTTAGGTACTCTAGGTTGAGGTATAGATTTTAATAGTTTATTTATAATTGATCTTAAGTGATCTCATTAACCTTAACAAAATGGAGAAAAACCATGAAAAGATCAGCATCAGAAATTATTCGCAACCTTCAGATGAGGATTGCTCGTCTTGAAGGTCGTACTGCCAACAAACATTCTGGTCTAAAGATCAGTACAGGTTGGTACACAGGTCACCCAAGAGATCGAAACACCGACATGACTTTTGCAGAGATTATTGCAGAAGTTAACAGTGATATTGAGTCTGCTAAATCCAGTCTTGAAGAAGGAATCGAGGAAGGAGACATTGAGAGAGGAACAAGCCTATACGCATATGTTGATATAGGGGGGGGTCAACTACAAATCAGTTGGGGTCTTGATGACGGATCAGACAATCTTCAAGGTGGTTGTTGGAGTTGTCTCTATCAAGTATTTGTTGCTACTGGATGTGAGAGCCAAAGTTATAACTCTTGTGCTAATAAACTACAGAGCATCCTAAAGAGCAATCTAAAGGCTCGTGCAGACTATGACATCACAAAAGCCTAATAACTTAGTCCTCGACTCGTTCAAGATAAGAGATAGCCATCCCCACCCCTTATTCCTACTTTTATCTATTTCTTGTTTTAATAGTTCTTTTATAGGTTCTCATAAGTGATCTCTTTAACCACAAACAAAATGGAGAAAACCATGAGAAGATCAGCAACCGAAGTTATTCGTAATCTTGAGTCAAGGATTGCAAGACTTGAAAGACAAGCAGGCCGAAAGCACCCAGCTAGGGAAGCTCTTGGGCAAGGGCAATTTACCCTCTTCGCACCATTTAAAGATAAGTACGGTCAAGATGGTGGAGGTCGCAGAATGAAAACTTATTTCATGTCAAAAGGCGAAATCTTTAACCACTTCTCAACTAGTGATGACATTGATCATAGTTATGTAGTTGGTATGTCTATGGAAAGACCGAGAAAAGACCAGGTGCTTATCGCAACCGACTTAATCGAGATTATCTACCATGACCAAGGCCAACCAAACGGATTAAGAAGAGATGAAGACATTTTAGATTATCTTAAAAGTCTTTAATCTTAATCCTCGACTTGTTCAAGATAAGAGATAGCCATTTCCTTAGCTCCATTTGAACCCATAGTCTGCATTACACGCTCTTTAAGAGTAAGTTCAGACCAACCCGATGTGGCTACTGCTTTCATCTTGTCTACAATGTCGATCATTCGTTGCTTATCTTCCTTTTCACGCACAGTTTCCTCGATCTTGAATACCTCATTGGCATCTCGTACAGGAACATCGTGTCTGATGAAGTTAAGCGACTCTTTGGTGGCTTGAACCTCTACCACACAAGGTCTACGGTCTAAGTCATCAAGGTGTAAAGAACCTCTTGTTAATGACCCTACATTGACAACCCTTGCTCCATTTAAGAGCGTGGAGATGCCTTGATCTTTGTGCCAATGACCAAAGAACCAAGCGTCTACTTCTGTGTTCTCATTAAGGAAGTCATATCCAACTATATCCTCATTCTCAAACATTGATCCAGTCTTACCTTGTCGAGCGAGGAGGTGGCTAGCGACTAGTAGGTAATCCTCGTCTTTCTTTTTTATGTTCTTGATCCGATCAAAGTCATAAATGACACCATGATAAGGCACACCGACTACACGAACTTTGACCCCATCTTTTTCAAAGTTTATTTCTACATCATCGCCAAACTGCTTAAAGACACCCGATGAGAATAGGACTCCTAGAGGTTGTTCGGGTAGGTAGTCTATATTGCCATATTTTACATCGTGGTTGCCGACTAGACCATAAGTAGGGCAAGGATACCCCTCATGTGCGTCACAAGCCTTACGGACTAAACTATGGCTATTCTTGGTGGGTGATTTGACATCAAAGAAGTCTCCACCATCAAGTACAGCGTCAATCTCTTTATCCTTAGCGAGATCACCAATCCACTTGAGCTTGTTGACCACATCATCCGTCCAGTTTCCAGTGCGTCTGCGTGGGGTTTTATCTCCCATGTGGACATCTGTTCTCCATAGTAGCTTTATCATATGCTAATCCTTTGATAGTTTATCTATTATTATACTTATATAATCTCAGCAACCCTAGCCAAAAATGGAGGACTCTTATGAGAAAATCAGCAAGTGAAGTACTCAGGGATCTTGAATCAAGAATCGCACAACTTGAAATATCAGCACACACTATGTCTAAAAAAGACAGGTCGAGACTTGATGACCTGCAAAAACTTGAAGACGATGATAATCTCACCAAGTCTCAAAATGAAGAATACGAAAGACTCGTTAAAGAGTATCGTAAAACTCCTGAGTACAAGGGAAACAAGACTGCTCGTCAATTATCTGTAAGAGAGAGTGCAGTCAAAGTTCTTGAAGCGATGCAAGAGCTGGAGCAAGCATTAGAGAGTATGCCTTCATTTTCAATGAGAGAGGATCGCTTTTATGCTTCCATCTCTGATCGATGGTATGACCTACATGAAGAAGTCAAATCAGAGATCAAAAGCATCAAGGGTGCGTACTAATTTATTTTAATCAAATGGAGAAAAATCATGAGAAAATCAGCATCAGAAATCATTAATAAACTTGAGAATAGGATTGCCCAACTTGAAAAGCAATCTAAGAAAGAACCTCAATGGATAACTTGGGCTTTAGAAGTTCTAGTTGAAAGTCGAGAAACTAAAGCCCAAACTAGGTCTGATCTTAAAGAGAGAAGAAACGGTCAAGTCTGGGAATACTTTCAAGGTCATAAAGATGTGATCTTGGTTTCTTCTGATTGGAGTGATTACATCATCTATGAGGATGATGATGTTAAGACACAGATGAATGAAGAGATCATGGATGAGATGCTCGATAACCATTCTGTTAAAGAAGTGGTTGTAAGAGTGCCTTGGGCAAGAGACATCATTGTAACCACTGCGAGTCTACCTTACGGTGATATTGGAATGTGGGCTACTCAATGGGCGGAGGAACAAATCGAAGACTTAGACGATGACGAAATCCTTGAGAGGGCAGATTTGACCGAAAAGAAAGAGTCATATGAAGAGGAGCTGGCTTATTGGGAAGCGAGGATGGATCCAGAAGTTAATGGAGAGATCAATCGTCTTTATTCTGATCGTGCAGAAGTAATGGTATTTGACTATAATAATATGTTGAACGAGTTACCAGAGTCTGCCCGCAATGATCTTATGGGAGAAGCAGAAGAAGAGATCGAGAAAGCTCTTAAACAGTACCCTTATGAGTATCTTTATGAGGAGAGAGGGTGGAGTGAGAAGCAAGTTCTTGAAGCGTTCGGATACCTAGATGAAGATGAGCGAAAAAGTATTATTCGTCAACTTGGTGCTTCTGAGGAGTCGTTTCAATATCTCGCATCTAGTGGTAAGCGACTTAGAACTAAACTTAACTATGTCATTGAAGAGATTTAAGGGTACATAGTTTAAATAGATCATTCGCAATCTCCTTTAATACTCTTTTTATACCTCGACATTAATAGGTATAAAAATAAAGGAGTTCACCATGAGTTCATTTGGATCAGGTTCTACCACCACAGCAGGTGCATCTATCACACTCACCGCTTTTGAAGGCACAAATGGAGTTAAAGCAGGGACTGACGGACTCGTTCCTGGTCCTTCAGTTGCTCAAGAAAGTTATCTTTTGGGGGCAAATGGCGATTGGACTCTTAACATAAAAGGGGGAATCGCCCTTGCTGAAAGTTCAGATCGAATTGCAACCACAGAATTTGTGCAAGATGTTGTAGGTAATGCAGTTCTTGCAGGAAACGCACAATTATCTGCGTTAGCTGATGTAACGATTGCAGGTTTAGCTGACGATCAGTTTTTGCAGTATGATTTAGCCACAGGGAAATGGAAAAATGCTACCCTAAATCTAAGTCTTATTTCTGATGTGAATCTAGCGGGTCTAGCTGATGGAAATACGATTGTTTGGGATAATAATGCTGGCGAATGGGTTCCAGGAGAAGGTGGTGGTGGTGGGGCTACAAATCTTACAGATTTAGGGGATGTCACCATTGCAGGAGGAGCAGAGTTTCATTTTTTAGTGAGAAATGGTGCTGGTCAATATGTAAACCAGTTAGTCTCTTCTGCCGATCTCTCCAATAACGCAGACATTATTCTTAGAGATGGTACTGTAACTTTCACAGGTCATGTGTCTTTGGGGGATTTTAACCTCACGAATGTAGGTGATGTCGCATTAGATACCATCTCTGCTGATGGAACTACTGTCTCAGTTTCTATGACAGATAACACTGCTTCTGCTTTCTCTATCAAAGAGGGAAATAATAGTTATCTTACTTTTAATACGACCGACAATATTGAAAATATTGTCTTCAACAAACCTTCTGCTTTCAACTTTAAAGTAGATTTCCACAATGATGTAGTCATTAATGAAGCAGGTAATGGAATCGACTTCAGAGTAGAGACAGGTACAAAAACTCACGCAATCTTCTCCGATGGTGGGACGGATCGAGTCGGTATCTTTCAAAACGCCCCTACTGTACCCCTAGATGTCGTAGGGGATACCAAGATTACAGGGGCTTTAGAACTCACAGGGAATATCACTGCCTCAAATCTCGGTACTGCCTCTGCAAACGCAACTGGTGACTTCCTCGCTTCCAATTCAAGTATTGATGACTTAAATGATGTCGCTTTAGGTGGGGCATTAGTTAATGGAAAGATTCTTAAAGTTGTTGCAGGAGAAATAACTCAAGCCGATGAGACAGACACAAATACTCAGCTAACTGACGAGCAAGTGCAAGATCTCGTTGGAGGTATGGTTTCAGGTAATACTGAAACAGATATTACTGTTTCTTATGACGATGCAGGTGGGAAACTAAACTTTGTTGTCGATAATACTGTCGCAAGACTAAGTGACCCCGATCTTACAGGCACACCTACTGCTCCAACTGCTATTCAAGGTGTAAATACAACCCAAATCGCTACCACAGCTTATGTTCAGACTGAGGTCACAACCCTCAGCTTGGGTACAGCCTCTCAAAAAAATGTAGGTGTCGCAAATGGGGATGTTGTAGAACTCGGAGCAAATGGATTACCCGCTGTTTCGGGTGCAGATCTTACGAGTCTAGGTTCGATCAACATCTTGTCGGATGTTGACACTACAAATAAAGCAGAAGGTAAAGTTCTTAGGTTCAATGGAGCATTAAATCTTGTTGTTGGGGATGACACCAACACACAACTTACAGATGAAGAAGTACAAGATCTCGTTGGCACAATGTTTACTGCGAATAACGCAGGTAATACTCATCTCACCTTTGCGTATGATGACACTGAAGGTGCAAATGACGGAACGATCACAGCAACGGTTAGTCTCGCCTCCACTGACCTAACTAACACAGGAAATATTTCTTTATTAGGTGGAGATCAGACTTTAAGTGGAGATAAAGTATTTACAGGAGCCGTTGATTTGACAGTTGCTACGGCAACTGCAACCACACAAGGTGCTTCAAATAATTCAACAAAAGTCGCCACTACTGCTTATGTGGATGCTCAAATTGATGCTGATCTTGTAACTCTTAATCTTGGGGGCACATATCAAGGTTTAGATGCTACTCTTACGGCTCTTGCAGGTGTCGCTACAGGTGCAAATAAGCTCATTTACGCTACAGGTGCAGATGCTTTTTCTACAACGAGTATTTCTGCTTTTGGTCGCTCAATTATAGACGATGCTGATGCAGGTGCAGTAAGAACAACTCTAGGTCTTGGAACTGCTTCTACTTCAAATACAGGTGATTTCTTAGCCTCCAATGCGGGGCTAAACGATCTTAATAATGTGACTATTGCGGGAGGTGCGGATAAGCATTTCTTGGTTGAGAATGGTGCAGGCCAATATGTCAACCGACTTATTTCTTCTGCTGATCTTTCTAATGTTGCTGATATTGCGTTTCTTGCTTCACCAGCCCTAACGGGAAACCCCACTGCCCCCACTCAAGCTCAAGGAAATAATTCTACAAGTATTGCGACCACCGCTTATGTAGAGACAGAAATAGGATCGACTTCTGTTGGTGGGTTATCAGATGTAGATTTAACGAATCTTAATGACACTGATGGTCATGTACTCGCATGGTCAGCGGTCAATGATCAATTTGAAGCAGTGGCGAACATTGCGGATTATACTGATGAACAAGCTAGAGACACCGTAGGTACAGCATTAGCTGGAGGAACACATACAGGTATTACTTTCTTAAATAATGATGCGGAAGACACCATAGAAGCTACTGTGTCTTTAACTTCGTTTTCTGTTGGGGCATTATCAAATGTCACTTTGGATGGGGATGAAACAACCAAGCATTTATTAGTCCATAATGGTGCAGGTCAGTTTGTAAACCAAAGAATAGATTCCGAGGATTTATCGGATACTGCAAACATTGCTCTTTTAGATGGTGCTCAGACTTTCGCAGATGGGGTGGAAGCCACGACTCAAGCGAAAGCTAACGATACAACTTTAGTCGCCACTACTGCATTTGTCCAATTACAACTTGCAGATACCGCACTGACTGGAACACCCACAGCACCTACCGCTGTCACCAATACGGACACTACACAGATCGCTACCACCGCATTTGTGACTCAAGAAATAGGAAATACTGAGGCAAAAGAAATCTCAGATATTTCTACCACTGACCCTACAAATGGGCAGGTGTTAAAGTACACGACTGATGCGGGAGATGATCAGAATAAATATGTGCCAACAACTTTAGGTACGGCTTCCACTGTTGATACTGGAACCTCTAATGGAGAAATCCCTGTTTTAACAACCCATTATTTATCTGCTTTATCAGCAAATGAAACCGCAGATCTAATAATTAAAGGTCGATATATTGAGACTATTGACTATGGACTCGTGTCTGATGCCTTTAATGTCAATAATGATTTCGCACTTGATTTTAATGGAGATGGCTTAAATGACACCTTCCTTAATCTTGTGGTTATCTATGCTGAAGAAGACTACGGAGTATTAGTCTGCTGATTAAGATTAATAGTCTTTTTATACTTAACCTTTATATGAAACACACCTACCCATAGGAGATTAAAATGTCTGTAAGAAGAGTTCAATTAAGAAGAGGTACAACTGCTGAAAATGAGGCTTTCACAGGTGCAGTTGGTGAAATTACCATCGACACCACAAAGAAAACCATTCTTGTACATGATGGGGCAACTCAAGGTGGTACTGAAACGCTAAAAGCGGATATGTCCAATCTCGGCACAAATGCCTTGGCTGTGGATGGTACGATCTCTGTTGCAGACTCCGCAGGGGATGCCACTGTAAGAATTACAAACCTCGCTACCCCTACTGCAAATAATGATGCCGCTACCAAAGCATATGTTGACTTGGGTGGGTCTGCAAATCTGAATGACATTGATGATGTGACGATTGCAGGTGTCGCTGACGCTCAAGTTCTCGTCTATGATAATGATGGTGGGGATGCAGATGACCAATGGAAAAATGTAACCCTCTCAGGTGATGTGACAATCACTAATGCGGGGGTTTCCTCAATCGGTGCAGATAAAGTCATCACTGCAAAAATCTTAGATGATAATGTGACCAACGCTAAGTTGGAGAACTCATCTCTGACAGTAGGCTCAACAAGCATTTCTTTAGGTGCAGGCTCCACTACCCTTGCTGGTATGACAGGGATTGACTTTACAGTTGAACACGCTAGTATTGCGGCAAATATTGGAGCGAAGACTCTTACTTTAGGTGGTGGTACTTCTACTGTTGCGATTGCAAACGACATGACGATTGCAGGTGATCTCACTGTTAATGGAGACACTACCACAGTAAACACCGCAACTTTAGATGTAGAAGATACTGTCATTAGACTTAATAAGGGTGTTGCTGGTGTTGCAAACACCAATGACATCGGATTATTCTTAGAGCGTGGTACAACAGGGAATGACGCTGTTATTTTCTGGGATGAAGGTGATGACATCTTCAAACTTGGTACGACCACTGATGCCCACACTGCAACAGATTTTGGTGGAAACCTCACCCTTGGAGAATTGCAGTTATTAACTCTTACAGCCACAGGTGCAGGTACTTTTGGTACTACTGTTGGAGTTACAGGACTCTTAAATGCTGATGGTGGTATTGAGATTGATAATGGCGGGAATAAGTTTACTGTTAGCACTGGGGGTGCTGTTGTTTCTGTTGGTGGTATCACTGACACCACAGTAGCTTCTTCCTTCAAAACAGGCACTACCATTGGTAATCTTGTTTTAGCTGATGGAGCAATCAATTCAGCGGGTAATGACCTAGACTTCGGAGCAGAAGACCTAACTACAAGTGGGAATGTTTCGACAACAGGGGCAGGGACACTTACGATTGCGGGTACTTCTGCCCTTAATGATAATGTGACTGTTGCATCTAATAAAAACCTTAATATTAAGAAAGGGGCAACCCATAGCCTTCTTCTTAATAGTGATGTTGTTACAGATAACACCCCCGCAAATGCTGTAATCGGTGTAGCCCTTACCAATGGCCCAACATACGCGACTCTTACTTGGACAAACGCTTCTTCAACATGGGCGTTTAGTAATAATGTTTCTACTGCAACAGACTTGACTGTTGGACAAGATCTTATTGTTACAAGAAACATTAATATCACTGATGCTGTAGGCTCCACAGGAATCACTTTCAGACATGACGAAGCCGATGATGAGAATCAGACTCTTATTAGAGTGGATCGTGGTGCTACATACTCCTCATTAGTTTGGGACACAAGCTCGGCTTATTTCTCAGTTACCGATGGATTAAATGTTGTAGGTGCAATCACACAAGGTGCTGTTGATGGAGCTTCAAACTTCTCAGTAAGTAATACAGGTGTGATCACCACCGATAGCGTGGGACACACGATTGCTAACTTCACTATCAATAATGGATCAATCGCCTCTGGTACTGATGCGATTACCTTTGGTAATGACACTTTAACAACAACAGGTGTTTGTGACTTCGGTGCGACTACAGTTGATTCTTTGGACGCTTCTGGTGGTGGTATCACGCTAGCAGGTGCGATCAGTGGTGTTTCAAGTATCGCAGGTTCTGACCTCGATATTAACCTCACTGATAATGAAGCGACATCTCTTGAAGTCAAAGGAGATGTTAAGGCTAACGGTACTCAATCTTACCTCACCTTCGTCACTACAAATACCACAGAAGAGGTTGTGTTCAATCAAGGTGGTGTGGACATCGACTTTAGGGTTGAGGGTGATGGCAATGCTAACTTGATCTTTGCTCAAGCGAGTAATGATCGAGTTGGTATCAAGACTGCCGCTCCTGCTTATGACCTCGACATTACAGGTACTCTTGGAGTCAGTGGTCTTGCAGACCTTAATGGTGGTATTGATGTTAATGCTTCTGTCTTCACCGTATCAAATACGGGTGCGACTGTTATCACGACCACTTTGGGTGTCACAGGTATTTCTACCTTAGACGATACGCTTAAGGTCAAGTCAGCACCCACTGACGGAAACGCTATCATCTTCAATTCTGATCGCACTGATGTGGCGAAAGGTGGAGCGAACACAGATGTCAGTCTCTTGTTTGTAAAGGGTGGAGATAATGGCACTGACGCTTACTTGAAGTGGGATGATTCGGCAGATTCATTCACTGTAGATGGTGGTAAATTTCATTCAAACACCAACTTCTCTGTGGGTACTGCGATTGGAACACAAAACTTTACTGTTAGCACTGGGGGTGCAGTAGTATCAGTAGGTGGTATCACTGACACCACAGTAGCTTCCTCTTTCTTTACAGGCACTACCATTGGTAATCTCACTCTTACCAATGGTAAAATTGCAAGTCCGACATTAGCGTTCCACTCAGATGGGGACATTCTCTTTAGGGTGGACGAGAATGCCGATGGCGATAATAAGTTCACTTTCCAGAATGGATTAGACGCAGAAATCGCTTCTATTGATGAAGCAGGTGTCCTCACTATTGCAGGTGATGCTAATATTAATGGTGGTGATCTTACAGTCAAAGCGGCAGACGCTACAAATGCAGTGATCAACATTCAGTCCTCTTTGGGTACTGCGAATGGTGATAGTTGGACGATCACAGGATCAGATGAGGGTACTCGTACTCTTACCATCAGTGGTCAGAAGACAGGCGATGCTAGTTATCAAGGTGTTCTCACTTTAACCTCACATGACACTGCAACTTCATCAAATGCCTCCTTTGCAGGTGATGTTACGGTACTTGGTGGTAAGATCAACCTAACTGAAGGTTCAATCATCGACTCAACTACAGCAGGTACACTACTCTTAACAGAAGACATTGTTAAGACCTCTGCTGATCTTCAAGTTGGTGGAAATGATATTAAAAATGCGAATGCAGATACTGTCATTACCTTTGCAGGAGCAGGGTTTTCAACCACTCTAACTGCAACCACTACGATTCTTTCGGGTGATCTCAGAATCAACAATAACATCATTCAAAATAGTGAGGGTACTACTACTCTTACTATGGACACTGATGAAATGCTTACTGTTGCGGGTGATCTTACTGTTGGTGGGAATGACATCGTATTAGGGGTGGGTACTTCGACTGCAACGACCATTAAAGCTCCAACTCAAACCGCAGGGAACACAGATGGAGCTACTCTTACCTTATCTTCTGGTAGAGGTGTTGGTACAGGCGATGGTGGTGATCTTGTTCTTCAGACAGCGGGTGCGAATGGTGCGGTTCTTGCTCCTGTCCTCACTCTAACTCATTTAAAGAAAGCAACCTTCGCTGGAGACATTGACTTCTCAAACGGAACTATTCTCGGTGCTTCTGTAGGAAATACCCACTCAATGACTCTTGGTGGACACACAGGTTCGACTGTAATCACAGCAGGAGATCTTACAGTAACAGGTAATACTTTAGACTTCGGTAGTGGTGCGACCATCGTTAATACAGATAACGCTACTCTTACCATAACCGAAGCTACAACAGCTATAGTTGGGAACTTAACTGTCTCAGGTGTGATTCAAAATAGCAGTGCGGTCTCGACCTCCTTGCTCTTTAAAGACCCAACTGTTTATCTTGGTTATCAGAGTACGGCTGATGATAGAGATGTTGGTTTTGTGGGTGCGTATGGAGATACAAACTCTGCCGACTACTTAATGGGTATGGTTTATGAAACCGCAGACACCGCAGGTGGTAAGGGTGGTGTCTTTAAGGTTTTTCATGGTAGAGCATCTGTAGCAGAGCCAGCGGATACTTATGCTGTTCCTGATGGAGATCTTTCTACTGTGGATCTCGGAACGCTTCGTGGTGGTTCTGCTCTTGGTGCAGATAATACCGCAGGTACTACTCTTACGATCAGTGGTGGTGCTTCCACAGGTAATGCCACAGGTGGTGCGATTGAGTTTAAGACAGGTGGATCAGCCGATGGTGGAGCGTCAGTAGAAAACGCTCGAACTCTTGCTATGACTATTGAGGACGATCAAGAAGTCACCATTGATTCGGGTAGTCTTACAATCACTAAAACTACAGGGCTTACAGGAGATGAAGGAGCAAGTAACAACCCATTACTTGCTACCAACACTAAGTCTTTCCAAGTGACAGCAACAATAGACACTGCAATTGCAGATGACGCACACTCAATCGATTTTCTTGTGAATAATACCTCTGCATTATCCACAAGCGTAATCCTCGCTACTTGCCAAGACAAGAATGTTGAGGTTTATGCACACACTATCGTTAATGCAACTAGCTTTAAGTTTTGTGCTGTAAATCGTACAGGTGGAGAACTTTCCGCAGATGCAACTCTTGTTATCAACTTTGTAATCCTCTAAGGAGAATAAAGAGAGAGAGACTTAATCCTACAAGCGATAACTGGACTGTTCTGATGTAGGGGTAATGTAAACCCCAACCATCACAATATCTCTTGATGTCGCTTGTAGGGCTAAAGATAAACGAACCTCTTATGGTATCGACCAAACCCCCTCCAACTAATATGATCCAAAAGAGATCTAAGTTATAAGTGAAGGGGAACAGGAAAAGAGCGATTGCGTCTGGGATTCGTGGAGCGAAAGAGATCTTAGTTTTTTCAGCTTTGGTCATGGTTTTTTCAAACTCATAACTGACAGAGGCGAACACAAGTCCAAGTCGAGGATGGGTATGAGGATAGATCTTCATGGAGTAAGACTTGACTCCTACGAGTTTTTTAGCGGTTAGCAGGTGAGCGTACTCGTGTATGTATGCCCAGAGGAGGTAGGATAGTATAGCGTATAAAAGAAACATGGGAACTCCTTTTTGTGTAGATTTGTAGGGTTCATGGTAATATAGGTTGCGATTTTTAGTTTGTTTATAGGTAGAGTATAAATAACCTAATCTACATTAATGGAGAATAAATAAATGAGTGACTTTACATTCAAAAAAGGGACCTTCGTTCAGCTCAAGGCAAACTCAACCATTCATCTTGGTCGCCTTGAGAGGAACATCTATGAGGGAGACATCGTTGACTTTGACGGCTTCTCACTCAAGTTCAACGGACAAAATACAGATATGCCCGAACTTAAGGCAGGTCTTAAGCGAGGGTGGCTAACACTTGTTGAGGAGGGTGTGAGTGATCCTGTAGCAGAAGTTGCACCTGCACCTGCACCTGCACCACCTAAAAAAGCAATGCCTATTCAGACCGTCTATGATGAGGAAAGAGCTGTTGCAGAGGTTAAACCAAAAAAGGTTGCTAAAACTAAGAAGTTCCCTCTCGTTGTGGAGAACCAAGATAACGACATTCGACCTGTTGCTAAGGTGGTGAATAAATCGGGAGCAGAAATTGCTGGTGCTTCAAGTGCAGGTGATGGTGTCGCAGAGTATCAAGGGGCTAAATCTGTGGGTAAGGTCAATCTCAAGACAGCGACTAGCACCAAGACTGTGATTTCTGATGGGAATCAAGCAAGTTCGGAAGTTTCTAAACTCGACAATATGCAAGCCTCTGTGACCAAGACTGCTACTGTCGAGCCAGTGGTCACAGAAGAGGATGATCTTTTCTCTGATCTTGATCTTGATGAGGAAGTAGATGAGCAAGACCTAGAGAACGCTCAAATCCTTCAAGCGATTGATGGAGATGTTGATCCTGCACAGGGTGCTGTTGCAGTAGGTAAAGATAACTCTAAGATTAAATTTCTTTTAGGAGGTATCGAGTGGGACACCTCTAAGCATTGGAGTAAGAGAGCTAAGATCGCTTTAGAGATGTACGGTGATGACCAAGCGACTCTTGAAGCGATCATGGCTGTTGAGACTAAAGGTGTAATCACAGCCATCCAAAAGGGCATTGAAGAGGCTTAAACGCCTATATCGACTCTGTATTGCTGATACCAAACATTCCTTAGATTGCTTAGGAATGTTTGGAAATAGGGGATGTAAAGATTAGACTCTTGAACCTCAAGAGAAATCCAATCATGTTTTGCAGTCTTGCACCTCATTTTTGTTTTAATGAGGTTCGGGTTTAGGTTTGTGTTTTTGACAATGGTAATCTCAACTCCATGAATGGTGCATGAGATCACCGTTGAGGTATCGTCATCAAAGGTCGGGGGGTCAGACGACCCACATTCTTTGCAGACTTTCTCCAAGACATCTTTAAATGATGGGGAGCAATTCTGCCACCATTTATAATATGAGGGTTCACACATTACCCTCTCTTTTTCTTGTACTGTGGTGATGTTCATTCCACCCTTCCCTATAAGTTTCAATAAATTTGTTTAAAGTATCTTTCATTGAATCTTTATATGAAACTTTCTTGTCGAAAACACTCAGGGTGAGATTTTCGTAGGAATTGAAGGTTGCAGAGACATGGATTCCATGTAAATCCCCCTGTATGTACCAAGGGTCACCACCCCTTAAAGGCTCAACCCCGTCCCTACGATCCACCCCCAACTCCTGTAGGATTTGGTCTGCGTATGCGTACTTGAACTCATCGCAGTCGAGAACATCGACCTCAATTTTTGTCATTCCATTTTTCTTTGTGGTAATCATGTTTACCTCCTTACTAGTTATATATAAAGGGTTACGCACATGATAACTCAAGGGTACCCAGAATCTACTCTAAAGGATTTCTCTAAAATAGACTTCGATCTTCTTCTCAAAGACTTGACCAAATCACTTCTATGGATCGCTTTCTAGCTCGAACTAGTTTGATCTTCTCTCGGTTTGGATTGTGATTTTTCAGTCTTGGATTTCTCCTTGCTTGTTTTTTTAGGTTTGGGTTTGTTCATGTGCTTAATTGCTTCGAGACACCACATCGCTTATTCCTTTCAAGATATTTAAAGTTATACAGCTTTTACGAAGGATTTGAGCTTTACATTTTTTATTTGAGCTTTTCCATCTTCTTGGGCCAATGTTCATCTTTCAATTTGTTTAGGTATTTATCCTGTCCGTTTATAGCGTCTAAAGCGATGCTAGTCCCATAGAAGTATTCATCAAAGTCAGGGTTCTCTAAAAGTAGTTCTGCTATCTCTTGCTTTTCAAAAGAGCCTTGATACTGATCGCTTTCCTCGTTGGTGATGTAAACAATACAAGAAACACCATCAGGGTTCTCCTTCGTAAAAGCTGTCAAAGTCCTTCTCAAGTACATACTTGTACTTGTTCCATTAAACCCTTCTCTTTTGTCTAACTCTTTTAAAATCTCTTCCGTTTTCTCGATAGGGTATTCATATAAAGTGCCTTCCATTCTTCCGTAGGGTACAGTTCCAAAAACAAGGTGACCCCTACTCTTGGATTGCAGATTCAAATTTCTTGAGATTCCATTAATGAAAGCCTTTCCTTCATTACAAATGTCATCTGAAGAAATCGGCTCATACATCAAAGACCCATAGGCAAAAACTTTTAGTGCGTTTTTATGCGTGGATTTTGGTTTAACCTCTAATGGGTTTAAGTCTACATTCTCAAGAACTACTTTACCGTCTTTGCTTTCATGCACCTTCTTAACGCAAACCTTACATTTTGCAGGGCCTTTGAACTGCTTTTCATACCCCTCATAAATAGCATCCTCATCAATTGTAATAATCGTCATCTTCTTTTTTGAAGGCTCAAAAATAATCTGATTGCTAGTGTACATATCCACTTTACGAACAACATTAAAAGGGTTGTCTATCTCTTTGATTCTCTGTTTGTATAGTTTTCTAATCATGTCCATAGGAGATCTTAGGTTAGAGTCTAGTAGCTTATAGGTCTTTTCTTGCCTTTGCTTTGAAGATTCAAGAGATTCCCCATGTGTATAACCTGCATCGGGATGTCTCGCTCCATGATTTGTCCTCACAAAGTTTTTGTCTACAATCTCTTCTACTTTTGCCTCATGTTGACTTGTCATCTCCACTATAAAAGTGTTTTTGTGATCAGTGACTATAGTATGACCTCTCACACCCTTTCTGTAATTCGTCATACGATCCACAGCTTCTAAAAGAGACTTACATTTCAATGCCTCTAAAAACCTCCAAGCGTCTTTAGAAAACCGATTACGATCTCCAGGTAAACGCTTCTTACCCTCTTTTTCATCATGGTTTACAGCTAAAGCCGCATTCGTTATGCAAATGCCGTATTCATTCATTCCTTCTACCCAACCAGAGATTGTATCTTGAAAGTACACAATCTCTGTTCCATTATCTGCAATCACATGGAATACCTTAAAACTAGGGGTGTAGTTTCGATCCCTGTTCTTAAATACTACTTTTTTATCGTTCAGATGAGTGAGTGCAATTACACAAGCGTCTTTTTTCATTTTAACTCTCCTTGTCTTCTATTAAGACTTGTCTTACTAATACAAGGGTATAAAACAGTTATAAGAATCTTACTTTAAGAACCCGAATGTGTAGACACCATGCTCAAGGCTTTTAGCGAGCTGTTGATGTTTTACCCTTAAGGACTCCCACTTAGCTTTAAGTGTAGGCTCAGTATACCACATTTTCTTATGTTGATAGATACCCGCATCCCAAGCGTTGAGATGGAGATCAATCTCCTTACCTTTCTCAATGACTTTTGATGTCTTAGACCTCAGCTCAAAGCTCTCAACAAAAAGATCGTTTAGATCGCTCATGATCTCTTGAGCAAGAGGTGAAAGGTTAAGCGAGGGTAAGACATGGGAAAAGTAAGGGTCGCCATTCTTAGTCCATTCTGATGCGTCTACGAGACCACCCTCATGGTGAGAGGGAATCGGATTTGCTTTGGCATCACGATAAAGGCTTCTAGCACTCTTATGTGAGCCATACAGGTCAAGAGCTTCTTTACGAGTCAACCAAAAGAAATGGTTGTGGATGTTATGAGTCTTACCTTTGTACTCGACATCTCTCATAGAGGTCATGTTGTTAGAAATATGAAGTAGAGCATAAACATGGCAGTCATCTACCCATTGTTCATAACCTTCTTTCTCAGTCTGAGGAGCTAGATATTCGTCTTTGTCATTTACCCAATTACCCTTTACGAGTTTTCGTGCTGAGTAAAGGGCGATAGCTCGTCTCCAGCTTTCACCTGCATTTAAAGAGAAACCCCTATTTCGACTACAAGCACTAGAAGTGATATAAACCTCTTGTGCGTTATACATTATACAATTCCCCTTGTTGTTCATGTAACAAAGGTGGGGGGAAGCCACACGACAATTACCATCTTTACTTAAAGACAATCCAGAAGATTGTTGTGGTAAATCTAAAATTCCTCTTTCTGTATAAGCCATAGCCCATTTTGAAGCCTCTCTGCCATCGGAAGTGTAAAGATACTTTTCAGAAAGGGAAATGATACTATCATCTTTTATGTCTTTTAAAGTGACAGGCAAGTCCTGCTTTATATTAGTCTTGCCCTCGTTCCACAGTGTAAAGCTAACGCCCCAAGACCCCTTCACATCAGCGAAATGGGACGCTTGAAACATAAAGCCAGACTTATAATTATAACGGCTATACCAGTAGGGCCTGAACTTAGAGAAAGAACCACTTGTTATAATAAGTGGGGGGGAGAACACGCCTACGCTCTTACTTTTAAATCCATACTCAGACGCTACTCGCTCACATTGAAATAAGAACTGAGTATAAAGTTGTTGAGAGCAAGACCCTAATTTTGCTTTTTTCATTTCCTCATTTGCAATAGTCTTAGCTACGCCTTCTTTTGAAGTTCCTTTTTTTCCGTTTATACCTGCGGTAGCATAAGGAGGGTTAATAAGAAATACTAATCGCTTTCCACTCTCTGCCCCTTCTTTTAAGATCTTCTTTACAGATAAGGGCAATACATTGTCAGTTCCCTCAAAGAATGGACTTTCTGTTTCTGGGTTTAAAAAGTCATACTGAAAGACCTCTGACCCATAATTATATTCTTCTCTTTTCATTGCTATAACATCTGATTCTTCAGCAGTAGATAAGATAAGATTCTTAAAGTCATAGTCTCTAGTCAAGTTACCTGTACCAGCACAACAATCCCACACGATACAGTCATCTCTCCATGTTTCACCAAGCACTTTGTCCATCTCAGAATGTGCTTCATCTACCCATAAAGTAGGTGTATAGAACGCACCTTGTCGTCTACGAGTATCGTCCTCGATGATACGATCTCTCATAGATAATAGCTTATCAATGTCTTTTGCAGATAAACCACGCTCTCTACGCTCAAAGAATGCTCGCATAGAGGAAAGGTTTAGAGTGTACTCTTTGCCTCCCAAGATGATGGTGTCTTTCTTTGAAGGGTGTTCATAAGCATAGTTGCCATCTTCCTCTGAGTAAAACACACACCCGAAGAAAAGGTCGATCATCTCAACAGGCTGATAACGATCTTTAGGAAAGATATGATCAACCCAATACTGATACATTGCACTGATGTTCTTCTCCGAAGGCTTTACCTTAACAATAGCCCCTTCGGATAGTTGCTCACAAAGTTGTTTGAGCTTCTTCCCATCTACTTCAAACACAGACTCAAGATGCACATCAACGGCTACCTTTAGTTCGGGATCGGGTGAACTAGGTCGTCTACCCCAATCTATGTTAGCGTCTAAGAAACTTTTGATAGACTCAAAACTCACCACAAAGCAAAACTTTTCATCTCCAATGAAAATGACGCTAGGTAGATCATGCCCATTTTCCTCAAACCTCTTGCAGTAATAGAGAGCTTGAGCAAGAACACTTGATCGAGCAGTTTCAATCGTTAGGTCTGTGCCATACTTAGCTTCAAGTAAAACCCTTACAGGTGTCTTACTTGGTGTTTCCCAATCTAAGACTCCATCGGTAGCCCAATTTCGACCAGATATTGTTGTGAAGCTATCCCCGACCTCTTTTTCGAGGATGCCTCTTAGGAACGCATTTACATCTTGTTCTTTTCTCATATTGCTTCTCCTTATATCTCGTAATCATACCCTGTCGGTCTTTATATGATAAATAAGGGGTTACTACGAAGTAAGGAAACTCACAAATCTATCAATCACAGACTCCTCGTCTGAACGAATCTCTCCCTCCCAAATCACAAGGCAAGACACACCACAACGAGCATAGTAATCTACTACCTCTGCCTCATGCTCCTCATTGCTCTTTCCCGTCTTTGATTCCCCATGCCAGTAGTCTCCAAAGACCTCCACCACCTTATACACTCGTAAGTCATTCAAGATAACAATACCAGCAACATAACTCTCGTACTGACTCTCCGACAAATAGATGAAGTCGGGATTTCTTGCCCTATTGCTCTCTCTCAACCAATAAGAAAAGTTTCCTGTGTAGACCAACCTCTCTGGTGTAATCGAGTCAAAGTAGCTTTCTAGCTTGTTAGGTTTGTCGGACGATCTATTCGCCACACTACTTGGAGCAAAAGGAAGTCCATACCTTTCAAGACAAGTATTAATACGCTTCTCCTGGAACTCGTCAGTTTGTAAATAGTGTTCTGTACCATAACGCTCAAGATTGGTTGCTTTAGTGCGTTCTCTATGCTCGGCACATTGATTAGGGTGTTCTACACCATAACGCTCAAGGTTCGTCTTTTTAATGCGTTCCTTGATGATCTCCGAAGCAAACCCATTCTCTACACCATAACGCTTTAGGTTGGTCGCTTTACGCTTCTCTTTAACCTCATCACTATGGGCGATTTGTTCTACACCATAACGCTTAAGATTAGTCTCTTTCATCTTCTCTTTTACAGACTCATCTTGGAACACATTCTCAACACCATAGCGTTCTTTGACTGTAGCCTTACGCTTCTCATTTGTCTTAGGTATCGAAGTGAGTGCGTTATACTTAGCACGATAGTCTTTCGCATCATACCCATGCACCTTCCTCACATGGTCGGCAATACGCTTCTTACGATACCCACAAATCTTACAAGACAGGTAGTCCACACTCTCAATCAATTGAGGTTCATACAAACCCCTTTGGAAATACTCATCGAAGTTGAACTCGGACGAGGGAACTCCAATCTTGGTATCCCAATCGGGGCAAGCCTTAATGTGCAAAGGTAGACCCTTTGCCTTTACTACTTTCTTACAAGCTGGACAATGAGTTGACATATGTATCCTTTCTCTTAGTGGAGATTGATACTATACACCAAACTTTGCTTGCTTGTCAACCCCTAAACCACCCCTTGAGCCACACTCAAAAACTCCGAAATCATCTCGTAAGTACCTAGAAATAAAGGGAAAATAAGGAATCCCCGCGGCGAAAGAACGCCCCGACCAACATGCGGGCCAAAGGCACTTCTTATCCCCACGCCATATTTGGGTTGTTTTAATCCACGCATATATTTTGTAGTTCTTGCTTTAGCTTCAACCGACATCGACCACATTTGTTCAGCCGAAGATTTGAGTCCTTCATATTTGCTTGACCTGTCGATGTTAAGAGAGATGCCCCCGATGGAATAATCGAACTCGTCTACGATCCAGTTTGCTTGAAGAGCCATAGCCGCAAACTGTATCGCCCCTTGAAGAATGGGAGTTCTCCAAGCAGGTTTAATATTTACGAGTGAGTTAAGGTTTTGGAGTTCTTCAGTTTCTGGTGGTTGCATATTCCACCAATCTAAAGCTCTCTCAAGATACTCAAGCATCTCCTCATCTTCCCACACTTGACCAAAGACTTGATTGTAGCTACCAATGTTCGATTCATGCTCTGGTGGTCTGAAATGATAATACTTGTCGGGGTTCTGATCTCTAAGGAGCATACGCAACTTATAGACCATAGACTTTTGAGCTTCTGAGAGTTGTAATCCAAGTACAGCGTTCTCTGCGACTACCCCGAACTCTTGTACAACCGTTTGGGGTTGGCTGTTGACCAACTCTTTGAGGGTCCATCTGATCCGATAGCGACCATAGGTAGCTGTGGTAGGTATGCGTACAGATGCATAGTATTCACCTACCGATGGGTTTTCGGGTATGCGAGCTTGATCACCGATGAGTACATCTGTTTCGGGTGGTCCAGGGTCTACATAATAAAGTGCGTAAGTAATTTCAGCGGCATTAGACACATTCCCATTTGAGTTTGTGAGGAAGATGTCGAGATCGCCCCTTGAGAGTATTTGATTTCTTTTAAATGCTACAGCCATATTGAGCCTCCTTTAGTATAGTGTCATTATAAACAAGCTAAGAAAAGTTAAAGAATATACTATGAGTAAAGAGCAAAAGTACGAGAAGATTGACCATCCCGACCATTACCAAGCAAAGGGGATGGAAGCGATATCTGTGATCGAGGCATATAACCTCAATTTTTCGCTTGGTTCAGCGATCAAATATATCTTAAGAGCGGGAAAGAAACCTGGTGAGAGTTCTATTGAGGACTTGAATAAAGCTATTTGGTATCTTCAACGAGAGGTAGAGAGGCATAAAGAGGGCTAGGATCATATAAGGGGTTATTATCTGACTTCATATATGAAAGGACTGATTTATGTCTAACATGGAAACATCTCGTGAGGCACTTGAGTCAATCGAACCTCAAATCACCAATATAACAGATCGTGTATATCGGTACATCCTATCGAAGGGAGAAGATGGTATTACAGATGATGATGGATTTAGATCGTTAGGTATGAACCCGAACACATATCGCCCTTGTCGTATTAACCTCATGGATAAGGGTCTTGTCCTTAATACGAACACTAAGGGCATTACGGAGTCGGGCAGGAAAGCGTGGAAGTGGAAAGCAGTTGCCGAGTCTGAAGCAGTGCCACCAAATCGTGTCAAAAAGAGACAGCGAAAGACCTTACCCTCGATTGATCCTCCTCAGTTCCCTGAACATTGGGATACGAGTTTGAAGAAAGCTCAAGCACGACTTGTCTCTAAGTTATCTCAAAAAGAAGATGCACTTTGTCCCTGTTGTGGCGTAAGGGTTACAAAGTAATAGGTTCTTTTAATTTAATGGTGGGATCTTCCCATGCTCCACAAAGTTAGCATGAGCCAAAGGCCATAGCGTTTGGATTTGCCGAGAGATTTCTCTTGCTAAGAGTTTGATCTCCCATTGAGCATCGGGGTGATCCCTTTTAGCAATGAAACTATTAACCCAGTTGTGCAATGACCCAGTTGCCCAGTAAGTTGTATATAGATTCTGTGGGAGTATCATACGAGCTTGATCTCTTGCGACCCCTTTTTCTATTAACTGATTGTATAACCTAATAGAATCAGAAGCATGGCTTTTAATAGCAGACACAGCGTCTAGTTTAAGGAACTTAGGGTACTCATAGGGATCAAACTCTACGATGGGGTTAAATGTCTCATCAAGACTTGCTTGGCGGTTTTTAGTGTCTTGCTTCCTCATCTCATTTGGGAGGTAAAACTCGATGTCAGAGCTTGTGTATCTGCGAGAAATCTCGTTGTAAGAGAATGTCCTGTGTCGCATTTGTTGACGGGCTACGAAGAGTGGTACTTTAATCCAAAACGAAACGACATTATGTTCTGTGGTCGAGGTATGCCCCTCTTTAATGAGGAAGTTGCACAGCTTTTCCTCTCGCTCACCCATCTCGGTACTGACTTTCCCTAGACTTGCTCTCGCACTGTTTACGATAGTGAGGTCATCGCCCATAGATTGAATGAGAGAAACGCCCCCAATCCCATCCTCATAAATACTGACTATATCAGATCTAAAATCATTCGTCATAAGTCCACGATCCTTTCTCTATTTGTGGTATGTTTATCTATACCGATAGATCTTAAAAAGGAAAGTGAATAATGTCTCTAGGGGGGTCTTGGTTCAATCGAACACATCAGAGGGGAACGCAGGTAGGGTAGGTTTAAGGATGCTCTTGACAACTGAGAGCCTTTTTTTATAGAGCTTCTTGTACTGAACCTTTGAAAGAGGTACAGGTGTCTTTCTCTCTCTTGTTGTGGGAGAACATTCAATACAAATGTTTTCGTTAAAATCTTGAGTCAAGTAGTACAATGTACACTTGGGACAACGCTCATAACCAAACATAATAAACCTCCAAAGGACAGACAATGCGAAGAGATGGAACAGGGAAGTGTCCTGTACAGTGGTATATAGATGAACTAGGGAAAAAGATGTGGGTGTGTTCTGAACACCTCGCCCCTTACACGAAACACAGAGAACACTCGGAGAAGTGTTGGTACTCGACTTGTCTAGGTAGGAGTATGGTTGGATACCCTCTGACCCCTCAAGAACTGGAGGAGAGAAAGGCAGAGAAAGCACGAAAGACGATTAAAGAGGTCGAGGAAGTCATTCAGATTGACGAGTCAAAACAATCGACTAAGGAATGTGCCAACTATGGGTGTGCAAATATGATCGCTACAGGACGCAAGAGATACTGTTCTGACAAGTGTCGTATGCAAAAGGCTCGTGCAGACTATGAATCAAGAAACCCTAATCGAACTCGCAAACGCAAAGAGGTGGATTCTGAGAAAAAACCAAATCCGATCAGTCCTCCTAAACCTATAGCACCAGAGCCGAGCGACCTGTGTTCCTCAATCACCTGTTCTAATGAAGTACCTAAGACTCGAAAGGCTTATTGTTCAGACCCTTGTAGGAAACGAGCTTATGTACAGAGGAAAAAAGGTTGCTTTGAGACTAACGCTTAATCCAAGGCTTAGGTCTTTGAGGTCCATCGCCTCTTTTGTAAGCCCTATAAGCTTCTACAAAGTACATTGAATATAAGAGAGCGGTAAAAGAGATAGCAAGTAATGTCATTTTTAAGATCCTTTGGTTTATTTAAGGTTGGGTATATACCATTGACAGTATCCCCTAGCAAAAAAAAGTTAGGTTTAGACTATGCTCCATCTCTTTGACCCACACACAGATCATAAAACAGCCATTTTCTCACTGATTATTACCCTAAAATCTCTGACCCACACATCGTCTTTGGGTTTGATTTTTAACCGATTAGGTCTTAGTGCTGGTTCGATAAAGGGGTCTTTTGGATTTGACCTCCCTCGCTATGCAGAGAGGACATGACCCTCAATGTTTTTAATAGATCATTTATAAATGATCTTAAGTGATCTCTAACCTTAACTTAAATGGAGAACTCCTATGAGAAGATCAGCATCACAAATCATTAACAACCTTGAAAGACGCATTGCTCGTCTTGAGCGTACCTCAGCAACACGCAAAGTTGCAGGACACATCATCTTAGCAGGTAATGTAAATGTTCGTCAGATTAGGCGTGATCTTGAGGACACCTTTGGTATTGAGGACATTGATTTTGAAGATGGGGTTATTACTTTCCTCATGTCATCAATGGACAATAAAAAGGTCGAGAAACAGGTCAAAGCTCTCGCTCAAAAGCATGATGTGAAGTTTGAAAAGGGTGACTTCACCGATGGTCTTGGAATGATCTACACCAAGCAAGCATCTCGCAGAGGTCGAAGATCACATAACGCATGGACACCAGCTAGATTCAAGAGATAGGGATGTAATCTAAAGAGAGACTACAAGGATAAGGTAAGAACCCTCCACCTTCTCGGAGAGCAGTTTCTTACCCCCCTTAACGATTAAAAGAGTAGACGCTCCAAACTCTCTCAATTCAAGATGGTTACCTATAAAAACTCTCTCCCTTGGAAGATATGCGTTTTGGAGTTCAATCTCCAAACCATATTTAATCTTCTTCGTATGTAAAGACACTTCTTCTGGTCTAGTCGTTTTGACTTTAATAGACAACTCAGATTTATTCTCTTTATAGGTAGTCGTGTAAATCCTTGAATAATTTGCGTCCATACAACCTTCTTCGGGGTTGGCAGTGGCTAATACAGGGAATGAAAAAAGTACCATAACCAATAAGTTTCTTATCATAATCCTTTTTCTTTCTTATAACGGGCATATCTTTTTCTAACTGAAGAGACAGATCTATTTAACTCCAATGAAATCTTCTTATATGGAATTCCCTCTGATCTTGCTTGGTGGAGATAACGCAACTCTGACATTCTCCATTCTCTTTTTAGACCTAAGTTTAAATCCAACTCGCCTGCTTTTTTACGACAAGCCATCCATGTACGATCTACTAACACATCTGAAATCTCAAACCAATTTTTCCCTGTTGAGATCAAATTTATAAGTTGGTCTATATCCGAATCACACCAACTAGAGTTTTTACTTGTCCTTAGAGATAACCCTAGTCTTGACGCTTTGAGTTTAACCGAAGACAGGCTTTTGTTTAACTTTTCTGCAAGCCGATCAGACTTCATCTCACCAGACATCCTTCGGAGATATTTAACCTCTTTGTCAGTCCATGTCCTATTCGGTTTATACACCTTCTTTTTCTTAATACCAAGGGTTCTCATCCTACTCTTCACAGAACTCTCAGTACGATCCAACCTCGCAGTTATTTCGGATATGTTCTCCAAGTTAGCCCAAGCTCTTAAAGTTAAATCTTCTTCTGCATCCCATCTTCTATTTATACGAAGCATATTAGTCTCTCTCTCTCATAAACCTTTTATGACTCTCCCCTTTTTATATGATCACATCGACAAAGGCATACAAATGATTAACTTCTTACAAGACCCAAGTCACTTTACCACTATAAAAATGGCTTCTCTTTCGGAAAGACAACTAACAAGAATCGCCTGTTTGCAATATAGACAAGCAAAGACCCTTCGCCTTGCGTCTAACTGGTTAGCGAACCTAATCAGTTCGGGTGTAGCTAAAGTTAAAGGCATGGCGAAGTATGTTAAAAATGCGTTCTTAAAAATCTTAAAAGTGTTCTTTGTTCAAACTCCTGTTGTCAACCTTTTCACTAAGTTTTTCCAATCCATTGCTTATGAACGACTACTCTCAAAGCTCTATCACGCATGGGAACTTGGGGGCAAACATAGAGAGAGCGGTGAAGACCTTCTGAGTAGAGTGGGATTCATTAAGTATTACGGGTCAAGAGATGGACTCTTTTTTTATGATGATTACTTGAGTGGATATGAAGAAACCGCAACTACTAAAGACCTAAGAATCAAGGCGATAAACATCGCAAAAGAGGATATTGGTCTTAGGACAGTTACAGAGATTATAAAAACCGCTTGGGAAACAATAAACCCCGTAAAACTCGTTGAATCTTTTTATACCTCCATACATGGGATTGGGAAAAAAACAGACCAAAGTTTTCTCAATATCCTTTTATATCAGTTAAACTTCGCCATCCCCATGATGTTAGCTATCTCCCTCCCACACCTTTTCACTCTTAAAATCTTAGGTGGGCTGGCATTAGGGTCACTCATAGGGTACAACCCTAAAGATGTGTTTGTAGGACAGAGCACTGCTATCAAGAAACTCAAAAAAGAGATTGGCGGTCTCTTCTCAAAGCAAAATAGAAGATTTGAATTAGAAGATCTCTACGAAGAGATCCCTGAAAAAGAGGTCTTCTATCATGATGCACAAGGTGATCTTAAATCTGTTGCAAGAGCTTCAAGAGAAGAAATAGAGGAACTAGTTAAAAGTATTTAGCCCTTTAGTGTATTTAGCCCTTTAGTCATATAATGAAGTATGACTAAAGGGAGTAAGAAAATGTACTACGCAGGAATAGGATCGAGAAAGACACCACAAGCCTGTCTTGACTTTATGACTAAGATAGGTCGGGTATGCACTAAAAAAGACCTCACACTGAGATCTGGTGCTGTCGGGGCAGACCAAGCCTTTGAGCGTGGGTGTGATCTTGAAAGTGGTCAGAAAGAAATCTGGTCTCCTAAGAGTCAACACATCGTTGAACATGAATGGGCGATTGAGAAAGCTAAGGCTGTGTGTTGGGAATACCCTTTACACAAGATGAAGCCTTATACACGCTCACTTATCATACGCAATATGTATCAGATCTTTGGAGATGATGAAGAAAACCTCAAGCCTGTTAAGTTTGTCGTCTTCTATTGTGTGGGAGACCCACTTATGCGAGGGAAAGAGTCTGGGGGGACACGATATACTGTCCGAGCCGCACATAACTATAATATCCCCCACTTCAACCTAAGAACAGCCCAACTCTATTTTGCAGAGTATTTAAAGGCTTACCCCAACCCCTTACTCAACCCTCAATTTATCCCCTTTTAGGTTGGTGGTCTTTAAAGCTCATCTCTCATTTTGAAAGGTTAACCACCAACTCCTCACAAGAATAATTTAACATCCTCCGAGCATAGTTTTCAGTACACGCTTCAAAAGGGGCAACTGTCACTTTCCTATATTCATATGCACATTCGGAGACATATAGGTAGGCTAAGTCACAGAGTCTCTTCTCTTCTTGCTCTTGCTTTTCTTTCTTAGTTTGAAGCTTACAGTCCACCATCAAAAAAGTGATGAAAATAATAATAGGTAATACTTTCATATCGTTCCTTAGTTGATTAAAAACCCTCATCCTTCTTTAGAATGTCTCATACATGACATAATTTATCGTCACATCCATTGATACCACATACTTATTAAGAGTCCCATATAAAACTGCAATGTTTGGGTCATGCGAAGGACCTGTAGAAAAATTAGCGGGTACAAAATGAGGGTAAGTTGTCCAGTGTACCCCCGCTGTGTTGTCTGTTTCTAGATTCCAAAAAATCTTCGTGTTTGCAGACATCGAATTAACTGGAGCGGTTAATGTGAAGTCTGTAATATTAGTAGCCCCTGTGGATACGGTAACCTGACCGATATGGATTATTTTTACTCCTAGTGATTTAAGAACACCATCCGCTTGAACTGTTAAAAGTCGTTGGTCATTGCCCACAGAATTGGGGACCGAAGCTGAACTCACCTCCACATCATCGGCAGTTAAGATAATATCCCCGTTGCCATCCGTAGCTAAGGAAATATGCCCGTCTGACCCTAAACCTGTGGAGATATTTATATCTCCTCCACCTGTACCTCCACCAGTGGAAATATTTACATCACCACTCCAATCAGCACTAGCTGTACCAGATCCTATAGTCAAAGCACCACTCCGTTGTGTCGAGGTATCTCCCGTAGTAATACTGACAGAACCAGATTCATCGATACCCCCTTGACCCGAACCTATAACAATGTTGCCCGAATGACCTGCGTCAGCTGTGTTTGCAGTACCCCCTGTCTTTATTGTAACACCTCCACTTGTAGACCCTGTATCAATAAATGGAGCACCCGAAGTAATAGACACATCCCCTGATGTTAAATTCCCTCCACCTGTGGAAATATTAATCGCACCACTTTCATTTGAAGCTACAGTATTCGCATTCCCTGTATACAAACTTATCGAACCACTATTTCCATCAATGGTACTTGAGCCTGACCTAATTACAACCCACCCAGAGTCCCCTCCTGCATTTGAAGAGAAAAATTGCATAGATCCACTGTTGCCCTCCTCGGACTGACCCGAACTTAAAGACACCGAACCACTAGTGCCTATCTCGGTTATGCCTGTTGTTAGGGTTAAGCTCCCCGAAAATACATCATAGGTACTTCCTGTTCTAATGGTTATACCCCCACTATTTGCTAACTGTGTATTGGTCCCATATACTGGAAATCCGTTGACTTCTGGACCACCTGTGGCGATAGTGATTTCACCACTTGAAACAGTATCCGCGTCTGTAAATCCTGTTTTGATTAAGATTTCACCACTGTCTTCACCAGTTGTAACACCCGTGTGTATGTCTATCTTTCCTGATAGATCTGCTACTGTTTGATCCCCTGTGCGTATGTCTATATATCCCGAATTACCTGTACCTGTTTGATCCCCTGTTGAGATATTGAAAAGACCACTATCTCCACTACCTGCGTGAGACCCTGTGGTGTACCAGATCCCACCCCCTTCTTGAGTGTTATTACCATCAGTGACATTCCCTGTAACTGCTTGAATATGACCCCCTTGGCTTCCGCCTGTGGAAGCCCCAGTGACGAACTTTATTCTTCCTGGTTGGGAATACGAATCACCTGTTGTCAGATCTATATTACCCGAAGTATCACCTAAACCATCTGTTGCACTCCCTGTGTAAATATTAATAGTACCACTATTGTCTCCACTTGAGTCGCCCGTGTAAAGACTTACATCACCTGTTTCCCTCGCTGAGTTTCCTGTATAAAGAGATAATGTACCACTGTTTGCCCATGCTCCAACACCTGTTCCTGATGCTACTGTAACATCACCTGTGTTGTACGGAATTGCACCACCATTTCTAGTCACTACCCCAGAGACTAAACTAATATCTCCACTCGCTCCCCCTTCCCCTGCTGACCCACTAAAAAAAGAAATATCCCCTGTAACACCAGAGGAGGATGATCCCGATAGAAAAGTTATTGACCCTGTAGCTCCAGACGAGGTATCCCCTGTTGAATAGGCAATAGGTCCAGACCCATTTAGACCCCCTTGCCCTGTCTTCATTATTAAGTTACCTGAACTACCATTATGGGCAATATCTGAAGTACCTCCTGTTTCTATTGTAACACCCCCACTTGAAGAACCTTGAGCGTTATGGGGAGTCCCTGTTTTAATGTCTAAAGACCCCGAACTCTTAACTGCACTCACATTACCTGTATTGATTAGGATATTACCTGTGTGCTGATCACTAGTAAGGTCTTGACCTCCTGTTTGAATCGCAATCGCTCCTGAGATACTTGACGCTGAGTTATCTGTGTTATCCCCACCAACAATTAATATGTTCCCACCCTTATAACCATCCCCTCCCAGTATGGTTATGTCACCGCCATCAATAGAGTCTCGATTAGGAACACCTCCCTTAATCACAACGCCCCCTGCGTCAGATGTATTTTGAACCGTAGCATTACTACCTTCAATGAGTACACCCACTTCTCTACTTGCTGTGAGGGAAGTGTCCGCAGAGTTAGGGGTTAGTTTAACGGCATTAGCTTCTTTTTGAGCGTCAATCGTTTTCTGTATCGCTGTAATTGTAGACATGATGTACTCTCCTTAAAGGTGGTGTTCTTTACATCATACTACACAATAAACGATTTATAAGATTACTGCTTCAAATGACATTCACATACCATCTATGGGATGACGAAACTTGTATTCTTTCATCATCTCATATTCCATAATAGACATAGTGATCCTTACCATATCCCCATGTGTCCAAGAGATTCCTTTATTAGACTCGATGGGTTCTAAGTTGGTTTCTTCATCTGGTGTAGGGATGTTGGTAATGATCTTTGCTTTTATTGTTGTTTTGTTTTGAGCGAGAGCTTTTATTGTTCTGTGAGTGCCATCAATGATCTCACCATCCCATATTAAAATAGGATATGAGAGGTCGGCTTCTAAGCAACGCTCTATGTGTTCAGAGGGGTGTGACTGACCCCATGACCATTCGTCTTTGAATGATTCTGGAATCTCCCACTCAATTGCATCAAGGGTATCAAATTTAGCCCATAGCTTCTCAACATCCCAAGCGTATCTTATTCCATCTATATTTGTACTAAAGCTTCTCATTTCTTCTTCATATCCTATAATGTCTAAAACACTGTCACAGTATACACGAACAGGTCTTGGTATTAAAAATAGCGGTACACATACACTAATAATACCAAGAAGATATGAGAACATTTTAACTCCTATTTCAATCCAAGTTGATCTTCAACTTGTTCAATACCTTTTTCTTTGTATTCAAGACACTTTGCATATAGAGAGTTGAGGTAATCGTCAACACACCCGTTATCATCAAGGGCATTTACTATATCTTTGAGATACTTATGACCTTTACCTTTGATAAGATTTTTAGCCATCTCCCTTATAGAAAACTCACCATTGTATCCAGTTCCGCTTTCATTTGTAATGTAGATCACAGATCGGACACCATCAGGGACTTTGTCTGTGTATACACGAACAGGAACTCTTAAATAAGAGTTGATCTCTTCATCACGATCAGCACGATAACCTTCTCTCTGATCCATCTTTTTTAGAACTTTTGACGCTACACTCATAGGATATTGAAGCAATAGTCCTTCCATAGATCCACCAGGCACAGTGCCACATACATAGTGTCCACGATTGTCGCTGTATCTGTTGAACTTACGACTGTAAGATTTGTTTGTCGCCACAGTCTTTGAGATCAAAAGTTCTGGGTAGGGAATATCTCCCATAAGTGAACCATAGACAAAGACCCTTAGAGAGTTAAGATCTTTGTTCTCAAGGAGTCTTACAGAAGGACTTCTTCGGTTCCAGTTGTAATATTCGTAGAACTCTAGTTTTACCTTTGGTTTATATCCTTTAGGTAGTCTGTTTTCAATGCCACAGAAATCCACTTTACCTGGAATCAAGTAGGTTTTCATACAACACTCACTAGAGTCAATAACTGCTAGTGATGTGGTCATCATTCCATCATCAAGGTCACGAATCATATTGTTCGGGTTCTTGTAGTCTTTGAGCCTTCTTCTAGTAAGGCTTAGTGCAATGTCATTTTTATTTTTACATTGACTTAACCATCTTTTAGCTTGTTGATGTCTATACTTTGAAGAAACAAAGTCTGGGCCTTTTGTGTATCCTGTACCTTTTGTGTCTACTCCATGATTGGTACGGATAGCGATTTCTTTATTCTTTAGATCAAGAAACTTGATCCAGTGATTTCCATCTTCTGGTTGTGGTTCAAAAGTAATGATTTGGTTTGGGTCTGAAATAAAGCAGTGTCCCGACATACCATTACGAACAGCCTCATTCACAGCACATGATACATTATCATGTGCGAGTATCTTGCGAATACGAATACCATCATCTGCTCTTGACTTTTCTTTTTTCACTACTTCGTCATCAATGACTCGTAGTGCGGAAGAAACAACTCCAATTCCATATTCATTAACACCCTCAGACCAGTCGGTATCAATATCATAAAGATAAGCAACCTCTACCCCATTGACTAACTCACGAATGATCTTGATCGCTGGTACATAGTTCCGATCTCGTACTTTAACAAGACAGTTGCTATTAGAATATTTACCCGCACCTATGATACACATAATCGTTACCCCAACTGAGCGTATAGATATCTTCGTTTGAATCTTTCATTCTCACGAAGCATTTGTTGGATTTGTTGAACTGCGGCTCTTCTAAAGATTTTCTTAAAGAGAGACTTCCCTCCTTCAAATATGCTTGTACCTAGACCTTTAAGGAACTTGAACCCTTTAGTGAGGTCTTTAAGTACACCCACTCCAACGGTAGCAAAAGAGACACCTAGTTTACGGATGATTTGAGCTGTCGCTTTTGTATCTGTAATGAGACAGATTAAAAGAACAATCCCAATCACTTTTACGATACCTAGTCCAACTGTAGCTAAAGCTGTTTTCATTAAGAGAGCGATAGCGGCTGTCTTGAGGATTGTGATCCCAACTTTAACCACGATTAACTGAGTGTCTGGTAGACCTGCTACATACTGATTGAGATCGCTAAACTTAGTTACTGCCCAGTTAGTTAGGGTAACATCATTTTTATCAATACCCATCATATCTCTTAACTCATCTACACCAACATTTGCAACTTTAGCGACTTGTTTAGGTGTGCGGGCAGAAATCAATAAACCCATCATTTTGAGTGTTGAACTGAAGTCTCCTACTTTTTGTAGTCGATCTGCGATTAGTCGTTCATACTCTGTTTTAGGTCGCACCCCTGCATCGACTAGAGTGTGGAGTTTTTTAGTGAGTCCTCGTGACTTTAGAACATTAGCAACAAGATCAATCTCGCCTTTGTTAATGCCTTTTAACTTCTCTTTGAACTTATTGGTTATTTCTGTAATGTAACCTAATCCGACAGTGTTTCTCACTTCTGGATTATCGAGTTGATCCATAGCGTCATCCATTGTTCCTGCATAAGCTGTTTTTCCATCATTTAAGATCATGGAATACACTCTACGCATACGCTCAAACTCTTTAGACTTACCTGTGGCTAGAATAGCCCTACGGATCATTTGGTTTTGTTGGTGTGCAACCAACACATTGTGAATACTTGCTGTACGATTTTTCATATTTGAACTTGCTTTCTTTTTAGTGTGTTTTTCTTCCAAGCGTCAATAGCCTTTTGACTCATGTTAATGAGATCTACGACAAGTGGCGTAATCTCTTTCTTTTCCTCCTCAGAGCGAGGTTTAGCATATGTATAAGGCATTACGATAACTCCTGTTCTTTGTTATAGTGTGTACTATAAATAAACTATAACAAAGCGTAACCCCTTATTTATAGACTAATGTCATCAACACTAACTCTAACAAGGAGAACAAGATGTCTCGAACACATAATCATCGTAAACCAGCTTATGAGGGTGGAGAGCCTAAGTCTTGGCACTCTCGTTGGTCATCACCTGCTTCACAAGAAGCTAACCGAAGACGAGATCAGAACAAGACTCGCTCTATGTGGAAAGTTGCTCTTGAGCAACTCCCTACATCGGCTTGGGAAGATGGAGTGGTTCTTCGGTTCGGTAGAAGCCACTTTCTAGGTCGAGTACACTAAGTAACCCCTTATCTATGAGATAAAGAAGAAGAGCGTAAGCACCCTCTCTATCAAGAGGCTTGCGAAGCTGACAGAGAAGCCATTATGCGTGGCGACTATAACTTTAAGGGCATCGGTTGGAATGCCCCCCCACATTCAAATAGGTAACCCCTTATTTATAGCATCATATAATCCAATACTCTTGAAAGGAGAATCACATGGCTTTTGAAAATATCGAACAACTAAAAGGTAAAACCCTCTCTAATGTAGAACACAAAAGCAAACTCGATGATGAGCTTTGGTTCTACACGACAGAGAACAAAGCTGTTCGTCTTTGGCATCGACAGGACTGTTGTGAATCAGTCAGTGTCGAGGATGTCATAGGTGATCTCAATGATCTCGTAGGATCTCCTTTGCTTCGTGCAGAGGTTCGTACAGAGGACGGACAGTCATCTTATGGTGATCTCATGTATACCTTTTATGAACTTGCTACTATCAAGGGGTCTGTGACGATCCGATGGTACGGTTCTTCAAATGGCTACTACTCCACAAGGGTATCCCTTGCCGAGTACGATGTAGATGAGGAAGGCGATGTGGTTTGGTCAAGTGAAGATATAGATTGGTGATATATAAGACAAATAAAGGTTAAATATGATTAAGTGTAAATTGCCTCTAATCAATGTGGATTATAACGACTAAGGTGTCATCTCAACCCTGATGGGATACGCTTGGTATGTCGATCAGCTAACCCAGAAGCACACCATGCGTCTGGCTTGACTTCTACATTCTCATACCCATAACCACGCACCATAGCGACTAGGGATCTTGAGAAGCGACCCGTTCTGTGGGTTGTACTCTCGTTGCTGACATCGAGATGGATTGAGATATTTGCGTTCGGTATTAAGTCTCTTATTTTAGAGGCTACTTTAAGTGTTGTATCTACTTCAGAGAAGACTCGTTCATAAAGATTATGGTGTATTGGTCTATTCTCATGTTGCTTATAGAAGTATCGGCAGTGGTATTGTTTATTCTCACAGAGGACTGCGATAGCTGTGGCTAAGAAAGTACCAGAATTGAAAGGTTGACTATCAGTCCCTAAAATAATCTCATGTTCGTATTGAGATGCTTCTTTTAGGAACTGGATGATACAGTCATATTCGATGATCTTTTTCGACCCTCTTCTCCACATCTCCCTAACCTTTCGATTATTTGTTTATAACTAACCATACCATATAAGGAGGGCTAAATATGTTTCACCATTTAACATTAGCTGTTAGAGATAGAATGATCAAAGAGTTACAAGAGTATTGGCAAGACCATCCTCGATACACAACACTGGCGAAAAATATACAAGGTAAATATGCCTTTGAGGAGCGACCTCAATTTGGCATGGTGGTCAAAACAGGTGGTGCTAGTAATGTAGTTTTAAGCCCTGATAACTTTATCGCTACCGTAAAAGGGTCAGTTGTTCTAGCGAGTGTTTTAGGTAAGAAAAGTACCTCAATAGAGTGGGTGAGAGAGTCTACTTTTGAGACTCCGAGAAAAGGGGTTTATCATTTCAAGTTCACCAAAGCACCTGGAACAGATCCCAATAACTATGTCATCACACAAGATGTTTATCAGTACCAAAAAGAAGATATCTTGATCTTCACTGACCCCACAACGATAGAACTACTTGAAGAACCTTTGGCGAACTCTTTTAGGTTGATTGAAGATCCATCGGGTAGATTATTGGAGTCTACAGAGTATGTTCGTAATGGTACGAATGTGACTTTGACCGAAGAAGTTCCTAGAGGGTTAAGTCTGAGAGCACAATATACATATAAAGAGGCTGACGCACCCTCCCCTTATATCGTTTGGCCAGACCAAGTGTATAGAGAAATCATTCCAGGTTGTTTGATCGCAGTTGGTCGTTGGGTAGAAGATGGTGATGAACAGATCATTGTGGTTGAGGATGCCCAGCAAGCAACATATCACGAGTATGGTGGTCGTTGGGATATAAGCGTTGATATTGACTTAGTGACTAGAGATGTTCATTCACAAGCAGACATAGCAGACCGAACAGTGGTGTGGCTCTGGGCTAGTTTACGACCTAAGCTCGCCAATCTTGGTCTTGAGGTTTCGGATGTGAGTTTGGGGGGAGAGGGTGAAGAAGTGTATGACGACAATGCAGATGATTATTTTTTTACTGCGAGTATGAGTTTATCCATACAGGCGGATTGGTTTGTTCACTTTCCGTTGGTTATACCCCTGTTGAGGTATAACTTAGAAGGCGTTGTGCCAGTTAAGGAAATCATCACTTCTCCCTTAGCTGGGATAGGATCTGATACAGATTTCTTACAGAGGCTTCTTTAATAGTTTATTTATGAAACATCATATACAAGAGAAAGGGTCTATTTTATGCCTATCCTAAAGTTTCAATGTACAAGTTGTGGTTACTCACAACGCAAGAGAGTCTCCAGAGGAACAGATACTATTTCTTGTTCTTGTGGGGAAAGTGCATTTGCTGAAGGTTCCCCTAATCTCACAGTAGGTTTCCAAGCTGATGTCTCTCAATCCATGCGAGTACAAGATTCGGGTATCGAGTCTTTTGATATGGACTATGATCGAGTGATAGGTGAGGACGCACAAGCTAAGTGGGATATAGTTTATAGGAGAAATCGGGATAAATGGGACATCTTACATTCCACAGGAGACTCTGGGGATGACATAATGAGATTACCCGATGGGTCATACGACTCTTTGCCCGATCCTGCAAAGGTTTTTCGTGAGACCCGTCAAAACGGAATGAACAAATTAGAACAACAAAGATCATCCTCAACTAAGGAGTAAAGCTCATGGCTATTGAAGGCGGATACGCACCACCAGGTGTATACACCCGAACAATTTTTGAAGATACCAATACTAATATCGCACAGTTGCAAGGTAAAGTACCCACCCTCATGGGTGTCGGTAAACAAACCTTTCAAGTCACAGGTAGTGAGTTAGTAAGGGGATCTTCTTCTACTATAGATCAAAGGATCGTTGAAGAAGATCCGACAGGACGCATGATCTCGGATACTAATCCTGATGGTTCTTTTGTGTTGTCTGAGTTCGATGGTGTCTTGACAGAAATATATACAAGACATTCCCCTATCGTCACAGGCGATGGGAGTGGTACAAACTCAAACACTCCAAGCTCTGTATCCGCTACCATTAATGGAAATGCTACTGTTATCATTGAGGTGGATGGTGCGAACGGAAAAATCCGTCTTGCAGAAGCTCCAAGTCTCGGTGATGATGTAAGAGTCTCTTACTTTTTCAATCGTACAGACACTTATGTTGAAGATGAAGTCTTAACCACACAAGTTAGTGATTTCCAAACTGAGATCAGAGGTTCAGCTTCTAACTTTGTTATCACAGCCGATACTAACACTCTTATCCTCACTTGTGATGGTCAGACTAAAGTCTTGACTTTAGGTGTTGAGGCAGTTCGTGCCGACTCACTAGATAAAGTTGAGAACATCATCAATGGTGCTTCCATCGGTTCACTCGTTGCAAGCACTTATGTAGATCAAGATGGTTCAGAAAATCTTCTTCTCTCTGCTGATGGTCAAATCGTTGTGGGGGCGGGTACTTCTAACCTTGCTCTTGGTATTTACACCAATCAACAAGGTACTGCTAGAAATCGTACCTTCTTCACAGCAAAAGGACCTATTGTAGATGGTTCAAATGGAGGCGTGATTACGACTGATGTCAACCTTATCTCCGTTAAAGTGGACGCTGTTGCAGTTCAAGCAGAATCCGTTGATGGGGCTAATGGCTCGTTTACTCTTGTAAGCCCACCAAAAGTAGGATCGACTGTAAGCGTTTCCTACTATCAGAACACTTTCAAAGATCAGTTCGATTTCATTCCTGGTCGAGATGTTAAATCACTAGATCGTGTTTCACTTGTTGCAAGTGGTGGAGGTGCTTCCGCTCTGTTTACTCAAGATGTAGATTTCGTTTTGAGTGATGACAAGATCGTTTGGGGTACTGCTTCAATCGTATCTCTAGGCGAAACACAAACAGGCAATACTGCTTTTGGTTCAAATCAAGTTTCTGCCCTTCTTCGTGATGAGAAAGGGTATCTCCTAGAATGTGTCCCTGTTACGAACACTAGCGTTATCCCTCCTAGAGTTCTTGCGAATACCTTTAAACTCCCCTATCAGCCAGTTGACGGTACAGGTTCGGGCATCCCAACCTCTAACACTGCTTTGATCCAAGTTCGTACAGGCGTTTCATTTGCTGATGCTCTTGAAAATCCTGTTGCTACTGTGACTAGAGTTGACCCAGCTAATTCACAGATTACTCTAGCGACTGCACCTCCTACAAACCATAAGGTCTTTGCGACCTTCTTCTATAGCATCCTCCAAGATCGTTTCGATCTTAATGCTTATAATGTGGCAGTAGAGACTGTTGGTGCGAGTGGTATTGGTACATATACACTTACATCAGGTACTACCTCTTACTACGGAGCTGAACTTACCGCTAAGGGTATTGATCTTACCGAAGTAGTTGTAGAATTCCCAAGTGGTTCAGAAGCTCTTATCGGTACTCGATTCTCTAGTGGTACTCCTGTGGGGGAAACTATCACTCTTGAGTTTGGTGACTTCGAGGAAACCCCTGCGATCTTCTTCGCAGAGGGATCTGCTTCTTATTATCTCGTTCAAGGTCAGAGCGACACACTTAACATCACTGTAGATCAACATCCTGTTGTTGTTCTGTTTGATGAACCTACAGGAAGTAGTCGTCTTGGACATATGACTCATGCTGTAGGTGAGGTTCTTCCTTATACCGCAGAGTCTAACAACGCTGATCTTGGTACTGCTATCTCAACTTCGGTTGATCTTGTAGTTGATGGTAAAGCATTGGCTTCTGCTACAGTTGCAGGAGATGACAAGACAATCACTCACCTTGTTGCAGAAATTAACACTCAAGCTAACCTCGTTAAGCCTGTTTATACTGCTATGTCTCCTATGGGGGCTTGGACAGCTTCAAATGTTGGTGTTGCAGACGCATATCGTAAGTTCACTTTTCAGTACACAGGTAATGCGAACGCAGGACAAACATTTGCAAACTGTACTATTGATGCAGGGAACTATGTTTTAGTCGCTGATCTTGTAGCCAAGGTACAAGCCGCGATTGACTTACAGATTGCGGCTGTGGGTGGAGCTTACGCAAACTTAGATATTACAGTTGGATCTGATTCATCTAATAGGCTTACCTTTGAACTCACCACACTCCCTGTGGCTGATGCCTATGGGTACATTGAGTTTACAAGTGCAGGTGGTGATTTCCTTGATGTGGCAGGTATTGACTTTGCCGCCGCTATTGGAGGCACTCAAACTAAGGTTGGTATTCTTCCTGTAGCGACTAAGGTTTCGACTGCTCTTGGTGGTGGTGCTCTTAGAGATCGTTTGATCTTAAGAAATCGTACTTTCATCGGTAATAAATACTATTCACCAGTTGATCTTGGATTAAGTGTCACCACAGGCACTAACCTTGATCTCATGGGTATCTCACCAACTCTTAATGTTATTTCAACCCGTACTTCGGTTCTCGACAACCCTAGTTTAAGGCTTACAGTAGGTTGGGATGAGATTTCTAACGATACCTATATCCCATCTAAGAAGTTCTACGATGGTACAGGGGCTGAAGATGCTAACCAAGTTCTTTCGCTCACCATTGATGGGACACCAGTATCTGTTACTATGACAGCAAATGGTGCAGGAACAGACCTTGATATCCAAGACATTGTGACTCTCTTGAATCATGGTGTAGACGGACTTCTTACAGCTACTGCTCATGTTGAAGGTCAGTACATTCGTATTGTAAGCGACACGAATACGACCACCTCTTACATCAAAGTTGGAGCAGGCACTGCGAACACAGCATTTGGTCTAACCGAAGGTACTGTGGTTGCTACTAAGGGTCTTTCAGCACAGTCTCTTTCAGACGCTCTTATGAGTAGTCTTGAAGCAGGTGGTGCTCTTTCATTAGCTCTTTTCTCAGTCGATCAGACAGGAGGAGATGTAACCAAGTTTGGTACTAACGCTGTTGCTCTTATTCACACTGACGCTGTAGGAAAACAGTATCTTGGTTTTGAATCCCTTGAAGCAGGTGTTGATAGTATCCTTGATGTGACAGGTGGTAATGTTGCTACTACTAAGGGTACAGGTCTAAAGATCACTACTGATTCGGGTGCTGTAGGCGAAGCCGCTTATCAAGGTTATAACCTTTCATCGAATAACCCTAAAGGCACAGGTTCAGCAGGTACTTCTACCCTTAAGGATGCTGTTGGTGCAGATGGGCGAGTGAGTCAAACTTATGTTGACTCGGTGACAGGTTTCACAATCACCATTCTTCCTAGAGAGGGTGGTGTAGCTTACCCAACAGGTGCAGATGCGACTATGACCTTTAATGTAAGCTCTAGTCTCAAGACTAATGCGAACATTGCACAGTACGCTATTCCAGGTGTTTCTTTAAGAGTAACTAATACTCTTGATACAGCGATTGGTGATAACGCTCTTGTAGAGACATACTATAAGGGAGGTAAAGAGCCTACTGTCGGTCAGACTTATTACATCGACTTCACTAGAGATCGTTCGAGTTTCAATACGAGGACTTTCACTAACCTTGCCGATGTTGTTCGTACTTATGGTGAGATTTCTCTTGAGAACACCTTGTCAATGGGTGCGTTCCTTGCGTTCTCTAATGGAGCGACAGCACTTGCTTGTAAGCAAATCCAACTCGATACAGGAGTAGTTTCACCTACTGAAGATCAGATGTTGATTGCAGTTCAACAGATTGAGGGTGAGATTGTACCAGGTCTTTCGCCAAGTGTGATCGTACCTCTGATGCCAGCTTCGACAGCACTTCTCTCAGCGATTTCTAATCACTGTGATGTTCAGTCATCATTGCGTTATCGTTCAGAGCGTAGGGCTGTTCTTGGTTGTGCTGTAGGTACTCAGCCTCGTGATGCTCAAGCACTAGCTCAAGCAACAGGGAACTCTCGTATATGTTTGGTATATCCAGATATTGCTAACATTCGTTTTACAGACTCTCAAGGTGTGGCTCAAAGCTACTTTGTTGGTGGTGAGATGGTTGCAGTTGCAGTTGCTATGGCTACCTCCAATCCTACGATTGACTCAGCAGAGCCTTGGACAAACAGGGTTATTAATGGGTTTACTGATCTTGGTCGTATCCTTGATGATGTTGACGCTAATACAACAGCTAACGCAGGTATCACCGTTCTCAAGCAGACCCCACAAGGTATTCAAGTTAGACATGGTTTGACCACTAACATGACTTCTGTCCTTACCAAGACTCCGACTGTTGTTCAGATTGCCGATGATGTTCACTTGCGTGTTCGTAATCTTTGTAATCGCTACATCGGTACTAAGTTTGTTCCGAATACGATTTCTCAGATCGAGGGTCGTGTGAATGGACTCTTTAAGCAACTGGTTAGAGATCAGATCATCTCGACTTACACAGGTCTTACTGTAGCCACCGACCCTAACGACCCAACAGGTCTTTTGGTTGATGTGTTTTACAAGCCTGTATTCCCTCTCCTTTACATTCAGTTCACCTTTACTGTACAAGGTAGCTAAGTAGAGGAAAGTCCTCTCTAAGAGCAATCTAGGGGCAATCTAGGGGTTACCTTTACAGCCTATAAGAATATTATGTTCTTATAGGCTGTAAGAATAATTCTTCAACCTGCTCGTATTGAGCGAGAGCAATCGCCTTGAGGAAGTCTGCTCTAGTCGAAAGGTTCTTGCGAACCCAATCTTTTGCATCCTTGAGTGTGTTCATTGTGGTTGAAGACAGTATGATCGAGTTATCCCTGTGTGTACTCGTAAGACCAAAGACAGTATACTCTGAATAAAGGCGGGTTGTGTCTGATATGTGGGTCTGGTGTTTGTCGATATATCCAACAAAACAACCATCAAGAAAGATGTTCCATTGCCATCTCTTGTTCGGGTTTTGATTACAGATTAGAAGCATTTTTCTTCTCCTTGTTGGAAGTGGTTGGCGAGGGGTTTTAAGACTGAACCTGAACCCTTTTGATATAGTGTTTGAGGAAACTGCTCATGTCACTTGTGCATCGCTCTAAGTGGTCTTTAACCAACTTAGTATGCTTACGCTTTACACTAGCGTCTGAGGAGGTGCAGGAGTATCGGCTCAACATCGGTTGAGTGAACTTAAACTGCTTTACCAAGTGCCTTTCACCACTCATGGTCATAGCGTTTAAGTTCACTACCCATTGATTGCCCCAGACCCCTGATGAGATCGAGTCCCCACCTAAATTCGTCCCAAGCGTTTCTTTACCCTCCCGACTTGAATAGAGACTGAAGTCAAGAGAGATCACATCACCTTTTGCGAGGTCGATTCGACCTAAACTCATGCCCTCAGATTGCAAGTCTGATCCTGATTCTGAGACACAGTGAGCCACGAGATCTTGGATCGAAAAGATCCGATCTGTGGTTGCTTGTTGGTAGTATCCTAGTGCATTTTTGTTTGTGGTTTTAAAAGTAAAACTCATAGTTGTTCTCCTTGTTGGGAGTAGGTGGGGGGTTTCAATATGGTTCAGAGAGCATCCACGCCAACCTGAGCAGGCTGGCAAGGATGATCGGTAATGAGAGAAAAAAGATAACTTCCATGATGTTCTCCTAGTGGGGAGTAGGTTAGTGGAGCGATCATGCTCACATTAAGTATATAGATAAGGGGTTACAGTATTGTAAGTATTTGATAGATAAGGGGCTTAGTGAAAGCGTAACCCCTTATCTATCGTCTAGTGTAGCCCGAACAACTCTTGAAAGGAGAAACAAAATGGCTAGTAAGAAACAAGACTCCCATAAGGCTCAAAAGGCTTCTCTTCGTAAGGCTCACTTCGCAAATGGAGGTAGCACCAATGTTTGGTGTGGGAAGTCAAATGCCCACCAAGACCGTAAGAAGGCTCGCAACAAAAAGGCTTGCCGACAGAAAGTTCGAGGTTGGTGATGGGGTGTTCGTGACCCCTTATTTATTAAATCTCTTGAAAGGAGAACACAAATGAAAGAGTTATCAAAAGCAGAGGCCATCTTTGAAACAATAAAAAATGCTATTAATAGCATTGACATCAATGCCTTAAACACCATCAATTTTGGTGGTTATCAAACAGAGGTTGATGGGGGTGAGATACTCGTATCTTGGGATAATGGAGATTTTATTGTTGGGTATGATCCTCATTGTCTCATCTTTGGAGTAAAAGAAATAGCAAGAGCTCTCCCTAAAGCAGAGAGCGACACCCCATTTAACCTCACCCCCTCTTATTGTAATGGGATAATCCAACTGATCACCATCGGTGATTGGTGTTATGACGCTTAGTCTCTTGAAAGGAGAAAACAATGCCAAAGAAAATCGAAAAGACATCATCATGTGGAACTTATGACTTCCTCCGACCTCAACTCGCCAAAGGCTCTCACAAGGGCAAGAATGTCCTTGAGAAGATCGCAGGGTCAAGTCAATGGGTGGGCGAGATGAAGCTAGACGGACACCGTATGCTCGTTGGTCAAACCTGTGCTTGGAGTCGTATAGGCAAGGACATCGCTCGTATGGATCATATCCAAAACGAGTGTCCAGTAGGCACTTTACTCGATGGGGAGATTTTGCCGAAGCAAGGAGCAGAAGGTTCTGATCGAGTCTCTAATCTCAGAGCAGAAGACCCCACATCGCTTGGGTTCGTGGCTTTCGACATCCTCTACCATGAGGGTCAGTATGTCGGTGATCTATCTTGGGATAAGCGTAGGGCTATCCTTGAGTCTGTAATCCAGTGCAATAACATGGAGCATATCAGTTTGAGTCAGCTCTACTACATGAACGAGTGGACAACTGAAAACCTCATGGAGATCGCTTCTGATCGGGGGCATGAGGGTATCATGCTCAAGAAGGTGTCTGAACCATACAAGGCTAATAGTCGTAGTGCATGGGTGAAGCATAAGTTCACTGACACCCACGATGTGGTGATCGTTGACGCAAATGCAAAGCCTAGTGAGTGGCGAGTACGACCAGGAGAGGTCTATCGTCAAGATGGAAAACTCTACCCAGAGGGGCTTCACACTGATCCTTGGGTCAAGGGATATGTGGGATTAAACTATGGTTTCTATGACTCAAAAGGAAAGCTCCGTATCGTTGGATCTCTTGGAGAGACAGGACCTCGTGAAGACATGGAGCAATATGTAGGTCAAGTAGCTGAGATCAAGGCTTACGGTCAATACCCTACAGGAGCGTTGCGACACCCTGTGCTTGAGCGTTGGCGTGAAGATAAGCTACCAGAGGAATGTACCTTTGAGTTTGGAGTGATCTAATGGGAAAGCCGAGTCTTTTAGTAGTCAAGAGCAGAGTGAAGATCGACCCTACATTTGAGAACCATATAGGGTACATCGACTTTAGTTTTGCGAATCGAGAACACAAAAAGTTTGAAGGTGTCTTTCTCCAGATCTTTGGTTCTACTGACCGAAAGACACCGATACTTAGGAGTAGTATGACTCAAAGCCAGACCAAGCTCACAAATAACATCTCTATGAACTTAGTTGACTACGATGGGCTTGATGTAGGCTCGTTCTTAGAGAGCTTAGAGGCAGTCTTCAATGTGGTCGAGGGCTGACTTAGAGACATAAACAGGTGTATGCTCACCCCAATATGCACCGAGTACATTAAACTCAAACCATTCAATAGCCATTGTGTGAGCTTCCTCTTCTGAGGTTTCTTTGTCTTGAAACTCTTTAACCCAGTGAGAAATCATAGCGTCTAGGTCATAAACGAGTTTGGGAGTTCCTTCTGCCACTCCGAGAATCATCGTGTCGAATGTTGATCGTGGTTCAAGATATATAAGTTCTTCCATTTTTGTTGTTCCTTTGAGGGTCTTTTTTGTATAATACCTTTGTGAGTGTTGTTGAACGCTTCAAAGATCTTTGAAATCTCGATATGAACTTAACTTTACATTAGTAGCTCAGTGGAAGAGCAACACTTTCCTAAAGTGTAGGTCGTAGGTTCGATCCCTACCTAGTGTATTACCCCCCTCTACTTTCTTTTATTTTGCCTTGGATGAAAGAAAGAATGGGTAGAGGGGGGTCTAACACAAGGACGGTAAACTCACAAAAGCCCTTGATCGTGAGGAACTGAGAAAGAACAAGGTAGGTCAAACTCTTAGACCTAAGAAGCTAAGGAACTTCTCCACCACACTTAAGAGTACAACATTGAAATAGGAGTATAGTCATGGGAAACCCTAACTATCCATCTTCGACTGGTCGCCCTAGTGGCGGTGGTCGAGGTAACGCACCAAAGTCTAAATAGTTTAGATTTTGAGGAGATTCGTTGTATAATAACTCGCCCTTCACCTTTCTCATAGGTGTCTCCACTTTGTTGTTCCGTAAAGTAGGGCAAAACGGAGCTTTTAGCACCAATAGCTCAGTGGAAGAGCATCGGCCTTCTAAGCCGCAGGTCGTAGGTTCAAATCCTACTTGGTGTGCTCGCTTAATTGGTATTCTCCTCTAGTGATTCTCTTTATAGGGGTTTTGTCTCTTCGAGGTGGGATTCTGGTTCGATTCCAGATTGAGCGACCATTTTCTGTTCTTTTATAGGAACTCTTCAAACAGACGCATAGGGAGAATGGAGAAACAGATAAGCGTTTGCTTTGGTCTTGTCTGGGGGTTGTTTACGCCTCTTATTGCCACCGTTAAAGAGGATAATAGCTCTTGGGGAACTATGAGTTCGCAACATAACCTAACCAAGAGGGGTGCAACCCATAAATGTACAATGGTGGAGTAGGGCATTACGCTGATGCGGACAAGGCATTGAGGAAGTCTGCTCATTCCTCTCGTTCACCTATTCTTTATCTTGTTATAAAGAATAGGTGAGCCTATAACCTCTTGGTTGGGGAGATAACTAGACCCTGTATTGTGTTCTTCGTGGTTGATGGACACAGTATGGTTATCGCTAGATTTCTAGTAAGGGTCGCTTATGTACCATGTAGCTTAACGAATAAAGCCTTGTCATAGTAGGCAAGAGAACTAGGTGTGAGTCCTAGCGGGTACACTTTGTATTGGCGAAGATCATTTGTCTGCTGTAAAAGTTTGGCTGGCATTAGTCTTACAGAAGTTCCTCTTTTACTACTCGGTCGAAATCTGCAAACTAGAGGGGCGTAAATGACGAATGTTCTTCGTAGCGGGGATAATCAAATTTTGATACTTCCTAACACCCTCTTGAAAGAGAGGGCGTTAAAATTACTAGGTATAACGCCAGTGTTGTGGCTCTACGCTGATCGCAGTATGCACTTGGAGGGTCTAAGCCTACCCTACCCTAAGACTCATTCAACCCTTACTCGTTTAAGGGGGGCGAGCTTACCATAGCAGACCGAAAATTGCCCTGTGGTTTTCGTGGGGCATAACTTACTATAGGGATAGGAAATCTAGCCCTTTGGACAGGTACTCCTAAGACATCAGACTGTAAATCTGACCTCTTAGGAGTACGCAGGTTCAAATCCTGCCCTGTCCATTATAAATGACGCCAGTTTAATGTAAACCTTGTCCTACCGTCCACAGCGTGAACCATGATTTTTTTATTTCTTGAAATCGCTCTTCTTACATCATTCGGATGTGGAGCATGGACTTTAGTGCCTAAATCTCTTGTATTATAATCAGAAAGAATTTCTATTTTATTATACCTTTCGAGTCCTTCCATAACATTATCAAGATAGTTAATCCTTTGTCCTGCTGACTTCTCAAGACGAGCAACCCTCATCTCAAGCTCATTAATGATTTCTGAAGCTGATCTTCTCATAATGGTTTCTCCATTGTAGTTAAGGTTAAAGAGATCACTTATGAGAAGAGATAAATAAACTATTAAAAGGAACTTCACATGAGTACAAAGTCTACAATCACACATGGTGATGAGTTTCATATCTACCAAGAGATGTTTGAGGGTGAGAATGCCTACCTCCAAATAGATAAACATGGAGGGTTCGTTCAGATCATCGGTAATGGGGTCACTGTAAGCCTCCCTCCTAGCCTTTTAGACCAGATCGCAAGGGGTTGGCTAGAGAACCGAGAAAAGTTCGACACAGAGACAAACTACGACTCCCTTATGGAATCTCGTCATATAGAGAGTTTGAAGAAGCTACGGCCTGAGTCGTAACCCCTTATCTATTGAGTAGTATAAGCAACTCTTAAAGGAGAACCAACTATGTCAGATCACATCAGCCCAATCGTTTGGTCTAAGCCTGTAGGCAAGGCCGCTGAGACTAACGCATCTCGTATCGCTCGCATCAAGTCATACCGAGATGAGCATACCACAATCCTTGCAAACGGGGTTCGTCCAATCCCTAAGATCGAAACTATCCTCAACATCCTCAACTGCCACGATATGTTTG